CTACAGCCTGCTTGTTCCTGCCGTGGTCACCACCGACAAAATCAGCGGCCGTCTCTCGCAATCTTTGTCCTCGATGGTGTAGGCACGCTGGATCGTTCTGACCGCTTCCAATGCAGCCGCGTTGTCCGCCTGCGCATGAACAGTGGCAATCGTGTCGCCCGCCTTGACGCGGTCGCCCGCTTTCTTGCTCAGGACCAAGCCGACGGCATGGTCGATTTGATCGTCCTTCGACGCCCTGCCGGCGCCCAGCTTCATCGCCGCAATGCCCAGCTGCTCTGCAGCGATCGTCTGCACGATGCCTGTTGATGGAGCGGGTACACGAATTTGCATCTTCGCTTGCGGAAGCACCCGTTCCGGGTGTTCCAACAACGCCTCATTGCCGCCCTGTGCTTTCACGAAATTGTGGAACAAGCGCAGCGCCGAACCATCCATCAGCTTTTGCTCCACCAATGCGCGCGCCTCCTCCAGCGTGTCCGCTTTGCCGCCGAGCACAACCATATGCGCGCCGAGCGTGAGCGAAACTTCCATCAGGTCGGAAGGGCCTTCCCCTTGCAGCGCAGTCAGCGCTTCCGCCACCTCAAGCGCATTGCCAATCGCAAATCCGAGCGGCTGGTTCATATCGCTGATGACCGCAGCGGTGCGGCGGCCAAGCTCAGAGCCGATCGCCACCATCGCTTCGGCAAGCGCTTCCGCTTCAGCAAGCGTCTTCATGAATGCGCCGTCTCCCACCTTGACATCAAGTACAATGCTGTCGGCACCGGAGGCAATTTTCTTGCTCATGATGGAACTGGCGATTAATGGAATCGATTCCACCGTAGCCGTCACGTCACGAAGCGCATACAATTTTTTGTCCGCTGGCGTCAAATCCCCGCTCTGGCCGATCACTGCGACACCAATCTCGTTAACCTGTTCAATAAAACGTTCGCGCGACAATTCTGTCTGAAATCCTTGAATCGCCTCAAGCTTGTCAATTGTCCCGCCAGTATGACCGAGACCGCGCCCGGACATCTTGGCAACCGGAACACCGACAGCCGCTACAAGCGGCGCAACGACAAGCGTCACCTTATCGGAAGTGCCACCTAAAGACATAAATTCGACTTCAATGTCTTCTTCTTTGCCATTATATCCAGTATCAAATGCAAATTGACATTGTATCTCACCGTCTTTGAAAATTTCAATTTTATCAATGATCGTGTCTAAAAGAACTTTTTGACTTATTTGCGGTAATTTGTCAAACATATCAAGAAAACTTTTCATATTTCTTAGTATTTCATCATAAGTGATTTTATCATCCTTTTTTTCATTTGTTTTTTTCATTATTATCTCCTTTACTCTATTTGCTTCATTTAGTTCTTTTATCAACTGAATTTGATCTTCTTGGTATTCCTTTTTTAAAATTAAGTAATTTTCATCTTGTTCATCGAGTTCAAATAATAGTCGTTTTATCGATTCCTTACTTTTTTCCAATCTCCTTATTCCCTTGTTAATTTTTTCTAAATCAACTTTATCATCCAGTTGATTTTTAATCAATTGTTTTTCTATCTTGTCTGTTAAGTTATTTATGTCTACAGTCTTAATATATTCCTTTATTTTTTGAATGATAAATTCCTCAATAATATCCTTTTTAAAATTATGATTGTTGCACTCCCTAATTGCATTACGGTTGTAACTACTTGAACAATAATAATATAGATATGGCTTTTTATTTTTCCTGGTTGAATTTCGAGATATATATTTCAAACCACACTCCCCACAAAAAAGAAGACCTGTTAATAAAAAGTTTGTTTGGTAATGTCTTGGTGGTGTGATTTTACTAACTCTTAAATCTCTCTTGCTGTTAATTAGTTGTTGCCTTTCTTCAGACCGAATTGCTTCATGCAAACCTTTAGCTATAATTTCTTTTTCACTGCCTTTTCCACCATATTCCACATAGCCGCTATAAAACTTAGAGAATATTACGTTATGGACAACATCTTTCGTCCAAAGTTCTGAGCAGTTTTTATGTTGTTTTAGTCTTCTAATGGCTTTGCCATTAGGCCTAAAGCCCAAATTTCTTATTTCTCCTCCGTTTAACCATTTAACTATAGAATAAATTCCATATCCCTTTAGATACAAATCTTCAATTTCATAGATAATTGGAACGTCTTCTCTGCTTACTACTATACCTTTATCTGTTCTAATGTATCCATACGGTAAAGTGCCACCACCAAATTCCCCTTTTTCAGCTTTTGAACGCATCACATCAGAAACCCTCATTGAAATTGTTGCACTTTCTATTTCATCCAATGAAGCTCTTATGTTTTCCATTAGCTTCCCATATGGATCATTTAAGTTCACCTGCATTTCTCCTGTTGCTGAAAAAATTATTTCGCATTTAGCAGATTCTAAAATTGATCTAATTGCTAAGGAATCTTCCGCTTTTCTCGAAAGTCTGTCTCTTCTGTATACGATTAGTTTATTGAAGTAGCCAGCTTTTGCATCACTTAAACATTCTAGTAAGATTTTTCTGTCTTTTAATTTGGTTTTTGATGCAGAAACTGCGGGTTCAATATAAATTTTATAAAGAATACCTTCATTCTCTAAAATAATCTTTTCACCAAGAGACTGTTGCATTTCAATTGAATCACCATGTTCAACTTGTTTGTCAGTAGAAACTCGAATATAAATAGCATAAATTTTGTTATCAGTAATTTCAATCACCCCAATATATTTATGTTTTTTGTCTGGACTTTTATGTTCATTGATTATAACAAAAAACGGTAAAGTAATAAACCGTTTTTTGAAAATACTTCTATTTTTGTTTTTTAATAAAGTCTGCTATTAATGATGCTAACAAGTTTTCGATTTCTTCTTTTTTTGTAAGGTCATTTCTTGTATTTTTAATTACTGTGAATTTTTTCGGAATATTAGTTGCCATATGTATTTTCCTTTTCCCTAAATAAGATTTTGACACTATCTTCACAAAATTTTTCGATATCATATGTATAATTTACTTTTTTCTTTTTTGAATCTATTGATACTCCGATTTTTTTACATTCTTCTCTATTAATACTTGATTTCTTACTTTCAATTGCAAATTGCACAAAATCATTAATATGTACGAAATACGTTTCATGCTCAAATGTTTTAGTTTTCTTTTCTTTTTCTCGAAAATTTATAATAAATCCTGGGATTGTGTTATCCTTTTGAGTACTTTCCATAAGAGATTTGACCTGTGAGTGTTTAATCATTGGCTGAGATTTTACATTTTCAGGTTTTATCCAAGGTGTTTCAGGATAAAAACTAATTCTATTATCTGATGTACTTTTTAATTCAAGCAACCATAAATATGGAGGCTTAAAATGTAGCAAATCAAATGGGTTCGTAGTCATAAAACGTGAGTCAGATCCCCTTCCCCACTTTGCTGCATCAGCCAATCTTAAAAAATAAAAAGGTAGTTTTTTATAGCTTGCTTTCCAGTTATCTTCAAAAATCTTTCCTTCATTTTTTTTACTCAATATATCACTCCTCATTTTCCCCTGCGGTTCTTCTAATAACATTAAAATGTTCCATTAATACTTCTTTATTGTCTAAAAGGGCATCTCCATCGTTTGTTTCTAAATAATCTTCTCCTGCAAATATTTCTGCTTTTGTAACAGTGCAATAAGTTATTACCTTTCTTTCTTGTGCGTCTGCCAAAAAACTTGAAGCATAAAATTCATTATTTATTTTTAACACCTACTTCTGCGTAAATTGTTTTTAAATTACTACTCTATCTTCTCTTACTTTTAAAACTCCTAACTCAGAGATTTCTTCAATTAGTAGTGTCGTGTGTGGAAACTTGGTATCCTTATAACGGTGAGGTTTGAATTGCGAACCTCTTCTATAACCACAAATGAAAAGTTTGTTTCCTCGTGTGAACCAGCTTTTTTCTACAGTAGTCTTCTTCCCATCAGTAGCCACAGATGAAATTTGCTTATTGTAATGTGCAAATTGACCATCATAATACTTAATGTTGACAACGCCATCAGGAGTGAGTAGTGACACAGTATGTTTATTTTTATCCTTGTCAAGAACAGTGCCAACGATTGCATCAATTTTAAACTTGGGCTTGTCCACATCTCTGAACTTAATTCTTCCTGCAATTACTGGCTTCTCAGGCTGATTCTCGAAATTAACAATTCCATACTTTGCACGATCAATATGAGATAATTCATGAATATTATAATAGAAAGATAGTGAATCCATCTCCCACTTACTAATCGTTCCTGAAGCATGCTTGTCCCACTCATCATCAAATATTTTCTGATTTGTAGATATCAATACTTCTTCACTACTTAGCCATTCACGAACACCATTCATCAGTTTGTCATATTCTTTTTTAAATATTTTCTCACTAACAACTGGATAACCATCAACATAATCAACAATACTTGCATTGGTAAAGTGCTCATTGAAGAACAAACGTGCTCTGTCATCAAGAATATAGAATTTATTCTTAACTTCCTCTTTGAATACTTTGGTCATTACATATTTGCGAAATTTGAATAGTCGAGAATATAGCTCATGCTCAGGGGGAAGCAATTTCTTTTCAATGATCAAGTTAAAGTTTTGAAGCGTTAACTTATCTTTGCGTTCATGAATTAAAAAGATAAATTCTTTCATCAGTTGCACTCGTTCTCCAAACGAATCAAAACAACCAGCTTTAATTAGTTGCACCATCTGAGACTTCTTAATCAGTCCGGTATTGTACATCCTTTCAATGAAATCATCAAATGAAGCGTATGGTCGATGCTTTATTATAAGTTGGACAGCATCATCCCCGATTCCAACCAATCCTTTTAGTCCATATACAATTTCTCTGGTTTCGAAATCTGGTTTAAAACCAAAGTGAGCCTTATTGATATTTGGCAAACCAATTTTCACTCCATGCTGTTGCATATTCCCAATAGCAGAAGCAACTTTACCATAGTCTGTAGCTTTATTCTTTTTATCTTCTTCACTTTCTTCGCCACTAATATCTTCTCCACTTGCTGAGTTGACTGTTAGGCAGGCTGTATTCCAGAAAAGCGGATCGTAGTTGTGATAAATATTTAACTCTTGAAGTGCAATAATACTATACACAAGAGTGTGAAGAGTACTGAAGCTATATCCGATTTGGCGCTTTATCTGAACATTCCATATGTATTTCAATAAATTTTCTGATGCGTTATTTTCCCTGCCCTTTTCAAAAAACAATTGCTTAACTTCTTCCAGCACTTTTTTACTTCTCTTTGCTATGGCCTTTCTTAATTTATTAGCTTCCTCAATTGAAAAATTATTAATTTGGCTATCCAGGACTATTAACATTAACACTTCTTGAGTATCTGCTACACCATAAATCTTCTTAAGATGGTGTTCCATTAGTTTAATTTCTTCACTGTTTAAGTTCCATTTATCCAGTTCATCGTACCATTTACTAATATCATTCTTATATTTTACATATAAATCTACTGGCTGCGTTTCTCCTCCATCTGCCATCAGTCTCATCAAAGAATTGGCAACAGAAGTTTCAAGTATATTCTCCGGTTTAACCTTTTTTGCAGTCTCAACACCAATTTGTGTGTTGAATTGAAATAGATCCAAAACTTCTCCCTTTGCCATTCGCTCCCATATCTTGGGATCATCATATGTTAACACATCTGGATGGAAATATTCCTTATATGTATTACGCAAGTTACCTTTCCATTTTATTTGATCAAACTCCAGAAGCAAATTCATACTTTCTCGAATCTTATCCATTGCTTCAACTGTTAGAAGGTCATATTTAATACCTCCCATATACTCGCTATCACCCATAGTGAACTGTGTGATAAATTGTCCATTCGGTGCTTTCATTAAAGCATTTCGTGCAGTTAAATCCTCGTTGTAGATGAAAACACCACCTGCATGAATGCTTCGCTTATTTTCAACTCCTTCAATTTGGAGAGCCATTTCTTTTAATAGTGGGTACTTTTCAATTTCATTTATAAATTCTGTTACTGGTTTCCTGTCTTCTTCTTCATTTCCATATAAGCAATCGGAAAGACTCCAGTTACTCCCTCTTTCAAAAGGAATGAGAGAGGCAATGTTCATCGCTATGTCATTATCTATTCCCAGACCTCTACATGACGTTAATACAGCACTTTTAGATTTTTCAGTACCAAAGGTTGCTATGTTTATTACTTTGCGTTCCCCTAATCTGTTTTTTAGTGCTGTAATAATTTGTTTTCTTTTTCCACCTTCAGAATCGATATCGATATCGGGGTGGTCTGGTCTCGACTTATGCAAGTGACGCCAATGAGGAAGATTATAAGTTAGTGGATCTACCTGAGTAATATCTAAAAGATAATTGATATAGAATCCAGCAGCACTCCCCCTTCCAGCACCAACAATACTGTTGCCCCCACAATCATCCCAAATAATATTTATGATCTCTTGAATAGTAACGTAGTATGCCGACATAGATTCACTGAGAGCTTGAGAGATATGCCACAATTCTTCAAATTCCAAATTAATACGAGCAAGTTTTTCATGAAGACTTTCTGATGTCAGAGTGTTACGTGGAACCTTCTCATCAAATCCATCTTCAATCAGTTTAATCAAGTACCTATCTTGATCATCTTCAGAGTATGCGAGTTTCTTAATATATTCATACTTTTCATAAGCTGGTTTAAAAATGTGTCGCACCGAAAAATCAGGAAGTTTTATTCTAGGAATTGAAACTGGCTTAAATAGGTCGTAATCTTCTACCATATTGCCAATGAGCATTGTATTGTTTATAGCTTCTTTTGCTTGTTCTATAGTGATATTATGTTCATCACAAAGTCTTTCTAACATTTCTTCTTCTGTTTGAACAAAACATGAGGCATAAAAACTCTCGGTTTCCCTGTCTCCTTGCTTGGAGTTTAAGTATGCACCATGTATAGCTAAATGTTCAGGTCTTAAAAAATGTGCATCAGTGGCAACTATAGTTTTCAACCCATAGGCTTGAGCAATCAAAATTGCTTTTTTATTGAAATCTTTTTGCTCTACACTGAAAGAAGGCTGTAACTCTACAAAAAACTTTTCTTTGCCAAATACATCGATACACCATTTCATAAACCCATTAATCTTTTTCTTTTGCTCTGTGATTCGATCTGTATCATTTATTTTTTCAGCCTCAATTAATTCTAATGTATGTATCGCTAGTTCAGATCCTAAGCAAGCTGTTGTTGCGATCAAATGCCCTTTATTTTTACTTACTATTTCAGCAAGAATGTGTTTTTCAGTAGGTACACGTTCCATAAGTCCTGTTTTAAAACTTTGGCTCCAGGCAATTGAAGATAACTGTCGCAACTGATCATGGCCTTCTAAATCACAAGCAAGGAGAATAAAGTGTGGGAATTTAGTTACACCTGATTGGTAGTTATCTCTGACTTCTGATAACGAATCTACCAAGTAAATTTCATTCCCAAGTATTAGCTTAAAATCTTCCTTCATCTCTTTCTTTTTTTTCATTTCTTTCACTGTTTTTATTGCATTAACATGTGAAGATAAAGCTTCGTGATCAGTTATAGCTAGTCCATTATAGCCTAAGTCAACGGCAGTTTTAAGCAGAGCATCAGTTTTATTGATACAATCCAATAAACGGATGTTGCTCCCCATAGCAGTATGGCAATGAAGGCCAATAAAATTAATACACAGTGTTTATACACATCCTTTCAAAGAACAATACAACCTAAAGTTAAAATATGATACAATCCTACATAGGAGGGCTGAGAAATGTTAAATGTTAAAATACAAATTACCGATGTTTCTAAAGGACTGAATTCTGAAATAGAGCTATCTGAAGCAGACAACCTTTCAAAACTAGTCATTATCCAAAATGTATTTAAATTATTTGGAGTAGATAACAACATAATGGATACTGTAAATACATTTAATAATGCTGGAAAAGCTTATAAATCGTTTTTTGAAAAAGTAAAGCCAATAGAACCTATCGAGCCTGTAGTAAAAGATAATAAGATCATTGCTACTGATTTAAAGGAATCTCTAATTAAAAATCATGAAAGTTTAAAAAATACTTACAAATCAAAGGATGACTCACCTGATTATTATCGAACAGGAATAAAAGTAGATAGTAATAGCAGCCCAAGGTATAAACTTCGTTATAAATGCGATAAGTGTCACGATAATGGAATACACTATGTTTATGCGAATTCAAAATTTACATGGTGTCATTCGTGTGATCATAAACTGATAGTGAAACCTGCAATTCCTAAATATCACAGGACAGTCGTTAAACAAGAAGAAATCAATGAAAGTTATAGAGATAGTCTTGGAAATTTTTTCATAGCTGGAAACTATAGAGACACTAGTTTAAATTGGTAAGATATTGAAAACTAAATTTAATTGTGAGATACTTATATAGTCATGTTCGATTCTTTTTTAGCTCACTCAGGGTTCAAGTGAGCTTTTTCTATGTATTTTATTTATTCAAACCGCTTTTTCAACAGATTTGTTTTTTAAAAACTTGAACATAATATTATTTTTTTCCATCCAGATTTCAATTTCTGAACATTTTTGCAGCCTATGCTTATCAACAAATCTCATAGGCAAGGAAATTAATCCTCTTGAATCAATTAATATGCCAATATTAGAACCAGTGTTTTGAATTGTGAAATTATCAAGATGATTTCCTATTCTGATTCTGTCCCCTTTTTTTAAATTGCTTTTTATTAAGTAGTTCATCGGGATGCTGATTCTTATACTTCCTTTGTCTTCAAAATGAATAGTTTTTGTGATCAAATTCATCATCTCCTCTGTTGAATAACATCTTTATGTTTCTTTTTTGTATTTCACTTTATTCAATTAATAGTCCAGTGACAATAACATTTTTTTCTGTAACCTTCACAATAACATCATCCTTCTTGAGGATATTCTCTAGAACTTCCTCTGTAAATATGTATTCTATTCCATTAATAGTGTAAACATTGTTTAACACTGGACTGATTGACCTAACCTCGCCATTGTTGAAACATTTTGATACAAAAGCGTCTACAGTTGAATCCATTGGTTGCTCTTTTATCTTCTTAGTTTTTGCCAATTACACTCACTCCCTTTTTAATATGATACTCCTTGAATCCTTCATTACTTATCTCAAGGCAATTTAATTGATAACCATAGACGCAACCTCCATCAATCCCAATTTTATCTTTTCCAAACCATATATCAGGTGAATTATGCAGATGGAATGCAGGGGTATGTCCGAATATTACTAACTTGTTTAAATTAGTTGGTTGATTAAGAAAACTATTCCTAATCCATAGAAATTGATCATGGGATTGGTCTCTCCAGTTTGAAACATTTGGGTCTATACCTGCATGAACATAAATGAAATTTTCATCTTCGTAATAATATTCTGTTGATTCTAAAAACTCCAAATGATGCCGGTAATGCAATGTTATGAATTTCTTAGTTTCTTGTGATAGGTTATAGTCATATCCATTTTCAAACCAGTTTGTTCCTATGTAACTTTCAATAGTAAAGAATCCACCGTTTATTAAAAAAAGTTGTTCATTGCTGTTGCTGAGATAGTCAATAAACATCTGATCATGATTACCTCGCAAAATTATCATATTATATTTATTTTTCATTTCTATTAGTTTTTCAATAACCTGTCTACTTTTAAAACCTCTGTCACAGTAATCACCAAGAAGAATTAATTGATCCTGCTCTGGTTCATAGTTTATTATGTCTAATAGTGAAACAAACTCATCGTAGCAACCATGGATATCTGAAATTACTATTTTTCTTCTAATTTGAAAAGCTCCTTTGTTCTTTATAATAAGGTTTCAGATATGTATTTTCTATTAATCTTTATAGTATAGATATAAATTATAAATGTCAATATGTTTTATTTCTTTACTCTTTTATACACTCCAAAGATTAAATCGTAAGACTTGGTATCTTCTTTATAAATAGCTTGATATGAACTGATTTCATAATCATCATGATCATAATCTGGGAAAAATTTGTCACCTTTGAAAGAGTGATTAATATGAGTGAGATACAAGTAATCTGCAAAAGGTAGAAACTGTTTATAAATATCTGCTCCTCCGATAACAAATACTTTTTTGTTATGAAAAGATTTTTGACATAATGAGATTGCTTGTTCAATAGAATTAACGACATGACATTCAGGGTATTTATTAGATGCCGTGTTAGTTTCCCTGGTTAGAATAATGTTAACTCTGTTAGGCAATGGTCTTCCAATTGAATTAAAAGTTCTTGAACCCATAATTACAACATTACCAGACGTAATTTCCTTAAAATAAGCAAGGTCTTCGGGAATTTTCCATGGAAGTGAATTGTTGTGATCCCCTATTAAATTATTTCTGTCTACAGCCGCAATAAGAGCAATTGCCATCAGATAGCTACCTCCATTTTAATTGAGGGATGGCTCCGATAATTTAATAGTTTAAAATCATCAACTGTAAAATCGTAAAAATCTCTTATTTCGGGATTAATCCATAATTGGGGTGCATTGTAAGGGTTTCTATTAAGCTGTTCTTTTATCGGTTCAAAATGATTTTCATATAAGTGCACATTGTTAATATAATGTTTAAAATATCCAACTTGTAAATTTGTCACTTGTGCAATCATGTGAACTAATAATGCATACTGTGCTGTATTAAAGCAAACACCCAATCCCAGATCTCCTGAGCGCTGAATAAGAGTGCAATTTAATTTCCCATCCGACACATCCCAAATTGTCTGGAGTGCACATGGTTGCAATACCATATCGTCCAAATCTTCAAGATTCCAAAGAGTCATTAAATGCCTTCTTGATTGTGGATCGCTTTTAAGTCCTTCAATTAGTTTATCGATTTGACGATATTTTTTCACCTGGTATCCATAGGCTTTTCCGATAGTAAAATCTTCTCTCATCCATTCATTCCACACTTTTACGCCCATATTTTGTAACAGTCGAACATCATTACTTTGATATACATAGATCCAAAACAATTCTTTAAGCAAAGTTTTAAAAGAAACAAACTTGGTTGTTAGGATAGGAAATTCTTTTTGAAGGTCGAACTCCATTAACTTTCCAAAGATTTTTTTTGTGGGAATTCCTGTTCTATTATTATCATAGTAACCTTTATTCAGCACTTCATTTAATAGTGCTAAGTATTGCGTGTCTGCATCATTACACATTTCTACTATCAGCCTCCTATAATGTTTAGCACAAAAGAGGACATGTAGTCCTCCCTTATACTATTTTATATTATTTTTTCTTTTTTTGTCGTTGGATTTCTTTTTCAATCAGTGGCTCTGGTGCAACCCATCCTTCTGGTTTGATAATTTTTCCGTGTTCGTTGTATCGAGGGTAACCATCCGCATGCAGCTTGTTCATATTAGCTTCATGGACGATATTAAAGATTGGATCAGGACAAGTGCCAAGGATGGTAAAGTCACCTTTATTGAAATAGGAAATATCAGTGCATGAGTCGATTTGACCAGTTAAAACGTCAAAATAATTTCTTGGGTATGGTTTGACTACTTGTTTATGGAAAGATTGAGACAGTCTTAATCTAAACTCAGTATACAGTGCATTAAACTCATTTTCATTAAATGAAGTTGCATGTAATGCTTCGATTAATTCCTCTGCGATAAACCCTGTTCTATTTAAAATCATCTCTTTTGACATAGGAGTTGGGTTATCATTCATTGGATATTTGAAAGCTTTATGGAATTCACGAACTTTTTCAAATTCAGTATTAACTTGATCTCTTTTAACTATTGTATCAGTTTTTCCGCGAAATTTTCTTACTTTAACAGATTCAAGTAATGACACATGAAACTCTTTTACTCTTCGCACATCTTTATGATCAAAATATGTAACTAAGATTAAACCTCGTTCTTTTAACTGCTTGATAACACCTTTTTTCTTCAGTGGTCTAATCCAAATGCTGCTTTCAACTTCCCATGCCGTTTTTTTCCCCATACTATGAAATTCTCCTTTTATTCTAATTTTCATGTTTAAAAAGCATTGATTTTATTGAGTTTTTTGATTTACTATTTTTATGTATTTTGATTATCACCAATTATTTCCACTATATATTGCGCCTTTTTGTTTTTTATAGTTGAAATAAGTATTTCGCTAACACCATATTCTTTTGCAAGCTTCACATTGCTGATTCCTGAAAGGGATTTTCTATAAACTGCTAAAACTTGCTCGTCGTTTAATTTTCTCAATCTTTGTCTACCATCGTTTTTCAGCCTTTGATCTTTTAACATTTGTATATGTTCTTTTGTAACCATTGACTCAAATACAGGAATAAGATGTTTCCAGTTGCTTTTATTCCTCACTCTTTTTGCTGAGCCAGGCTTCATATTGAATTTCTTCACTATGTATTTAACACTTCTGTCGTGCAACCAAATATCTAAAACATCATCATCAGTCAAAATTGCATTCCCATTATTCTCTCCAGTTTGCACACCTTCAAATGCTCCGGTTTCCGATGCGTGTTTCATATTATAGCTTTGATCGCACCATTCCAAATTTGCATAGTGATTGTTTGTTTTATTTCTGTCTATATGATTTACAACATCATATTTATCTGGATCTGGATTATGAACAAACAGTTTAGCAACTAATCTGTGGATTTTATACTGCTTGTTAGACAGGTTAACGATTTCATACTCATGTATTTTCAATTGATTTTTAAGAACTCTGCCTGTACTATTATTCTTCGCTCTACCAAAATTACTTACACTGTATGTATGACCAAATTTATTAGGCAGAACACTGATTTCAGCAACATCTTTCCAAATTTCTTCTTCAATCACAGTTCATCAAAACCATTATTATCACTTGTTTTCGAATATTGACGTGACTTATTTTCAAAGAAATCAGTTTTACCAAGATTCAAGTTTTCATCGCTAAAAACTCTGATCCACGGCATTGAGTTTTCACTTACTCCATCATACACTGGAGAAAAATTCAGCATGCCAAGGCATTTATTAGCTCTGTATTCGATGTATTCGCTCATTTCATCAATATCTACATCAATACCATTAAGAACGAAGCGAGACCACTCAGTCTCTAACTCTACTGCTCTTTTAAACAAGTTTTGCACATAAACCTCAAATACTCCGTCCTTATTAATTTCTGGATATTCACTTATGATTAACTTGAGAAGTAAAGACATAAAATAGCTATGTGCGAATTCGTCTTTGTTAATATATGAAATCATAGTAGATGTTTTTACCATCTTCTGATTACGAGCAAGGTTGTAGAAAAAGGCAAAGGAAGAATAAAAATTGATACCTTCTAGTACAATCGATGCTGCAATTGAATTGCATAGATTAATCGGTGTAGGATTATTCTTAAACTCCTCATAGATATCGATGATCAGACTGTTCCGTTCATAAATTTCTTTACGAGTTCTAGCCATATCAAAAGCTTTATTTTGAGATTCAAGTTTCTCAATAGATGACAACACATACGAATAACTCTGGTTATGAATTACTTCTTGATCCTCAATAACAGACAGTACCATTCTGGCACTAGAATCACTCAGATAGTCCTTCAAGACGCTAAGATAGTTTGGCTGTACTGAGTCAAGGATAGATAGTAGCCCAATAATGTTCAGAAAGGATTTTTGTTCGAGTTCAGATAAAGTCTTCCATTGCTTTGCATCATCAATCATAGGGATTTCTTCTGGTCGCCAGAAGTTGCTAACTAGGTTTTTGTAAATTTCATAGAATTGTGTGTACTTAATATCGTTCCAGTTCACAATTCCACTCGACTTGCCTCCAATCAGGAAGTCTGATTTATTTGGAGCAGAAACATCTAAAAATCTTGCTTTACTAAGCGGTTTATTTAAGTTCAAACTTATCAATCTCCTTCATTATCTCATCTATGTAATATAATACTTTGTTCTCTTGTCCATTCAATGGAGACTGCTCTATTTTCAAACTTAATTCCTGAACATTGATACTATGTCTTTTCAAATGATATTTTATTTCATCGACTGCTCTGCAATAGTGCATCCATTGCGTTTCACCTGTTCCAAATACAAATGTCATGGGAAAATGAGTCTTATTATCCTTCAAGTGATAAGAAAGAAATTTTCTCATTCTGGCAGGCAGTTTACCATTTCCCCAAGTGTAAGATCCGATAAGCAGAATATCGGTATCAGCCACTAATTCCTCTAAGTTAGATTCTTGAGAATGAAGATTGACAGAAGAGACGATACAGCCTCTTCTTATCAATTCTTTTTCGATGATGTCAGAAACTAACTTTGTATTGCCACTCATTGAAGCATAAAGAATTGCCACCTTCATTACGAAGAGCAGCTTTCACAAGCCTCAGCGATATCAATCGAGGTCGATCTAACATAGTAGGTTGTTTTACAACCTTCAGACCAGGCAGTCATGTGAATACTCAATAAATCTTTAGCTTTAATATCGTTTTTAACATAGATGTTAAAACTCTGAGATTGATCAATGTTTCGCTGTCGTGCCGCATTTTGCCTAACACTCCAAATTTGGTCAATCTCGTGTGCTGATTTATAAAACCAAGTTGTCTTGGAGTTTAGACTTGGGACAGTAACAGGAATTTTATAGTTTTTCTTTTCTTCGTAATAGAGTTTATTAAAAACCGGATCAATTGAGGCTGTGCCATTAGCAAGTAATGCGGTACTGCCATTAGGTGCAACAGCCATAAGCCAACCATTTCTCATTCCCTGGCTCATAACCTGCTTTTTAAGCGCTCCCCAATCATGACGGTCATTGGTTTTATAATTTCTTCTCTCGAAGTATTTTCCAGTATTCCATTCTGAACCTTTATAAAGCGGATACGAGCCTTTCTCAATAGCTAGGTCAGAACTTGCTTTAATTGCATAATAAGCAATTTCTTCATAAAGTTTATCGGCAAATTCTACAGCCTCTTCGCTTTCCCATCTAATACCTTTAATAGCCAAAAGCTCATTCCAAGAGAAGGTTCCCATTCCGGTTGATCTGTAATTTATATTACTCACTTGAGCTTGAAGGACTGGGATTGTGTTTTGATCGATAACATTATCAAGCATTCTCATCTGGATAGGAATTAGTCTACTTAATACATTGTCAACCACAGCTCTGCCAAGGTGGATACTTGATAGATTGCAAACAACCATATCCCCTGGCTTCTTGTGAATAATAATTTCTCCATCTTTAATATATTGCTTAGTGACAGTTGTTGGAGATTGATTATTTACGACTTCAACACACAAATTACTTGAGTAAATCATCCCTGCATGCTTATTAGGATTGGCACGATTAACAGTGTCACGATAGAACATATATGGAGTTCCAGTTTCAAGTTGGGAAACCATAATACGTTTCATGATGTCGATTGCCGCAACTTTATCTTTATTCAAATCGTTACAACGAACGCATTCTTCATATCGCTCTCTGAATTCTCCGTTTCCTTTTTCATCATCAAAAAAATCTTCAAGGCACCAACCCATAACACTTTTTACTTCGTGAGGATCAAAAAGATACCAGTCCGCTCTTTTCTCAACCTGCTCCATGAATAAATCTGGAAGACAAACTGCTGTAAAAATATCATGCGCTCTCTGTCTCTCATCACCATTATTTAGTTTTAAATCAAGGAATGACATAATATCTTTGTGCCACACATCCAAGTACACCGCGACCGATCCACTTCTAGTTCCTAACTGGTCAACTGATACTGCGGTGTTATTAAGCTGCCTAATCCACGGAATAACACCTGAACTGACATTTTTAAATCCTTTAATATCAGAACCTCTGCTACGAATTTTACCCACGTACGCGCCTATTCCACCGGAATTTTTTGATAAGTTTGCAATATCTGTATTAGAATCATATATTCCTTGCAAACTGTCTTCAATAGTATCAATAAAGCAACTAGACAATTGACCATAAGACTTGCCAGCATTACTGAAGGTTGGTGTAGCCACAGTCATGTATTGGTTCGACAATGCCCAATACGCTTCTTTTACTAGTTCCATTCGCTTCTCTTTCTCTTCATCAGACATGAGAACGAGAGCAATGGTTAGATATCTCTCTTGCGGTAGCTCATAAATTTCTCCTGCATATCCTTTTGCAAGATATCTATCCACCAATGTCTTTAGGCCAATGTATGTAAATAGATAATCTTTCTCCGGTTCTATGTATGAATTGGCTAGTTTTATTTCTTCATTAGTATATTTTTTCAAGATGGTCTCTGAGTAGATACCCATTTCTCCAAGCTTTTTGAGAATCCCATAGTAGCTACCATATTTATCCCCAGGATCATATGAACGATTGTATCCTGCCTCTTTATAGAGTCTTTTCAGATATAGTCTAGCAGCCACATGTGTCCATTCCGTCTCGGATGTTGTAATGTTATCCAAAGCATTGAGGACAAGTTTATTGCTAATTTCAGATGCTTTAATTTCTTTCTGAGAAAGAATAGATTTAATTGTTCTCTCACTAAGATTATCCGATTGAAGATTAGGAAAATCGGACATAACTTTTTCTACATGCCTCACTAACCTTTGTTCATCGAATTCTAATTTCTGAATCTGCGACTTTCTGTCTTTTAACACTTGTGTCAATCTATCAATCTCCTTATCATTTATTTGATCAACCTCATCCCAAACCGAGGCATTTTCTCTCGTTGATCATGTGTGCTCCCCACTATCGTCGTGTTTAACCTCAACTCATTAGAGTCGACATAACTTATCTGAGCACCTTGCCCTTTACATAATTTACTTATAGAGCTGTTTTAACTACACCTACAATAGTATTTGCAGAAAGCATGTTTCCATCAATTGTAACGAATTCAAATCTGTTATCATTAAGTTCTGTTGCTAGTTTTGCAACATCAACGTTAAATACAGGAATGTTAGCGCCGCTTTTTAAGATAATATTGTATTTAGTCCCCATTCTTATCTCTCCCCTTATTTTTATATTTTTTCATCCCAAATAAATTTACAATTTCATACTATTTTTTGTTTAAAAAATCTCAATGTTTCTCTAGCCTTTTGTTAATGCTTTTTAAGCTTTCAGCTATTGATTTTGAAGTTTGCTCTGTCTGTGTAGGAAAAGCAGTCCATCGCCAAATCAGTCCACTCCCTAATAGCATCGACTGAATTTTATCAATACTGTTGCCATATGCTACATCAATAATAGATATTACTGGAGAATAATTATGGATCAGGTTTTCATCGTAAGTATTATTATAATATTCCAACTTTGAAATGAAATTTTCTCTCTCATTGATAATAATCTCCGGCTTTTCAAAACCTTCCATTTTAACAAGTACCCCAATAAATCTTGTATCGTTTTTCAATGCTTCATGAATAACAGAATTCAATTGCTCCTTATTCATTTTCATCACTCTCCTCTAATTCTACTTTATAATTCCTACAAACACTAGAAACTTCGTGGTTTCTCCAGTTGTTTAACAATAGATTTCAGAGTCTTGACAACTAGTTCTGAAGATGTTTGCGCCTGATTTTGAATCAAAAAGTTGTTGATACTCTTGTTTAAATCATATTCTAATTTAGTTTTCTTAAATTTTTCTTCTAGTTCTGAAAATGTGTTTCCATAGACCGCTGCCGCTATCTTTGAGTAAGAATTAATTATCTGAAGTTTGTCATCAATATCATTTAAAAGACAATCCAATCTTGCCAGATCAGATACTTTCAGAATAGAAAACTGCTTTACTACAAATCCATCTTTGTCTGTTATAAGTAGTGAAATGTATTTGGCTTTTTTCTCAGTCGCTTCTTTCATAACTTCCATTAATTCATTTTTAATATTGATTTTCATTTTTATTTTCTCCTTCTTCTTGTAATTCTTCATCTTCGCAGTAAATACAAATTTTCGGATTTTTGCTTTCTTCCATTTCATCTGCATAGAATCCTTGTTTGCACAATTTACAATCATATCGAACATAACTAAGTGGATTATATCCACTCCAGGTACTCCCCAAATGAGATGAAATTTCTTCAATAGCACCACTGGAGACACTTATCCTCTCCAAGCAATCTTCATGTAAAATACCACCAACTTCACTATATTTGCCTAGCACTTCACCAAAACGAATATATTTGCCTATTGCATTGCTTACTTGTTTTTGAGTAGCGATGAATACTCCTCTTACCTCACCAATTCTCCCAAAATCCCAAACCATTCTCCAAAGAAAATCGATGCTATCTTCTTTAATTACTCCTCCATATTCCCCAATTACACAACCTTTTGGCAGCTTTACAAGCTTATATTTTAGGAGTAATTCACTTTCCTTCATTGCTGCTGTCTTTTCCAGTGTCTGTTGTCCATTGCTATCTACATATGTATGAACACTATATCCAAATGAGGAGAATTCTACTGTACCATATTTCCCAGATTTCTTATGTTTAACTACTGATCCAAATGGAATGTTTCTACTCATTTGATTCACCTTCTACTTTTGGAGTGACTTTTCCAGACTTGATGTCGTTATCCAGGTCATTCAGTTGCTTAATGACATCCTCCATGTAATAGTATAAGTCCCAAATATCATGAGTGATATGCGTATCAAGAAAGACCTCATAGTATCCATGTTCATAATTGACCGCAATCTCTCTTGTACGATAAAAACTATTAATTGGTGTTTTAGCTGTTTTCTCGAAACTCATTCTACTTAGATATGAATTGAACTCTTTCAAGAAATCATTATAGAGATTGACGACTTCATCAAGAGTGCGAAAAGCCAAGTATCCTTCAACAAATAAGTAGTATCTATCTGTTCCGTGACTATTATCATTTTTGTAAACTTCAAAATCATCATTATGGAAATTAAATAAAGTTTCATATGTCTCAGTCAAAAAACTCACCTCATCAATTAGTGTGAATCATTATTCTCTAAAATAATTTTTACTAAATGGTTTTTGGCCTATCGGTAAACTGAACTTCTCCAAAAATGTCACTTAATGACGTCCCACCAAATGCAGTGAAAGTATGGTTATTGTCTTTATCAGTATGCTCTAGAACTAACACATTACTGTGTTGATCGATGTGAACACCTCCTAATCTAGCGAACACAGGACTCCCGTTCTGTATAAATTGTTCATTGATGGGAGCAATAATTTCAGAAGTAAATATGTCTCTGTTGCCAAAATAGTTTCCATCTGGAATGGTGATTAAAATAGCTGTTCCATCCACAGAAAATGAAAATGTGTTATTGCTTGAATCGATTTCGATCATTCGATTGAGTGGAACAGTACCCCACACTTGAGCACCGTATCTAATTGTCATTTTAATTATTTCCTCCTAATGAATTTCTAATTTTTTTCCACTCTTTCCAACATATTGAGAAAGAGTGGGTGTTCTTACTTGTTATTTTTATTTAAACAAAATTTCTATTTTAGAATGAATTCTGACAGCTTGCTTTTTAATACATTGTTAGACTCAATTTGATTGCTCACATCATCTACTTCGTTATTAATTTGTCTAATACGCTCTTCAAGTTCCTCTTTCTCATTGATTCGAGTTAACTTTTCATCATTTAGCAAAATATTAGCTTGTTCAACTTCTTCTGATGCTTTGGTAAACATTGAAATGGCATTTGCAACTTTTTGTTTTGCATGTGTTACTCTATTTTTCTTAAAATCCATATTTCAATTCACCCTTTCTATTCTAAAAATTCTTTAGGCAGTTGTAGAATTCCTGAATCCGATCCCCATACTTTAGGGAATTGAACATCCTTGATATTCTTTACAAATTCCCAAGTGATAATGTTACTGTTGATTGATTGCTGAATGAGACGATTCGATTCGCTTTCACCACGAGCTTTTTCAATAGCAGAATCAGCTACTCCTTTTGCTTCCTCTCTTTTCCGTTGAGCTTCTTTCTTTGCGATTTCAAGCTCAGTGTTTTTGCGCTCTAGTTCTTGTGCTGCTTCTACACGTTTGTCAATAGCTTCCTGTGTTTTTGCATCTGGTTTTGGAACACCAACTGTTACGTTAGAGACAATGAATCCAAGCTTAGCAACATCTTCAGAGAATTGTTTCTGAACCTCAATAGCTGCCTCTGATGACTTTTCTCCATATACATCAATCACTGTAAACTTTGAAATTGATTTACGTGCTGCATCCCAAAAGCGTGTGCGTAGATATGTATCTTCGATTTCACTAACTGGAATTGGCCCGAATGTATTAAAAATATATGAAACTTTATCTGGTTCAATTTGGTAATTGAATGCAAAATCAATCGTGATATTCTTACCATCGGAGGTTGCAATTTGAATTTCTTTGTATTCTTTAGTTTGCATGCGAACAGGATACTTGGTTACTTTATCAAATAGACCTGTTACTTGCCATCCTTGTCCTAGATTCGCATCTTTCACACCACCGTTTGGAGAATATACAATCCCCACATAGCCATTTGGAATTCTCACAGTCACCATCATAGCGACAATCAATCCGACAATCAATATTGCACCAATTACGCTTGCACCAATTCTAAAGAAATTCATTTTTATTATCATCCTCTTGTTTTTTATTTTTGAAGGGTTGTATCTTTGTATCAATGTACTTTCCAATCTTATAATACAAGGGTGCCATTAGAATCCATAAAACACCCATAAGCATTATAATGACAATGCAGCCAGCCAAAATTTGAATTAGAATTCCTCCTCCCACTTCCCGAAATTAATGTAAATTAGTTCTTGTTCATGAGTAATTATGACTTTCTTAAACTCTAAAGAATTAATCACCTCTTTTGCTGATACATAGAGCCTTCCTGAATAGTCACCTGGTTGATCCTGTATCACTTTATAAATATCTCCATGTAAGTGCTCAAAGACTATCTCAGCAGCTTCTCTTGCTCCTTTCCATCGCCACATTAAGTGTTCCACCTCCTTTAATGAAAGATTTCAACTTTCTATTTTTCAATGGAAATTTAAAATTATTTATTTTTTCTTTTTAGCTGCTCGTTTCAACTTTCGTTCAGCGGCAAATTTAGTCAAAGTTGACTCTGTATTCTTACTCCCTGGAACCAAGTACAGTCCCTCGAAAGTTAACTCGAGTTTCTTACACTCTGTAATCGCCTCCCGTTCAGCTGCCGCTCTCACTCCAATTAGGTTGTTAATAACGAAGCTCTTTCCTTCCTTGTTTGTTGCTGTGGCATAGTAAATATAATTAGTCATTTAAATTATCTCCTTTTATGTGTTTTACTTATCTGTAATCGTCAATGAAAACTTGTTTAGTTTTTTCAATCTTAAATTTGGGTTTGAATACTTTCCATTCATTTAAATTCAAATTACCGATGACATCAATTGTCTTATCAATAGGAAACTCTTCCAAATACTCTGTTTCGACTCTGAATTTTAATACAGTGAGATTAGGCTTTTTACTTTCCAGGTCACTCTTTTTCATGGCCCAGGTTGCTGATTCAGCAAATCCAGAAGCTTTCAGTGTGTCTAGGTTTTTTCCAATCGTATCTTTTTTAACTATGTATAAATCTTTGATGAGAAATTTAGGCTCTGGACATTCATTCCCACTGACTTTTGCAAACTCTGCAACATCATTAATTAGCTTTTCTGTAATGTCTGACACATTAACCGCAAAGTCATATTCAACTTCATAATCAAATCTCACATCATTTAATCCTTTATTTAAACTCAACTGAAATGCGTCAAGAGTGTTCCTTTTAATCCCCACTCCTCCAGCACCAGGATGTCCACCTGAGAATAAAACCTCTGGCATTGAGCCAACAAAGCTCAGAAAATTGAATCCTGCAAATGACCTGAAGCTACCATGAAATTCGTCATCATTCTCCGCTGACTTTCCAAGTACAATAACTGGACGCTTAAACTTGTTAGCAATATCAGAAGCAATCAATCCATTCATATTTTTCCCGAGTGTTTCATCGACAATAATAATACATTTGCTACTTAAATCAATTGCTGGGACTATTCTTTCAATAGCAGCCTTTTGTTTAATCTTACGTTCTTCATTCATAGCTTGCAATTCTCTTGCAAGCTTTTCTGCATATTTTTCATCTTTTGTTGTTAATAGCTCAATAGCCATTTCGATTTTATCCATTCTTGAAGCTGCGTTTAAGAATGGAGTGACACCAAATGAATAATCTGTAGACGTTAGCTTGCTCGTGTCTTTTTTTAATACTTTTAAAATAGCTTTAACACCTGGATTCTTGACATTTTCAAGCGATGATTTTACTATGTATCGATTCTCTTCCTTCAACATTGACATTTGATCACTATGTAATCCAATTCCAGCTAAGTCAATTAAATCATCTGAATAGCTTGTCAAGAAATGATCATCTAACACCTGACAGACTTTCCATGCTAACAGTGAACCTGAAGTATGCTTATTCGGATAATTACAATCTTTATGCTTGTCATTTAATAAGATACAATAATCATTTTCGACATTCACTTCATGGTGATCAATGATAATAATATCGATGCCACGTTCACTGATTTCCTTGCATGCTTCCCATTCATTGCTGCTGCTATCCAGGACGATAAGTAAATCCGTATTCTCTGGAACTTCATCTTTCCTGAGATGAACTCCATGACCTTCAGAACGTTGAGCATGAAAATATTTAACTTTTTTTGTGAAATTAATTAAATAATTAAAAATTATTGCTGTTGAATTCTCACCATCTGCATCAATATCAGCATGTAATGAAATATTCTCATTATTGAATATCGCTTTCATTATTCGCTCTTTTACTTTTTCAATATTCCTTAGTAGATATGGGCTATGCAACTCTTTAGTTGTCGGATTCAGATGTTTCTCTAAATCTTTTATCCCTCTTATCTTCCCAAGTTTTTCTTTTAGTTCATCTCCTTTATTGTATTTAGTAATGGGAATCTTTTCTTTCCAAGCCATTTTGTATTACCCCTTTCTTATTGCTGAACCAATATATCAGTGAACAGTATACATTGTCAATATAATATTTATGTATTTTATTTATTATCTAATATCAGACCGGATTTTTCTATATCTTGAACCATACTGCTCAATATGGCAAACTCTTTAGGGTTCAAGAATAGTTCTTTTTCTTCATACAAACACTCCATTACCTTCATCAAACCAGTATGCATATTCAATAATTGTTTTTCAGTCAATTTAAATGTACCAGTTGTTTTTGTTTCCTCTAACGTTTCGATGGTTAGTGTTTTCATAGTCCACTATCTCCTTATTTGGTTAGCTGGATTAATTCGCTTTTCAGAGAGTTGATTTTTTGCTGGTACTCAATATCATTAAATAATTTGTATAAGCTTTTATAATCTTCGATTTCCTGTAGAAGCAAATCCACTGCAAGTTTTTGTTCATTTGATAGATTTTTATCTTGAATTGGTATGCATGCCGCGTGTGCTGCCTCTATGATTTGATTGGAATTGTTTTTTGCATGCACAAGATAAGTTACTTCCCTTTTCCCTACTCCTCGATTGTATTGATATTTAATAAAAACTGTATTGATAATGTAAACATCATCACCATAACCATACAATTTAACTTTATCATCCAAACTAAGAGGTTTGATAGTCATGAAATCACTCACTTTTAGGAATTTTTTTTATTACCTTTTTATAATATTCATTTTTTAATTGATTAATAATATTCTCAAGCTTCTCGGCCTCAAGATCATCTTTATAATATTTTTCTAGATAATTCTGTAGCGCCATTTTATTCTCTTCCGTGTGATTTTCAATAGTTTCAAAAGCTTTATCAGCATCTGACAACATTAATAAGCTAGCGAAAATTAGAAATTCTCTGTCAATTTGTTTGATTTTTGTTTTTATTCTGACCATATATATCACCGCCCCCATTTAATAATATATATGAAGGAGAACGAACGTTTCACGCTCTCCTTCGAAAATTTACTATGAATTATTTACAACATGCTTTTGAACATTATAAATATCGGATCGTCCAGCACTATGAGCATACACTTGACTTTTACGTGTTTTATGTCCCAGTGTTGTGCCTTCTTTAAATACAGGATCTTTATGAACTTTTTTAGTCTTCACAGTTTCAATTGAACCAGGATTCTTCCAGATATTCATGATCCAGTGCGGTTTAAAAGGATCTTTTAATACTTCTGTCCACCTCTCTCCATAACATAATTGCAACAGTTGTGTTTGTGTGGGATTGTTTATTCCCTTCATTTCAAAATAGCTTTTTAACAATTCATGAAAATTTTTAAGTGCTCCACCTTCTGGACGCATAAACATCACTGATGAAACTGATGCCCGAATCTCTGTTGTATAGTATTTTTCGTCAATGAAGTTATTTATTATTGCAGCTCCAGACTCAAAATCTATATTCCCATCAATTAAACCAAAACGTATTATACAAGTTGAGCCCACATGCATAAATTTTTCAGTGTTAGGATTAAATATTATAAAATTGTACTTCAATGAACAGTTATGACATAAACAGCATTTATTTTTAAATCGGTCTGAAGTTTTATCAACTATATCTTCCAGTTGCCACTCCCTCTTAGCTTCATCAAAAGTAGAACTTTTGCAATTAATAACTAAGCGATTTACAACTGAAGAGTTAGGCGACTTCAACTCAATCTTATCGTTCACATTAACTCTAACCACTTTAAACTGATTCCTTTTAATATTGCATCACACTCCATAATAAGAATATGCGTTCGTTTGGAACACAATTCCATATTATCATATAATACAACATATAGCAACAGGTAGAATATATAATCAATATATAGTGTAATGTTAATTGTCAATAAGAATTTTTTCTTATTTTATAATATAATGAGTTTATTCGTACTTATTTCCGTTTTATCATCTCAAATCCGACTTTTTCACATTTGAAAATCGCATCGATAAACGAATCATCTTCTCAATCATTTTCCTTCCAATTTGTAAAGGGTAACTTCATAATCTTCGAATACCTCAGCTATTATACCCTTTACTACATTCCAATCAGCTCCACCTCGATCAGAACCAATTTTATAAGGAAGTGCTACTGAATAATTATGTCTTTTAGCAAAAAATTTGAGATCCGTTAACGTTGCTTTTAAAGCAGACAGATCGGTGAATTGCTTTCCATAACCATAACCATCTTGAGCAAAGAGATTTGCAACAATTTTGGAGTAATTGTCCACTGCTGTGAACTGACATTTTCCCAGTATTTTTGGAGAGTGCATCTCTATAAAAGCTTTATATGTAACAAGCAAATCACTATACTTGTCACTAAGCTGTTTAGCAACACCGGAACCCATTACACCCTTACAGTTTACTTGATGGCCAATAATATCTTCAGTTGCCTGTAATAAATCACCTTCTATAAGTTTTATCAATTACCTTCCTCCTTTGTTTTTACCAGCCAAAATTCTCTGGGACATATACTTGAATTTGTGTCCTTAGAATCTTTCTCAGGTCACTTTGAGGTTGCATGTGATCAGTCTCCGTGACTCGGATCAAGTATCTCCACTCATGCTCAGTTGCCCTTACTCCACGATGAATATTCCACCAGTCCCATTCTACTGCTGTACATGATGGTACGGGCGTTACCGATAGATCTTCTTTATCATTAATCTGTTCATTAACCATCTTATATAAATCTGTTGTGGGTTCATTAGGGACATTTAGTATTGTAGGCTGTGTCACGAATTCAGTTAAGCAACCTTGCCCCGTCACCAGCAAATGAAATCGCGAGTACGTCATATTCTCTTGTGAATGAATGTCAGGATTACCTTTGGAATCAGGACGAAGATCATTACCTCTTGGTACACCATCAGTATGCCACGAAGGAATTGCTGGATAAAAGCCTGGAACTAGCATATGTATTTTGGTATCAACAATAATATGCTTTCTATCAAACTTTAAATTCATTGCTCCAATTGCGGACTTAGTTAGTTCGCCACCGTATTTTAATGCGTCCTCTAGGCTTGCATTCCATAGCTGAGGAGTGTTTTTGATTACATCTTCAGATGGCTGAACAATTTTATTTCCGAATCGTAGGGGGTTTCTATTGAATAACACTCTCATTTTATTCACCTCTGGTCTATGTTTTTCACTTGATTAAATGATCATCTATGTATGCCAACATTTTCAACAGTTGTTTTTGCTTGTGAAACGGAAGTTTGTTTATTTTTTCTGCGGTCACTTCCATTCTAAACCCGCTATTTGGCTCATTAATCTCCTGGAGAATATTTTCGATCATATTATCAAGCTTGTCATTATCATAATTAGCAATTAACTCTTTGTAGTTTGAGCTAATAATTAAGAATGACTGTATAGGAGCAAAAAGCAGCAATACTAAATAACCAAAGATTTTTATATTTGCATCAACTTTATTAATACTATAAACCGAAAGGAATAAACCCCCAATAATCACCAGCACCACAATACCAATTAATTCTAGTGAAGATTTTTTTATATACTTTGCAAATAGATTCCTGTTTTTTAAATTTCTAATTGCGTTATTCATGTTGTGCTCCTTGTGGAAATGTAATTTCAATCCCATTGTCTTTAATATTAGACAGATCCTCATTTTTTACATCTTCTTTTACAAGACCCCATCCAAATAATGTCCTACCATAATAAAGATCGTTCAACTCTAATTCCTTATCAAACATATCTCCTCTCATTCGGACAATTCGCTCTTTAAAAAATTCATTTCCAATGATATTATACTCATCATCATACAAATTAAAAGATTCCTCATCTCTCTCACTATCCTTGTAAGTTGTGAAAATATACATCTCGTCTGGCAATTTTGGATCTGATTTTAACCATTCATACACTTCTTCATCTGTGTTTGCAACTAAGTAAGTCAAGATACCTTTTTGGCTGTCTCTTGGTGAATAATGAATAAACATTATTTTATATAGATTCATTGTTCTCATCCTTTCAGAATAAAATCGCCGTTTCATGCTAGCTAGTTTGTTCAAATTCTCTTTGTTCAATCCAAGTTGCTTGAATTCTCAGAAAGTCATATTCTTTTATTTCTTCTGCCCATTCAACTTCTGCCCAATCATTAATTTTATCCCAGGCTCTACTTGTGTCATCCTTTAGTTTGAAATAATATTCTTCGTTTATTTGTGGGTAATATGTCGATACTTGTCCGAAAATTCCTAATGATATTGACAGTTCTGAACTTCTTACAACTTCTAATTTTAATTTGTTTGCAAGTTCTCTCCATTGGATGTTAATTTTAGAATTTTTTTTAGCTGTAGCTGGATATGTGTTTTTCTTAAATTGGTTCTCCCATTCTCTAGGGAGAACACTCCGATCAATAGTCAAGGTCTCAATGTCAAGATACAGGTTTTTCTGCATAGGGAAACCAAGGAAGCTTTCTATTTCTATTTTATTTGCAATCCATTTATCTCCAAAAGTCCATAAGTGATTAATTTTATCCCATGCTTCAGTGTTCCTTTTCACTTTGAAATATCTACTCAACCCTATCATCCCCCTTAATAATTACAATTTGTTTTTTCAATAGTAACTCAATAAAACTGTTTAAATCATATTTAGTTTTATGAGATGTGATTCCATCTCTCCATTCAACAGAAAGGGTATTTGAGTCAACTATTCTGGCATTAAACATTTTATTTTTATGCGCACTCCAGAAAAAATTAAAGTTTTCAGGTATCAATATTTTCACCTCTTCTATGCAGCAGCAATACTTTCAACAATATATTTGTACAAGTTTTTCGGTTTTTCATGCTTGAACCTAATTAAGTCCAATGCGTCTACAACTCTTTTTAGGTTCATCAGTATAAACTTGTAATCTTCGATATCGAGTTCTGTACTTAATTCATTCCTTAGTTTACATTTTTCGATGATAATTCGATCTAAATATGCCTTATTATTCATTGCATCATAATACACAACACTATCTTCTACCTCTTCTGTGATTATTCCCAAAGCATCCACTTCTGTCTGTCTGATTACCATTACATCACCGATTGAAAATACATTGTGTTCAAACCCTACGATTCTGCTAATCATTTCAAGAATCATCATAGCTCGCTCTTCCTGTGTGGATAAGCTAGTATTTGAAACACATCCTTTGAGCTTCACTTTTTCATTTAAGTTTGAAATATGTATTATATTCTTATCTTTAGAAAGTAATTTTAGAATTCGGTCTTCTACTTTATTGTCAGAAACAACTATTTTCATTTTGTAATGTATGGCTATTTTTATTTTCTTTTCTTGTTCCAGTACTTCGTTGAAGTTGAACCAGAAGATTGTCTCATCATCGAAAAGTTCTGATCCCTGTTTAATATAAATATCATCTGAATCTAGTTCAAACCTTTCTATGTAACCAAGAGTACCACTACTTCCACTATAATGTCGCACACCACGAGCTTCTGGTGCTTTGTTTTCAATATCTGCTTGCATTTCCACATTATCAAAATGTCCTACCGATTGTCGTACTGCTTCTTGTTTTAAAAATACATTATATTGATTTAAAGTTGTGATGTCTGGATTATCTAATTTGTCTAATGCGATTCCTAATAAGTATTTTTTTTGCTCCTTTTGTTCTGTATCAAGAACATTGAAAGCTATCTTATCTTTTACAGAATTTTCATCGATATGATTATTGATTGCATCAATGTATGTTTCGATGTCAGATGCTTGTCCATTTAAAAAACTATCTTCTGTCAATTCACTTGCGTATTTTTTAATCAAACTTATAAATGAGTAATATTTATCATCTCGAATAATATCTTTTCTATCTGGAGCTGTTAAATTTAGTGCTCTATCTGTTATGTGCAAATCACCTTTCAAATAGTAGAAGCTGTCTAACTTTGTAATAAATCTTCCTTTATAAAATAACTTAAGTTCTTGACTGAAATTAGTCAAAGCTATCCAGCCTTTGAACAACTCGTTATCTTCAATGACTTTTAAAAAAGTACTATTGTCTCCTTCAGTTAAATCCTTTTTTATTTGCAGCTCCCCATTATAATAGATATCTAGTTCATGAATGTATCTACCCAACAATTCGACTCTTTCTCTTATGGAGTATGAAGGGAATTGAGAAAAATCAAAATGATTAAGTATGAGTTTAAAACCTTTACGCTCTTCATTTTTTTCATTTACTATGATTTCAGTATTATTTGTTCTAATCATATTCTCAACATCGAATACAATATGTTTTTTGCCGCTGTATACTTCTATGTAGTTGCTAACTGTAATGTTACTAAAGAAACCCATTCCAAAAGGAGACTCTTGTTTTTGTACATCCTCATCCCACTCTGACTCCGCAATTGAAAACAATGCTTGCGGATTGTTTAATATTGCTCCGTCATTTTCAATTATTACTCTATTATTTAATGTGTCTGTTGTCACGTACACCTTAGAAGCTTTGGCTCTCTGAGCGTTTTGAACAGTCTCGTCTAAAAATGATAGTTTATCCTTAAATGTGCTTTGTCTTAGAAGTTTTAACTGGTTAATAACATTTACTTTCACTTCAACATTGCTCATCTATGTATTCTCCTTTTAAACCATTACTTTATAATGTTTATTATAATGCATTCTTTTTAGTCTTTCGGTGATTGGAACTTCATTATTCTTTTTGTCCACATTTATATCAATTACTTCATTGCATTTTAATGTGAAGTTTACATTGTGATACCGAATAATTCTAAATCCTCCTGCAAACCTCATAATCGTCTTTCCGAGTTCTACGCCTCTAGTAATCTTATATACAACCTCTTCTAGCGAATCACATTTTGCCGCACTGAACTTGCAAACTTTTATGTATTTTTCTATTGATTTGTTTGTTACATTTAATTTCAACTTCATTTCTCCTTCCTGTTATTTTTTTGATATGGATAACTATACCATCACAATCCTAATAGTGCAACATAATATTTTTATATTTTATATTATTGCACTACTAGGATTTATTTAAATGCTATAAAAGAGGAATTTTATACTAAAAAGAGCACTAAAAAAGACAATGAAATCAAGAGTTTTGAAACAGGAAATTAGTTAATTCTGAAGTTTTCATAAGAATCATAAAGCTGCTCAAATATTTCCCTTCCTTTATCGACCGGAGAATCTTTCTCTTCCTCGGAAAGTAAGTCTTCGCTATCCCACAAAGCAAAAACACTTCGATTCATACCAAACTTATCACCTTGTTTCTTAACATCTTCAATCCCTTTGTCCTTGTCCATTGCAATTATTACTCTGATCCCTGAGCCTAAGTCTTTGATTAACTTCACTTGTTGAGCGCTCAAATCGTCGCCGCTTATGGCTACACAGTTAGCATAACCATACTGTGTAGCTAACCAGCAGCTCTTTTCTCCTTCAAAAATTATAACTTCTTTTCTAATTAAAATATGAGTTAACGCTTTGTGGAAATTGTATAGTTCAATCACTTTATTGAAGTTATACAAATACATGAACTTATAAATCCCTTTTTTGTCGTAATCTTTGTGAATTGTCCTTCCTTTGATAGATACGATATCTCCATATTGATTGTGAACAGGAAAAATGATTCGTTCAGACAAAACATCAACGCCTATTTGAAAATCCACTTGTGTCTCTTTATCAATTCCTTCGCTAACATACTCTCGATACGGCTTCATCACATATTGATCTAAGACTGAATCTTCATATATTTTGTTTTCACTATATTCTTTAATGCTACTTTTCTTTCGACTGTTTTTGACCGACTTCAGCCAACTAAGATGATCAATCTTAACCGGATTTTTCAAATCAAAAGCTACTTTTCCCTTATAGTGCTTTAATTCATAGCCTAAGACATCACAAATCCATTGTTTTGCTTCATATAATTTACGTTTTCTGCTTTCTTCAGTGTAAGAATTGAATTCTATGTATGAAACAAGGCCATAGATATCTATATTGCTTATACTCCTCGATCTAATACGACATTGCAAATACTCTGTATTGTACACCTGGACAGACCTTGGATTATCGGAATTAAATTTGTCAGGTAATTGTGCTTCGAACCTATTTGACCTATCTACGATGTTTTTGCAGCCCAATTTTAACAGCAGTTTACTGATTTGATTCTCATTATAAATTTTATTTTTAATCTCGATTAAGTCATTTTCACTGCTCAAACTATCACCTCATCAGCGTTCACGACCGTTGTTCTTAACTCTAGCCCAACAAACTTCTTTCCAGATATTTAGATCGGATATCACCTCATAAATAATTTGCTCATTTTCACTACCTTCACGATTCTTGGGAAGAAATAAAATCAAATATTTCTTTTCTTTATCTAATATGTATTCTTCCTCGTCAATTGTCCCGTCTTTTTGTTTCTTGTAATTATAGCAATCAAATGAATTTCTTTCACCAGGGTATTCATCATCAAATACTAAGCGGCCTGCTATCACTACGGCTGCAACCTCTACAATCTCCATCGATTTACCAATGCTGTCCAGATCAACATATCTAAACTCTTTACCTATTTTCATTTGTACTGTTGCCAAAGTTGCACAATTGTAATTCTCCTCTTTTACACAATCATGCAGCTCTTGTGCTGAGTTGGAGAATGCAAGCCATCGATCTGACTGTTGGGATAAATCTGGTTTAAAAGTATCGAAATAAATATAGCGGTAGTTCAATGGTCTGTGCAATTCAATGTTATTTATTACATCTTCAATCCTGTATTTCTTGAGAACAATCAGTTTGATAAAGTCTGGCTGATTTTGAGATAGCCATACAGCTGCTTCAAGCAATATTTCTTTTGTTTCCTTTGAATATTTCCCTCTATTAACAACATCTCGTGGGATAGGTTTTTTTAGAATCCTAGAAGCAACTGTTGCTAACAACCTACCCTGCCATCTTTTCTTCCCTTCCTCATTTACAAAAATAATCGCTTTTTGAAATTGTAAATTGTTCTTCGGATTGAGTGCCTTAACGTTATGATCAAAAATAGAAAGAACATATTTTTCAGTAACTATGCTACTTTTTCCTACTCCAGAGGAGAGAACAAGATACACTAGGTTACCAAGCTTTTGCCCATTAATCCGTCTTGTCAGCCTTGGTGCATCAAAAAGTGGTAGACCCACCTCTTCACCCTTGTCTAATTCTTCAACCATTTCGACAATATCCTCTGTGAGATTGTATACAACCACATCTCCTGAATTAATATGAGCAAAAGAGGTTTTAAACTGGTGTTGACAATATGTCAGTAATTGTTTTAATGACATATTTGCCAACTTCTCTACATACTCTTTTTCTTCTATATTAATTAGATAATTATCTTGCATCTTCCTTAAAGATTCATACTTTTGTATCTCACTTAAATGATAATCATCATTCGGCTTTGAGGTGGAGCATTCATCCATCACTTCTTTAATTGTTGCGTAACCTCCGAACTTATCATATGTATCAAAATAAGAAGACTTACCCTTTTCCTTTGGCTTGGAGATCAGATATGTGTAAACAGTACTATCCTCAAATGTTCGGATTCCACTTTCATACATTTGAAGGCCAATTAAATAATAGAAGTACCATATGCTCTTTGTAAAAGTAGATTTTTCTATTTTATGAGATTTGTACTTAGAATAGAGATTAGGATTAAACCACAACGTACCAACTAATAATGTTTCATGCATTTCGGAAGGAACAGTAAACTCCTTTAAATGTTTGCTAATATTAACACTCCTCTATTGTAGTAGGTCTGTGATGTCGAGTTCATCTTTACTGTTTGCATAAACATGACTGTTTTCTTCTTCGTTGCTATCGTCAATAACGGAAAGATTATGTATTTTTCTATTTAATTCTTTGGTCTTGTTCGCTTCGAATTTTTCCCGTTTTTTTCTTCTTAGCCATGCTTCGTTTAATTCTCCAATCATAATACTTATACAGTAATTTATTGCTCTGACATCATTGCTCCCTCTAAGTTTATTTTTAATGCACCATTGAATACTATCGTCTGCAAGAGCATAAGCTTCAAGCATTAAACTGTACTCAGCTCCCATTTTGAATCTCTTCTCTCTCTTACCTTTAACAACGTCATAGCCATTTCTTAAAGCTTGTAGACGTATAATAATTGCTTTTGGCATTTCAATTAGCTGGTGTAGTTCTTTAACATACAGGAATAACTCATCCCATTTCTCAAGCTCTTTCGCTGTGTATTCTCTTTGTTCTATGTATTTATTATTACATCCTTCAATGCAAACATATCTTTTTTCGTTTGCAGGAACCATCAGATTAATATCTTCTTGGATTCCACAAATCAAACACTTCCTCTTCGTCACCTTCCTCTTCACTTCCGTCATCTGCAACATAACCTCCATACTCAAAGTCAATATAATCTGTAATAAATCTACTCGGAAACGCCTCTTTATTTCTGTATTGTTGAACAAAACTAAGATTCAGCTCTTCTTCTGCTCGTGTGACTAAAACATAGAACAGCCGATTTTCTTCTTCAAGAGCCTGTGCTGGTGAGATGCTGTCTGAACACTCATTTAATGCAGAACTATGAGGAAGCACTGTCTCATTCATCAGAATCCCAAATACGTGTTTGTATTCCAATCCCTTAGACTTATGTATGGTCATTAATTTAACAGCATCTTTATTTCCAAATCCTTTAGATTCTTTTTGCTTCTTTGCATTTTTAATGACCCTATTAACAAATCTGATATATGAACCAATATCTTCGTATCGCTTACTGGAGTTCTCTAATTCATCCAGGGTTTCGATGATAATCTCCCTGTGTAATGAAGTAGTTTCGCTGTCATCATCTCCAATAAGATATTTTTCATAATCTTCTCTCAAGACCTTCAGAGCGATAATAGGCTTATAATCTTCAATTCGTTTCAGCGCGGATAGTTTATCAGCCACTTTTCTTTTTGCATATTGATTGTCGATCAAATTCAAAACATGCTCAATTGGTCTAGCTATAGGACTTTGTTTCTGTAACTTACCGATATCAACTATTTTATCCTTCCTAATGTACATTGTTGGAAGTACCTCTCCAATTGCATTGAAATCATATGGATCAGCAATGACTCTCAAAAAGGCAAGTAGTGGTTTGACTATAGAGTTTTCATAAAAAACATCGTCTGTACTTGATGTGATGAAAGGAACATCACTTAACAGCAACTCTTCAAATATAGCTCTTGAATTAGAATTGGTTCGATATATGATCGCGAAATCAGAATACTTAGCGTCTTCGAGCTTTACTTTTTCCTTAATTTTTTTGGTAATCTCAGCTGCTTCGTGATCAGCAGATTCATAAACTTTTATACTTGGATAGATACTTGATTGCTTCGAAGCTAACGATTCTTTTTCAAGTCTCATCTTGTTCTTTTTGATTGCATCATTAGCAAGCCCCAAAATGGTATTTGTTGACCTATAATTTGTATTCATCATAATAATTTTTGTTTCTGGATACCTTTTGGGGAAGTTTAAAATATTTTGTATCCTAGCTCCATTGAATGAAAATACACACTGATCTGAGTCACCAATTATAACCAAATTATTCTTCGGTGCTGTGATCATTTCAATGATTTCAAATTGCAGTAAATTTGTATCTTGAGCTTCATCAACCATTATGTATTGATATCTGTTTCTGATTGATTCTAATAGTGATGGATCTGACTTAAGCAGATGATAACAGTCTAGTCCCATATCGTCGAAATCGAGCAGATCTTTATCTCTCTTATATTCCTCATACTTATTCCATATTTTATAAATTTCAAGATTACAATTATCACTTTTACGATAATCCTTTAATGTCTTGAGCTGATTCTTGCAACTAGAAATCAACGAAAGGATATCTTCTGGTCTATATTTCTTCTCGTCAATTCCTAAAGACCGTGTAATCATTTTTATTGTGATTTGCTTGCTTTTGTCACTTGATAATATCCCTCGTTCTTCACCGTTCTCCCTCAGTATCTTTAAAAAGAAGCTATGAAAAGTTCCAGCAGTCACTTTTGAAAGTTCTTTCTTAGTGTTTAATCCAAGTTTAACTGCCTTTTCAATCATTTCTTTTGCAGCAGTTTTAGTAAACGTTATAAGTAAAACATTACTTAAATCAACTTTATGTATCTTATTTAAATATGAAAGCCTTGAAACTACTGTTGAGGATTTACCTGCACCTGCAACAGCGTTGACTAGTGCAAAGTTTTCTCTGTGTCGAACAAGTTCGATTTGACCACTGTTTAGTTTGATGTTTAGTTCTTCAAGCTTTCTGAAAAAATGAGAATCAGTGTCGGTATCACTTACTAAATCTAGACTGGTAAGGCCATTAGACATTTGAGCTTTAGCGTATTTCAATTAGATACCTCCCTATGAAACTACTTGTCATCATTTTTCAATCCAATACTAAAAGCTAGAGCAAAAATCATTACTAACATTACAATTAGAACATTGATCCATATTGGCGATAAAACCCACCACCAAGACCACAAAATATAACCAGATATTTTCAATGCAATAAATACGATTGCTAGCATGCCTGTGAATCCTACACCATTATTAGAGCGTATTTTATTATTTTTCATTTTCCCTCTCCCTTCATCTTTATTACCTATAATTTTAAGTTTTGTTTGAACTTATCAAGCATCGTTATAGTATTTCCTATTCATTTTCAAACTTTAACTACATCATACACACTTACAAATAACTCTTTATCATCATCCCAATCAGCTTTCATGGCATATCTTCCTGGTTCCACAGGCATCTCAATTCTGTTATTACAGAAATCATTCATATCCATCCCTACTAATCCGAAATTCAATTCATCTCCAGATTTTCTATGTTTAAAAGAAGTAATCTCTGATTCGAACGCATCAACAATAATTACTTCGACTATTACCTCTGTGATATCAAATCTACTCATTTCTACTCCTCCTTTTTTGAATGTTTTGTAATACTTCTATAAACTCATCTAGTGTAGCATCTGAAATTTCTCCATTATTACCATGAATTTCTCTTTCTAGTCTTTCTAACGATAGCAGGTCATTTTGTGCATCTGTTATTCTCAACAGTTCATCATTGGACGATTTAAGTCTGTTGTAATTAATGAAGACCATATGATAAGAGGCTATCAGAAGAATGATAATTAACGCGATAATGATTCTTTTTAAATACACTTCGAAAAAAATTGAATACTTTTTCATACTTATCTGCCCTCCTCTTTAAGTTTCTTCATTCTCAAATATTCATTAAATGCTATTTGAAAATTTACTTTCCCTGTTCTTCTGCCTGCGTACACTATCATGTAATTTATTCGATCTTCATTTTCTACAAACGCGTTTACTAGTTGCTTTTGCCATTGTAAGAGTTTGTATCCAAAATGTTTCTCAATCCAGTCAATCATCTCATTTGATTTATTCATTAGTACTACTCCTGCTAAAAATCTTTTTAATCCACTTTGCAAATGAAATCGATGAGCGCTCTTCAAAGTTGTGACATCCATTTTCACTCTTTTCATATGAGCATCTAAATGCCGAACTTGATGTATCGTTATTAAGACTACAATTCTTACAGACAACCTCGCTTAGCTCTTGTCTGTCTTCTTTGTTCATTATATAAAAATCAACTTTTCTTATTTTCAAATAATTGTATAAGTATACGATTCGACTGTATAACTGTTCTTCCGCAATTATATTCCACTTGTAATATCTCTTTGGTTCCTTACAAATAATTGGCTGCTTATTATCAATGTAAGCCTTAAGCTCGTCCAGTGTATGATAATCTTCAATCACAAACGTATCTTCAGTTCTTCCTCCAAAAGCTTGCTCACCGCTACACTTAACAATGATCATCTGCTTTAAGCCTCCTTATTTACATACCAGCAAACATCTAAGCAATTGTCCCAACATACATTTTTAGTTTCTATTTCATGATTTTTAAATTCTCTAAAAAAGCCATATTTTAAATCGTCTTTCTCTAAATCTGACAATGTTGCATCTGCTTCGATCTTTAAATAAAGTTCTTCTTGGGTATTCGCATAGAAACCACCATCTCTTCCATCAGTGCAACCATATAAAACTGAATACTTATAAACCTTTTTAATTGTGTTTTCAAATATTCTTTTCAGATCATGAGAGTATCCAAATCTATTCTTATTTATGCTAATACTCTTTATTAGATTCCCGTCATCATGTCGCATTGTTGCTGCATGCCAATCGCAAAACATTTCTACGATATCAAACAAATTCATATCTTGAATGCCATTGGGATAATGTTCAGGATGATGAGAATTTTTTGAATAGTGATGTTTTAGTGCCACATCCATTTCATTCAAAAATGATTTGTATTCATCAGATCCATATGTGCTGTTCTTGAGTTTTGGTGTAAATTCGGTAAAGATTTCAAGCTCAGGAGACTTTAATTTTGATTGGTCATGTTTTAGTGAACGATCAAGAATTTCCCTAGAAAACCCAATCATAAACTCTCGAACTTGTGCAATATGTTCTCTTGTATCTCTAATACAGTCGTCCTGTGAGTATGTCATTTGTTATTCCTTCCTCTTTAAAAGTAAGTATTCGGTCGATATTTTAATGTTTCTTCCTCTAATTTTCTCTGCTCTGTGTAATGCTTATAATAACGATCAATATCGTTTTCAACAAAATGTTTCAGGATTTTTCCATCACCGAATTCATCATAAATTACTTTATCAGGCATTCGTTCTAATATGTATTTAATAGCTCTGTTCGCTGTTTCATAAAATCTTCCTTTGAATACTCTTGGCTCTAAGTACTTGTTCTCATCAAGATTAATTCTTTGTATAATCACTTGTTCTGGATAACGTTCAGCGCCAAGGATGTATAGCATATTCAAATTAATAATCACCTCTTATATATATTCCACTTATAATATCTTAATTTGTAAATATAATTACTACTTTTCTGTACTTATAAATCAATTACAGTTACATCTCCTTTACTCTTGATAACAATACGAGAATGTGGTGTAATCAGTTAATTCTTGTGGCACCCTGACTAGATAAAAAGTGTTTGCAGGAATATATTTGCTATACTGTACCCTCACTAATCCATGTTTTGTACGTAATTTTGCTATATTTTTCATAGTCTCAAGTGAGGTAATCAGAACAGTGCTCTCTATTTTATTGCCAGCAGCTACAAACTTATCAATATCTTGATGATCATATTCAGGAATAAGTTGGTTCATTAGTTCGTTTAGTTTATTTATATCTAATGTCATTAAACAACCTCCCTTTTATATTGAATGTTGATAACCGTTCTATTGTTCACTTCCATTATGCTCTATACTAATTTGTGGTAGAATATTAAAATAATATTGTAATTGGAGTGATACTTTTGTTAAAAAACAGAGTTCTATATCAACTAGCAATAATGCAATTTCATTCCCTTAAAAGCTACTCTGAAGAAATGGAGGATTCAATTAAGTCGAGTGCAGCTAAATATCGAGAACACCTAAATGAAGAAGCTAAAAGTATTGATTCGTTTGATGATCAATTCTGGGAATATGGGTCTGATCGTCTAAAAGAGCTTCATATTGATTATCCCAATCATCTTCGTTCATCGTTACTAATCACTTGTATTACTATCGTAGAAAAGACGTTGACGAACATTCATTATGATATTAAAAATGAAACCGATATTAACATTGTAGGTTTAAATAGTAAAAAGTTGAAAGGCAGTACTATTAACAAAGTTGTAACTAGTATTCACTCTGATGAAATCTCACTTCATGAACTTATCAGCAGCGAGGAATGGAAAAATTTAAAATTCTACATTGACATTAGAAATCGTGTCGTCCATGATGCTGGCCTTGTCCATCCTAAAAAGCACGAAGAACTGTTTGGTCGTATTAAGCAAATTGAATCGCAAGGTTCTGGTATTGTCGGCTTGAATACCTATCATGAAATAACATTTTCAGACAAGTTCTCTGAGAAAGTTATTTCAGATTGTCAGACCGTTTTGGAGCAATTCACCACTGTCATAAATAATCACTTCAAATCTAATCCTAAGCCTCTCTAAGAGGCTTTTTATGTATCACGGTATGAATTTAATGTTCAATATCATCTTCCTCATTATAACTAATACCCTTTCACAATGTTGCCTTGATATACGTCAAACCATTCATATGAATATCGTTCGAGTTTGCCCTTGTCATTTACAACCTCTATGTCACAATAAGAAGTTTTGCATACGTAAACTTTACCTTCTGTCAAATCAAAGTCGCTTGTATTTGCAATTAGCAAATCGCCAGAGCTTACTTTCACCTCTTGACTATGGCAATTGATAGGAATAATATCGCCCCATCTGTCGGTCTTCATTTCTTTTCCTCCTATGAAACATGGATTTCAAATTGTTCAACGATTAATGCTCTTATTGAACATTTTATTAAACTTTCTTCTTTTCTTTCTGTTTTTCATTAAAGTGAATGACTAGAATATATAGCTTTTGATACCATTTTAGTCTCAAACCGAAGAATTGTTCAAATAGCTCTATTGGGTGTTTATCTGCCCACTTATAAAACTCATGTGCGCTCGACATGTAAGTTTCTTGATTATCTTTCCTCATATCTTATTCTGTCCACCATTTGAAATTTCTCATGGCGATGTCGTTTTCTTCTATATTGTTTCGTGCTTCTTGGACTGCATTTTTATATTTCTCAATAGATTTTTCTGCCCAATATAATTCAGACAACCGATCAGAAAGCTCATCCTGAAGTCTAAGAGACATGTTTTCTAATTCTGTAAATTGACGCGCGCACTCACACTCAGGGCAACTTTCGGTTTCGTACTCCACTTCACATTCTACACAAGTTTTATTCATTTTTGTTCCTCCGGTTAACTTTTCATTTCGCTAACATCCACTTCGCATTCACTATCTTCGCTAATTATTTTTATATTTATGGCTCTATTCACTTCTTTATCATTAGCAAACCAGGGCTTCTTACCATCATTTAAAGGCACCCCATATCCTTCAATATATCTTTCACCGAACCTTGCGCGGTATTGTGCAATGTTTTCTGCGTGTTCTTCTAGGTCATGCAAGTCAGCAAAGTATTCTCGATAACCCTTCATCCATTCCTCATCCAGTACACTTTCATCAAGTTCGACTATGTATTCGTCTGTTCGCTGTACTTTACATAAGTATCTCTTCAACCATCCCTACCTCGATTCAACTGTTGTGTGTGCGCCTTTCCAGGCAATTCATCATTAATTCCTTTTGATGCTCTAATTCTCTTTCTGCTTCTCTTTGCCTAGTAAAATTATACTCACTAAGATCATGATTCCAATCGCATTTCTCACAAACGTTCCCATCAAAGGTTTTCTCGATACGAACCCTTCCACAATTCTCACACTCATAGTTTAAATACATTTAATCACCTCAACATACTTGAAATCTGGACTCCATCTATTTTCCAATTAAATATGATAGCTCAGGGACAGATAGTTCATTCAACATAATATTTGTAAGTGGAACTTCTTCGACTATAGTAGTTCTACACCTTATGTCATTAAGTTTATAGTTAATGTCTTTTTGTGAGAGATAGATATCAATTGTTGACTTATCCTCTGATAACAATAATATGCTGCTTGTTTTATTTCTAGTTTCATAAAACACTCTAAATGCCTTCTTCATTTATAAATCCTCCTTTCGTTATTCACCTTCCCGTGAAATGCATGTTTTATACTAAATTAATTGTTTATCCTTAAAATGTTTTGTAGTAATTTCCCACGCTTTTGCACCATCTTCTTTGCCTTTGAGGAACAATTCATTTTCTGATCGACCTAAATCAATATCATAAGCTCCAAAGTCAAATCCATCAATAACTCCATTTATATACTCTGGTAAAAACTCATGTTCTGAGATTAAGGTATCAATTATTAAGTGTTCATATTCAAAACTATTCAAATCTGAAAATTTTTCTTTTGAAATGATGGATTCTCCAATACACATTGCTGTCAATAAGCAACCACAATCAGTTTCTGTGTCGTAATATTCCTTTTGTATTGGCTTAATATCTGCTTCTTCATACCAAATTGCAACTTTGTTAAGATCAATTCTCTTAGCCATTTACTTTTCCTCCATTGAGTTTATTAAAAATGCAAATTCAGTTCTAACTTATAGATACCTTTCAATATATTCGTATATAATGCTTTCCTTACTGATAATCCCAGATTCTTTCGAACACCGAGAGGTTTGCCAACAAAAATCTTGCCTGACTCTTGAAATTAAAGTGAATGTCCCGAATAAACCAAACTGCACTGCCAAATCATCAATTGTACTTTTTAATAGAATGTTATCAGTTATTTCTTTTTCTGAATCAAGATCATTTGCTGATTCTGTTTCGTCAGCGCCATTTAATATACTTACTGTTATTTCAGAAGAAAAAATGTTCTCTGGGAACAGGTATTTATTGTAGTGTTGATATTTTAAATCAGTGCTTACTATAGCACCCCAGTACCCAAACAAGAGATACATGTATATTTCTATTCTTAGTGAATTAAAGTCTGGATCTATTTTACTCAAATACTCTTTCAGAATTCTCGCAGATGTTAGCTGACTTTTCATTTTTCACCCCATATTCTCTTCATTTCAGGTTATTATCCACTATCTGAATTCATCAAAGAATTTGAGATAGTTCTTCAAGAGATATGATCTTATCTTCATAATCCATCTCTTCACCTCTATCATCTTCATACTTTCCGCAACAAATATGCGCCTGATCCTCATGAATAAATTCAACATAAGTATGATCATAATTTTGATAATCATAAAACTCTATTTCACTCAGAGAGTTTTCAAGATTTTCGATTTCACTTTCAATTCTTTTTCTTTCTTGTCTTAGAAAAATCAGTTCGGCAGCTTTATTCATTATAATACACACACACTTTCTTCAATTGTTTTTAATGCTTGGTTGCACAAACCAACTATATCCTGCTGCTCCTTAACTTGTTCACTCCTTTTTGTTAATCATGATTTTGAATTCCCTAGGAAATCGCATGATTCGACATGCTGGAACTTTTTAATAGAGATTGAAAGCCTCTCAGAATCATTTGGGGAATAATCCGACTCTCTGAGAATCCATAAAATCCACATGAAAACAAGCAGTGTATTTCAATAAGGAACGTTCCTTCGATATCGTTTAAGCCAACATCAATCGTATAAGCAGCTGGAGAGTAGGTATAATTTCGAATCATTTTATTTATAAGGTTGATATCAGGCATTTTAGTGAAGTCTCCAGAATAATTCTGAATTCCCACCAATTTTCCATTGTGTACAAAACCTCTCCATTCAGATTCAATATTCATAATCCTGGATACTATGTATTCTCCTTCAGGAATATGTTCTCTTTTTGACCCATGGATAATTCCAGTGTAACCCTTTACCTTATTATTACTTTTTACGAACACATCTTCTTTCGGGAAATATTCACTATGCTTTTCTAATAATATAGGCATCCTTTTTAGATATTCAAAACTCCATAATTCTGCTGGAATGTTAATTGGTTTTATTTCGCTATGAATGTCATGATAATTAGACAAATATTTTCTAATAAACTCTATTGTCCCTGAAGGCGTATAGTTTGAATAATCATGCTCAAACATATCGTGCTTAACTTGGCCATTGATTGTTTGAATAAGAAAGTCTGCCATTCCTACCTCCTTTTATGTATTCGCCCCACATCTGCGACAAACTCTAAATTCTGAACAGCATGATTTGCAGTATAAAGGAACATTGCTATTTGGATGTGCATTCAGCCTATTGCAGTTACCACAGTTATATTGTGTGAACACTTGAAAAGCAATTGAACCACCTTTTAAATAAAAGCAGGTTTTACATTCTGGAAGTGAAAGTCTTCTGTTCTCATATTTATCTTTTTCATACTTTTCAATATTATTTATTAAATCCTCATAAGCCTGATCATTGTGACTATTCATCCTTGAAATTGAAAGTTCTGTTATTTTCATATTTCACCTCTTTATGAAGTTTATAAATGCCAAAATTATTAATGATACCGTAGCTAGCCAAAATGAAGCTTTTAAGCTATAATCCCTCTCTTGTTGTTTTGAATCAATTATTTCCCATAATAAAGACATTAGATAGATAGTACATACTGAGATTGTAAATTCCATATACATACGAGAATCAAACATTTAGCCTATCTCTCCTCTTAAAGAAGGATATTTATACAATAACATCTTATCATTGTAATTCCTTTAAACAGTTTCAGGTGTTCGACCAGTTCTTGATTCTGATTAAGATATTTGATCCATAGCAGATGACACTATTGATGAATTAATCATACCTTTCAACTTAATTTCATTTACAACACTCCTTCATTTTTAGGTTGAAGTAAGTTAGTTTTGTTTCTGTCTTTTTTGCGTTCCAGATTCAGCTTATCAAAGAAGTAATCACAATAAGGATTGTATGTTTTGTTGTCAGTTCTTAAGTCTTTACTCAAATAAGAACTCTGATCTGCAGGATGCTTAAAATATTCTACACTCAGATAAAACCTATCACCGTAAATATTTCCACCTAAAATTCTCACACATAGCTTGGCAAATTTGCTGTCAGTCTGGGGTATCCATACATAATTGAAAGATCGATACGATCCGTCACTATCAACCTTCTTCTCACCTGCTGCATAAATAATATTATCTTCTACACGTAAAGCAACATCACTATTGTCTCTACGATAGCCTAAGTATTCAAATACGGTTGGCAGGCTAATTTCTACACCTTTTACTTTTGTAGTTCTAAGCTCTGTATTTACTCTGTTCTTTTCTAATTGTATTTTATCATAGAGCTTATTCATTTCACTTCTAACACCCAACTTGGCAGCTCGTGATTTTACATTTTCAAAATCAATCTTTGCTAATTCATACTCCCGTTCCATCTCAGTTAATTTCATCTACACAATCCTTTCTCAATATCCATCAGCATTAACTTAAAACTCTGCATCATCATTTGGGGGATGATCGAGAATCATTAAGCCATAATACCCTACAACTCTCCACTCGGAATGAGCCTCGATTAGAAATATACTTTCAACATTGTTTACACCAGCATCCAATGTGTATTCTGGGAACGCATTACTGTAGGCCTTAATCATCTGCTCTATAAGTGACAAGTCAGGCATTTTACTGAAACCTCCAGAATTTTTTTGAATTTCCACTCAGTTATATTCTGTTAAACCATGGCAAGCAGCTATCTACCCCTCTCTTTAAAAAAGGATATTTATCTCAATACAATTCCTTTAAAAGTTCTTCGCATTCATCAATTAAACTTTTTCTACCATCCTGTATATATTTCCTTATTGAGTCAGCCTGACATGATACACTCTTTCCTTTGAAGACATCGTTGTAGTCGTCAAATAGTTTTAGGTAATCTACCAATTCAGGATGCTGATCAAGATATTTAATCCATAGTAAATGATACCACTGATGAATTAGTTCTTTTTTGTATGGTTTGTTGTTAATAATCGCATAGTCAAAATCTATTCCTTTAATCGAATTTACGTATTTCATCTTTTTGGACCAATTTGATTTTATAGAAATATTTTCAAGATTGTCATTAACATTAAATCCTTTTGATAACTGATAATGAAACTCTATATAATCCTCTTTACCAAAAGCTTCGACATTGGCTCCAAACGCTGAGAATCGTTGATCACCACAGGTTGAACACTCTAATACAATTTTATAAGTATGATCTTTTGGTAACTCTTCTATGTATTTAATCATAGCTTCTTTTCTTGTGAAACATTTTCTATTTACATATTTATCTTCTTTGTAAGAATACACGTTGATTCCTTTTTTGTCAAACTCTATTTTATTTATTCTATCGATTCTGATCACTTCCTTTTCTTCTTATATAGTGTATAATTGGATAATATTACTTTTGGGAGGAATTGAAATACTTAATGAAAGATAAAGTTAAGGGCTTAGTAGTGGGTCTATCAATTGGCTTAATGTTTAGTGGTGCAGTTGCCTTAGCAGCTGACTATAGAACCACAATTCAACCAATGTTTAAAGAATTAAATTTTTACTTTAATGGTGATCTTAAAGTTATTGATGAAGCAATTGCACACAATGGAACCACCTACGTGCCGGTCAGAACTATTGCAAAAGCAGTAGGCACTACAGTAAAACCGGATTTTGATCGACAAAGTATCTACTTAGGAAAAGAACCTAAAAACAAAGGGCTGACACTAGAACAAGCTATGAGTAAAGTTTGGAACAAATATAAGAACGAGCTTCCTCCTAGCTATAAGTATATGATGCTAGATAGCTTAACTGAAACAGGTGAATACAGAATAAAGATTTATGCAGTTGTAATTGATGACTATAAGACAGGATTGTCACATACCACCACATATAATTTTTATGATGTAAATAAACACACAGGGAAAATAACTCCTGAATTCGATTAATCAAGTCTCTGGACGATCAAACTTCATCGCGGTTTTGATCGTCCATTGTCCCACATAAATGGCTAATTAGATTAATCTTGCTCCTGTTACCTCAGTAAAATCTACCCACTCATACCCCTCACTAAAGTTAATTCTAAATTTCTTACTGTGACTTGAAATTTGAGAAACTGTTCCACTTATCATCCTGTCTCCATAAAGTGTAAACAAATTAACTTCAATCCCAAACCCCTCAAGATAGGAATCGCTTATACTTCGAAGAATAATCTCCCATTCATCTTCATGTATAATTGGTTTGCTACGCTTCTTATGGTTTTCCTGGCTTTCATTTATACGCTCTTTGTGCTCAGGCAACATCATCCGCGATGATTCCCAAAGGCCATTACCAGTGAGTTTCTTGCTCATTTATAATGACCTCCGATCTTAGCGTTCCTGTCTAGAGCCTGACCTGCTGCTGTCAAGGAACTGGCGCGTAAAATTGACACTTCCCCGAACCTGTCTTTGATTCCATCCATTGCTTTATCTACTTGCATTTTCTTTTCTGTGTTAGAAAACAATGATAGTTGATAAACCTCAGTACTAGACAAATTAGAAAGGGAAACACCGATTCTTCTAACTGGCTTTGTGTCCCAGTGTTGATAAAACAGTTTCTTAACAGCTGCGTAGACATCAACTGTCACGTTTGTGGGATCGATAAACTTTACCTGTCTGCTAAACCCTGTTGGATTATCCCAGTCTGCTCCTGAGCATCCTAGCGACACTACAGAGGCCATTAAACCTTTTTGACGAGTTCTTCTGCATACTTGTGTCACTAAATCTAAAATCACTGTCTCTATCTCCCACGCTTCTTTGTAATCCCTAGGAAGAGTCATTCCATTGCCAATCACCTTTTGATTACTGTGAGTGCCTGGTGTTACTGGGGAGTCATCGTATCCATTAGCTACTCGCCAAATAACCTGCCCATTTACTCCCCATTTGCTTAATCTTTTTATAGGTGTTTTTGCTAAATCACCAATAGTGCGTATTCCCATTCGAAGCAAATGCTTTTCCATCCTAGAACCAATTCCCCACATGTCACGGATAGGATTACTCCAAATGTGTTTATCCAGCTCATCTTTGTGTAATTGAAATATCCCATTCTTATTTTTTTTGGCAATCATGTCACAGCACAATTTTGCAATCACTTTATTTTCACCGATTCCACATCTGGCAAAAACTCCAGTTTCAATCATTATTTTATTTTGAATTTGTCGTGCAACATCCTCAATAGAATTGCCAAATAAATGCATGGAACCCGTACAGTCAATAAAAAGCTCATCAATACTATACGGCTCAACCAAATCGCTGAATGACTCAAGAATATCATTAATATGCATCGACACATCGATATACAATTGCATCCTTGGCCGCACAATCACTAAATCAGGACATTTCTTTGTTGCCTGCCATAATGCTTCAGCAGTAGTAACTCCAAAACTTTTGGCAAGTGGGCATGCGGCCAATATAATACCTGATCTTCTTTCAGGATCTCCAGCAACCACAAGAGGCTTATGCTGAAATTCCGGATGTCGAACTTTTTCCACCGATGCATAGAAACTTTGCATGTCAATTAACATTATCGAACGTTTAGTTCTGTGTGTCATTAACATTCCTCCACCTTAGAACATTTGTTTGGTAATGTTATTATACTACAAACATACGTTCCTTATGCAAGAGAAATTTTATGGAAATATATACAATTAATAATTTGTCTCCCATAAAGCATTTACAAATTTTGATTAACCTCTAACTAATTATATGTGTTATAATATGTACACAACACTAATAGAAAATACGGTGATCTATTATGGTAAAAATTATTTTCACTAAACATGCGAAGTTGAGATGTAAACAGCAAAATATTAATATGGAAATCTTAACAAATGAACTTACAAAAATTCCACCAGGGCATGGAAAAATCACTTGGAAAACTAATAACATGACACGGGTTGGCCTTGATTTTAAGCAAAGTAACATTGCACTCGTCACAACTGTAATCACTAAGCAAAAATATATGTCTACTATTAAAAATAAAACTGCCAAATATAATAAAGCTTAAGGCATATTGATTTAGTTTTTTACTCCCTTCTATGAAATCATGTTTTCATACTCTGTTAGATTTTACTTCATCTATCCTATCTAGCAGTTTATTACCCAACCTACGTACTGTGACTGAATTATGATAAACCTTATCAAACATCCTGTAAAATTCCCTATCGGCAATTACATCATATTTTGCATTATTTTCATCATAGCAAATTGCATATAATGATAACTGTCTCTTTAAGTATTCTTCCGCGTCACTTCTTGATTTGTGCCATTGTAGATCAAAGTGTTCATCTTCTCCAATTAGATATGTATACATTTGTCTCCTCTTTAAATCATGTTATTATTGTATTAGTTATATAAAAAATCGACATCTTCTCTTGACTCTAAGTGCCCCCAAACAGTTTGAGCAAAGACTAATCTGTCTCCAATGTAATCCCAAACTTCAATTTCACAAAACTCCTCTCCGTCAATATTTTCTGCATTATTTGCGTGAACAATAACGCATTTGTCTCCATTTAAAGCTGATCTAGTTCCAGCTTCAATAAGCGACTTGGTATTTCCTCGTTTAAAAATTCATAATTAATATTGCATATACTCCTTTATCAAACAGATTTTTTATTTTTCATGCTTTTCTTTTCCAGACAACTCCTTCATCTTCATAGGCAAAACCTCTACTGGGAATAACATCATTGTCATTCTGGTCAATCCCAATACTGAAATTATATTGTGCTGCAAAGTCAATTACTTTAGATACTGCCCTGCCCCATATCTGATGAACAGTTAATAGGTTATCAGATGAAATCTCAATAATTTGATCACCTTTAACTACAGTCATTTCACTACCTCCTTGCCTAGTATGCAAGAATCTTATGCATATTAATATCAATCAACATCTTATTGACTTTTTCATAATCTGGTGTTTTAGGCAGATCAGATTTTTCATATGCTGTTTTTAAATGGTTATCATATTCTTCAATCATCTTCAGAGCTTCATCAAAAGTAAACTTTCCATCTCTACAATTCAACAGTAATTCTCTGTTTCCTCTATATGTGCAAAAGGTACCTGTCTCAAGTATTTCAATCGCACTTGTGAGCAGTCTAACAGCATGAGAAAAGAATTTAGTGTCGTAGCCATGCTTTTCTATCAAATCTTGTCTTCCAGTACCATTAGAATTTTTCACTTTAATCTTTTGAATTTGAGAATGTGCATAGCCTCCAAATTTGTGTTTAATTGCTTTAGACAAAAACAAATGACGATTATTAATTAGTTGATGCCCAATAAAAGTTAATTTCATATAGTCTTGTGGTCTTAAGAATAGAATCTCAATGTTATTTGGAACCCCTGACATTGCATCCTTTACAAATTTATTAATATGTATGATATTAACATCTGTGTCGTCCTTAGTGTTTCTAAAATTTTTACCGCCGCTGCTATTGTACTCATTAAACGAGTTTAATCCTAGATAGTATTCAACTGGTGGAATGCAAACACCTTTATAATCTCGATCTGAGTCTTTGGTGTTTGTCCCGTATGCATAACTCCCAGTAGGCGCAAGAATAATTGTACGCTCTTCTAGCCAACCTGGAGCATCTGAATTAAGGCATAATTTATTCATTAATTTTTACCTCCTCTTAAACTTTATTATTTCTTCACTTTATATAAATCAAGAAAATTAGCTATGTCCCAAGAAACAATTTCAACAGACCCATCTGATTTTACATGTTTGATATCAAATCCTGTTATTTTGTACGTTTCCTGGTTAACATGAACGTTTACAATTTCAACTTCTTCTTTGTACGCCCAATGATAATACTTTCTACCAATTAATCAGATATACATAATTCATTTCAACCTCCACTTACTATTTCAAAACTTACCGAAGACCTCTTTCCGTTCCAAAAATTAAAATCGTATTTAAAAGTTTTATTAAACAATAACACCGTCATTTCAAAGTAATGCTCGTGTTCAAAAACATCGATTATCTCACCGATCACTTTAGAATCACTGCTAGTCCTGTCTGAAACAAGTATATTTAGATAATCGTTCTTATTTCCGAATTTAATTGCTTTAAATTTTACTGTCATTTCTTCTGAGCAGCTATCTCCTGTAAGATCAATTGCTGATATATCATCGTAAATTCCCAATTCACTTCGCATATCTTCGAGTGTTTTAATGCGCTCTTCTCGGGTAGTCATTAATTCACCTCACTTTTCAAAAACCTTTTCGCAAATTTTAATTGTTGCTCAATATACCATTTATCGATGTCACTTTGATCCTGGAGCCATCAACCATATGAAATTATACATCTTCAAAACAAACCCTCCTTATTTCTGCAAATAGAAATATTCTTTTTCTCCTGTTTCAGTGCATGTCCTGTGCATTCTCTTTCCTTCCACATCAAAATAAATACTAAACTTTGATGACTCTGGAGGAGGAATGATTCTCCACTTATCCGCGAACTCTTCCCATACATAAGAAACTCTTTCATTGTTTTCCCTGTTGTGTTTGATAATGTACTCAATTCTTTCAAAATTGTCATTATCAGTGCTAAAGCGTGTGCTACTGAACGGAAGAAAATCACAAGAATCAAGATCTGGCTCAGGAAAAATTAATAGTAAATCATCAGTACCAACTACAACAGGAATTTTTTCATACCATTTTATAACATCACTCATGAGCTTTTTCTTTGCTGTATTATTCTGCCTGTGTAATTCTCTGCGTTCTGGAGTAAATAAATTTCCTAGCCAGGATTCATCTTCAAATGGTTGATCTAGAATGACTTTAAACGACTTCACTCTATTCAATATCGTTTGTTCTCTGGTTTCTAGTGACATTTTTATTTTCCCCTCTTCACCACTATTATCATAAATCATCCTATTTCATATTTTCTCGTTGCTCAATGTATCCCTTAAAATATTCCCATTGTGCATCAAGTTCATCGATATTTCTTTTGATATAGCTTTCGGCAACAGAATCATCTACTAGCCCTTGGACAGACAATTGATACATTAGTTCAATCTTAGAGACCATTTCAAAAAACTCTTTTGCATATCCTTTAGCATAGTTCAGCCTATATTGATTAAGTCCATGTTTATTCATTCCTACCGCCTCTTTCCATCAGTTAATATATACATAGCAGCCCCATATTTTTTCATCCGTTCCTTGTCTTTTACTGTGAATTCGATAAGCCTGGACACATCCATATTATCTTCAATATCCAATATCTTAATTTTAGTCGCCAATTCATTTGTTTTTACTCTATAAATAAATTCATCGTATTTCTCACTCTTCCTTCTTGTGAGACAGTCAATAGCATCAACAACTTTATTAGAAAACAGATTTAGGCTTTGCAAATACTCCAGGGTGATTTCGGTATCCTCTACGATGTCATGAAGCAAAGCTACAATTCTCTCCTCTTCTGTTTCACATTTTAGCATTAAACGGAGAGGATGTAATATGTATGGATTCCCACCTTTATCATATTGTCCATCATGCATTCCTGTCGCTAATGTAATCGCCTTTGTCAATTGACTCATCTTCTCAACTCCGTTAATTTATTCTTTTGAAAGAGAGTTTTCATCGTTATTATCCCAAAACTCTTTGTAATACTTCTCACTAAAATTCTCTTTAGCAATCTTCTTTAATTCAGTAAGTTTGTTAATCATATCATCAATGTCACACATATGAATATAGTGACAATTTTCACCTTTTTCTTTTGAGTCCTCGTCATCTGGTGAGTAGCCATTATAATAGCTCCATAAATTAATACAGCCATCCCATCTGATTGACACTTCGGTATTATTGTATTCTGAGCCAACCAAAGTCATGGAAACGACTTCATTTTTGCCAGAATGATTTTCTCTATATACCTTTCTAATATCCCACATATTCTACTCATCCTCCTCAAATGAAACTGAGATTTAATTTTATGATTTGGCTAGTGGTATAAATTTAAAATATTCAGAGCCGAATTGATTTCTTAATTGTTCCAATCGGATAAAGCCATCGCTAATTGCTTCAATTTGAATCATACCAAAGTAGGCGTCCAGGAATCTGCCGTTGAATGAATTTCCTTCTTTGTTGATAATTAAAAATTCCAGAGAATCATATCCATGATCCTTTGCATATTCTTCAATCTCATAAATGTTCATGGCTTCTAAGTTCATATTTATTGCCTCCTTATGTAACATGAAAAGATTATTTTATAAGATGCAATATAGGTTTTTATTTTATGGTCGAGATTTATCTCTTTCAACCATATACCATTCATTATTGTGATTGTGTTCATGTTGAAGATATATTTTATTTGCGGTCTCTAGCATAAACTTGGCAACGATCTCATCGAGCAACCTGTAGCTTCCTTCTCTTAAATTATCTCGTTCCCAAGTTAAGGCTCGTAATTTATCTAGCGCTTCTGCCTCATCTGGAGAACCATATTTATTAATAATATGCATACATTTCTGAAGATCTTTAATTATCACAACTAATCACTCCTTTCTGATTCTATGAAACACTCGTTTCATGCTAAGTTAAACGGCGCTTATACATTTCTCTGAGCATCTTTAATTGTCTCATATTTTGATCATAATTAAGCCATTCCCTAGAAATTTCAACATGTGTAGGCCATTTGAAGTATTTTATTAATTGAGGAAATCGTTTGAAGTATTTAATATCATACACAGAGTAGAATGCCAAAGACGCAAATACAAATGCAGGCGATTTAATTTGATAACTCTTTATTCCATCGGTTTTTAAAAATCTCACAAAAGATTTAGCTGACACAGAATCTCCAAAAATAAATCTCACATCTGTTCTATTGTTTTTTATAAGATATTCATGTGTTTTTATCACAGCATCAATGGCTTGATAAGAAAAAAATGTGGAACGACTTTTGAATGGAAGAAGGGAAAGTTGTTTGAGCCCATCTTTTTCTTGTAAATGAATCGCTACGGCCTTTTGCACAGTAAAAGAGTTAAACAAGTCTTCTTCTCCAAAACAACCAAGGTCATTAACTATTACTTTTTTTCTCTTAAAGAATTTATATGTTTGCAATGAGACAATCAAGACAAAGATAATTGTTGGACAAAGTAGTAAATAAAGGAATGACATACTGAAAATATAGTCGAATCCATAAATCAAAACATTCACAAAAATCAAGCTAGCCACGCAGATTAAGAGTGGATCAGCAAATCTCATTGTTAGCATGTATGAAGGTCTTTCGAATGCGCTTTTTATGTAGCTCATATTTCCATCTCACTTATTAGTATTTTGCGTATCTCAATTTCTTTGCTTCTTCAATAACAACCTGGACGTCCTCATTCTCTACGATCATTCATTCTCCACCATATTGAATATAAAACACATTCCCAATGAACAGTGTTTAATTTAAAAGTCATTAATTTATTTTACTAGCGTATGTGTCATTTGTTTCTCTGTTCCTTTTGGATATATGATACTAAAGCAGCTTTACACACTGCCTCAGGCAATTGTATGTAAGGTTTCTATTTTTCTCCTCTCAAACTTAATCTGTACCTTTTTGATCATGGGTGGGGATACCTACCCCAAAAGCATCTTGAATAAAACAGCGTCCAACATGGGTGTTCAACCATCCAATAATTGTATCAGCAACAATCTCGGCAGTTTCTGGTGTTCCTTTGTGTATTGCGTTCCACACCTCATCAGAGACTGTATCAGGGTTTGTAGTGCGGTAAATAACATGTTGCATTATTTGATGCTTATATTTTGTAAGCCAAGTTTGCATCACATCAGACTCTAATCTTCCTTTACGATACAATGACATATCTTTGCAAGAACTAAATTCCATATTAACTCCTCCCATTATTTCATCTTAACAAGTGTATGACACTCTTCTTCTATTACAAAGTATTCACCACCAACATGAAAATTTATTACCATGCCTACTTCTCCAAACATCTTTACTGACTATCCGTTATTGAAAGGCTTGATTTGATAAGTTTTACCTTTTTCAAAATAGGTTCTAATATCAACTGTCCAATTTTTCAAACACAAATGTGCTCTCATTTAACGCCCCTTCCTAAAATGTCAATTTAGCTTGTCTATTGCCCAGTTATTGAAGCTAGATACGGAACATGATTTAATTCGATGGTCACAATCTGGATTATGCGGGCTAATTACATATGAAACCCTATTTGTCTCGTAATTAATCTTTACGATTTTCCTTATTGTATAATAGTCTCCGTAGAGACATCCAACTTCCAGACTAGATGCTTCTGTTTCTTTAATCGTCACCGTTTTTCCCATGTAAATATCACTTCCCTAAAATTAATAATATGCTTTGCGTCCTGTTAATCGCTCATAGTAAGCCCCAATAACTCGCTCTATGCCAGGAGGTATTGAGATGATACTATGAGCATTCATAACCCTCTCTATCGCTCCCAACTCAATTTGTCCATGAATGTAACCTTGCTTTTCTGCCATTTTATTTGCAGTTTTAATCATTCTTTTTAAATTAGCAATGAATTTCACATCTTCTGGTTCATCGACTTCTACAGGCTTATTAACTGTATCTTCTTGACATATGTCGCATTCCGTTTCGCTCCAATGTATATCTCTTCCACATTTACAACTGTGAACCATACGCCACCACCTTTTTGAATTAGTTCTCAAGAATAAAATTATTCTTTATTCTTTCATTAAATACTTATCTAGTAAAACCGAAAGGTTCTCAATTGCTTTTTGGGGATTGTTCGATTGCTCAATATAAGTAACAATAGTATCTCTAATTCCATTATCATTAATTGCTACTTCTCCGTACATATCTTCCATCCAACTTTTTATTAAAATAAGTTGCTCATTCGCTTTGGCATAATGTTCAGCTGCTTGTTCAATAGATTTTTGAATGTGCTCAGGGATTTTTTTCATTAAATTATCCGCTCCTGTCTTTTTGAAATTTGCTATATACATACTACATAATTTATTATGGATTATTTCAATGCCGCGCGATTTCAATTGCTCTTTGCTTAGTATCAAAAGAGCACCGAACTTGTTTTTATTTATTCTTTAAGTTTGAATAAATCCAAGAGCCACTTAGCTTCAAATCCATTTCTTTAATAGTGAATTTCCCACAGACAGCGGAGCAGACATTTATCCTTTTCTCTGATCCACTTTGAACAACTTATCTCCTGAATGCCAGCCAGTAGTATAGATCATTTTTGTATCGACCACTCTTCGCACGATTTCATACTCAAACCACTGTCTGTCCCGTTTCTGTTCGCTGATCAATCTTATATCTCTAACATAGAATTCAATTTCAGATGTCGGCTGCCAAGTCAATCCAACGTATTCATTAATCTCATATTCTGCTTTTTGTATCGCAGGTGTATCAACAATTTGATTTGGCAAATTAATTATTGCATAATACTCAACAGCATTTTCACCGTCAATGTTACTTCGATCTGGGACGAATATTAAACCATCGTTATAGTAAGCTACATCAACGTTTTCACCGTCAGATATTAAATAGTATCGCCTTTCTTCGGGCGGATTTGAAGTGTCATATAGCATCCAATTTATCATAATATTATCCTCCTATCATTTGCCGATCTGAGAGCCGCAAGATACACACTCAATTAGTTCTAGTGTGTAGTCTCCACACATTAAAATGAATTTTTTACTATCCACATCAACGCCCCCACGTTTATCAATCTCAAACTTTGCCTCATTTCCACAATTACATACGACCTTTATCATATCTCTCCTCCAAGCCCCATAAAACTATTCTTTCATAGCCTGTGCTCGTTCTCATCTGATTCTAAACAATAGTTGCTCCTAATTGCCTCCAAAGCCATCGCTTTTCCTTTCGCTGTTAGGTGAGGCAACAATTCAAGCAACAACTCCTCGCAAAATTGTGCATATTCATTGAATCCACCAGGCTTGTCAATCTCTTTTTCCAGTCTATTTAGTGCTTTATGTAAATCATTAGAGCGTATCAATATAAGTCTCCTCCTACTTGCACTCCAATACTTCAAATCCTAACTCTTCACCTTTGATCAACTTGCTCCAAACTTCCCTCAACTCATCTTCGGTAACGAAATCTTCCTCAACGTTATTTAAAATTTCTCTAATCATAATTTCCACATTAACATTGCCATATGCGTCATAGATCGATTCTTTCTCTACTTCATTAGAGCCAAAGTGAAAAACTCCTGCACCGTATTTGTGAAATACTTTATCAATGTAATCCCAATTGCGATCTAAATAATCTTCCACAGCCATTGACTCGGGGTCACCTACGGATAGCCAAACTGAGTGAATCCCATTTTCATAGTGTTTACTAGCTACCATTTTAACCGCATATTTGTCATATCGTGTATTAACCGCAAACCATATTGATTTTGTGATCTTATTTAGAAATTCGTTGTTGTTAATTAGTTCCACCACTTTCGATTCGATAATCATCAGCATTAATCAACTTCGGCTTACTCGCTTCCCAAGCTGCATTTAGTGCATTGTTTAGAACTTCGATTCCAACAATCTCAATATACCTTTTCATCATGTATTTATCTCTGTCATCCCTGTTGAGTATATAATAAGAATATTCTTCATTAATCTGACTATCCAAGAAGATCATTTTCCTCTTCCCTTTAGGAACGAATCTAACATTTTGAATGATATGATTCCAGTCATCTTCATTAAATATTACATTAACTTCCACTTTTCCAGCCTCTACTTTTTCTTCGTGTTTGTATGTACGCCACATGTTAACTTCTCCTCATCCTCTTCCTATAAAATAACCATTTGTTTCATGACATCAATCAATTATTCGTCCCTCTGAAGATAGATTTTCTTCTTTTAAAAGCCCAAATCTCTCGCCTATTCTCATCATTTGATTTGGATGATTTACTTTGTATAGCCACATCATAGCGCCTACACAGTGCTGTTCTTTAACTGTCGTTGGCTTATCTTCGTTATAATTAACAGTTTTGTGACAAGAAAAACTTTGATCTTGCAGCAGATCGCTTTTGATTTGAATGATGCGTTTATTGAGAATAGTTTTATTTGTGCTACTCCCTTCAACAAAAGGACAATCTTTACATGTTTGTTTTAGTTTGAACAAATCCCTGTCCTCTTTCTTATGTTTATTCTTTTTATACAAAAACTCTCTTATGAACTTTCTCACTCAAGACTATGAACTATCCCTTAATGCTTTATGTAAATTTTCATCTGTAACAGCGCGAATGTAGTCCTCAATATAATTCATACCACATAACTCCTTATAAATGGTATTGTTTAATTTAATACTTTCCATAATAATAAGAGCGATATGCCAACCATTTCCTATTTCTAAGTTAAGTTTAGCATATCGCTCTACATACAGTCAATTAATATTAATATATGTTATATGTATTTTTCTTTTTATTAGCTGAAACGAATATGTTTTGATTCTGGTGCAATTGTTGCTCCCTCAATCTTTACTTTTAATTTTAGATCTGCAAGAATATCTTTTTTAAGAATGTTATCAGGTTGCTTCTCACGATACTTCTCAGGGATTTTTGACTCATTGAGTATCAAAACAGATGGAGGATTTCTTTGTAGTCTAACTCGAAAGACACCTGCTTCAATTTTTTCAATATTATTATTAACCATTATGCCTTGAGCATATTGCTTCAAACCTTTAAATTTATTTTCAAGGTACTTACGGCGTTTGGCAAGTCTATCTTCCTCCGCTTTGAACATTTCAATTTCCGATTCGATATTTTTTAGGAATCTAGCAATGTTGTCGAGTTTATTTCCTAAAGCATCTTCAACGCTTTCTAGTGTTTCAATAAACATTTCCAGATCGTCTTCTTCAAGTTCATTGTCCCAGGAAGCATCAATAAATTCCATTAATTTTCTATATTGTGTTCCCAGCTCATATAATTTGGCCATATAAAGTCTCCTCTATTTTTCGATTTCTGTGTATCCTTCATTTAAAAAGCAGGATTTAAACTCATCGCATTTAGTTCTCCATGAATATCCAACTGTAAACTTTTTAGACTTTAAATCAATTTTCATGATTTCATCATACCCATTTCTGAATTCTGCTTCTTCAATATAGAACATAGTATTATAATATTTAGATTGATAAAATCTAATTCTTCGATCTTTTTCAACACTCTCATTAAATGATTTAACTCTCTTTTTTATTTCTTGTATCTCTTTGTTGAATTCAGGATTGAGCACATGTGCGAATCTATTCGTTACATTGTGACTTCTCCCAAAGGGCAACGATTTTGATTTACAGTGAGGACAGCCACTTGGGTATGTCCCATCTCCCATCAAAGTTCTTTCTCTGCTCATTTGAGACTCTAACATTTCTTTTGAGCAATTATAACAGATACTAATATCATCTTTAAGATACTTCGAGTCCATATAATCATTCTGAATGATTTCAATTTTCAAATCATTATCGATAATATAATCAATTAAGCGATTAGTAATATTGTACTTTTTACTGCACTCCTGACACATGTCTCCCAATCCTTGAATAGTGATAAAGCCTTCATTGTAAATGATTCCTGAATAGTAAATGGGCTTATTGTAGTTTTTATCACCTTTATTATGGTTGCGACTGGATCTAGGATAAATTTTGTAATCACTCTTTTTATCACAATAATCACAAGAGAGTATGTATTTATGTTTCCATTTCAGCATACCTGTCTTTTCTGAATTCTTAATTATTTCATTCATAATAGGCAGCTCAAAGCCATATGAAGATTCTTTCTTGGCTTCTTCAATTACCTTCTGAGCTTCTTCCGAAACCTTACCGTCAATCAGCTCTAGCTCATCCAATGAAAGTTCAATTTTATATCTTTTGGTTTTAATTTTCAATCATTCTCCTTAAGTAATTTTATCAATGTTTCCTTTGTTTTTTTTTATAAAACTGAAGATGGCAATTAGCTCACGCATATTACGTTTATTCAGCAACTCTGCACATTCATCTCTCAAGGTAAACAATTGCTCTTGAAAATCATTTCGCAAAGAAGAAGGACAGTCAAGTGTATCAGGTACTGCATTTAAATGACCTTCTTCGCTCTCATGGCAGCAAGTATCAAAATTGTTCCATAGGCAGTGATTGTTATTACAGTTCATTTTCACTCTCCATTCTATGTCTAAAGTACAATTTTCTATTTTCTTTTTTGACTTCGCACCACTTGTGCTCAAAGTCTGTCAATGCCTTAGATAGTGACGGTTTTGGTGACGAGTAGTGAGTTTCACAATATTTCAGTATCGTGTTCATATCCAGCCAGCCGTCTTCGTTTACCTTCCTGAGATCAATCAACTTATTATCTTCATACCACCACAGTCGAACATTTCTTACGTCACTTCTAACACTACTCAGAAGCTCACGGACGCGGTTCATGGTTGACCTATATGGTGTAACATATCCACCGCCTGATAAACCTCCTGATATATTGCTATTATCAAAATCATGCTTATATTGTTCGATTATTTCTTTGAAAGGATTATCATTTCTAATATTTCTATGAAATTTAGCTTTAAGATGAGATTTGAAACCATGAACAATCATATCGCCAGGATTCAAGTCCGAATAATTCATCTGACATTCATAATCTTTCAATGGTCTTACATACAGCAGTCCGATACCAAAAGTTTTGCATATATATTCGACCAACCAATTATCGAGCCTGGGACTATTTTTCTTATCTTTCCATGGGACAGCTACGTACACATAGTTTGCCATTTTGTATTTAGACCAATATACGGCTTGATTTAACAAATCAAGTGATAGGCTTACCTTAAGCTCAACCACAGTCGTCATACCTGTTTCTGTGTCGATGCCAACAACATCTGCTCGTTTCATTGTTCCACTAGGAGTTACTTCACTGTACACTTTTAAATCGTGCGATTCCAGCCAGCGTTTGACTGGCTCATACAATTCAATTTCCTTCATTTTTCAATTTTCTCTGCATGTGCATATTTGCTATTCGTTCCATCTGTTTTTGACGCTGATCTTCAGTGTACACTCTCGGTTTAGATTTTTGTCGGAAGGAAACTTGGTTAAAATCTAATTCAAAGTAATGTCCTCCATCTGAATCGACACGAACAGGTTCAGAAACTTTACTGATCTTGTTGATTAGTCTGCTTTGGCAGCTATATATTCTCCACAATTTTTTTTCTTCATCAATCTGCAAAATAGTCTCTCTTTCTGCTGGTGATAATGCCATTTATTCATCTCCTTTGTTACTTTTCTACTAAGGTAGTTTCCAAATTATATCCTCGTTGCAATGCGGACAATTAACACAGAAACAAGTAATCCCATTCAATTCTCCATCTTCTTCTTGTCCAACTGTCAGAATCGTATTCGTTTCAATATCAAACTGCTCATCACAATCTCCACAGTAACCAACAATCATCTATACAACACCTCTTTCATCTATAGTTTTAAAGTAATTATTTTTATTTCATTTTCTAGATTATTAATACAATCTTTCATTGTGTAGCTGACATAACCATGATCCTTGAATTCTTTATAGCCTAGTGTTACGTCAGTCACGCTGTATGTGTAACCACATCTTTCTATGTACATTTCAATACGCCTGCGTGGATCAGTCTCACATTCATATTTTATTTGTTCCTGTCTACGTCCCACAGAAGTCATGCAAGCCGAATCCAACTGCCTGTAGTCACCTAGTCCCTTATCTATCACATCAATCACGATATAATGTGGTACTACGTAGAATCTCTTTCCGCATTCGTTACATGTGGGGTCATCAAAAGCATATGCTTCAATGTCTTTATTCCGCGGAATGTCTTTCAGATCAAAATCAGCATTTTCAAAAACAACATATCCTTTGCATCCTGGTTTATTACAACGATGTGCTTCAATTGCCATTTACATTCCACCTTTATCAATTTGAATTGGTCGCTATACAGAGTACCAATCAATCAACTCTGAACCACCTTTTTCAATTTCTTCTTTTGCGATTTTAATGCATTCATCAACTGTGTAAGAGGTCACTGTGAAAGAACCTGTCTTATCTTCTTTTTCCCAGTGAAATCTCATTGTTTCCATTCATTAAACCTCCTTAATTTCAGTATATATGCATTAATAACACTTAATTTTTCTTTTTGAATCTAGAAATCAATCCTTTTGCTGAGCAACTAATTGTTCCTCCATAGATGCCCAAACCTACAACCATAGCACTAAACATTAATGCGATTGCCGTGAGGAACCATGCTAATCCACCTGTAACTGTCACGCTATAATCAGGAAATGCTAAACCAAGATATAGTGACATAATGATAAGAAGATAAAGCAAACCATATTCTTTAATATGTTTTTTCATTTTTATATTCTCCTTTCCTTTTCCATTCAACCTAATTTCACCAATAAAAAGTTCAACTTTTCAAAGCGCATGCGCATATTTAAACCAATATTCCCAATTATCAGCCATCTCAGCAAGCACATGACCATGACAAGCTGCTGGACTGCAGTAACAGCATAATACTTTACCCTTCAAGTCTTTTAAGTTAAGCAGCAAATCCTTTTGATTCACTATCCATTTCTTAAAACACTCAATTGCTTCCTCTCTTGTGCCTACTTTGAATTCCGCTTTTGTGTTTTTCATATGAGAAAATGGATTGCCCCACATCGATCCACGTCCAATGTAAATATCATAGGGAACCTTATGATCTTTGTTGACCACTGTTGTTTTTATTGGTTCTAGGTGATTCTGCAATGCCCATTCTAACTGCTGTGACTTGGTTTGGTATTCAACTCTGCTGTTTTTAATATCTTGGATTACATTTCGAATATCTTTGCCACTTTTAACTATAGAAGATGTCATTACTTCAATCTCATTTTCGTTTACATATTTAATGATTTTATTTATAAGTAATCACCCTTATTTTCAATCCATATTTCTTTGCAATGTCATACATATGCTTACTTCCTTTACTTTCACCGTCCCAAAATAATGCTAGGGCATCTCCTTCTTCAGCCATCTCTACATTTCTAATATATCCAGCCTTTTTTCCTAGTTCATCCCATTTGGCAGGATGAGAAGATATTACATACCCCTTCTCTAAAGCGTATCGTTCACCAAGTTTATCAGCCCCTCTTGCTGCACCTGATATGATACAAATCTCATCATTAATATTTTGAAGCAGTTTATCGAGTGACGAGCATACTAGGTCATAATCATTAAAATCACGAGAACCAGCAACTATTAATTTAAACATTTTATTTGAACCATTCCTCCCAAGATGAGAATATACTATTTGAAATGCGGTAGTGATACCGCCCAATCATAGAGTCGCTTATTAGAACTCAAAACAAATTCAAATTTACTCAAATTATCGGAATCATTATAGTTGTTTCTAATTGTATTTCCTGCATAATAGGTGCGTTTAGAGTTAATTGTATCCACATCATACTTAAAACCTTGTGGAAGAACTCTGAATTTTTCCACTTCTCCTTCAAACATTATATAAGCATTTGGTGGATGATCACTATACCAATGACCACTGCAACAATATTTTGTTGCATATCCCTTCTGATTCAACAGTATAATTGTAGGAGCGATTAATTCGTCTATTTGCACGACATCCCCATGGCAGGAGTGTTTTGGACAATCACACTTACGTTTATTCTTAGCATTGGAAAGATTTAAAAATGAACTGTCATAAATCTCATAACAAGTTAAACAAATATACACAAGGCTGTCCTCCTCTTGGTTTCATACAAGTTCAATTCATATCATAGAATATCTATATCTCATCAACATACACAACTGAACTTGCCTAATTGAGTTGAAGTGAAAAGTGAATATTTTTTACCTAAGATGGCTATAATTAATCTTAGAACGTAAGACTGGAGGTGAATATTAATATGAAATCAATAAACGGGATGGTATATGGTGTTGATCAGGCTCGCCCTGGAGAATGGAGAGTTTACTGTTTTACAACGAAATCATTTTCTAACGAAACTTTCAAAACTGAGCAAGAGGCACTAGACGCACTAAACGGTGATGGCTTTAGTTTCTTCTATTAGTTCTTTTGTATTGCGGAGAAAGGGGATTTTAACCTCTTTCTCTTTTTTATACTCTTCTCTTATTTATAATGACGCTTATATTATCAGGAAGCTTAAAAATGAACTGCTGTAAATCTCGTAACATCTAGTAAAAATTTTGCTGCCTCGTTTTTGAAGTTAATCAAAACTTCTTAATCCTATTAGTGTGCAACCTATATTGGTTCTCGTTGTTCTTCCGTGAATATTAATATTTCCATATACACTGTCAATTCTCAGTTCTCCAACTTTCTCAGTATCTTCAGAACTGAACTCGAATTGAAAATCAATCTCCTTGCTAGAACTGAATCCAACATCCATTCCGTTATAAAAACATATGTATTCAATTACGACTGTTCCTTTAACAGTGCCTTTATCTTCAGTAGCAGTATTTAAGTAACCCCTATTTACTTTTATATTTGTGATATCAGAGTTTGTGTAAAGTTCGTTGTGAGTTACTACCTTACAAAAAACAATATCTTGCTTTAATAGATTCGTCATTCTATTTACTCCTGTGAAAGCATCATTTCAAATTATTAATAGTAATGAATATAACTCTTCCAATCCCACGAACTTAGATTCTCAATTTGCTCTCTTTTAGGAATTATGCGAGGTATAATTATGTCTTCAACATATTTTTCATCAATATGTTGATCAACATATACTTCATGATATCTAATAACTCTTTGATCGGGACTGAACTTTAGACTTCTTATCAGTTTGTGTTCTGTTTCAAAAGCATTATAAAAGCTTTTTACAATCTTTTCACTCCACTCTTCCAGTAATCGTTCTGTTTGGAGAACTGCGGTTAATTCAGATTTCCCAAACACAACAATATTTGTTTTGGTGATTAAACTACTCATCTTCGTCATCCCAATAAAGATTCTTTACAAATTCCTCACCATCTTCATATGCCTCTTCAATTAAACCATCAACTGACTTTGAAAATGGAGTATCGCCATTCTCTTCTTCCCGATAATGAAACCAATTTTCACAGAAGTATTTAAAGAAATTACCTTCATCAGTAATTTTATATCCGTCTGGGTGATTGTTTATTACAATCAGCAACGCCTCTTTACTAATCGTAACAACAATTTGCTCTTCTTTTTCTTCGATTTGTGCAAAATAATTATTATTATAAGTCATTTGTGTAACTCCTTTTTAATTAGATTAGTAAGCTTTGGCTAATTTATAATCATCTGCATGCTTCCATTGTCTAAACCATTCTTTTGAATGAACATAGAATACATCTGCATGTTCTTGACTATCGTTCACAGTCCAGGTCTTTGTTTCTATTTTGTAATCACCCATCCCAAATCGCTGATAACATTCTTCTTCAACGATATTCAGTCTGTTTGTTTTCCAGTATGATTTAAAAGGCCAAAAGTCAACATCTGCTTTTGTGCTGCCTACTTTCCAATTCTCAATCTTCCCATCGAGCAGCAGTACATTAGCGTGTAGCTCATAAGGATATTCATCGAGCCTACTCATTGGTCATCATCCTCACCATCAAACCCATACCTTCCGTCTCTGTTTTCGATATAGAGTCTCCTCGATTCATGTCTTCCGTCCCTAATTTCATCTAGGGTTTGTAAGTTGGGTGCATAGAACCACTCTAGATCTTCAATATAAACACCTGTCTCATCGGACAACTTTTGGAGTCTTTCAACAAACTCTGAAAATCTTTTCACCTAGATCACACCACCTAAAATTCGATTTACAACCTCGTTGACTAATTTATTGTCTGCCTTGCCTTTTACAATTGGCATAATACTTTTCATTACCGAGCCTTTATCAACAGCGTGACCATTCTTCGCGAGACCTGAAATAACTAATCCCACTTTGAAAGCAACTTCTCCTTCATCCATCTGTTTATAAATCATTCTATACACCTGTTTCTATGTATTTTTTTCACTTTCCATTTTCTCCAAGAATCTGACTGCTTGTAAATATCCCACTCGTACCGACCTTTGAATAAAGCCAATCGACACATCGCTCACCTGTAATTCAGATTCTTTTACAGCAGCTACTGCTAGAGGATACTTCTCAACTTCCCAAAACAGTTCAAGCTCCTCCCATTCAAAATTCCTCATTTGAAGCACCTTCTAAAGGCTTTCTTAGTGAATTTTATAGTGTAGAATGGAATAGTAATTAAATAGTAAACTGCGAACATCACCATTACAAGAAATATCACCAGAGGCATTCCATACCATTTAATATATCTTTTTCTGTCAAATAGTTCCTCCCATGTGTTCGGGAAAATGCTACCCATTTTACTTCTCCTTCCAAGGAAACTGTGCCTGCTCTTCACTCAATCCCCATTCGATATAGCGATGTTTAATTTTCTTGAAATAATAATTAATTTGATGTCTCAGTATGTATTTAAATCCAAAATTAGGTGTGTAGAATCTTTCAGTTCTGTCTGACCAGCCATTTTTATTGTATGTTTTGATATCGACTCGTTGATATAATTTTCGTTGTATCATTTGAATTTCAACGCCTACGCCCTTATCTTCGTCTAGCAGCCTTTTCACCGTATCTACACGTTCAACTTTAATTCCTGTCAATTTTTCACCTCTCAAGTTTTTTATTTCATTTTCACTCACCAGATTATTGAACTTTACTTTTTAAAATGTATAATTAGCTTTATTAGAAGTTAGAGAAGCGATATGTTCCATTTGGTCTTCACTCAAATACACATTAAAAGTTAATCCTTTGTATCTCGTACACCCTTTCTCATAATATTATTTACAATAAAAACTAAAATCTATTGCTACTCTTAACAAGGTTAATTTTTCACCTTGTTAAGAGTTGATATACTCTAACACATTAAATTCAGATTTGCAATTTTTATTTTTTAAAATTCTATCTCAGAGGAAACTTCTATTTCATCTTGTGAGCATCGAGTTCATAAATGCTTGATCTAGGCAATTCTCTTCCTTCGATTAATTTGATTTTTCCAGATTTATAAGAACTCCAAAATTTATCTACAAACAAAGAACTGTATTGATGAATAGCCTCCTCATAATTGTCAATTGCAAAATCCCTAAACCAACCAGAGCATAGAGTGGTACAAATCCGTTTTAAAGCCTTCTTGTAGCAATTAAAGTAATCCATCCAATCTTCCCCTGCTTGCGGTATAATGTATCTCTCAAGCGCTATAGTATAAGCTTCTTCCTGGACTGCCTGTAACTGATATGTATAAGGAAGTTCAAAGAATAAATCTTTCTCGCATTTAGCCATAGTAAAATCTTTCTTCATCATTTCATAAACTGGTTTCTCATGATGTTTCATAACTTCGTGGATATCATCATGTATAAAGTAATTTTTCACTGCTAATTTTGAACTGAAAAAATCTTCGTTGGAAACATTAAGTTTTGGTGTTTTGAATTTTGAATACCTTTCCTTCGCTTCCTCACTACGCAAGAAATAGTATTCTTGCATCAGCCCATCGTGTTCACTCTTATTAGCCATTTTCCTCAAAAGGTTATAATCATCCATATTCTTTTCGAAATGTACTGGATAAACCAAGTGAGATCTCTTGGTTAACATTTGATACTCTGGAGTTAAAGTTGCAAATTGATCATCTAAAAAACCGTCTATTACAAAATCGGTAACTGCTTCAGCATTATCTAATAGTAACTTTGCCGATGATCCTTCGGTTGCGATTTCTATTTCATATTGCTTTCTCTCTTCATTTTTTAAGGCGACTGCTTTATATTTGTTTAATTGTGTAGGATAAATTTTGAGAATATATTTTCTGTTCAAAGAATACCATTTATGAAATTCATCTTGTGACATGAGTACGTCATAATCTGCTTTGAGACAGCGATTAACTACCTCATCGGTTCGTTGTAGTCTAAATGTCAAAGCTTTTGATCCAATTACAATCATTGTCCGCACCTTATTCTTCGTAATATGAAGACTCTTCCTCTTCATAGTAAGAACTGCTCTCTTCTTCATAATGATCTGAATCATCTCTGAATTTAGCAATAAGCTCCTCCGGTGTGACTAATAGTGGAACATTATTCTTTTCGGCATAGTGTTTAACTTCATACAATTTATTTTCTACATGTTCTAAAACATCTCCATAATAGGTGTGAATATTCTCCTTAATAAAATCCTCAATCTCCATAATCTTTCTTGCAACATACATGAGGTTCTCCATTTATGTAATCTCCTTTATAATTATAATTTGATATGAAACCCTTATTTCATACTATTCGTTTTCATATTTCAATTTCAGCTCATTGTATTTTTTTCTTTCATTATCCTCTTTAATTTTAAGCATTCGTTCTCGATACCTATCTGCCTCTTCTTTCTTAATTCTTTCGTACTCGCTAATATCATGATCTGTGACAATCCCTTTTGAATTAAGTTCCTTTCGTAGCCAGGAGTGATCAAACAAATACCTTTTCGCTAAATGCTCTGGAAAAATACTATTACACTTACCATCACTGTCAGATTCAACATCGATAACTAATACTCCACCATCACCTGTAACAATTGTTATGTAGTCTGCAAACTGAGCCATATGCGTAAAAACAATTGTTTTGCCTAGTAGTTCTTCCTCTTCTGTAATGAAAAACATTCTATTTATCCTCCCCATATATCAATAATGGTCTGAATTGACTCTAACTGTTTCAACATCGTAGGCAATATCATAGTAATCCAATGCTTTGAAAAAGCCATTAATCCTAACATGAATCTTATTGTGATAGTAATCGCCACTCATGATTAATTTATTATCATCTAAGTCATAGAGACTCACATCATATTCATCTTCCAAAAAATCTCTGTCATCTGGAGCATATGCATTAACTAATCTAAACTTCAATGTTTGATCATCGTTACTTCTAAACATCCATATCAATCCTTTCAGTGTTTGCCACTATAAAGAAGGTTGGATTGTAATTATACTTATTGATCCAGGCGTCAATGACCTCCACAAGTTGCAGCTCAAGCTCTTCATAATGCTCAGTTTTTACGTGGCTTAAATAGTCTTCAGCAACCTCTCCCAATTCATCGAACATAGAATCGGTAATGTGTTCTAGAATACTGTCCACATCAACAGTGGCACCATTACCCACTTCTTCGACTTGGGCCACATAGAAACTATTGTAATAATCCTTTTCAAAATATTGTTTACCTTCTTCTATCGCCTGCTCTTTTGTGTCGAAATATTTTCCCTCATTAAAAAACTCCTCATTACCACTGAACGTCCATTTGCCGTGATTGCTCATAATATCCTCCCTTTTAAACTCCTTTGAGACTTACGCTTCATTCACAATAAACCTCAAGTAAAAAGCCTAATATTTTTGTCTTAATTGTTCCCGCAGATGATGAAATATTGAGTTCAACTAGATCTCCAAATTCATCATATAACTCTGCGGATAAATACATATTCTTAATATCATAATTTAATTTATCAGTAAAAATACTAGGAGGCTTATCGGATTCGTGAAATTGATAATGTTTCTGACTATTATAATCGATCACCTTATCACTCATCACATCAAAGTAGAAATTATGTCCAGATAGATTTAGTTTGTATTCATTCAACAGTCTTTCATCTGAAATGAATACATATTCCTTCTTTCTTTTAGATTCGGCATATCTTGCTTCTTTAACATCAAAATAATCTTGTGACAATGTGTGAATGTACGACTTATTTTTAATTGGAATGATGAAAAAGTCATAGTATGAACACATATGCCTTACGATATCCTCCAAATTTACGTATTCTTGCTTTACTAATAGTTTGTGCAGGACTTGTTCATAAAGACTATCCAATCTCTTTTTACTGTAATATTTTCTCGAATAGATCAGCATGTCATCATATTCGCCATTTCCAGTACTCAGTTTATAAGCATAGATTCTCATCTAGTTCTCCTCACTCATTATTCCAGACAAATCTTCTGGAAAATCAAGATAATCATATTCATCCCTCAAATGTTCTATGTCCGTGATGGACAATTCTCCAATAGCTCCATTATCGAATAATGCTTTAAGTACGCAAAATGATGACAACGAATGTCTCTCAGCAACTTTCTTTCCGTCAAGGTAAATACTAAATGAATTTTAAGCATTCTGCCTTCGCTCCTATTGTGGTGTGTTTAAAATTACGTTTAACTCTTCGATAAACTTTTTGTAATCTTTACTCTTCCGTCCAATGCATTTACAGTACTGATTGGCAAATCTACTTCATGTTCATCTAAATAATCCTCAATTTCGGAAACTTTGAACTCGTATTTTTCGATCAATCCAAGCAAATATTCAACAATATCGTACTCTTTTTCATCCATATGTTTCATTCCCCTTTCATTATGAAATCACCATTTCAATCCTAAAGTTCTTCCCATTTAGATATGTATGATTTAGCCGCTGTGTTGTCTGTTGTGTAAAGAATAGTTTTTCCGTATGTTACGAAGCACAACAGCTTCCCCTTAGAAATCTCTTTAGCAAATCTAATATGAACATCTCCATTGCTAAGATATAGAATAACAACCCTTTTCCCAAATATCTTAAATAGTCTTCTCCACATTCTTTGCTTCTCACCTTTTCAGTTGTAGTAGCTGCATCAACTTCGAATTATTTTAGTGTAAACTTGGCCCACTTTTATCATCTCTCAACCGTTTAAATACAGGAAATCTTAATGAGATACCGCCATCTTGATTTGACGATTCTTCAAAGTACTGAACCTCAACAATACTGCCCATAATCTCTTCTCTTGTATTCCAAATATGGTCTCGCTCGATATCTGTATAGCCTGAACCTACTTTCACCTCATAGCCCTTGTAATCCACGATCAAAGCTCCAAGAGTGCCTTTAAATTTACCACTACCCTCTTCATAGCCCGTAATTCTGAGATCAACTGTGTGCATCTCTTTTACTTTTAGTAAGACATCTGAACGCTTGGTAACATAGTGACCTTCTGCTGTATTAATCATAAGACCTTCATGGCCGTCTTTGATTGCTTTGTTTAACAATTCGCTAATTTTCGTCTTATCTTCACCAACGTACATAGTTTGCAGCAACTTCACATATTCAGTGGTCAGCAAACTATTAAACAAAATCTCCGAATCAATTCTTCTTTTTTCATATGTATTTTTGGACTTCCCGTTTACAAACTCTTCTAATGGCAATGCATCAAATAAATGAAATTCCAGATCTTTCTTAACCCCATCTTTCCGAACAATTTTTTGTGTAGCCCTGAACAAATCTGCACTTGGTAGATTTCCTGGGTTGGTGAGAAGCAGTTCACCATCGTATACATAGTTATCAGGTAGACTCTTCTCGATCTGTGATTCAATCTCAACTAGTTCATCAATTGGCTGTCCTTGACGAGTGAAGAACTGAACGCTGCCATTCTTTTTGATTGCTACACATCTGATGCCATCGAGCTTCAATGTCACATAGAACTTACCCTTGATCTTGTGGCCGTGATCTTTATAGGACTTTGCCAATAGTACTTCGAACTCAGGAATTGTTCCTTTCCCATACACTTTGTTAATTGTTGATGCTGTAATTCCACACTTAAAATCCTTTGTAAACATCTCTTGAAGAAAATCATGTACAGGTGAATCGATGTTAGTATCATATGTATTTATGAAATTTGCAATTGCCTTTATATCTTCATCTTTTCCAGAATTATTAGTAGAGATATATTCCATTACATCAAAAACATTTTGAAATTGGACTGGATAGTTTTCGTCTTGAAAGTTAGCAAATTTCAGAAGTTTCTTATATTTAATTCCTGTGAGACAGAATGGATCATACATGAATTTTAGAACATTCCTGAATTCCTCATTGTCTTTATTCTTTTCCAAGATTGCTTCTTTATCTTTTCTGCCTGATGTCTCTTTTAAATCGTGAAAAGTTTTAACTATATTTTTCATTCATAATCTCCTTTTATTGTCCATTTGTATTATTCTTGAATTAAGTTTCAATTACAAAGTTCTTTTAATTCCTTTTCCAAACTTTTAATTTTCGCTCTAATATAAGCAATTTTTATACCAGTTAATTTATTGTATTTATCTTTGTAGCTACATTTAGCCACACCCTTGGAGCCATCATCTAACAAAACAATAGTCTCATCTTTGGTATGAATAACTTTCTGTTTTCGCTCAGGAATTCTAAAATAATCTTGCTTTAGAAAGCCTGATGATAAAGACAACTCTGTGAAGTGTTGGCGAACTTCTTTGTAGACAATCTCTTTGACTTCAGTGTTAGTAACTTTATTATTCTTCATATTATAAAATCTCCTTTTATCGTAATTCTATTAAGTATTTAATAGTTAATTGATCTTCTTTGTAAACTACAATCTCGTCATTTTTAAGCATGTCTCCAGCATGGGCATGCAAACAATTGCTTTCTGCACAAGACTTTTGAAGTTGTTCATAATTAAATTCATAATATTTTTTATCGAAAGAGTGAACATTATATGGTTTTCCGTATGCAACATCGAATATCCCCATGAAAGCTGAATTGGAATTTCCACCTGCCCAATAAGAACCATTCAAAGAAGTGTAACCCAAGCTTTTCTGTGCTTTAGGTGCAAAGTAGATACCATGCCCAAACATTTTTCCTGTGATTGCTGCCGCTGGTCTAAGTACTAATCCAGTATTGATAATACTCCAAAAATTCTCGTTTTTAGAGCCATGGAACAACAGTCTCTTATCTTTTAGCTTATTGTGAATAAGAAAATCATCAAACTTTTTCTGTGTTCTAATATTTGTTACTTTCCAAGCGCGATAAAACTTATTCTTGATTGATCCCATCTGTTCTTTTATTAAATTATCTTCTTCAGTTGATGTATCTTCAAATACAAGCCCCATAGCCTCTAAAATAGTTTGTTTGGGCTTAGCATTAATTTCTTCCTGTATCACCTTTTCTTCATCTTCTTGTGATACCTGACCTTTCATTACATCTAACAAATCTTGCTCCTGTTGAAGGATCTGAACAAAATCATTAGTACTTGTAGCTAGGTGTCCTTTTACATTTCTCATTTTTCTGGGTATTGTTTTAAACAATTCAATAAGAATAGCATTGAAGCGATCCATGGAATCCGTATTCATTAACTTATTAATTACTATTTGAGCTTCATCTATCATTGCCTTTGTCACTTTATTTGACGAGATAGTATAATTGTCTTCAATAGCTTTTTTTGCCATTGCTTGCAGCCTAGTAACAATCGTGGAGATGCTTATATTTTCAATCTCTAAATATTCTTTTCTCTTTGCTGTAATAGGCTCAGAAACAAGCCTGGTTTGATCTACATATCCTTTCTTCAACTTGCTCTTTAATGTAGATTCCCACCTTGACATCGGATACCTGGTGGATTGATAACCTGACGTACCTATCCTGCCAAATTGAACATCGAATGAATCTCCATCTTTAATCATTCTATAAAATTTATTATTATTCGCGTTTGCTTCCACTTTAACCAAATAAACTGAATTCAGTCTGACACTCAATTTTCATACCCCCTCTATATGATAAATAAATCTGTTGCAACTACGATAACAGCAAGTATCTTCAAAATTAAGAGTATCGCTTTAATACGTCCATTCTTCTTTTTTGTAATCCCTACAACTACTAATTTCATCATTATTGTAAAATCCATCTTTTGCATCTTGATATTTTGATTCACAGAATTCAAAGCAGTCATATTCACCTTCCACAACTTCAACATTGCATTCGTGATTAAAGTTCTCACAATCCAAGCATATACTATCAGTGTTTACTTTCAAATCTTATTCCCCTTCTCTTCTTTCTTCAAAGTAGTTAACTGTCTTACCCTGGCTCAATGCATATTCAATTTCTCTTTTAGTGCTGGTACCAATATACCCACCAACATTAATAACATAAATCTCATCAGCCATATCTATTTTTTGAAAGTGAATTCCGTCCAACATCTCTTTCTCTTGCTCCGTGACATGAATGTGGTCTGCGTGTCCAAATACACCTACTGAGATTACTACATTACCCTCTAAAGTTAATGCGGCATTCATTTCATTAAACTGATCTTTGAATTTTGTTGATCCACAGAGTGTGATCACTTTTTTCTTTGATTCTCTCCTGCATTTACTAGGATACTTATAATGAATCGTTTCATTACAAACTCCACAAGCCTCAATTCTCATTTCCTGCCTCCTATGAAAGACGAATTTCATGCTATTGAACTCTCTCTGAGAGCAATGGATAAATTTCAGTTGCAGCGTAACTGTTTGGATCATATGTATAGTTATGAATGTCTATAATTTCGGCTGCACCTTCAATCACTGGTTTTTGGTATTGATTGTCGCTCAACACTTTGAAACTTTTATCGACAATAACCAATCTTAACTTCTTATTGAACAAGTTAGGCACACTGCCTGAATTGATGTAGTAATTTGTTCTTCCATGTCTATTTTTGTGCATCCAAAATTCAAAGTTATAATTTTGAACCAATACGATTTCTGCTACTTCAATAAAATCATTATCTGTATACATTTATCATTCTCCTATTCTATGTATTGATAAGTCTCATGATTTCATCATAAAGTTCATTCTTTTTGAGATATGATCGCTATAATATGAACCATATTTCTTTTCATTGAATACTCGTTTATGATCCCTGATTATCTCTTTATGGTTGGCAATTCCATAGACAAAAAACGTCAATGGGAATAGCAATGTAGTAACGCATTTGGCAATCAAACTCGTAAATCTGTGCATAATAATGTGATTATCATTACAGTAATATTCATAATAATCAGTCCAGGTTCGTTGACGATACTTGAACAGTCTGTTGTGCTGCTTCTTCGTCAAGTTAAATTGTTTGTATCCGTTTTTCAGTGGATCAGCATATTTAAATTCGCTCAAATATTATCCTCCTCATATATCTTCATGTTCTCTCCGACTTTTTCTCTAATTTCTTTTAATTTCTCTTCAATTGTGAAGATCGAAGCATACCACTCATTAAGAACAGTCATATCCACTATTTGCCCATTGTTTTGAAATAGAGAAGCAAACTCTCTTACTTCGTCTGATAGTGCAACAATGTCATTAAAGTACTCTTCCTTGGCTGCTACTATAAGCTTCAATTTACAACCTCCTATAAAATCCTGGATTCATGCCACTTCAAATGATAACTTTTTTCCTTTATCATTAAATTCCCATCCTGATTTGCCAGTACCAATACAATCGGGACAGGTGTAACCTGTGTCGAATGGATGTTCTCTAACAGTGCCATATCCCTCACACCAGCGACAATCAGGTAGTAGCTCCCAATGATGATCTTCTTTAGAGAAAAGGTATCCTTCAGAAATAGCTTTTTTAAGAAACTTCTTTGTTTTCCTGGCTACTTTGATGTCATTGTAAAAGTTGTCTAAATAGCGATAATGTTTGTGGTTAAAATAGATTGGTCTTCTCAAACCAGTTCCTCCATACCTCTCCAGAGTTTGTAATTATCTTCGACCAATTTATAAAAGTCTGAAGAGCCTTCACCTGAAAATTTGTCATTGAGGAGATCAACCATTTTCTCTCCGTAATATGTATTAATATTCTCTGCAATTAAGATATCTGCTACAGAATCGCGATCATAATTATCGGTTTTAATAATCTTCATCTTCATCATCCTCCGCTTTGTTCTCCTCAAACAGTTTCTCAGATGTCTCTTTTAGCTGGTCAATTTTCTCAATAAACTCTGCAAAATACTTCTCACTGTAGAAGCACTCACCATGTTCAATATCTGCCGAGATGCTGTAATGAAGCTCTCTTACTTCACTTCTCAATGACATTTTTGTCCTCCCTATGAAAAATCTCCATTATTAATATATTTAATATTTATAGCTTATCCTCTGAAATTTCGCTTAAACATTACAATAAACCAGATTAGATAAGGCAACCAGATGATTGTTAATGTAATGCACCATAACCAATGCGGCACATGAAAATAATCTTTGTACATATAGCTACCATCATCATTAACCTTAACCAATCTTGAAGGTTGTGGGAGTGCTCTGTAAGCACCAGACCAAAAGAAAATAGAAAATCCTATAATTAAGTAAATACTGGTAACAATATAAAGCATGTTTTTACCTCTTTAATTTTTCATTTATTAGTGATTCAGCAATACTACTAACTACTCTTCATTGTGATTTTATTTAAAACTTTGAAAGAATATAACGGTCACTATCAAAAAGTGAAAAAAACTTTGCTATTGAAGCAAATTTAGCGCAATAATATCTCTTACCAGTAATAGTGTCGAACGCATAAAAATCATATTTATTTATTTTGTTTTCTATTGCTTCTCGTTGCCTATATTCAATGATATCATTCATGTAATTCACCTCTTATTAAGATAGTTCTCTATGTCTTAAGACTTTCATTACAACCGGAAACGTCGAGTAAGCAAATTTCTCTGCTGCCAACTCATGAAAATCGAACTTATAAATCAATTCTGGTTTGTCTATAAATGCTAGATCCAAAGCATTATACTGCAAGTCAGTAAATGTTAATAAATTATCGTATGATTCAACTTCTTTTCTATATTCTTCATATACTAAGACATGACCTAGTTCATGTAGGAAGTTAAAAACTAGCAGACTATCATCGTTAAACTCAACGTCTAGAGATTCAAATAACTTTAGCACATCTGCGTTTGAACCTTTATAAATCTCTTCCTGGTAGTAATTCATCATGTTTGAAAAAAGTGTCATGTGATATTCCATCTGCTTTTTTTTCTTGCTTCTGCTTTTCTTGACAGAAAGACGAGCATAAGGTGGAATAAACTGGTCATCTCTAAAAGTTCGATCTTCAGGATATTGTTCAATATTATAGGTAAATACAACATCTTTAAGCAAGGGCTTAAGCTCTTTTAATACCTCATAAATCTCTTCTAATTTTACACTTCTCATATTAGACTCTCCTTCTTTGAGCTATTGTTTACTCAGTTAAAAAGAAATTTCTCACTATATTTATTAATTTAAGAAATCCACTTTACACCTTAGACCACTGCTCTGTTGTTTTTCCAATTGCTCCACATCTTAAACACTGAAACTCAGCAGCATACTCCCCAGTTGACAGATTTTCATCAGCGTTGATCCTGGTGTGCTTTACGCCTCGGCATATACCACAGCTTTTATAAAATACTCCTTCCGATTCCAATAAAACTGCAACCTTAAACAAATTCCAGAATAGAAATATAAATATCTTTAATCTATTTAAAGCAGTAGTTAACTGCATTGTTAAACACTCTCCCGTTGTTTTTTAATTATATTCAAAATATTCATTTCTCATTTCAGCATCTTGAGTGATAGCGATAAATAAATCACCAGTTTGGCTGCAAAATTTATGTAATTGAACAGGATTAACATAATCTGAATCACCAACCCAATCGACATATATGTATTCATTAGTACCGTCTTCATAAATTATATCAAGTGCAACAATATCTGCATGTTCAGTTAATCGATCAAGTACAGGCTTCTTCCATTCAACAGGAAAGGAGTCAGCTTGACAGTCAATTAAGTTTGATTCTTTCGAAATTTTCATGAAGACATGTTTGCAATAAAATGAAGTTCCCAGTCTATTTTCATGTTTGTAAATCCTTTTTGAAATATCGCTTATAGAAAATGATTTGAGGTTGCTCCATGTAATTCTGTAGGCTTCACAATTTTCAAGTACGATATGGACTTCTTTGAATTTTTTAAATTCCATATACATTCTCCTTTCAAAAACACTTTTCGCTGTATCAATCAATTAAAACCTCATAGCATTTAGTTACTAATTTAATTTGATACTTTACATCATCTAAAGCATTATGCTTCACTAACAAATCATCATTGAGCTCTTCTTTCAGTTCCTTTTCAGACATTCCTAGTTTGGCACATGTGAGATCAACAATCGTTCTTACATCTCTGTCATTTTTATAATAGATGGGGTAATCTAGCCCGTTTTCTTCAAATTGATATTGTATCATTTTATTGTCGAAAAGAATCCCATTTCCCCAAAAATAAATTTCACCTCCATCTTCTTTTAATTCTTCCAGCCAAGCATGAAAATTCTCTAGCAATTCCTCAATTGACACAGAACCTTGATTTAATAAATTAGTTAGTAGTTCCTTGTTTGTATTGAGCCACCACTTGAGGGTTAATCCATCGACACGTAGGTAACTGTTTTTTTTCAATGTCTGCAATTTGATTAAAAGTAGCCAAATGTTGACCAGTATTAATATCAAATGCGACTGCTGATATCTGAAAAATAGTAGCATCAGATTTTACTCCTAGCGTTTCAATATCAGTCATAATATCAATTCTCATAAAACTCTCCTTTATGTATGCAGATGAAATCCCGATTTCCTCGGCTATGAGCTTACATTCCTACAAGCGAAATCAGTGCAACCTTCATGTGGCTCTCTTTTATCACTATGTCTGTTACAGAAGCCGTCACCTGTGTATACCCCTTCTTCGTCTCCATTAAAATTATAATATAGGCAGAAATCGCATATTCCTATTGAATCGTGCAAGTTCTGGCAACCTGTATTGCAAAATTTCATTGTCTTGTTAATAAGAACAACCTCCTGATTCACATCAAATATGCTTCAACAAAACTCACTAATTCATCAACATCTGTTTTTGTTGTTTGTTCGGTAATCGTAAAGTATTTAATCATTATGTATTTTTCATATTCTCCATTACCATAGTATTCATCGCAAACAATAACTTTGAGCTGAAGGTTGGGAGTAATCGGAACCAAATAATTTTCTGTTCCTGTATTCACAGGAAAACGCAATAAGAATCTATCAACGCTCTTACATTTGTCACTATTCTTGCTCTGCATATAATCATTAATTAACTCTAAAGTCTCTTCGCTATCATCTTCACCATAACTACCTTTATAATCAGGCAATTTCGATCTAAAGTAGCTGCTCAGTTCATTATTAAGCTTTGTTCTCTTGCGTTCAACTACATTTGTCATTGCTGCCATTAAACCTTTTTCCTCTGCTTCTCTTGCAATACTCCAATCTGATTTAATTAACATCTATCTTCTCCCCTTGACTAAATCTTATCCCGCACATAGGACAATAGTTAATTGGCAAATACACTTTTTTCAGACCATCGCTATAGTTATCCCATTCCGATGTTTCAATGATCAGATGATAGCCCAACAAATCATCTACTATCACAATGTCATCTAAACAAGTTCCACACTCAGTCACACTAGTTCCTCCATTCCTTTCCATAAAACATAATCGTCTTCTACTAGCTCATAGTAGTCAGGCGAATAGCACCCTTCCCTACAGTCAACAAATTTATCATTTAGCATTTCCACAATAACCTCACCATAGTATTTGATAATATTTTCAGCAACCAATTGATCAGCAACGTGTTCACGATTGTAATTATCTTTGCGAATAATCTTCATAGTTTTCCTCCAACAATTTATTCGAACAATACTCCACCAAGAAATTCATTATGTAGTTTTGTTACTTTTCTAAATGCTTCTTCAATCTCATTCCTTTTTTCCCAGTATGTTTTCATCGATCCTTCTGTATACACTCTGTCCCAGTCTTCAGGATATTCGCCGTTCTCTTTTTCATATTTGTAGACCTTCCTAGTTTTTAGGTTCTCACTAACCCACTGACTGAACTCATCATTAATAATTTCGATGATATCAGATAGTTTGTAATTGATAACTCTTTCGTTATTTTCATACCAACTAGAAGGGATTTTTTCAATAGAATCATTTTCCTTAAAGAAAGGAATCTTCATTACCTCTCTAGAGTCAATTTGAATTTCAGTGTGTTCTCGCCATTGATAGAGAACAGAAAAGTATTCTTTTTTTAAATTAAATACTAATCCTTCCAATCTCAGATCTTTCACCGCTAGAACTTGTCGAATTGGATTATCCCAGTATCTAGTCTTCATATTGTAAAACCAAATGTCAGCTTCGACTTGATTCTGATGATAAACAATCTTTCCTTCTGATAGTTTTTTGAGGTTGATCACCCCATCATTCAACTCACTGTTTAATACAATTCTATCTCCATTTTTAATTTGAAGATACTTTCCTTTATCCATTTTTATCACTTCTTTCTATCTGTTATCAAGTCGCTTGCCCCTGAACTTAATCCATGTCATGCTCACAGCCCCCATCCAGAACAATTTAGTGCTTCTTGATAAACCTTTTTGATTTGCTCGTCTGTTCGGATCTCGTCAGGAGTCACTTTGCCCCTGAATATACGATTAATGAACTCAATCATTTTCTCTCGTTCCCCTTGTAGCGCCCTTATTGCTGCCAGACAGACAGCGTGTGGAGCTGAATCAGTTGTACTCATATCATCATTTTTAAATCTTGCTGACCACCGCCAACCAACCAGGCCTTCGAAGTGAAACAACGCTAACTGGTACCCACGCAGTTGCATCTCCTGCTCCACAAAGCGAATCCCCTCCCAGGTGGTGGAGTAGGGTGGAATTGTCCCAAATGTGCCATCTGAATTAAGCTGCGTAGTCAAGAAACGGTAGCCAATTAACTCTGCAAATACTTCATCGAGTTCCCTTCCTGGCTCCATCTGCTCGATCAAACTCATATCAGTCATTTGCTTTCATCTCCAATTCTTCGAGGTATGCCGAGTGCCAACAAGCTTGGCAAATCATATCATGGTCTATATGAGACGGATAAGGAAATATTCTACCTTTCTTGTAAGGTTCCCGCGTTTCCTTGCCACAAGACTGACAATCTTCATAGACAATTTCACAAGAGGAAAATGAAGGTTCATATTCTACCTCAACTTCAAAATCCTTTTCACAAGATTCGCATTCGCAATCAAATTTATTGTCTCGTGCATCAGAAAGGTACTCATAAACGTCATTTTCGTATCCACAATAAGGACAATCTACAGTTTTACTCATGTTTTGCATCCCTTCTTAGGTTTAATGTGATGTAGGCTGCCTTCATCATCCATGTGATACTCTAGCGTTGGATATTCTTCTACTTCTCTCAGAAATTTAACATGATCCTTTAGATAATAGTTTTGCTTCCTTAATTGATTTTTTACCTCGTCGCTCATTTCAAGCGACCTTTCTAGCATTAAAACTCTTCCATTCAGCCGCTCAATCTCATCAAGTGCCGTAGGCCAGCCAGTACTAGCTTCCGTGATGCGCGTTGCGTCATTTAAACAAGCATCCTCAGTCACAGAATGCTTCAGTACCGCCACTTGCAAAATATGATAGGCATCCCATTGGGATTGTGCGTTTAATGCTTTCTGGATGTCCCTTTTCAGATCATCAATCGTTTCTTTCAATTCTTTTATATATGCACATTCGGAGCAGCGCAACCTGCCGTGTTCTTCACAAATATTCATACCCTTTCCCTTTCCATCACTGTTCAGTATTCAATAAAAGCTCAAGCTTTTCAGTAAATTCCTCGTAACAAGAAATTTCTGTTTGATGAGATAAATAAAAATTTGTACGTTCATTATTATCATCCAAAGATTCCTCAAGCTGTTGAATCTTCTCTCTATACTCTTCAATCATTCCTAAAATCACTTCAGCTAACATTTAACCATCTCTCCTGTTCACTAAAATTTATAATATAATTTATTTATTTAACAAATCACCTTATGACTATTTTTTAAAAATTCACCTTTATTGGGGCTGCTTCAATAGTCTACCACCTAGATTAACGTTATAACCTGATGGGAAAAGGCCACAATATTCAACGATCCCCTCTTGCTCAAGCAACTGAAACTCGCATCCATCGTCGTTTGGATCTATAATAGCAACTTCGTTTTCTTTGGTTTCATCTAGGTTAACAGTAAGAACAATATTGTCTTGATTATGACTAAGAACTTTACCTACATCTAAAACTATGGCTGGTTTACCATTGTAATATTTTGTTAGATGAATATAATACGATTTACCTTTATAATTGATTGGTTCATCTTTTAATAATGTTGAATTCATTTTAAAATCCCCTTTCAATTATGATGTTAAAACACTTTATTATTATTATTATTATTGGCTCTGAATCCATCCCATTGACATTCCGTTACCACCCCAATGCTTTAGTGGTAAATATGTTTGAAGACCTGTAATGACCTTTTGAGCTTCATGTTTCTTTAAATTGTCAATCGTTGCCGAACTGTAGAAGTGCTGTATGTATTTTTGAACTCTTTCTTCTCCTAATTGATTAATGATACGAGCTACATAAGCGGCTTGTTTTTCTGTTGGTTTCATTTGTTGACTTCCTGGATAGTTGAGACATCATCCATAGCGACCATCAAATCTTTGAAAGTCAGGAACATATCATTTGTAATGCGAGTTCTAAATTCAGTTATTGTTTTATATTCGAGATTGTCAACAAGTAATTCGCGTCCACTTTTGGTTGTGATTTTAATATTCATTTTTACCTCCATATCCATATAAAAGGTTCATTTAATCCTATCTCAAATCGTAATATTCAACCAAGCCTACGACATTATCTCTTGATAGCCATCTTTCTCCGTCTTTCTTTGCAAACTTTACTTCGGCATATCCAAGAAGCGCTGCATCCAAGTCCACAGCATAAAGATAATGCTCATCAGTCAGTTTTAAAACATCTCTTCCGCGCTGCTCAATTTTCTGCCAATGATTCAATTTCAGACCTCCAAAAAATCCTTATTTTATATGGGTTTTATTTTCTGCAAAATACGATGAAATATTACACCTCAACCTCTAGTTTTTGTTTTAGCTATCCAAGTTACCACTTACAACTCAGCAAACTCTTGTTCAAATTCTTCAAGCTGCCTATTTAGCTCTGCCCTAATTACCTCGATAAGTTTGGAATTTCCCATATATCTATTTAAATTTAAACTGTCTTCTTTGCTATAATCTGCACCGATATTTAGGCTATATAATTGATCGTCGTAGTATCTATCTTCTTTATAACTTCTTGTTTTGTATCCAGTGTTGATCTTGTCTACAGCCATCCTTGTAACTCCAATTATTCGATGAAGTTCTTGTGCTCTTTTTAGAGTTTCTTCTGTCATTACACCCTCCAAAAAATCCTTATTTTATATAGATTTAATTATATCTGAAATACTGTGAAATGTTAGTTTCATTCCAGTTCTCTTGTTACGTCATCGACCACTGATCTCAACTCACCTTCGAAAATGTCTCCATCGATCAGCAATGATTTAATTACTTCTTCTAATTTTTCATAAGAATAACAAACAAATTCCTGTTCTGATTCAATGATTTGTTTCGCTACTTTAAGTCCCTCAAAGTAATAGTGCCTTGCTTCCTCATTTTATAATTTGAGGGGATTTTGAAGCGTCGATTTCATTTTGGATAATAGTAATTAAAATTTTTCACTTTCAAAATCAACTTTAGTTTTCAAGATTTTATATTACCTGATATTTTAAGAGTTATAGTGCAACTGCAACTTGCCATTTTGATGAATATCACCACCGAACATTAACGCAAATGCCCAATCTCTCTTATTTGAACATATCTGCATTTTCCAAAAGTATTTTTCTGATTTCACTGACTACACTAACCCTTTCCAACTCAATCAGGTTTTCATAATCTGTTTTGATTGTCCAATTTTTAAGCAGTTGTCTTCCAAGTGGCTTTCGAATCCAGTAACTACAGCTAACATACATAAACTTGTTATTTTTTATATTAGCTACTCCCTTGATTCTCTCATTGTTTTCAGCCAGTAGAATTGACAATTGCTCTAACTTGAGAAACTCAACTGATTCATCGAACATGACGCTTATTGGGTCATTTGGGTGATGACCAATACAAGAATATTTAGTTTTCAAATTCAAAGTAAAATTAAGTGTGTGCAATAGAGGTATCATTTCACTATCCAAATCATCAATATCGATTCCAATTTCAGCAAATTTCTTTTCCATTTCTTATTACCTCATGTCAATGTATGTATTCAAATTCCCAAAACAACAAACTCTGTATCGAGTACAACTTCCATGCAATCTTGACCTTTAATTTTTTTACAAATATGAGCTTCACTGACTTTAACATCATCAATTCTTTTGCAAATATTGTTTAATTTTAAAATTATTTTTTCAACTTTGTCTGTATGCTCAATCCCCTTTCTCTTATCATAGTTATCGTAAAACAATTTAAAGTCTCTATCTCTCTCTCTGAGAGTGAAGAAACACTCATATGAAATAAGCATGTCAACTTCAATTGTGTAATTATCTGTATTAAAAGTATAACTTTCAACCTGATAAACGAAATTATCAAAGTAGTTAACCAACAGTGGAGTACTAAAAATCCGTTTTTGAGTTTTAATTCTTTCTATTTTTATATAATCGTGCGAATTAATTACACTCATATTCCTAACATCCGTTCATCTCTCCAATTTCTAGCTTCTTTAACTCAACTGAACTTTTTGTTATTTCAACTGCTGTGTAAATAACGAGGGTAATAAAGATCATCGTCATCATAGTTTCAAATAGGTTCTGGCTTTAAAATTCTAAAGCCAGTCACTTCTACGTTCTTTTCATATTTATTTGTAAATTCTATTGCCCGTTTTTTTAAGAAGCTCAAAGTCTTGTTACTGGGAATGTGATTAAAGTAAATAATAAAAGACAAATAGGCAGGGTATTTATTAATACAGGTCGCATTCTTTGCTTTATTTATTTCTTTCTTGCACTCTGTAATTTTACTATTAATAAATGTATCAGAATATAGACTCCTATCAAGTTTTATGTACTCATTAATAAATTCCAAGTATAGCTCAATAACTGAGCTTTTATAGTGCTCAAGCGCTTTTTTTTCAGTGTCTTTTGTATAATAATGTCCATATCCATTATTCCATATATCATTAGTGGGATAAACATTTGATGGAGAACTAATATCTAATAAATCACGCTTAAATAAAACACCATCCAGCTTTTTGTGATATTCTAAATATTCTACTCTTTCATCTTCACCATCTGATGTATTAGTAGGAGTGTGCCCTGTCATATATGCACACATTCTATGTCTAAATTCTGTATATTTATTTGTGTCCACTATAAAACCAAATTCTGTGCTCATATTTATAATTCATCCTCCTGAGAATAGAATCTCATTTCCTCTAGCTTTTCAGAAATTTCATAACCTAACACAATATAATCTGATCTGTTCACACTCAATTATATGACTCCATTTCCATTGTTCTTAATATTAATTCATAACACGATTGGATTCGATCCTCAACTTCTCCTCCAACTTCATAGTATTTAACATTATTTAGATTTAAAAATCCGATTATGCCATTATAGATATCGAGCTGATCTTTAATTGATTCATGGCGCACTCCATCTTCTACAATCGTACCCGTAGGCGGGAATACAACAATCAAATCAAACCAATAGGTCTTTTTCAGTGTTTTCATATAAAGTTCCTCTAAGAATTTATATTCTGCTTTTGTCGGTTCCTTCGTGTTTTGTTTTCGCATCAAATTATCAAGCAGTCTCTTTCCAAACAAGTAGCTTGCCATTGCAGGAGTGTCACTAAGCATTATCTGATTTGTTTCATCTACTGCCCTGTCTCTCGTCTCCTGGTTAGACTGGATGATTAATTGCTCATGCAAATCTTTGGGAATACCATAAGTTGCAATATAATGTCTCGCATACTCTTTGCTTGTCTCAGCATTTAACTTGTCCTGTTTCAACTTTGATTCTAAGGCAGTGCAGACTGTTGTTTTGTATGTACTCGGTGCACCACAAATATTAACTCTAAGACTCAAATAATCACTCCTTATGAGCTACCTCCAGACTATTCTAGAGGTAGCAATTAGTTGGGTAATTAGTACTCGACGTAACCAAAACCTTCTGAAAAATGAGGGATATCTATGTAATAGCAACTTTCATATGTATTTTCTTTGGATTCTTTCTTATTGTCTTTCTTTCGTTTTACTTTTTCAAATTTATCATTTGTAAATTTTCTTCTATCACGGTTTTTATTATTCCGAACCATATTTAGATGCCTCCAAGTTTAAATGTTGATATTGAAGAAATTTAACACATCTTGCCAATTACCAACCCTGCGATACTTGTTGCACTTAGAGTTATGCGGTGCACTATAGAGTAAACCGACTCCTTGAAACTCAATAAAATTTTCTGGTTTGTCATCAATCAACCAACTTGAGTTAATAATTGATTTATTCCTAGTGAACACATAATTTTCTTCAGGAATAAAACCAAAATGCTTTTTCAACCAATTATATTTAGGAAGTATGTTATTAGGATTAAATGGAGCTGTCACGAAGAATATTTCATAGCTTTCGCTCAATTTACGAATAGCATCTTGACTGCCTTCGATAACTGGTAAATTAGCAAAGAGTGAAGGATCATCTAAGTATTTGTATATTTTCTTTGAACAACTAGGCTTCACCAACTCATGAAAGTTCCATTGTGTAATTTGATCAGATGTTAAATTGTCATTGTAGTCATTATTGTAGCGATATAGCCACACTGATAAAATGTCGGCAATGCACTGATCTTGATCCACAGAAATTCGTTGTTTCATTGACTTTTTTATACCTCCAAAATATCCTTAACGTCTTGGATTGCTTCCTCAATATTTCCTCTTTTGTTAGTTACAACATAATCGTAATGAATCAAATTTGTAATTTCCTCATCATATGTACGAAGACGTTTAGCAATGTTATCTTCTGAATCTCCGCGATCTCGCATGTTAGCTTCAACCTCTTCCTTTTCACAATAAAAGAAAATTGAGATTGACTCAGGATACATCTTTTTAATTTGCTTCATGCCGTTGAAATCACAAATAAAGAATGTGTCTCCTATTGAAAGTTTTGTATTAACCTCTTGCTTTGTTAGACCATAGTAATTATCACTGTATTCTGTCATTTCAACTAGTTTTCCACCATCATGCAAGTCTTGAAATTCTTCTTTTGTGATAAAGAAATAGTCCTTGCCGTGAATTTCTCCTACTCGCGGTTCTCTTGTCGTAAATGATACAAACTCGTTATTCATTATTTCTCGCATGATAACAGTTTTTCCACTTCCGCTTACTCCGCTGACTAGTAACAATTTACTCATGCTCAATCACCTCTGTTATCAAGTCTGGTCGGGATGTCTTGCATTTGTGGCATTTTTTCTTCTGTATGCATTGCACATTGTAAATTCCAAGCAGCAGCTGCTAAATGATCTTCTTCATTGTCACCATCAAGATATTGGCTTATATGACGCATAGCACTATCAATGAACTCTGAGACAGGCATTCCTTTCTCCCAATTTCGGCCATCACCGTATTTAATTTGACCAAGCTCACACCTCACTGCAATACGTCTAAGCCCCACCGGAGACAATAAGACATATTTCCCTTTACCAGGCTCCCTGTCCCTTTGAGCACCAGTTTTGAAGCTTAATCGATTTCCTGAATCAACACATTTGTTCATGTATTCACCTTCCCTATTCAGAAACTTTTTAACTTTCATAGTAAACAATAACTTCAAGATTTTTCTTTCTACCAAACTTTTTTGCGTCAATTTTTTTAACCATGTAAACATCTAATTTCCCTTCAGTGATCGCTCCTCCACGATCCTCACAAACAAAGGTATTATCAAAATAAGGGATAAACACTTTAGTACCAAATGGCATTGATTTTGGACACGCTAAAGTATGATTAGGTTTTACTTTTTTTCCACTTGCGGTTTTTCCATAATCTTTATGTCCAGGTCTTTTTCCTGTAGATTCGTAACCTGCTGTATATGCTGAAACATTAAACTTTTGAGTTTTCATTTTAGATTGGTTTTTAGACTGAGTGGACACATTTTCTGTTTTGGGTTTGACTGAGTTACTAGGTGACTTTTCAGTTTCCTTTTTCATATTTTTATTTTTTTCTTCTTTGATTTCAGTTGCGTTTAATTCTTCAATTTTACTATTGGATGAATTAGCATAAACATCATTAAATGATTCCAAATTCATCTCAAATGAATTACTACTAAGAATATAAAACACTGATAACAAAGACAAGATAATCTCTCTCATGATTCCTCCTGATAGTTCAGTTTAATATTAAACCACCTAGATATATACTTTATTTTAAAGTCATTTCTCTAGATGGTTTATAGATTTGTAAATTTAGCTATTTGTTTTTACTGATCCAAGCTGTCTAGTAATAATTGTTACATCATCTGGCGTTAATCTATTTTTCCTCAGAGTATCATAAACTTCAGCTTTAAACTTTGCGTTTTCTTCGTCTTTTGCTGTTACCTTTGTTTCCAACAGAATTTCTTCCTCTTTTGATATGATAATGACTTCATAAAGAAATGTCATATCTGCGAGTCCTTTTTGCTGTTGAAAGGTTCCTACTGTTGTAACATCGCCGTATCCATTCCAGGGATAAACTTCTGTCTGATACATGTTTGTACAGTAGTCTTTAAAATTGCTTCTGACGCTATTTTGTGTGCGATTGATGTGCACTTTTTTTGTCACTCCTTTAAAATTAGCTATTATTATTCGGAACCGTAAACTATAACATCGACATTGAGCTTACCTAAAAGGTAATATAATTTAGCAAAATAAGAAGGCCTGTAGAGAAATCCTTCATCTAGAATCACCCTATTAAATTTAATACCTCTGAGCGCTTCGAACTGGGCTGCTGAAAATACTCTATTTCTAATATCTACGGGAAATCTTTCAACTCTAGAGCTATTAGACACTATGCAGATTAAATCTCTATCCTTTCTCAATTCAGCTATTACTTTTTCCTGTGCCTCTCTCCATTACATTTACTTGAATCATCTCAGTTATCTCCTTGAGTATTTATACTATGAAATGTAACATTTATAGGAATTTTCATTCCCTTCGTCAGCTCATGTTGACCTTAACTAGATGTAAATGTATAGATAATTGATTAAGGTGAAATTAATAAGAAAATTTTTTTATTCGTCATCTTCCTCTTCTGCCTTGCTCTTAATTTCCTCAACAATATCCTCAAGATCGTGAAGGATAACACTCAACACCTGAACCTGTGATTTAGTAGCATCAGTTATCTTCTTGTCGCGTCCAAGATGCTTTTCAATAATTTCTACTGTTTCGTCATTGCGACCATTTTTGTGAATAAAGCTACCAGCGATCTTGAGCTGATTCATTAGATCGTCGTACTCAAGTTCAACAGGTTTGTTCATTTCCAATTGCTCTTTTGCTGTAACAGTCTTCACGCCATTGATTTTCTTCTCTTTTTCAATTGCTTCGTTAACTGCCTTCTCTAGATTCTCAGCGGTAAACTCTTTGATGAAAGGAGTGATATAGTCGAAGCGACTTCTTGCAAAATACTCTTCTGTTTCCGCAAGGTATGCGCTAGATTTAATAACATTGCCATCTTTATCTGTGCCATTGGATTTCAAGTATATTACAATGTCACTATTATCAATAATAGGGCCGAGAGCACGTTTGTCGCCTTTAGGCCATGCTTTACCATCTTCATCAATGCTAACATGACCAATGAAGCCGACAGTGTATCCACAGCTAATGAGTTTACTAATCTCCGTGAAGAACTCCGTCTCATACTCTGACCAGAGGCCGTAACCAGCATTACCAGATTTAATAGAATCTGATTCGTACTTATCGCAAATATATCCCTGGCAATATTTCGATGAAGCCCAAATTTCATCAAAAATAATCGTTTGATATAGCTCCTTAACTTTATCGAGTGTCTTTGGATTAGTGAGTTGTTTGTTGAGTTTTTTAAAATCTCCCCAACTATTGATAATCTCGTAAGGAACTCCATCAATTGCTCCTAGCCCACCTTCAAATGGGAGATAAAAAGGCTTTTTTAGCCTAGTGAGCTGCTTTGTCTTTCCGGTGGAATTCCCACCAATTACTGAAATAATCTTTCCTTCTAGACCTTCTGCAATACGTGAAATCTTAGGATTAAAAATGTCCATCTATTAAGTAATCACTCCATTTAATTTTATTTTAGAAATCGCTGTATTTATTTATCTATCTAATTGTCGCTAATAAAGATATTTTTATATTTTGTCTCATCAATCAACTTTATAAAAATTTTTGAAAATTAAAGATGGTAGAAATAAAAAATATATGTATTTTATATATTATTGGCATTCTGCTATTAGCGATTCATTGATGTTATTCTATATAGAATCCTAAATATTACCTAATTAACATCAGAATGGTAATTCATCTTCACTAACATCAGTCGGCTTCCCTGAATCCCCTTTTTTAAACGGATTCCCACTATCTTTCTTACCTTTGCTCCCTCCACTATTGGAACTGTTCTTTTTCTTTTCAATCATTTCTTCGTGACGTTCCTTACGATCTGCCAATCCTTGCTTAATAAGTTTTGGATCAAGATATTTACCGTTTTCTTTGTCATCAATTGCTTCCATTCCAGCAGTAACAATATATTCACGAATATCACGACGAGTTGTTTTCTTTTGATCTGCCCCAATTGCAGCTTTGATAATTTCCTCAGTTACAATTGTCTTACTTACTAAATCCCCCCATACAGTAACAGTGCTGTTTTTCTCATAGTTATCCTGCATGTATTCGCCCACTTCTGCATCTTCAACAATAAGTTCAAATGGGAACACTCGCCCTTCGTAGGCAGTTACAATACCTTTCAGGATAGTCCTACCTGTTTCCTCTTCATCTTTATCTTGCTCGGCAACTACACTAATAACACTCATTTCTAGACGGAATGTGGCTTTTGGCTCAAAGATGTCACTTGGTTTCAAACGATTAATAAAGTTTGAGCTGATCTGAGGAAATGATTTCAAAAGTCCGTCTTGCCCTACGTATTCATTCAATCCAACCTTACCAGTAGTAATTCTAACTTTATCAGCATCTTCACCATGAGTTTCAATAGATTTATACTCATTCATAATAGTTTGTAAACTTTTGAACAGCCCATTTTCTTTGCCTTTACTTGTGAATTCATTCGCAAATACACTTACAGAATGAGTATCTTCGTTTACTAGAATATTTACTTCTCCTCGGACAGAACGTTGAGTCTTACCATCCTTTTTAAATTCTTGTACTTCCATATTAATAGATGATACAATACCTTCAATTTCTACTACATTTACTGACTCCCGAAGTGTTTTTGCCATTGTTTAATCATTCTCCTTAGTTTATGTTTTTATGTATTTTTGTTTATTTTAATTATTAAATATTTATTATAAAATTAGTTATCTGTGTGTCTAAGGAGGATCGCGATTAACTATAGCTCTCACCTACTTTCAATGTTAAAAATCAAACTCATCGTCTATTACCTCATCATCAACATAATCAAAAGGATCTTGGTTTTCAAAATCTTCTTCTGAATAATGATGGCTAATTTCTGAACAGCCAGTTACCAGCAACTCTTTCTTCAATCCAGCAATAGAGTCATCCTGTATTAATACAGAGTAAACAATATCTCCATGAACCATCAATACATCCCGTTTTCTAAGTGAGGAAATATAATTGATCAACTCTCCATTTTCACTTAAATTGAAACTAAATGGTATTTTATTTATATTATCTTTGTTCTTTTTGATTATCAAAGCATGTAGTTTACCTTCATCATATGAATCAAACACAATTTCCTGCTGGAAGTAAGCTTGCTGACCATTACCGATCGATCTAACTTGTCTGTCATCAATTACTGACAACTCTTTGATGACATACTTATCGTAAACCTTATCCTTATGTACTATAAAATCTAAATTTCCTCTGATGAATACCTTCATCCCATCTTTTAAGTTTTCTGCAAGTAATTCAGCTGCATCATACTCTAAAAGACTTTCTTCATACGATGCAGACAACTTAACATTGACTGGCATCATCAACTCGTAATTTTCTAAATTGCTATATCGATCTACCCAATTTACTTCTTTTCGTTCAGTGGAAACATATTTACCTGTTGTTTTATTTCTGAATATTTTATTAATTTTTTTGTTTTTCACACCTAACAGTTCAACATACACAAATGAATTATCGCTTAACTTAATGGAACAAGTTATCTTCCTCCACGGTTGTTTTTTATCGTCTTCTTTGAAGGTATAAAAGTTATTATTGAGTGTTCCTACTACTGTTCCTACACAAGTAAATTTTCCATAAGTGGGTTTCATATTTTAAAACCTCTAAACTATGTATTTTCCTCTTTTAATTGATTAGAAGAGTTGAAATCTTAATCCTATACTATAAGCAGGCTTTTATAATATGTCCAGGATAAAGGATTTGAACCCTCAACTTTATTAAGGATGATCAAGCCTTAATAACACTTTTGATCCAAAATACTCTCTGTTCCCAAGATAATACGGATAAAGGGACTTGAACCCTTATAATAGTTACCTATTGCAGCATTTTAAGTGCTGTATGTCTGCCAATTCCATCATATCCGCTTAGAGTGGGCCGTGGAGGACTCGAACCTCCGACTCCCTAGTTATGAGCTAGGTGCTCTAACCAACTGAACTAACGGCCCAGATTAACAGTTAATTTAAGTATTTATTTTTTAAAAGCACCTACTTAGTTAACGAAAGAAGTATATATTATCTTTTTAAAGCTGTCAATATCTTTTTTAGAAATAATTTAAGGGAGAGTGTTCTCCCTTATGTATGAAAATCTCTAGATGGCCTCACGTTGTCCGAAAGTTAGAAAACTCTCAGTTGTTGCAGTGATATTTTCAATGTCTCCATCAAAAAATTCACCCCATTTTTTAATATCTTCAATATTATTAATTGTACGATCTAAATCTTTATAAGTCTTTGAATCTACTGGCAACCCACAAACGTGAATCATAAAATCCAAAAAATTTTCCCGGCTTTGTTCCCACTCTTCCAATAGTTGATCGTAATTCAATTCATACCCCTCCAAACATACTTTTTTTGTTTTGTCAAGAGAAATTGGAAGGCATGAATATACCTTTACGTTTCTTCTGTAGTGTTTTACAATAACACTATAGGAAAGAACAAGCACTTATTTATGTGTCGGGCGCAATTCGATCATAAATATAGTGTTTTTTTTAAATCAATCCCTCTTTGATTTAAATTTACCACAATTTATCTCTAATGGTAAAGTGCAATCCATGTACAAAAATACTATCTTTACTATTAGAAAAATATATGCTTCAATTGCATAAAATGTCTAATCCTGTCGAATAGCTTCAACAAACTACCTTTTACCGAAAAACCCAACGTTTGTCGCGTAAACTCTCCTTGACATTCTCATCTACACATCCCAAATCCTTAAACTTTTTTTTGTTTGGCTTTGAAATTGTTGTGTACATGCCATTCTCAAAATAACATTTACCCATACCTGAACAGTATGACTTAACATTATCAATATTAACAATAATTTTATTATCTGAGATAATAAAATTATATTTTTCAAGGAATTTTAGGCACATTTCATGATTCATGCTGTGTTTATATCTTTTGGCGTTTTTGTGATAAATAACAGTCTCTCTACCATCTCGATCAATGAAATTAATATCATTTATCCATATCCATTCAACTTCATTGGATTCGCCAATGACCTGCAACAGAGATTCAAACATCTTATTTAAGTTAAGAGTCAGACCTGCTATGTCATCTTTGTATTTATCGATGCTATTAATGACTTCCATGGTAATATTTTTCATTAATTCACCTTTTTTATTACTAAGCCGCCAAGTATTGACGGCCTAGTATTTTTAGTTCTTACTTTTTAACGTTTTTGAGTTCTTCTGGTACTTCTTGTTTATTTATGAACCAAGCGGAAGCACTCACTGCATGCTCGTATGCAGTTTTTTCAATAGTCTTTGAAGCAAGTTTAGCCACTAATTTTTTCATCGATATTCCCTCCTTCCTCATTTTCTTCAAGGTCTCTTTTATATGCAAAGTACAGTAATGTACCTGTACTAAACAGCAACACTGTGAACATCAAATTAAAAACGTATCCATTATACTTTTCGACTGAGTACAAAACAAAGGCTCCAGTCGATACCAGAAAAATTAGAATAATAATAAACAATATAAACTTTTTAGTATATTTCTTTATTAATCCGAATGGCTCATCCAGATCAAAGGAATAACCTTCATTGGTAATTTTGAGCGTAAACACTGTAGCCACAATTATAAAGAAACAAATCAATTGAATGAGATAGCCTTTGAAAGTGAAGGCTGCAATATCACTTACTGACACGATTTGGGCAAATGTCAATATTTTAATTAATGATATTTGTATTAGTCCATAAAACACATATGATGTTATTGATACCAATGTAGCATGAGACCACTCTCTCTCCAGACTGGCTTTCAACAACAAAGTGTAAATCAGTATCTGTAGAAATGGAGCGATACTGGTTAAATCGAAAATTGTCAAAATTAACGAAAAGCTAGAGAGGAGTAATGATGATAACAGAATTTTTTTCACTCTTGCTAAGTTTAGTTTTATTCTAAAAAGATATACCCCCAATAAAAAAATTGAAAAATACTCGATTATTGAGAAAAGTATAAAATATATATATTTCATCTTGATTCACCCAATCATCTTTTTATTAGGAATTAGTAGTGTAAGGCTTTGAGCAAAAAAAGAAATAGTTACTGCATCTGAATGAACAAATAAAAAATTAATAGTTACTAAGCTTACTGAAATGAATTTAAACAACATATTGGACAAAGCAGGATTCCTATATTGAGAGTCTATATCTCTAGGCGCTAAAATTAATAAAATAGCTATCGATAGAATATTTAAGAGTGCTGGAATATTATTCATTAGTACTGCTGATAATACGCATATTAGCATACTTGAAACGAGGACACAACTATCAGATTCTTTCAGGTGATACCCACCAGAAAAGTATCTTAGAGTTGCAAAAGAAATAATAATAATAAGCGTATCAATTGGTCTTCCAATAATAAAACCGAATACCATACTTATTAAAACAACTGCTAACCCATTATAAATTATCCTTAACCCATAGTCTAAAACTTCGTAACTCGCAGTTTCTTCTTCGTTTATATTTTTTATGTATTTCGCTGTTTTACTAGATATTTTTTCAATTATCAAAACTTCCTCTCCTCTCAAAAAATATATTACCATATCTTTCAACTTGCTGTCAATATAAAATATAAAAAACCTCAAAATTAATTTGAGGTTCCATAAACTGCTTGAATTGTCCCTAGATTTAAAAATTCATCTTTGATTCGACGTTGGTTTTGGACTCCATTTTCATCGAACTTTTCAAAGACAACTTTAAATTCTTCCTCATCTAGCTTCCCTGTGACATCATATAATTGCTTTGCTGTATAAAGCATGCCACTATTTATAATATTTCTCGGGATAAAAGATTGTTCACCTATTTCATTTGCGATTTTAGTCAGGCGCCTATAAACTATATTTTTATCGGCTTCGTAAAAATTTATTGTCTTGGTATTCGCTGACTTAACTACAAAGTCATTTTCGACCAAATTTGCTGTGGCCGATTTAATGTCTGGAGAAGGATTACCATTCATTTTTTCATATTCAGTTTCAGCTGCCGCTTTAAAACATAGTCTGATGCAGTTATCATCCACTGTAAGTTCTCTACTGGTCTTATTAGACCTTAAAACTAGTGTATTATCTGATTCTCTTATATCTTTCCTTTGTAGGTTGACGACCTCCTGTAGACCGTCTCCTGACACGCCATTAAATAACAAACTTACGACAACAGCATCTTGGTAATTAACTTGATTTTTTATAATCTCATCAATTTCTTTAGCAGTCCAAAGTGTTTTAGCTTTGGATGTTACAAATTGCTCTTTCCAATCGCTATCCACCGTTAGCAAGGGGTTAACTCCCTTAATATAACCTTTAACAATTGACCATTCTATATACTTAGATATCCAACTAATGTTAAACTTTGATACATACGAAGTTCCTGGTTTAAAGCTGTAAAAAAGTCTCTTTAATTCATCACGGTCGAATTCTGATAAATCTTTATCTAGAACCATTTCGCTCGTATGTGACAACTTAAAGAACCTCAACACTACCATTTGAGTGCTATTTTCATACTGAGATAAGAATTCAACTTTTCTTTCTCGATTAAAAAGCTTATCCATATTCACAACATTACTCATTCAAATTAACCCTCCATCTATCAAAGTAAACCAGCAATCTTTTCTTCAGCATACTTTTTCAGATTCCGTTTCACCTGGTTACTATTTACTTTGCCTTTTCCCTCAGCGAATAAGACTTTGCTGTATTCACCATCAAACGAGTAGTCAAATGACTCAACCAATCTGATAATTTCATCCGCTGGGATGTCTTTACCATATTTATCATACAATGCTTTTGCAATTACAAGATATACAACAAAAGTGTTGTGGTAGTTCCTCAAGCTTGATTTCCTTGCTTTTATTAAAGTCTCTAAATTACTACTGAATTCATCTTTATAACTGTCAACAACGTAATCAAAGAAATAGACCAATACACTGGCGATATTAATACGATCGGCATTATTTTGTGGATCGAAAATATCTCTTATGCCTTTGGACAATACATTAAAGCTTGTCAGGTAAGAACGTTTAGAACTAACAGTTGCTTCTTTTGCAATTCTTCCTCTGAGAACCGATTTTCTTTCAATTTCAATTGCAATCTTATCTTCGAGAGTGTCATTCATAAGGTAGTTTACAAACGACTTATCAAATTTCGACATTTTATTAATCTGTCCCAAATAGAATCTTGCATCGTCAAAACTTAAGTACTTAATCGCTACATCAATTGAATCCTCAAGGTCAGGATCTTGTTCGAGTCTGTTAAGGATTGCAGACAGTCTGTGAAATCCGTCAATAATATACATATCTCCAGAGATGAGTGTTAGTTCACCAGCATCATATGAAATATCAGATTTGTCATCCATGATGACACAAAAAGTGATAGTATTACTTCTGAACATACCACGTTCCATTAAATTGGTGATTTCTTTGACGGATTTAGATATTACTTTAGGCGTTGTTGTTGTATTACCTTTTTTATCAGTCTTTTCTTTAGGTTTACGTTGTAAATCAGTATTATAAAAAAGTATTTTATTCCATAGTTTCCCAACTTCTTTAAATTTTAAAGAGGTAATATAATCATGTTCAGATGATTGAACAACATAGTTTCCGAATGTATAAGGTAGCTTCACTTCTTCTTCTTTATGATTCTTTTTGTATTTATTGATGGCACCAATTTGCTTTTGGTTCCAAAAAAACTCTGGGTTTAAATTTTCACTCTTTGTTGCAATGTAAATTGCATTAACAATAACCCCTTGTTCAAGTGCTGAGTATTGTTCTAATGCTTCTAAATTAGTCAGAATTTCTTCTAGCGTACCAGGGAGTATTTTGTGCGACAATAAAGTTTCATTGATATTTTCTTGCAAATCTTTATTATTTATAATCTCATGGATCACACTGCTTGAAGATAGTTCTTCAATGATCTTAGTGGTTGTTTCTGCTGCTGGCATCTTTATCATCTCCTCAACAAACTGTAAATATTTTTGTATATAAAAACAATTATATCACAATCATAAAAAAATATACACAATTAACGCAATAATTACGCGTCAATTATGTATATTGATCCTTTTGAACTATTTCTATGTTCACACTTTCGACGAAAACCCAGTTATTATCTGTATTTTCATAAACATTTATTACGGCAGGAACGTTGTATGAATAGTGTGATAACTGAGTTTGCTTAATCAACTTCTTCGCTGCAAACAAAACTGTATATTTCGTTTGTGCATAGAAAGGATAAACCTTTACCCCTTTCATTTCAACTTCGCTCTTGAATTTAGATTTTTTCATCTCATTTAATCCTTTTTTCAATTGAATAATATATATATTATAATTTAAAAAACAATTGAGGTCAAGTTTTTTCTAAAATCTAGGTGACATATTGTAATAATAAGTTGGATCACCATTATACTTTGGGGAATGATTATTCATTATTTCTTTCTCCAGCTCAAAAGCTCTCCAATCAGGAATTCCAGTAATAATTTCTATTAAGTAAATTTCATCGTTAAACTTGTCTTTTTTCTTCAATCTGTGATTATTTAGTCTCTTATTAACATTTCTTGTAGCTCCTACATATATAATCTCTTGTGCTTCAGATAGAAAAATATAGGTAGCCACCTCTTCGTCATCGTATAACTTACATGTCTTTGGAGAAATGAAAACAGACTCTGCAAGATAAACTTTCCTTATCGGTTTCATGGTTTTCCTCCTGTAATTAATTTATTAAATAACACAAGACAACAAGTTTTTGAATTTCCCAATATTATTTAACATAATTCATGTTCTCGAAGCAATCATTTCTTTATATGTCTTAATCGAAAGGTTTGAATGTACCATTCTATCGATAATAAGCCTACCAACATAATAATTATCATATTTGAAATTTGTTAGTGATTTTAACTCCTCAACACATTTATCCATCTCTTCTTTAGTGTGGTCAATTGTCAAAAGGTAACATCTCCTTTTTGATTATTGTACTCATTGATTTTAACTAACATAATTTTATCACGAGCCAAAATTCACTTCCAGTACCCACCTTGTATTAATTCATCAAGAAACGTTTTGTGTCAACTGTCTTCACCTAAGTCAATTTATTTTTCAAACCATCCACTATAAAAGATTCAGTCAAAACTTCTGGAAAATTCTCAATGGAAATAATTCTCTTTTTATTTTCTCTAAACATTTCAACAATTTCAATTATTGTTTTTGTATTGCGTGACACTCTACTCCAGTTTTGAACATATAATTCATCAATGTCTCGTTTAATCATGTCGTCTAAGATATCTATAAAACGTTTATCTAACTGGTGAGCAGAGATGATATCTTCATAAACATATTCTATTTTTTTACCGTTAGACTCCAAAAAATTGCTGCATACTGATAACTGCTTATTGAGATTATGCACTGATCTTTCGGGACTTCCAACACGAATGTAAACAGCAACCATAAGCACAACATCCTCTCATGAGATTTTTCAAGTATTTACTCTTCCTCTGATGCAGAATCCTTCAAATTAGTTTCAATGAAATCATAATCATAATCAAGTTTACTTAACAATAGCCATATATCATCTCTATCACCAATTGATCCATCACCGTATCCATCCCCAGCACTAATTTCAATACCGTATGATGAAATTGGGTCTAATTTATATCCATACCATTCTCTCATTTTGTGTGCGACGTCACCAGGGAAAATTGAATCATCCTCTTCACGTTCATTATGAATCTTAATTAATGTATTTGCCAAGTCTCTCTTAAAATCATCTCTGTCTTTTCTGTGATGGCGCAATCTAATAGAAAATATTTCACTACCTGTTCTATCAAACAATTCAAAACTTTGACTTTTGATTCGCTTCCACGCTTGTGCAGCTGCTAATTGAGCCTGTTCATCTTTATTGTGTCTTCGTCCTAAACCTACACGTATAAGTTCTCTTGCAAATCTTTCGTCAGAATCATGCCATTCTTCCCCTGTTACGTGCAGTCTCCAGTGAACAAGTTCATGTAAAAGTATCCTTTTCACTCCTTGAAGAGTGTAGTTTACATTGTTTTCATTGTTCATTAATACTGATTTAATATCTGAGCAATAATAACCCCCATAGTTGTCCCAATCCAAAGCTCTTTCAATTGAGATTGAGTCATTGCGAGTTGCAAGCAAAATAACAGGTATCTCACTGATGCTCCAGTGTTTCTTCACAAGCTGTTTAGCCTGTTTCTGCAACCAATCAATTGTAATTTCAGGCATCTTTTTCTTCCTCACAATTCATATGAAATTCAGGTTTTATACCCTTCATCATTTTATGGGCATTCCGTTTTTCTGAAACCAATCATAATATACCTGAAAGATCGCTTTAACAGCACCAGCAAGTATTTCAATTTCCACCTGTTCAGAAGTGTTGCCTGTTCCGACACGATCATGAAGCCATTTTAAAACAACAACTGTCAGACTAGAATCTTCATCATAATTCCTTGTTACAAATTCATTAAAATCTTCACAAACCTGTCTTAGAGTTGAGTAGTGTACCTCTAAATGCTCAACAATTTCAGAATAATATAGTGGATAATATTCATCATCTAACTGAATAATTGCCAACATAATTGAAGATGCCATCACATGAATAAAAAGGCACTCACCTTTATCTTGGAAGTACATCGTATTTTTGTCTTCCTCCATTACTACATCGTGAACCCTGTATGAAAATAGAGTAGCAAGTGAAACAATGCCAGAAGTTGATTCTTGATTTACCTTCTTTTTCTTCCAAAACATTTTTTACCTCCAATTAGAAATTGAATTTCATTTTTGCTTGGTAAATGATGCAACTCTTTCATTTGATGCTCGAAGCCTAAAGTTTTATTGTTTATTTATCTGAAAAATTCTCTTTTAAATAATCTAAAAACATTCAGGATTATTACAACGCTTACAGCATCGCTTAATTAATATCTTCTCAGATCAGGAATAATTCTCTATTAGAACCTTCGTTTCTCCCGCTGAATTAATTTATCATCCTTCTTTCCAAGGCATTCTCTTTTTCATTCACCTCACTTATTAAAAGATTTGATTTAATCACCACTGTTTTAACTTGCTCGAATCAAGATTGAATGGTTTCAAGACATTCTCCAAAATTAATTCGGCCTCCAGATTTCCTCCACAATATACAGGAGATATTGCAATTGTTATTAAGTCCCATGGATAGAGATTCACTAGTCTTTCGGTATACTCTCTTATTTCGTGCATAGGCGTTAGAACAGGATAAATAACATTATCTGCTTCATTAAAGATATCTATATCAAAATCCAAAATGACTGTCCTGCCATCTACATACTCTTTAAAGGAATTCTCATCAAATTGATCGAAAAATAGATCTATTGTTCTAAATCTTTTGTGATTATAGCTGAAATCGGAAGGTAGTTTTGACATAATCTCAACTGCGTCGTGCTTTATTAGTTCTGCAACTGTACATACTTCAGACTGATCTCTTGAGACATAAATGACTTCTTCAATTGTCTTGCGAGCTAACGAAGGCCAAATAAAATTTGAAATCTTCATAAGATTTGACTCAGAGATTTCACAGGTCAAGTAATCATGGCCACTACACACTTCCATAATTTCTTCTATAGTCTTTGCTTCAATTACATTTCGGATCAAAACGCCATCCGGGACATCATCGAGATGCGCATCCACATGTACAAGCAAAGATTTCTCGTCGATTCTTTTCTCAATCCGAGCGATTTCCCAAGCGGCAAAAGCCCAGTTATGGTCACGCATTATCGATATTCGTTTACCTTGAGTATGAACTTTCCAAGTGACTTCATATTCCCATTCTCTTCTCAATTTCTTCCTCCCTGAGAAACTAGTATTTCATCGCCTAAGAAAATAAATTATAAGAATCAGCTAGAATTTTTGATTAAACTTCTGAGTCTTTCCTTTTTTTATTGTGATACTGGTAACAACATGTTTATGATCGCGACACTGTTCTCTAAGCGTAAGCATACTTTCAATAAAGTCCTTCATAAAATTTATATCACTGGTATCTTGATTAGTGCTACTATATATTGACGAAAGGATTAATAGGTAATATTCGCCCGCAGCGACATTTGAAATTTGGTAATCTCCGTTTTCATTTGCTTTTGTCGCATATACTTCCAACCCATCCTTCCAATCGATACCATCAAATTTAATTTTCTTGGATGCATGCTTTTTAGGTATTAAAACTATCTTAGCATTGCTATCAGGACTGTCTTTTTTAATAATCCAACCACTCTTATATGTAATGCGGCCTTTTATATTTCCCGACTCCCAAGGAATGTAGTTCCCAAAATTAATCATTTTGTGTTTATTGGAGATATTAATTTTCAAACCTGTCATTTCTGAAAAAACTTTACTGGAAATGAGATTTTTATTGGGAAATTTTTTGCGAACATCACTATCTATATAATGTTTTTTATTGTTGAAAGAATATGAGTTATCTTTTGGTCTGTAATTAACTTTTAATTTGTTTTTTCCGATTTCATATCGAACAATGTCACTATTATCATTAACATATGAAGACAAATAATATAGCATTTCTTCTGGATTAAAATAAACAATATCGTTTTTTACTGCAACACTTGAAATGTTTTGCTTGTGTCCATTAAGATAAATATTGTATTTAACCTCTGCAAATGTGTTATTAATATTGAGTGAAAATAAAAATGCAATCAAAGTAATAGATACGATCAACTTTTTCACCATTTAACGATTCTCCTTTTGTTTTGTTATCCCCTGTGTTAAAGATAATTCTACACTCTCCCATGAAACCAATCTTTTATACTAATCTCTTTTACATCAATCTCCTACAGTTCTCACACTTCTTTGGTTTCAACTTTTCATTGGCATCAATTACATCCTCAAAATAATAGTATCCACCGTTTTTACTGCTGTTCTCAATGACCTTCTTATTGAAGTTTGCAATATCAACATCGGGACACCGTGTCACATGGATTTTGATTCCAGTGATATCTTTGACAACAAAGTATCCGTCTTTACTTCTGTACTCTTTAAATTGCTCCGCAGAGGAAATCTCAATCATTAGAAGTCACCCCATTCAAACTAGTCTAAAACTTCTTAAATAATGGCCGTTTTTCATTCTTCAGTATTAATTAATTCAATACTAGAAACTACGGTATCCTTAATCAAAATTTCAGTATTTTTAGAATCGATCTTCATGATATAGTCGCCTTTTTTAGTAATGGTAATCAAAGATCCATATATGGTTTGTCCTGTTGTCAGAGCAAATCTGACTTTAAAATTTTTTCTCATGTATTTTTGCAATACAATTTCAGAGAGATTCTTACATGTGTAAAAAATGGAATACATAAATATAGAAATCATTGAAAGAGTAAATATAGACATAGCTATTGGTTCGCCTGATACTGTTTTAATTAATATCAAAATTGCGTCTAAAAGAAAATAGGATAAAAATATTTGGAGCGAGATTAATGCGAACAACATGGTTAAATTGCTTATCAATTTTGAAGCAGACTTTTGTGTGAAAATAATGGAAATAAAGAACAGTATCGATGGGAACATTAGATGTAGAATATAATGCCCGATGGTATAAAAATATACCCAATAGACATAAGAAAAAATAAAAGCTAGAGAGAAAGAAAAAAACAGATTTGTCCCCATAAATCTACTAACCTTTATTCTCGTCTGGTATTTCTCAATTTCACTAATGTTCTGCTCAACGATAACACCTGCAATAGATGCCATCCCTGCAATTTTTTTAATATCCATCTAATCCCCCTTAAAACCAATCTTCTGCTAACTTAATTCCCTAATTTCTTTCATCGTTAATTCTTTCTCTTGATTTAATTTGTTAAAATCGATTTTATAATATACAAGTGCTTCATCAAGCTCTAATCTTGCTTGAGCAAATGCACTATCGCTTGTCCTCGCGACACATGTAGATACAATATAATAATCATGCAACCACTCTAAAAGTAACTAACTACTTGAAATTGAGGTTTTAGCTTAAATATTGACTGAGACATCACGTTTTCCATCTACATTTTCATCCATTTCAATGAACATATAGTTGGTTGAAATAAAATAGTTGTTTGCGCATTGTCGGATATCTTCCGAAGTTACCGATCTAATCTTAGATATCAAATCTTCTTCTTTAAGTGGGTATCCTCTGTGCAACAAGCCCACTAAAAGATCTTCATTCAACTTTTCAATTGATTGATTACTACTTAGTAGGTTATAAAGGAGTTTATTTTTAAGGCGTAATAGCTCTGTCTCACTTACTAAATCTTTTTTAAGAATAGCTGCTTGTTTGAAAAACACCTCTTTAACCTCTTCAAAATTCTCTTTATTAGTCAATGCTGTAAATACGGACAGCCCTTGGTTATTTAATTCAATATGCCCCATACCAATCTCATAAACAATTCCAAGACGCTCTCTCAATTCTCTGTATAGTCTTGACGAAAGCCCATCGGCTAAAATGCTTTCAATAAATAGATAAGGATAGTAATCTACAGAGTTTTTTGAGGGAGAAAAGTTAGCAATTGCTAAACACCCCTGCTCAAAAGCTTTACTGACTTTATATGTCTCAGAATTTAATTCAAATAAATTATCATCTTCAATATCATTTATCGTTTTCATGTTGTTATCATTAATTGAAAATGAATTTAAGAATTCTGCTATTTCACTCTGTTGAATATCCCCAGAAATAACCAATACTGCTCGATTCGGAATGTAATGAGAATTTTTATATTCTTGAAGCTGCCTTAAGGATATTTCCCTAACAGATTCCTCCGTCCCGATAACGCTATGCTTTTCTGGGTTCATTTTAAACAAATTTTGAAAAATAGCGTTCTTTACTGCTGTTATAGGATGAGAGTTCAACGATCTGATTTCTTGAATAATTACTTTTTTCTCATTTTCAAAAGAATCTTCTGGTAATGTTGAATTCCAAACTATATCTGACAGTAATTCTAACCCCTTCTTCCAATGCTCATTTAATAATGAGCAATGATACACTGTAGACGTTAAGCTGGTATATGCATTTATTTCGCCGCCGAGATCTTCAATGCAATCAAGTATTTCTTCTTTTGATTGATTCTTCGTCCCATTAAAAAGCATGTGCTCGATGAAATGAGAAATTCCGGCAGAGTACTTTTTCTCATAAAAAGACCCGACTTTAATCAAATAATGCATAACAACTAATCTAGAACCAGGAATTGTGTTTGTAAAAATGGTCATTCCATTATCAAGAGTTGCCTTCTCCATTTAAAATACCCCTCTTCTATTCACCATTCTGTTCAATGTTACCAAGATTCATTGATTCCATGGCCTCAATATTTTGTTTTAATTTATTAATGTGAAAACTTATCACTTTAACTTCATTTTCATCAGTCGCTGCCTTCAATTTTCCCTCTGCTACTCTTAGACGGTTCTTAGCTTCAGTCAGTGGATCAACATTGAATTTCGGATCAATACTTAGCCCAAATTTACCTGCTTTTCTTCTAATCTCATCAAGCATTTTTTTATCCATTTAAGATTCATCTCCTTATTATAAATTCCGTGTTTCATCTTAAATTACTTGTAATAAATAAACTCCAGGTCTTCATGATCAATTTTGAGCAACTCCACTAACTTCTCTAGATATTTGAATTGAAGGGCATGACCCTCATTATCAAACCTGGCAATTGTAGGCTGTGTCACGTTTAGCACTTCGGCCAATTCAATTTGAGAATAATTATTTTTCAGTCGATACTCTTTGAAATTCCTTATTAAGACAGATTTAATCCTATTTTTCCGATTTGATTGCCAGCTAACTGGTATTTTTTTGGTTGTAATGATTCCTCCATTCGGATGTACAGGATAAGACTCAATAAATGCAATATAGCGCTCGATTTTGTCCTCTTGCATTGAATGGCTTTCTATTTTTTCCCACTGTGAAATATGATTATAAGTTGATTCAACATAATCAGCAAGCTCTCCAGTCAGAGGAATTTCCTTAATTCGTCGTTGCAATCGCCAATAAGCCTTATCATATTTTTGCGTCATAAGTAAAGCCTCCTTAAATATAATTATACATGTTTATATATGTAAAGTAAAGCGCACATTTAGAATATGTATATAAATAACCATTTCAGAATACAAGAACACATGTTTGCATATTTGCAGAACTCATGCTACAATAACTTTACAAACAATCCAGGGAGGAACACACATGCAACTTTACGTAGTTTACGGTTCCATTACATTTCCACTTCAACTAACTCTTCGTGCTGAAAGTCCTTTTCAAGCTTTCGATGAGGCTCACTCAATTATCAACCCCATCGAATTTAGAAGTTTTGAGATGGAGTTACATATGAAAAATAATAAAACACCAATTATTACTGGAAATTGTATTGAATCTATAAACTGGTCATCTGTGTATTTGGAAAAGTAAGGATACCACCTCCTTTTAAAAGAGTAAACAATCACTGTTTATTCTTTTTTTATTTTTAAAATTGACAAGTCAGCTTTAGTGATCACAACTTTATTATCCAATTCATCAAAAACTCTATACCCCTCCACTAAAAAAATATCTACCAGTAAATTTAAATCATCAGAACATTTATTTGTCTTTTGCCAGTTCGATATTTTCTTTACTGGATCATTTTCAATCAATCTTTCCAAGCAATAGCGCTTTTTACTCTTTTCCACATTAACATCTCCCTAATTTATTATTTTCAAAGATGACTGAGATTCTATGTATAAAAAAATCAATGAAGTCAACTATTCTTAAACTATAAACTAGTAGATAATGTGGATTTTCCTTCCATTTTAGCTTGACTCCTAGAGAAGCGGATTTCATTTACCGTATTCAACCATTACCTTTTTCCATACATACACAGGCAGCGAAAATTCATTTTTAATCTCTTTTATGCTTTCTGTAAGACTATCATCCTTAATCATACTAAAGACTTCAATATAGACATGAGATTCCACAATATACGAAATGTTATAGTAAATCTTTTGATCATCCCACTCAGGATTCTCAATAATAAAATAGTGTTTAAAATCTTCTCCGTTAAACATATTTATCATTTTTTTTATTTTATCGAACTTATTTGATTCAATCATTATAATGCTCCTTTCCTCTATAAAATACGAATTTCAAAGCCTATTCACTATCTTCTTTTTCAGTAATTTCTAAGTAGGGACTGCCGCCCTGAATGGAGTATGCCGCTCTGATATTTACAATTGTTCCTCGATTGGTTTTGATATTTATTTGATCGTGAGACACCTGAGCCATTTCATGCAAATCACTTTGATAAAGATAAAACTCGTCCTCAAACAGATGCTTGAACGTTTTCACCGCTTTCATGTTATCATCTAGAACAATGTAATCACTGAAATCTCCCCAGGAATCAATTACTCGATAATATTTTCCATAGGTGAAATTATCGTTGTTTTCTTTGATGAATCTAACTGATTTCATTGTTATCCCTCCCTCCTCAAATTACACAGTATACTATCAGGATTATCAACTTCATTTTCAGGACACATTGAACTCACTTACTGCCATGCAATCATAGAGGACCCTGGCTTATTATGGAGTAAGAGAACCAATGTCCTTGCTCACACAACCTTCAAAATACCAAGTCAATAGACAGTCTTTAAGCTCGTTTAGTTCGATGGTTGCAGGATGAGCCATATCGACATCTCCTTTACTCAGTTCTACTTAATTTTTACATCAATGTCAGGTAATATGGCTTGCGGCTTAAACGTAACTCTGTAATGATAGGCGCTAACACTTACAGGCTCCAACTGCTCCGCGAAGTACGTCACATTATCAGATAGTCCTAAAAAATGCTTTTTGTATTTATCTTCTCCTGTTTTACACGTCACTGTTACTTGTACTGAACGATCATCACTATTTCCAAGTGAGCAGCGACCTTCTATGGTCAGCATATAACTATCTGTGATTCCATTGTAAAAAACAATTCGTCTATTGATCTCAAAATTATCAGCGGCTTTAGATAAGTTGTTCGAAGCTATGTCAGCATCTGTACAAGCGGTTAGACCGATTGCCGAACATAGTAAAATTAGTACCAGTGTAATTTTCTTCATGTTATATAACCCCCTATAATAAATTTAATACTACTGTTCATTTAATCCTCATGCTATGAAATTTATTTTTATTCATTTATCAGAGCTTCGTACTCAGCAATATCGAAATCATACCAAGATTGAATTTCTTCATATTTTTTTATATCGTTGTCATCTTTAAAATCACATTCAACAAATACGGTTTCCCCTTCTTCATCCTCATATGAAACCAGATCGTTGTCACATCTAACCCATTGTGGCTCCAAATACTCTGGTTCGCCTCCAGAATCAGTTAAAAACAATTCCCCTGTTAAACATTTAGGACACTTCAAATTTCATTCCTCCTTTCCATTGAAAGATGAGTTTCATGCTAATTAGTGTCCGTACTCTTCCACAAATTCATCATCAAATTCAAAAGAATGTTCGTTTCTTAATTCGTGTATCAAGTTATTCTTGAGATTAAAAAGTCCGTCAGACAAACTTTGGCAACTATGTGAGACTCGTCTAAGTAAAAAACATGATTGCTTAATGCCTATAATTTGATTTACTAATTCCCCAATTCCTGTATCAAAATATTTGTCAATTTCAGTATCATTAAATCCTTTGGCTTGAAAATAATCGGTAGCTGTTACAATTCTATATGGTATCATCCTACCGTCAATCCTTATATAATCGCCTATATAATCTCTCAATGTCACTCACTCCTAATAGATATTATGTTTTACTTTTATACATTACGTATGCTCTTCTTGCGCTGCTACTTTGAGACAATCCACAACCAACCCTTAGACATTCTTCAATGAACCCAAAGTCCTCATCATCATACTCCTTTCCCGATGTGTGAAGGTGCCAATGTACCATCTCATGCAACATCGTATCGAGTACCTTTTTTTTAGACTGTGTTGCGTTCATGTGTTCACTGAAAGCAATTGTCTCTCGATCAGGGTAGTACACTCCTAACTGATCTTTCCAGTATGTTTTTACAAGAGTTATTTTGCAGGTGAAATCTCTGTTCCAAAACTCTAGACTTTTCTCTTTACCGAATTCATATAATTCATCTAAAGTGACGCCTTTATGCTTTCTTATAATAGGTTTAATCTTCTTCAGTTCACCATTTTGCTCCCTGAATGAAACAATAGGTTGACCTGTGTAGTGCAAATACACTTTTAAGGTTTCAAAAAAATGATTATGTGATTTAAGATGAACATTTTTGAGCTTTTCAACCCAATCAGCCACATCCAGCCTTAAATCATTCAAAGTATATTGCTCATCTCTAATTGTTGAGCTGAATACAGATTCCCATTCTTTCAGTTTTAATAAGGCGCACACTGACTCTGACTTCGGGTTACTCTTTAGTTTAAAATCGTATCTACCAATTGCAGAAGGATTGGATTTCAATCCATAGTATACTTGACAGGCAGATCTTACCTTTTCAACATGAAGGACAATAACATCGCAATCATCGTTGCTATTCCTCTCTTTAAGTTTGTCACTTATCAACCAGACATCTCTAAGTCCTTGCTGTTGAATTTTTGAGCATAAATGGGATATGTATTCTTCCACAATATTTACTTCTGACATAAAAATATCACCTCTCAAACTAAATTCCTAAAGTGGCATAGATAAACATATTTTCTTGAAGAACGCTGAGAAGAGAGTAGAAAAACGTCTCTCCTCTCAGCCGAACGATTGTTACTCCAGTTCTTGCAGCATCTTTTCCAATTGTTCTGGTGACATATTCAGCAATGCTTCGTCCTGTTTATTCCTTAGAACCTCCATGATACGCTGCTTCTTCTCTTTCTGCTCTTTTTCCTTGGAGCGATTTTCTTGTTCGGTTAGCTTCACATCAACGATGTATTTAACAATTTCAATTTTCACATCTAATTCTTTATTCTCTTTGGTTTTTGTGTTCAGAAGACTTTCCTCTTGTACAGTTTTTAATTGAGAGTTCAAAGTTTTAAATACTGAGTCCAGGTTCTCAAGGTTGAGATCCCAAAGATCCTCCACAGAAATCAATCCTTTGAATGGAAAGCGAAACTTGTAACGAACAGCTACCTCGAAGATATTAGTATTAGTCATTTTCATTTCTCCTTTTATGTGTTTTTTATTTTAAAATTTAATTTTTACTACACGTTCTGTCTGACCTTTAACTTTGACAATTAACTCATTACGCTTGGTTGAACTGAAGCCTAGTCCACTTAGTTGAATATCTGCATCTTTTACAGGCAACTTGCCCCCTAGTGCCTCCATTACTCGCTTATGCTGCATAAACTCTTCTTTCAAGAATTCATTGTACAGAGAGTTTGGCTGTTCTGTATTAATACAATCTTTTAACATGAACATATAATGACGATGACCAATGCCGTGTTGTTGATCCCAATAATTTGGTGAATACATTACAACTGAAACAGGCACAAATTGATTAGTTTTTAAATTCCACACTTCTCTTGATGAAACATTCGATGGTAACTTTTCTTTAATAGTAAAACCATTCATTTTATCAAATGTTACTTCGGCAACTTCAATTTTTTCCTTATGTCTCAACTCTTTGCTGTACGCAAAAGAGTAGATTTTACCGTCAAACTCTATTTCTGCTTTAAAGCCAGAACGTCCACCATTATTAGAGAAATTATGAACAAAAAACTTATAAGAGCCTTCCAACATCTTAGATTGGTCAGACCATGTTATATTTTCTACAGCAGCCTTATTTCTGATAGGTGTAATAATATCTACATCAAGTTCACTTGTGGTTCTGTAATTATTTTTATTTCCATAATATATTTCATTGCCATTAGGCTCTAGGCAATGAGCGTCAAAATCATTTGGATTATAATCATCGTCATTCCACTGAATAGAAAATCTTAAAACTCCGTTAACATTACCTCCAGCAGATTTCACATTTTCCTTCATTGGACTGTCAGTGATATTTCCTGTATACGCCCAGCTAAATCCATTTTTCCATTTAAACATGGTTTTACTATCTTTGTTTTCTGGGGCAATCAAAGATACCGTATTACTGGAATGTTTATTTTCCAAAAGTACTTCTAGTTCTTTTGTAATCGGCAGAATGTTTTGAACAAATTGTTCTGCAGTGACTTCTTCAACTTTAGAGAACTTTTTAGGATTAACAGCAACCTCAGTTGCCATTTCATCAAAGATATTTATTCCAGTAACCCGTTTAACTGAATCCTTATTCGAGAACAAAATATTATTTACAGAAATATCATCCAACGTTGCGTATCTCCGATTTAGTGACTCCAAATACCCGTTTTCATTCAAAAATTCTTTTGCGTCACCTAATTGTCTTTCGCTGTAAATTGGTTTTACTCGCTTGTAGTTCTCAGGAGCCACAATTTTTTCATATTTTCTAACCGCAGTATCGAGATCCATTTCTTCACTAATATTCACAAGTAAAGTTCCGATACTATGATTTCGGATTCTACCTATTGCTCCTCCGACCGTTACAGATTGCTCCCACGCATAATTCTCTTTGTCTGATTGGCCTTGTAGTTTATCATATGCTTTTTTATGCTTTAGGAATTCGGTCAATGCACCTTTCCACTCTTCTCCCTTGTATAAACTGTTTTGTCCAATAAGTTCGAACACAGTAAGTAAACTTTCTTCTGTAATCTCGTCCAATGACCGCTTAAACACATTGCGCGTATCTCGATAACTGCCTTGGATTTCAGCTTCTGATTTATTGCTTTTATCAACAAACTGTTCAGGCAATTCAAGATAGAAATGATTCCATTCGATAGTTTTTCCATCACTTGTATGTTCAGAGTTTCTATCCACACCAATTTTCTTAAGTTTGCTAATGTACACATCGGAGACAGTTTTCGACAGTACGAATTTATTAAGTGTATTCAATACAGGTTGAAATTTTTCATCCTTGGTTTCAAAATCCCAAATTGTTTTTACTTTGTTGTCTTTAATGGTCACAACGTTCCCAAAATTCCTAATAAAACCTCTATCATAACTTCCATCAAACTCTCGACGAGTTCTGAAAATTTCATTTGTACCTACCGGAAAACTATCTAAGTATAGATTCCACAATTTATCTTTATCCAAATCCACTTCGAACAACTTAGTTACACCTTCTGTAATTTGCTTAAAGTTATTTTGAAGCAATGTCCTCATTTGTTTGAATTCCATTTCATCAATCTCCCTTTGTTGTGTTTTATGATATTTTCAATCTATGTAACTGAATAAATACAAACTGATCTAATCAACTTAGTTCACTACCCTAGTCTGTATGAAAGACGAGTTTACGGGATTATCAACGAACATAATTGACAAACTCATTACCGCGGTCACTAAACTCTCTTACCATTGAGCAAACTAACCCAAATGACATTCCAGAATGATTTTGATTTTCAATTTTTCTCTTTGCTTCATCAAGACTGCCGTTGTTATTTAAAATTTTTACTATGTCTAAGCAGCAACCTAATTCCATGCCATGATACAAATCACCAAGCCTAATTGGAACAATCTTGTCCCAATACTCCCACTTGTTTTCTGATAGCACTCCTCTACCTTTTTTCTTCCATTCTTCACTTAATGAAGGAATATCTTTTTTGAATTCTTTATCTTTTTGTTCGTAGTCTTCTTTCCATTTTCGTTGAGATTCATCGAATTCTGTTTTTGTTTTTCCAATGATTTCTTTGTATGCCCCATCCAATGTTACTGTTTCAGAAAATAGTTTGGCTCCATTAAACTCTCCAAATGCCAATACCCCCTGATTTTTATACATTAATAGCTCACGCACAGCATCCTCAATAGTACTTCCTGCTACAAAATTAATCTCTTTATATTCTTTAACCACAATGTTTCCCCTCCTAGATTTAATAAACGAATATAAGAATTATTTCACTATACAACTTCAATTAAATTATCAAACAATGGATTTTGCAATTTTCCATTTCTTTTTATTAATCGACTAATATCAGGCATAAATCTAAATTCATTAACCTTCCAGGCAAAACAACTTGAAAGACATATATCTAATGTGTCGTCTTCATTTATTCTATAAACATACATTGTTTTTCCGTAGGGATCTTCTTCTTGAAAACCTTCTTCGATGAACACGTCTGCCCTATGCACCTTTTGACCATCAGAATATTTTAAGCTGCTTTTCATTTCAATGTCACTAGCAATTGTCTCTTCTTTATTTAAATCTGCATAGGCGTTTAATAAGGCATTTTTACCTTCTTCTGATTCAAACCACTTGTCCATTTCAACTTCCAAATTACTATTTGTCATTACGCAACTCCTTACAATTTTTATTCAACAATAGCTAAAACATAAGAAAGATTGTCATAATTAAGATTAGTTATGAGAAGTTAAAAACCCTCATCAAGATAACATTATTTTTTTTACATTCTGTTTATTGAGCAGGTAATGGATAATCGCAAAAATACCATATATCAACGAACTAACTCCCCAAAAAGCAGGAGTGAACGTAGTTGGAACTACCATGCCAGCAATGGTAAGGAATAAGCTAATGGACGCTAATAAAGTAAACAACTTATAAAATAAAGTGCCACTCAATCTAATCTCCCCTTCCTTCTAAATATAATTTTCTATTGGATCGATAATTCAACTTTGTTTTCTTAATCTACAATCGGATAACAGGTAAGCAGCAGTTCATCGCGTTATTCACCTCTATTTCTTCCTCCTGTAAAACATCGATTTCATTGTCTTGCCTGGATAAGATCTAGCGAATAAACCTCGTCAATTGACCAAACTATAAGTCTTTCTTGAAGTTCATCATCAAAGACTCTTATAGTCAGATCTTCCTCAAAATCATCTAGTGATACTATAGTTGGGCCGTAACTACCCTCATGAATAAACCCATTATTTCGTAGTAGGCGTGGATCATATAAGAATTTTATTACATTCTCATTTGTTGCATCTTTTAGGCAAACCACTCCATAGCGACCACCGCTTGTCTTTACGACCATTCCATTTTGCAAATCACTCTTAATCACTTTCTCACTCCCATGATCATCGATTTTATCCCAAATAAAAATGCCCATCTTTCAGACTTGACTTAAAATCATCGTCTACTTCTAGTGTATCGATATACAAAAGCAATTCATCCTTAGCAACTTTTCTTTTATTTTGTCTTTCCATGTATTCCAGGTTGTTTCGACAGACATAGTATTTTGACAACTCACTTCTATCAAAGTTGGGAATAAACTCAATCATTTGACCACATAGGAAGGTTCTTTTCTCCCATTGTCCGCCATTACAATGCTGATTTACCTTGCCATGAAATATATCCAACTCTTCCTTGATTATAGTGGCTTCCGCACAGATAGGGCAGCATTTTTCTTTTATAAAGCGAAAGTTCATAATTGCATCTCCTCTTTTCTCTAAATGATTTTTAAACTAATCTCATCTTTCGGGAACTCGGCATCAATCTTTAACCTGTCAAAACGAAGCCTTATTTTTTCAGGTAATTTAAATGGGGACGCCCTGTCTTCTTTTAAGACCTTTAAAACAGTCCCTGTATCTCCTCTTCTTATGACGTATCCAAAAAGACCATCAAATGATATTGGTATTGATTTTTCATTCAATACTTCAAACCTATCTCCTTCTTTCAAATTGATCCACATCCTTTGAAATAGCAAATTCATATTACCATTTAATAATAAAATAATCTTGCTGATCGTCACTGGACTGCTCAACTGTATAGCTTAACTTAATAAGTTCTGTTTTTGCTTTCTCTTGCAGAGGAGCAAAAGAAATCCATGGTATCCTATTCAATCTGCTATTTGTAGCAATTTTTAAAGTGTAGCTCGCACTTTCTGCTTGTTGTCTAATTGAGTAAAATAACTCTGCTTTAAATTCTTCAAACCATCGTTCTGCATTTTCTTTCTCTGTCTTTTCAGAAATAGCATGAGCTTCAGATGCATTCATGTGAACACTCCTTAAAATGTTTTATTTAAACCATTAAACTTGATGTATTGATATGCTTTAAAAAAATCAATAGCTGCAAAACTTCTAATATATTCGTAATGTCTTATTTGTTCCTTACACATATCACCATTTAAATATCTTGAGTTGGCATTATTAAGGTATTCATGCACGTCTCTTTCCTTTTCTAAAGCAATCCATACATTCTGCATTAACTCATCAAGTTTACCATTAACCTCAGCGACAGCTTGCTTTATGTCCTCTTGCAATGAAACTGCGTCTACATCTCCTTTCAGCTCGCCGAATAAATATTGCAATTTTGAAAGCTCACTTTTTGTAACGCCTGTATAGCTTTCGCCGAGTGTGAATATAGTATTCTGAGCTTGAATATATTTATCTTTAAGCTGAACCAACATGTTCTTTTCTCTGTTTTTGTGTTTCAGATTTTTTAGTATGTTAGAATAAATTAATCTGCTTATACAAACCAAGATGATTAATACCAGGGTTATCAACATTATTTTACTTATGGTAATATTAACACTAGGGATGATACGAATCTCTCTTTCTTCTTTTGCAAAAGAAACGTATGAAATAACAAATGACCCTATTGTTAGTAAAAGTCCAGCTGCAACAAGAGCAAGGTAAGATTCATCAAGCTCATCTCCATAAATTAAATGAAGAATAAATCCAAATAAAATAAGCACACATACACAAAAAATTAGAACAAATGCTGGATTATAAAAATAATAGTATATATAAATATCATCAGTCATTTGTTTTCCTCCAGTTTAAACATTAAAATCTCATATTCATTCAAATGCAAAATACTTTTTAGCTTTTCAACTACCGAATCACTCATTGTTGGTCGCTTCTATAAAAACACTTAACAAACTGCCAGAACCCTGCTATCCAGCCATTTATGATAGATGTCAATGACCTTTTTAGTATCTTCAGTTTCAGGTTTAATCAACGAATAAAATAACTCCCCTTTTACCTCTAACAATTCTAAAAAATCTTTTTGTAAATGTGATAATTCTACAATTAATTCATTTTCAGCAAATTCTACAAGCTTCATTCAACACTCTCCATGTATGTATTTATTCTTTTTTGTGTGGTTTCAATTTCGTTTTCAAGCAATTTTATTTTATCGTCACTAAACTTCCCTTTAGATTTCTCAAGCAGAATTAACTCATACTTTTGCTGTTCCAGGAATGATATAATATTCAATTTAATGCTCCTTATTAGGCGTATGTTGCTTTATTATTTTTCGATAGTATATGTTTTATCATTTCAATGTATTCTCTTTCTTTTGCCTGATCCACGGATAAATCTTTAACTAAATTCAGATAAAACTCATAGGAGAATTTTCCTAAATCATCTAATTTAATATGCTCTTCCCTATTATTACAATAAATCTTCGTCGAAAATCCAGTATTATTTTCATGTAATTCAAATGTTACATCTTCTAAGTTCTTCTGTTCATTTAACACTTCATTAATCATTTGTTCTGTTAAAAATGCTGATTTCTTTTTAATTTTATTGAAAAGATAGTCACGTTCAATGAATCTTACTCGCTTCATTTGTATCTCTCCTTTTTAATAGAATGAAATCTATCTTTTAATCTATTTTACTTGTAACCCACCTTAAAAGACGATTAAGCCAGTTTTGCTTTTGTTCTTGCGTCGAAGAAGATTTTCCTTCAATTATGTCAATCATCATTTGCAGGGATACACTCTTATCTTTGTTCATGGTAATGTATTTATTATACTTTACAATCCACATGCCATTCTTACAAACAACCCTATGAGAAGTCTTCTTACTGTTTCTTGAAGGGGAAAATAAATCTGTATAATGATGAAAATTCAATTCAACTTCCCTCCTTTTTATAGTACATATTTAATACTTGCTCACTAATATTGTACAGATAGCTGCCTTCAACTGTTTCAAGCGTGTAACATTTGATTTCGCCATCGACATGAACAATTGAATAACGATTCTCTATTGTTGCCGATTTGCCAGTAAGAGTATTGTACATTTTCGTCTTCAGTTTGTATTTATACACTTTCTCACTCCTTGCTAATATAAGTTGTAAAAGGCGAATTATCTCAAACCCATTCTTTTGTTGTATAAATTACAATATCTCACTAAAACCATTCTTTGTTTAATAGTTCATAATACTCTCTATGTATAACACCACACTTTTCTTTAACTTTGATAGCACCCGATAGGTTAGAAACTTCTTTTACAGTAAACACGTCACCTTTCTTGAATAGATATGCTTTGTCATAATGCCAGGACGAGTCACGAATAATTCGAATATTGCTACCTCTTGTCGGATTTTTAGGAAATACTGGTTTATAAACCGCACTATACCTTTTATGAGGAATAAAAATTTCATAATGATTTGGTGCTGCACCCATATACTTACTATCACTCGTATATACACCACCATTACCAATACGGTCAATTCTTATCAAATCCTCATCTTCTATAAAGTGATGGAATAAGTCTGCTTCATTCCAAAAATCATCCATTCCTCTGTGATACGACAATTTATAAAACATTACATAATATCCGACTCGAAGGGAATCCACCTTCACCACCGGTACAGTGTACCACTGAGCTAGGAAATTGTCATAAAGTTGAACACGCAAGTCTAACATACTGGTCAACCCCTACAGTAAGTTTTATTTTCATTAGTCATTTTGATATGAATTATTATAATACTTATCACTGTTATAAAGTTCATGGCAACGCTGCAATGTATTTTCAATTTGCATATTATTTATTCCGATACTTTTTAATTTTGCATTGGCAGTCTTCGGATAATTTCTTTTTAAGTTCAATGATCTGTTCTCTAAAATCGCTAATTATTATATCGCGTTCATGTATTTCTTCTAGTAGAATATTAATATCTTGCCAGGCTTGTCGTGGATCAATATCAACTCGTGCAACATTCTCGAATCTATCCTTAATCACGTCTAATCGTGTCATTTCCAACCTCCCATTCTTTCGTTTGAAAGACTTATTTTATTTGCTAAGATACGGTCGGAAGGTAGGGGATGGATTCTACATAACCTGAAAATGACGGATACTTGTCTTTGCGCTCTTTGATATAATTAAGTGCCTCCGCTTCAGTGTCAAAAACTCCCTCACAGACCAACTCATCACCATAATCACTCGTCAAGACTAAAAACTTTTCCATTTTCATCAACCTCCTGCTTTATAATAAAATACTTCTTTTATACTACAAATTATATTTCACTTTAATTCTATGATCATATTTCTCTAGCTCCACTTTTAAGAACTCAGAATAAGCTTCTGCAATTTGTCCTGAAGCCCCGTATGATCCACTTAAGCTTATTGAATTCTCGTATCTACGAGATATATCTGCTCCAGTTGACCATCCCCAGGGTTGTCTATGATTGCCTAGCGAGAATGAAAATTTTTTGGGTAAGTTTTCAACTATTTGATCAATCTCGGTATCCTTGATTTCTTTATTTGATGAAAAATAAATACTCCATCCCACAGCAATCTCTCCGATCCTCATCATTTATTGATTTTCAAATAATAACTCCTTCGCCTGTTCAATAAACATAATGGCGTTTTTTATGTAGTGCTCTCTATTGTCATTGTAATCTCCAGATCTCAAAGCGTATTCAAGCTCATCAATTGCTACGTCTAACTTATGCTTTATTGTCATCTTATATATGTCATCCTTTCATTCAGACCACTCTTATTTTGTGCTTTGTAATTGTTTTATCATCTAGATGCCAACCAACAGAACCATGCTCACTACCAAAAAACAGCATAAGTTTATACTCCATTGAAAATCCGACAAATGCATATCTTGATGTGCAGCCATTTAATCGAACTTTGTCTGCTGTCTTTAGTGCTATTCCATTTATGTCTTTTAGACCAGTTTTCAATCCTTTGGGAATCCATTTATCAGAAATAGTGCAGCCTTTACCTACATCCATGTGCCTTGTCCTCCATTTAACTACCAATGAATAGAATCCTTTTATCAAGACTTCTAAATCTTATCATTGTTATCTGAAATTCATCTTCTTGCTCATAAACTCACCGAACATGTTTCTCATCGTATCCCAATCAACATCACCATGCTTGCTTACAACCCATAAAGCGCCCCACACCATTGCGGCTTGAATTTCTGTAGGTTTATCTTTTCCGTTTCCTGTATAAAGCCAATCTTCTAGACTAAAATAAGCGCTTAGAGTGGTGCCCCGTTTTTCCAGTTTGTCCTCACAGTCAGCCAGTGTTTTAAACAGCATTCTTACAGTTTCTTCGTGTGATAAGTTTGCAAAACCTTTACCGTCAACAAACTCAATAATGTCTGTGTTCCCTATTCTTCTAGTAATCCTATTCACAAATAATACCTCCAATCAGAAATTGTTTCCTTTAATTAGAATATACCAGTTTATATATGTAAAGTCAACAATTTTATTATTTTTATTTTTTAAATAAATAGGCTATGTATATCTATATTTTTACACGGCAATAATGATCGTAAATTAAAGCAATGAGGTGAATCATTTGAGCAAAAAAAGAGATGACTCCTGGTTAGAAAGTGATGATAAGTTGTTAATAAAGACTGTTCTCAAGCATATTACAAATGGAAGCACTCAATTATGTGCTTTCGAGGAGGCCAGTCAAAAATTAAATCGAACTACAGCAGCTTGTGGATTTAGATGGAATAGCAATTTAAGAAAAAATAACAAGGAAAAGATATCATTAGCTAAAAAAGAACGTTTCAAGCATAAAAATAGCGAAACGGAATTGGCTGAGACCCCATCTACTCTTCTGAATAAACTGGCGCAATATATTGCTGATATTGAATCTGTTATCGCGATTCAGAAAGAGGAAATTGATAAGCTCAATAAAGAATTGGCATTGCAGCAACCTAGCACAGTAGCAAGCGAAGATTTCCATTCACTCCTGGAAATACTATCTAAAGCAAGAGAAATCGGATATCTTGAGAAAGCATATTAAACGTAAAAAGAGATTGACTTATTCATTAAGCTCAATCTCTTTTATCACTCATCTAAAATGTAAAGTTTATTTATAAAGAATAGTATTTCCATATTATTTAACAGTTAATATTTTTAATCTTTTGTATTCGGCCCTACCAGTTTTTTCAGCTTTCTCAATCACTTCGGCTGGATTGTCAAGCCCCCATGATTTTAGATAATCAAACAGTCTATCCTTGATAAATTGACCCTTACCAACCACTAAAAACATATTAATCTCTCCTTTTAATTTAGTTTGCGTCCAACACTTATATCAAGAGCGTCAAATACTTTTTCCATGTCTTCTTCAGAGATTTCTGTCTTTTTTTCAATCAAACGATCTTTATCGATCGTTCTTAGTTGTTCAGCTAGCACATAACTATCGTGCTCTAATTTGTTTTTATCTTTATCCAAAAAAACATGAGTTGGCATTAGTTTTTTTACTTTTGTTGTTAGGCAAGCCACTACAGTAGTAGGGCTAAAACGGTTGCCGATATCATTTTGAACAATTAATACAGTTCTCAAACCTCCCTGCTCCGAACCAACCACTCCAGACATGTCAGCATACCATACTTCTCTTCTTTTATAGGTTCTCATTTTTATGTACCTCATTTTTATAATTTCTTCTTCTGTTAATATGAATTATACACATTACCTTTCTATCTAGCAATGGAACAAATGTTCTATTTTATTTTAAGTCAATACTCATCTTTGTAACAACAATTAATATTGACATACTGACACTTTTATGATATAGAAATAATTACAACATTTTAAAGGAGACGATAATTAAATTGCTAATATATGAGACCAATTCAACATTTCCCATCAAAAATCCTACGCCTGGTCAAACATACATAACAACACTATTAGCTGTCAATAGTTTTGATATCTGTGCTCATATTAAAGACCCCACTCCTTCAGAGATTAGGGTTTTCAAGGAAAATGATTTATTCTTCAATATTTATTTCGAAAAAGATATTCCTTTCATTTCAATTGCCTATTCTAACTCACCTTGGACTTATGATTGTACAATAAACTTAGCAATAGAGAATGTAGAAACCAGGGAAGCATTCTTACAACAAGGTAACATAGTTAATTTATTATTAATTGATGCTCAAACAAATTTACTAATAGCAATTAGAACACTCGGGATGTACCAAGACGGCATGAGTGCAATAAAAGAAGCATGTAAAAATCAATTAGTAAAAGAAGGCTTCGAAGTAAAAAGGGATGCTGATATCATCTTGAATGTGAATAGTACACAGGATTTAATAAGAAAAAGCCAAATTAAATATCGCTTTAGAAAATAAAGAATAAGCCTACTCTGATGTTTCGCGAGTAGGCTTATTCTTGACTTTATAGTGTAAATTCGACAAACACAGGACTCCTCAACATATTATTTTTAGTCCAATTCCGTGTTTTCACTTTGATTTTTATCTTCGGTTCTAAATAAATAAAATTATTGTCTTCTTTACATATAAGCTGTTTGCTAAACAATTTAAAAGCGCGTTTCTGTTCAGGTGATACGCCGAATTCGACAATTCCAGAAGGAGTAAATAAACCGTCCGGATTGGTTGTTGAAGTTAGCCATCCGAACTTCTTTTTTCTTAATCCACTGATAGTGACATCGGCATATATCCAGTTGATTACTTTTCTCCAACTTTTTCTTCTGGTGTCTGGTATATAACTTGAGAACAAATCTTTAATGACAATACCCTCTAGACCAAATCGTTTCACAACCTCAAAATAAGCCGTAGCTGACCCGTTAACAGGTTGTATCAATTTATAATGACTTGTTTCTTCAAATGCCTCAGAGAGCAATTTCTTTCGCTCTAAAAGGGATAATGAAGTAACATCAATCCCTCTATACCTAAGAATATCGAAAGCACAAAAAACAACAGACACTTTGCTTTTTTTTGATTGAAATCTAGACATTACTGCTTCAAAGTCGGGATGGCCATTTTCATCAGTTACAATCAACTCCCCATCCAAGATAGTCCCCTCATCAATTGGAGTATCTAACAATTCAGGAAATTTGGATGTTACATTATTATTGTGTCTTGTATATAATCTTACTTTATCTGTCTTTGAAACAATGAGCCTTATACCATCAAGCTTAAGTTCTGTTAATGTGTTTGGTGTGTCGCGCACCAAATTATTATCAGCGTAAGTTAATAGCATTGGGGGAATAAACACATTATCACCTCAATGCTATCTTAAAATAGTTATTTGATTACATCAATATTAATGATATTACCAATTATACCAACATTCTGTTAACTGCATTGGCAATTGTTTTATTATCAGCCCTCCCTTTTAACAAAGGAATGATTTGTTTCATTATCGGACCTTTGTTTTTATCATCAAAAATCATTTTGGAAACTATTTCAAACACTTCATCTTCGTTTAACAGAATTGGCAGATAATCTTTAAGTATTTTATTCTCATCAGAAAGTTTCGTAACAAAATCTAAATCTCCGCGAATCTCATATGCAGCAATAGACTCCTCATTTTGCTTTCTAAGCGTTTGAATTAGTGATATTACTTCTGATTCGTCAATCTCTCTAAATAGCTCTTTCTCGCGCTTCTGGACACGATCAATAACAAATCTGATAACTACCAGTTTATCCTTTTCCTTGTCTTTCATGGCTTGTTTCATATCAGTTTTTAGTTTCTCTTTAATTGTGTTTGTCATTCTTATTACTCCTCTTCTTATTAACATTATTTTTCTATTTCTCTGCTCATTACATAATGCTTTTCATCTTCTTCACACGCTGACACCTCCGAGCACAGTAACCATCCGTACTGGCCTAGTTCCTCTAAGGCACACATTAAACTACGCCAATTCCTGGTATTGAATTGATTATGAGCATTAATAAAAAATATTTCTCCATCGTCTCTGATGTGTATTTTAGCATATTCATATTTCTTCACTTGTTGGTAACTCCCTCTTTCTCATTGACTGTTAATTCTACTGCATACTTTACTTGATTAATTCGATCAATACCAACACACGCCATCCAATCATTTTCAATATCCCACCAAAAATCGTTATAGCCTGAACTTGGTTGTGAAAAGATATTTTCTATGGTACTTAATGACCATCCCATGTCACACCATTCTTTATAGCCATAAGGAGTTTTTGATACATGATCTATACACGCCAAGGTGTCTTCAACCCGATTCTTGTTACAAATAGTAAATAATTCTCTTTTCTTTTTGTCTTTTATTCCTGTTCCAACAACCCTATAATTATCCCAGTCTTTGGTAATCCTGTTGATCGACTTGGGCAGTGCACCCCATTCAAATTCAGCAGACCCCATGTAATCAAATCGAATTAGAGAATCAATATTAACAATATCATTAGTTAATCGAGTATCCTGACCTTTAAACCTGCCTCGCTGAATGAGCCAAGACTTCATTTTTAGATTTTTTATATTCTTCTTTATTCCAATAATTTTACTAATTCGATTTTCAGTTTTCTCTTTCCATAATCCATTGAATACATTCCTGTGATAATATTTCCTCTCATCTAAGTTGAAAAACACTTCATTGATTCCGTCAGTGTACCTCTCACCTTTTTTTCAATTTTTCAATTGTAGTCATATTGGTCATCTCTTTTCTAATTTCTATTTTTTATTACTAGGAAATCGTTGTTTTAAACTATAACAATTTTTAACTGGTCATACTTTAAGACAAAATACCGACTAGTTGGCTTCATTAATATCAAACCATTCTTTTGCAGCTGACAACAAGATATCAGTTCTCTTTTGTACAAAACTCTTTTTTGTTGTAGACGAATTAGAATACGAAGCATAGCCAGTTGAAGAGTAAGTGTCTACAAAGAAGTTTTTTAAGAAGTCTGTAAATTTAACACTTTCCACATCAGCAAATTTATGTAAAACATATAGAATTGAAGGTGTTTTCGTTTTTGTTTTCTGAAATATACTTGCTCTAGCCTCTACTTCAAGACTTTCGTAAATGTTATTCAAAAAGAGTATTTTACCTTTCACGTTTTCGATTACTTCATCTGAGAACATATTTTCTTTAACCATCTTATCAATAACGCCGCTGCCTAATCCAGTGTCATTGTTTGTAATAATCAAAGCCATAGCCTGCTGAACTAGGTCTCCATTTGCATCTCTGTTTAAATCATTTTCGTTTAATCCAGCTTGAATTACTGGAGAAGCTTTCATTTCTGCAAGAGCAGATCTTAAGGGTGCTGCCATTCTGGATTTTCTCCTTTCAGAAGGTTTTAACGACTCACCGTTGTTCCAACGGTAGAAAAATTCTTGTTTTTGTTCCTCATCGATCTCATATTCTCTGATATGAATCATATGAGACATAATTCTATTTTGAAATGCACAAGGCAAATCTTTAAAATAATAGCCATTTACATCAATAAATACAGTCTCACCATTTTCATCAACGCCTTCAATATAAGGCACATTTGTCAGAGGGAATTTATTTTTCACGTAGTCTCTAGCTGTAGTTAAGCGTTGTTTCCCATCAATCACGTTTCGTATTTTCTTTTTATTTTCTCTCAAGATTTGAACACTGATTTCTCCGATATAAACTTTTTCAATAATCGAAATGATTGCCAAGGATTTCTTTTCAAGTTTCCAAACTGAGTTTCGTTGAATCGGATCATTAAAACGAAACACACTCAGTTTCTCCATGAACTCAGTAACAGAGATGCTAACATTCGTAGCCTCCACACCAAAATCCACCAGTTTCAAGCTTTCATCGGCTTTTACAATTTTCACTTCCATTTATTATCCACTCCTCTATGTATTCAACTTATAACTAATTATATCATTCAACTTTACATATGTAAATAATAAATTTATATATTTTACATATATTTTGCGAATGTCTTAATAGGTATATATTCGTTGAAGATCGTCACAATATATACTTTCCTATCTATAACAATCCCCCTTAAGTATAGTTTTGTATGATACATTATCAATCTACCTCCTTTAAATTAGATATTTCATCTTCTAATAATTTACGATTCTACATTTGGTGGTCATGCGTAACTTTCTCAACCGCTCTAAAGCTTCCTCTTTTGTATTAAACAGAAAAGGATGTTCGCTCGTATTGTATCCAAGACTTAATATTTCTCCAATCACATCTTTAGAAGTCCAAAAATATCCATCTTCGTCCCAAGCTGGTGGTTGCCAGCCTAGATAATCCAATTCAAACTCCTTAGTAACTGGATTTTGAGACTCTTGAACGATTATAAACATTTTAACTTCACTCCCTTTAAAATGGTCATTTTACTTCTAATTCTAATTCTTGATACCATCTAAATTTTCCATACGTTTCTCTATAGTAATTTCTAAACAACTCAATCCACCTGTCTGGATCTTTTTTAAATACATGTGTTGATAAATATAGTATGCAATTTAAATTTGAATGTCTGACTTCTTTAAGTTGAACAACATTTTTGTTCACATAATAGTCTATGTAGCCTTTATAGAATGAATCAAACCGAGCGTGATAGTAAATATTTTTATCAATCACTTCATCTGAATGAAGGATTCGAAGTTTTCCATAATCATTAATAATCTTTGTAATTTGTCTCATTCATATTCAACTCCAATCTCTGAGCCAAATGGTTGCGCTCACTTATTTAAAACCAACTGCTCCAGTCCTTTTGTAAAATCTTCATCCTGTTTTCTCAACTCTGCAATTTGTTTATTAGTTTTCTTCTGTCTTGAATGAATGTAAATGATGTTAACTACGCCAACAACGGCCATTAATGATGTTGTAATAATCAATAATAAAATCATAGTCCACACTCCTTCTTATTTTCTTCGTTTTTCCAATTCCTCTGCTACAAACTACACACAAAATACCTTCCATCACTTAGTCTCCGAACATTAGTATGAACTTTTTTGAATCTACGTCTATATCACCTTTTTTATCTATATCAAATTCTCCTTCGTTCCCACATTCACAAATAATCTTCATTAATTACTCAATCTCCTCAATTTACTGTTTTCCTAATTATTTCAATAAGTACGTTTCTCCATCTTTATATAAAACACCTTCTACAATTTCTAACAATGTTGAATATCCTCCACGTAAACCAATATTGCACTTATTATCATCATACTTTACCGATGTGACTACAGAACTAATTCCTTGTTTACTGATAAATCTCTCAATGATTTGTCTATTCATTTAATTAGTCTCCTGTTCTTGAATAGTTTTCAATTTCCCCACCATTCTTAATGTGTTCTACAAGTTTATTTAACCTCTGTTCAGCTTCATAAACACTTCCATAACCCCTTGAATACTCATGATCGCTTATGGCTTGCAGTGACTCACTGAGGGTTGCTTCTGAAGTGTCTGGAGCAGATATAACGTATACTCTGCATTCTATTTCTTTACCAAGTTTTAAAGTAACCCATTTACCAAGCATAAAATGATCACCTTTCAATCTTTAAAATATTGTCTTTATATGCAAACATCATATCATGGATTCTTCGATAATTTTTGAATGTCCCTCTGTGTCGTCTTTTTGCTCTTTTCCCAATTAGGATTAGATGGCTCCGTGTTCCCTGTTGCTTGTTTACGTTTTGCTTCACCCATAATTAAATAACTCCTTTACTCAAAGTCTTCAGTCCAAGACACATAAGTTTCATGAGCTAAAACATGATCCTTGAAGAACATCTTTAAAGCAGAATTACTCTTCCCTTCTCTTTCAAGTTGCTGAATTAACTCATTTGCTTTTAAGATGTGATTATAGGCTTCTTGAATGTGATTCTTAATATGAAATTTTGTTGTCAATACCTCTTCCTCCTTTTATGCATGAATGCATTATTTCATGTTGATTTCTCTATGTTCTTTTCGTAAGTTGATTTGTGCTATAAACATTCTACTAATTCTTTTTTCATTTGAGTCACAAAACCCCTTCGCCCAATATTCAGGATTCCCAAACCTATTGACTGCCATTACGTCATCTTGACATTTGAACTGAAGCCAACCTTCTGGGTTAATTTTAGATTCCACAATATATAGCCGAATTGAATTAATTAGGTTTTCTGAGGATGTTCTGTAAATCATATCTTGATTTAGATAGTCTAGATGTGTATCAATTATTTCTTTAGCTTTCTCTTCAACCTCAAAATCAGAATATGATTTTCCAGTATTAATATACTCAATAGTTAACATTTCTTACCTCCTATAATTAACTCGAAATTCTGATTTCATACTACTTTAAATCACACTCACCACAATGTAATGCTTCACTGATAAGCATACACAGATGATCTTCATCAATTTCTGTCCATCTTCCCGAATACATGCTTCGATGCCTGTAAGCGGATTTAGATTTATCAAAATGAACTTGAGCAAAAACATTGCGAAACACTTTACCTTTTTTGATTTCTTTTACAATTTCAGCAACAGTCTTCATTTTAGAAGCCTCCTTTTATTTCATTCTAGTTCCAAATTCGTTATAATCCCAAGGCTTCTCTCATTTTTTCTTGTGCTGCCAACTTCCCAACCTTGTATCCTTCGCTGCGTTGTTCTGCAATCTTATGTCCTACTCTAACAACGAAGTCGATAACACCAAATTTCTGAATAACCAGATTGTACAAATATTCGATGATTTCTGCAGGATCATTTTCTAGGAGTTTTTCTATCTTTTCAACAGCTTCTTTGTCAGATATGTAATAACTTTCACCAAATCTACTATTAAACTTGTAAAGTGTTCCAGCATTATAAACTCCACCACTTCTTTTCTCCAACTCTTTGCATTTTGTTTCATAATAGCTTCCACTTATATTAACTTCTAGCCCAATCCATTTTCCACTCATCTTATCTTCCTCCTTTTTTTATAAGTTCAATCCCTGCATAACCTCTCTCACTTATTACTCGTACATCTATACCGTTGATCAACAGTATGCGAATGTCTCCACTCGGAAGAATTTCAAATCTAAATTGTCGATCATCTATTTCAATAGAAAAATCATCTGTTTCAACTATCATTTGATATTCTTTACTTTCTCCACCACATTGTGCCAAAATGACTTTTTTCATTTTAGTGTTCTCCATTTTTATTTAGTAAAAAACAACAACTCATTGAAAGACACTATATCTTTTTCATAAACACCACACATATTCATCATGATTCTCTAAACCTTGTACATTAGTGGTTTCAACAGTGTCCCCAATTTGAATGTCATCAGTTTCATTCATATGCATCTTCATAACTCCTATGTATTTTAAATACACATATGCAGTTGAGTTATTCTGAATGTTTTTAATCCCCCTTTCATTTCTAATCCTCCATTGACCTAAAAATTAATTTTAACGTCTGATCTGTGATGATATTTCTCTTTCACAAATGGAATCAATGTCTTAGAAAGCTCCCATGAATACATTCCATATGCACTCTTATCATAACCGCCCCAGATAGCCAGTGCTTGAAATAACTGAAACTCTTTAGAGGTAGTGACCTTTTGAAGCGTAATATCGATATCCTCATCATAATAAATATAACTTCTAATTGAGCCATAAGGTGTATGAAAAAACTCAATTCGATCAAAATCTTTGGTTGCTTGGATGTTTGTGTTGGACATTTCAATTCTCTCCTTTTTGATTATGCACTTCTATTAAATAATCAATTTACTCCAATAACTCTAATATTATTCATTCTAAACCCTCTTAAATATGATGGTTTTTCATACATTCTTTTTAAGACGCGTATATTTGATCAGTCATCAAATACTTTTGCAAAAACTTGAATAATTCTTTAGTGAGAGTATCAAAAGTTTGAATGCATACGCCCTGACCAATGCTTTCCACAATCAATTTATTACTATCACCCAAATAGTAGTTCTTGTCAATTCCGTGTAATTTTCTAATTTGCTCACCTGTTAAATAAGCAAACAAATTTGGATTGGTTGGATGTTTAATCCAATTTTCTGGTTGAATTTTGTGGTGACTTTTCGTGATTGTTCCAATAAAAGAATCCTTAGTTATATCAAAAAGAGTCATACGATGATTGTGAGTCATTGCTTTCTTTTCTCTCTCCAGAAAGTAGCTTAATGTCCCACTTTCTTCTGCTGTCATCCATTTTAATTCATCAATACTTAACACACCATCCGCGGCAATGCTATTTATCTTTTTCCTTATTGGAGTTGGGAATGAGAACCCCTCATAGACTGAAGCCACCATAAAAAATCTTTCTCTTTTGGTTCTACTGCCATAATCTAATGAATTCAATTTCCCCATTTTCATAAAAAATCCTTCTTCCTCAAAGCACAACTTCAAGCTATTACCTGCCGTTTTTTCAAACTCTGGAACGTTTTCAATCAAGATAGCTGAAGGCCTGTCCTCTTTTCTGCGCTCCCAAAACAGACGCATCAAATGCATGTACAGATGCATTGTATGATATTCCTTTTTCGTGCCATTGGAAGCTTTGCTATAGTCTGTACAATCTAATGTTGCTAGCCATACATCAGCATATGGTAAATCAGTTCCGCTCAACATTTGCATGGGAAGGTTGAACATAACTGAGTCAGGATGGTTGACAGAATAAATATTTGAAAACTTATCCTCACTACCCTCTTTTGGGTTCCATTCAACAGCTGCCACCTCATCAAATCCTGCCTGCTTCATGCTTTCAGTACTGATTCCAGCACCAGCACAGAAAGTAATACTTTTCAATTTTTCGTTAGTTATTTCATTTTCTTTTATTGTTGCCGCTGTTTTCTTAATACCTTTAATCAAGACTCTCTCATTAAAGAATGTGATTTTGATTTCATCGCATCCCTCTAAAGCAGAACGAATTTCATGACCTGATTTATCGATCACAGGAACAATCGATTTCTTTCTAGTTTTTTTCGATACTTTATTTGATCCTGTATTATGTATTTTGAATTCAATAAGATTGTTATCTGGATCAGATACGGTATCGAAACGCTGCCCAGGACCGAATCCTGCTTGTGTTAAAGCTGAACGATCTATGTAAATACGTTGTCCATTATATGTAGGCTTACCATTAAACTGATAAAGGATTTCACTAGTCATTTATATATACACCTCATGAATTATATATTTATAACACTTGATAACTGTATAATCATATATTTTATTTCAATAGGGTGAAAACAACCTTTCATATGTTTCAAACCTATTCTATTTTTATATTTAGTTTTTCATTCAATTTTCCTAATAGCACATCCAACTTTACAATCTTATCTTTTAATTCTTCAGATTCTTTTCTCAACTCTCTCATGATCAACTTATTTTCACCTCTTTAATATAATTTATGCTTTATATTTATAAATATAAACTTATATAATTGTTTTGTCAATATATTATTTTCATTCTATAAATCCTATTAGAATTAATCAACAATACAGTAGATCGGCTCCACTGTTACTTCTATCCATCTGCTTATATAATAAAACCGAGAAAAGTAAGGGATGAAACAAAGACATTAATGCATTTGAAAAACTCTCTACTTCGGAGGAGAAGATAGATCACAACACATTAATACTCTTCATACCCATCGTCCACATCTATACCAAATACTTCATCGTAGGGAACATTAATTATTATATATCCATCGTGAATCAAGTATTTATTTGCTAACACATATTTAACTGGTACAGCAGCTTCAAACTCTGATAAGTCAGATTGAGAATGTTGTTCTGCCAGCGATTTAGGGACTGCCATAATAGAATGCCCACAATCGCTTAAATAAGCGTAGAATGACTTTAACTCATCTGGTAGACCAGGATACTGTTTTGTTAGATTGATCATATGCTTAATTGACTGTAAGCTTTTTCTCATGTCAAGCAAAGCCTCCTAGTGTTTTTCTACATATCATTACACTATAGCAGATTATAATTTCATATACAATGTCACAATTTTTTTTATGTTACTCTATTATCCTCTAATTTCAATAACCTTCTTGCTTCCACTTTAATATGTTATTTACTCGTCTGATTGCTCAATTATCTGTTTTATCTATGTTTAATCATGATATGCGCTAGCAATAACTTTAGCATCTCTACCAAATGCCCACTTGATCACATCGGCTCCAAGATATCCTCCCAAGTTACCATAAATGTCGTTATTGTCCCTTAAACGAATCATTGTTTGTAACTGAGCATCTGTTATATCTCTAGTCAATGCGTGTTCTTCAGACCCGTGAAAAAAATGCCAATAAGGATTTGTATTTAGCATAAACTCAACGTACCAAACGACTAAATCACCATTCGTACGAAGTAACAAACAAACATTAAGCGGACAATCATGAGCAACAGATCTGATAATTGCCATGTCTTCGCATGAACCTTCACGCTCAACATCATACCTCTGCCCTAGCTCTACAACATGTTCCTTGATTTCGCTAACACCTAAAATACCAGTTCTAGTATAAGTTATTAAATTCCCCATAATTCAATCATCTCCTTTTATGTAATTCAATTTTTTTCTTGTCAGTTTCATTAATAGGAAATGCCGTTTTTATGGTAGTTTCACGAGGCTGCTGTTAATCATCCTCTACGCTGTCATTAATAATCACAGCTGATTTAAAATAATTCAAGTTCATCCTTAACATATTCGTGTGACCAAAAAAGATCATTTATAATACTTTCCAATTTCTTTTTGTTTGTTGCTCTCAGGTCAATGAAAACAATAAAGAACGGCGAATCGGTAAATTGTTCAAACAAAGCATACCTAATATTGTGCGATTTCAAAAATTCATTTATTTCAGAATGTGTATTGGATTCTTTGTTAATCATAACTTTCATTACAGTTTTCAAAAAAATCAACCTCCGATTTTATTTGTCTTGAAACAAGTGTTTCAAGACAAATATTACATATGTGACAATAGTTTTCTAACTTGTTCATTGTCGAGATTATCGTATACACGAACAACAACTTTAGAATCTGGATGCATGAAATTTTTGAATTTCAAAACTCCATCAATGAAAGAAACGTTACCCAGAACAACAAGGGTTTCAATTTCATTTCTATATATGAGTTCGCCAGTTACATTAATTGAAACCTCTAAAGTAGGAGGCTGAAAATCGTCAACAATACTCTTAGAATCAATATATCCTACAAAAACGTTAAGCTTCCTCGCAAATTGTTCAATATCTAAACTGAAAGCAAACGATTCACCGTATCTAGTATTCTCATACTGAAATACATTTTCGAAAATTTCCTTTATCATAATATTTAATTACTCCTTTTTGTATGGGAATGAAAGACTGGTTTCATATATTAATTTTTACTATATGTTCAACTTTTATATAAATGTGTCGCTGATGTTCATATCCAAATAATCAAACCCACTAGTAATATGTTCAAAATGCACCACAGCTATATCTTTAGTTTGATTTGGAAACAATACAAATTCTCCGATATCCCCAACTTTAAGCTCAGGATGATGAGAATTATTCTTTACAGAAAGTACCTTAACTTCATCTCCTTCTTTCAATAAGCTCATAATCAACGCACCATTTCTATTGAATATTTATCCGTTCCCCTCATCTGACTTTTTCCCATCGACAGAAAACATTTTCATTACATTCTTTTGTGCTTCCTTTTTAACTTCGCGGATCTTTCTGCTTGTAGGATCATTTCCAGTTTCAATAATTTTTTTCATTTCCTCTACACCTTTACGACTAATCTTTGGCTTATCCATATAGTATCATCTCCCCATGAAAGACCGGCTTCATATTAATCACTAATAACAAAACCTTTATGTCCACAATCTTTACATTCAACATTAATATTAATAGAACCATCTTGATACCCATCAAGATATTTATTCAATTCAGCAGTAACCTCAGAATTTGAACTTTTACAAATCGGGCAAACTACTAGAAATTTTGCTTGTTCAACCTGTTTTTTCTTTTCTTCGTTCCATTTCAAATGATCACTCATACTCGTGTCCCCCTCTCCATGTTTCATCACTTTAAGTTTTAACTCGTTTAAATCAATATCACAAACATTTGCAACTCTGATTAAACTCTCACCTGATATCCGATTAAGATTTAACCAACCAGTAAACGTCTTCTCATTTTCACCCAACTGCGCTGCTACCCAGGTCAAAGATAAGCCTTTATCTTCCTTAATAATTCTCTTTAATTCTTTTCCAAAATTCATATACCACACCTCTCTTCGATAATTACACTAACTCTAATTCAGGATCATACTTTTTCAAGTATTCGTTGGCTTCAACCACACTTGCCTTTTTAGTTGAATTCTTTTCGCACCACATTACAGTATCCCAATCAATTTCCTCAGTTTCCTCAGTTTCGTTTGCTACTCTGAATTTCAATTCATTGAGTTCGCTAACGTAAACTCCCACAACCTCCGATCCGGTGTCAGGACAAGAAAAAGTTTTTGTGCTGTAGATATCCTTCATAATATAATCATTCCTTTTCTCTTTGATATGTATAATTATAACACGATAACACTTCAATGTAAAGAATTTTTTCTTCATTATGAAGAAAAAAACGCTTTCGCGTCCTATAGAATCTCAATTTCATCATCCATCTGTTGTGTTTTTCAACAAAGCAGCCAAAACATTCGGTAGTGCCTCGAATTTCTTTTGATTTATTGTTCTCAACTGCTCGCTTGCTCTTTTCACCTTCTCCCAATCTTTCTTTGTGATTGCAATATCTAATGATGTAAGTGTTATACGGTTACTTTTCTCCCAATCCTTATACCATTCATTTACTATATTGTGAAGTGAGTTTTTATTTTTAATATGCCTTATTTTCTGACCAATAGATTTCCCAGACCCTTTACTACTTTTTGAAGTTTGGAGTTGGATATTCGAAATTGATGTTGAGATAGGGATTGAAGGTGGATCAGTAATGCTTTGAATTTGTTCTGAATCAGCTTTTTGGGACTTGCTTTCCAAATATCTTTTACGGAAATATTCTTGACATGTGCTACAGTACGTCTTTCCCTCCCTATCATTTTCATTCTTACATTTCCTGCATTTACCTTGACTTGAAAGTAGTGCAGATTCATTGCGTTTGTTAATTCGAAATCTGCATCTATCAGAGCAGTAATCTCTTTCAGGAGAATCATCAAAAACCACAAAGGTCTCTTCGCAATCATTCGCTTTACATTTGATTCGTTCAATCATATTTTATCAGTCCTGTTCCCGTGAATGATTCGTTTCATCCTTAGTTTATAAAATAATATCAATCTTTTCACCCAATTACTTTCTAACAACTACATATATTTACATCAATTTATACCTACCATCCAGTATATCCTCTAACTGATTATTTAAGCTTGCAATCTGATCACGTATGTCCTGTTCAATTTCGCACAGCCTATTAGCATCCTGTACGAAAATTTGCTCATTTCCTGCTCTGATTCTAACATACTTAGCTTCATTCCACGACAAATATTCAATAAAGTCTTCGGCTTTATCTGAATCAATGATCCTTACATCTTTCCCCAATAAGAGCTGTCTTTTGTACAACTCAAATTGCTCACTGTCGGGGAAAGTAATATTAAGTTCTTTTCGAGTTCTCAAGTGTATTTTACCTGGCTTTAGTAAGTTATCCGATAAAGATGTGCTCAATTTAACTCGAATTGTTTTTATTATTGCATCAAACAACTCCTTTGAAATCTCAATGCATTCTCCTTTTTCAGTGAATCCTGAGTAGCATTTTAAAGTCAATGAATAACCATCAGTATCAACTGTACAGAGATATCTTTTTTTATCATAATTAAATCTTTCAGTTGCTAATCTCCTCATATTTAATGTTCCTTCCCATGTGTAAGTAAAAGTTCTCATTCTTCTTTTGTATAAGCAACAAAGAGAGGATTTTGCGTTTCCACATCAGATGTTTCTTTAATTTTGAACCCTTTATATGTAAATACTTTCATTTTCGCGATTGAAAACCGATTTGTTATACAAGCCTCCAGTTCGGCTGAAGGCTTGCTGTTATATACTAATCCATTATTAATTTCCTGGTGAAACTATTCAATTTAAATGCCTGATTTTCTCCATTAATTTCGGGCTCATTATTTACAATATGAAGTTCGTGACAAGGATTATGATCGTCAACCGATATTGTGATTGTAAATCGCCCTCCAAAACTAGAACCTGAACGAAAGTTTATAACATTTTCTCTGGTTATTTTAAAACCATTAATGATAATCTCATCGCCTTCTGTCTCTGTTTTTAATAGCTGTAAATCCTTCACAAAGCTTTTATCTGAGCTATAGAAGTTAATCCCCTCTAATTGGACTTTAGTTCCTTCGTTTTCTTTTAAAAACCGTACTATTTCACTTGTATTCATAAAAAATCATCTCCTTATTATATGGCTATGAAATAAGCATTTCGTGTTACAGTTAAGAATTTTCAATTAATATTTCTGTAGGAATTAAATGCAAAGACCCCGAAGTTGTTTCACCAAGAGAAAATCCGTTCTCATATTCATAGATAATATTAAATATGGTATATTTTTTTACCATATCATAGTCTTGAGAAATAACCTTCTTTTTATTAATAACGTTTGCCTCTTCTGTATATCTACCTAACTTAAGCATATTACTACTATATTCATCAAATTCATTAAGTAACTCATCCACTACTTCAGAATCAATGTTCATTTTATCAACAAGTTTGTCATAAAGATTCGCAACCATAAGCTGATAGTCATCAATTATTTTAAATAAATTTGGCTCCAAATGAATCATCTCCTAAAAATAAAGTTTCATTTAAGAAATTGTCTTAGCTTATTATCCTTCAGATAAATTCTTATTTCTTGCAAACACATTGTCATACTGGATCTTGTCCACTACTATTACTTTATCGCTATGTACGCCGCTCTTGATGATCTCTCTGACTTCATCTTCGGTGATCACCTCTTCATTGTACAACGCCAATTTAGGTGCTGTAAATGAGCCATGTGGAGCTTCAAATTCGATGATCATAATTTTATCTTTAGTGATCATGTTTTCACCTCAATTGTATTTCACACAAAACTCAGATTTCATTCCCTAAAAAGATCCTCAATGGTTTCCCATCTTTCATTTTCTTCTTCTGCCTGCTGAAGTGCTGCTGGCAGGGGGACAAGATAAATTGGATTGGAGTTGACTGTTTCGTTCGGGGCAAGAATGAACATGTACCCGTATTTATGGCCAACTAGGTGACTTACAGCGTCAAGCTCAGATTCTGCGTCTTCACTACTTAGATGAGATGATAATATTTTTTGCCCATTTGCCACAATGATATAGTATGGACTGTGATTACATAGTTCAATTTTAGCTGAAACCTCTTTATTCATGACTTTCCCTCTTTCGAAAAAAGTTATCTCTTCAATTTCCACATACTCTTCATCATCATCTACTTCATTTTCTGTTAAACTGAAAATGTAACCATTTTCTAAATATGAACTTATCTTACCGTCGTCATCTACATATTTTATAAAATGTGAAAAAACAATTTGCACTTCATCTTCATGGCCTTTTCTTTCTATTTCTAACGATGTTATAAACACATCGTTACCTATCGTATGAATAGCATTACCATCTTGCGGCGTGGATATATCTGTAACACGATTGTTTGCAAATGTAACTGTGCCTTGTATTTGAGGGTACATATCTGATACTGTTTTAATTTCATATTTTTTCATTTAAAATCTCTCCTCTCTTATTCTCTTGGAATTAATTACATTATATCACATTAGATGCTTCATATCAAATATTTTATTCTTCAAAATGAAGTTTTTTTGCTATTGGGTAAATAATTCAACTAATCTCTTGCTTCCCCCATTTGATTCTAACATTACCTTCAATGTCTCTTTCTTTTGACATCAACATGTCTAGTAAGTTAAAATCCACGCCAAACTTATCATACAATTCTTCATCGTCAATTTCTTGATTCTTCATAAATAAATTCAACTTCTCTTTTGTCAATATTAATCCGAGTAGGTTGCTTTCGATACTATTCTCATAAGTAAAAAAGTGAACCTCCTTTTTGTCAATTGAATTGTAACGTATGAATCTAAAGTAGTACTGACTCATTGTGGCTTCATTCCAGGATAATTCAGGGATAATCACTTTATTGACAAATCCTATATTCATGCTGCTACTCAAACTCTGTTGAGTCGAAATTAGTATTCCATTTTTCGACTCTTGAAGCTGCTGGATTATCTGTTTTCGTTTATTTAGGCTAACTTTATCCCCAGTGATTACGAAAACAGGTCGGCTAGGAAATCTGTATTTTATCGCCTTAACATATGCATTGACAGTTTTTATATGCCGAACTCCAATGGCAACATACTCATCTTCCCACTTATCAATTTTGTTTAAAACGTCAACAAATTTATTTGGTAATTGTTTACTTTGATACTCCCCGAACACTTGAGGAGCTGCACAAACTTTTAACATGAGCATTAACTGATTAAGGATCTCAAGCATTCTATCTTTACGAATATTGCCTGTTGACTTAAACAAGTGCTTCATCGTATAAAATTCTTCAATTATTCTTTTATACAATTCTTTTTCCGCTGAGTTGAAGCGACTTTTTTGCTGAATAATATCATAAATCTTTTCTCCTCTCACTTCTTCGAAGGATCTTGTTATTATTGTTTTATTGATTAAATCTTTTAAGACATCAGCGTTATATACATCTTGTGTATGTTGTCCAATACCAAAAACGGTTATTTTCTCAGGAATGTGAGATTCTGAAAAAAGTCTATATCCCTTATTATAGGCTGGAATAGGCTTTAAATAGTTTTCGTTTCTTACTTCATTTAACTTCTCTTTATCATCCTTGTCTCTTTTGAAAATATACTCACAGTTACTTATCATATTGACACTATTATTATAAAGTAATTCGAACTGTGTCGCCGCTTCAGCAATTGTATTTCTCGTCATGGTGCCAGTCATAAGCGTTTTATACTTTACCTTTCTGAATACGCTCAAAATGGCTCTGGTGCGTTTAGAAACTGAACTGGACATGTTGTCAGCTTCATCAAAAATCAAAGCAACTTTTTGTGATTGCATTTTAACGAATTTTTTTATGAACCTTTGATACTTTGTTAATTGGTTGAGTGTTACAATGACGATTTGGCCAGGTTGGATGTTGTAAATATCTTTTAAGGTGTTGATCCTTATGAAGTCGAATCCATAACTTTTCAAAATGACTGCCCACGTATTATTAATTGCAATTGCAGTTGAGACTATAAAGACGTTTCTAGCTTTATTGACCTGCAACCTGTAAACTAGATTTGCAACACCTGACACACTTTTTCCAGAACCCTGCCCCCATTGTAAAAATCCATATTGCTTTTGGAGAATTTTGTTTGTATCTTCTTTTTGAATCAAATTCAATTTAATACTCTCATTACTATTGCTATCATAGATAATGAGGTCATCCAAGAAATTACTGATCTTTCTATTCAAATTCATTTCAGAGTAGTATAGAGCTTGTGCTTTATACTTGGTAATCTTCTTATTTAATAATTTTTTATATTTTTTATCCTCAAAAGGATAGTTATTATTTAAGACCATATTAAAGAAAGTATCTTCTTTTTTACCTGTCTTTGATAATGACAATTTCATTTTATGTGAATAAGCTTTCAATTTTATTCCGTACCTTGTTTTTACTAATTTAATTTCATCTCTTTCTATGTAATGCTGGTTTTTCAAGACTTTCTTCAAATATGACAACACCTTATTTTTGGTAATTCTTATTTTCATCCACTCTTCGTATTTCATCGAATTTGGTTTGACTTGGTTGTAATATCTATTAACATATTCGCGACATTTAGCATACTTCATGTTTATCTTCGAATTTCTTTTGATGTCAAATAAATACTTTTTAACCTTAAACTCAAATTCATCGTCTGGTTCACTTTGTAGATTTTCTAAATATAGTTTACTCCGTATTTTTTCCTTCTCTTCGTAAAGTTGTTCTATGTATTTTTTAAAAATAATGCTCCCGTTCGATTCTTTAGGTTCTGTTATAGTTAATTCCTGTCCGTTTGAATATATTGTCTCCGGTATATAATCACTCTTTTTTTGGAATAGCATGATTTTAGTTTCAAACCTTTCGACCCCTACCGACTTAAAAGCATCATCGGGTAATCCAATATGATGAATAAAGTTGAACATTGCATTCATTTTTTTAATCATCCCTGAGTCTGTGAAATCATCAGACAAAAAAGATTTGGGTACAATGAGCGCTAATATCCCTCCAGGCTGCAAAAGCTCATGTGCTTTCCAGCAATAATAAAATTGACTTAAATATTCTTCTTTATCCACTGTCCATTTTAAGTTAAATGGAGGATTCCCTAAAATTAAATCAAATTTAACTCCTGGTTCATAGCTCCTGATGTCTTCACAGCTTGAATTAACTTCCGGATATAAAAATCGCATGACCTTGAATGCTTTTATATCAATTTCATTTCCGTAAACATTAGAAAGGTTGGGCAACCAATTAAAGAAGTTACCCATACCAGCGGTTAAATCTGCTATCAAATCATGCTCAGAAGGTTTTAAACAGTCAATAATGAACCTACATAGATTATGAATAGTGAAAAATTGACCGTTTTCTATTTCTTTTTTCGCTTCTGTGTAATCGTGAAAGTTATCAAAATCATTAAATGATAACCCATGTAAACCACCGTCTCCAGTGTAAGAATTATAAATGTCTTCCGCTTCAACATTGTACTTTTCAGTTAGTTTATTATCAATCAAGTACAGTATTTTTTCGTTTATTACTTTTCTCTTGTCTTGAGGGATTTCAGTAGGTTGTATTGTATACTTCATTTTTTAGTTCATCTCCCACAATATTCTTTAGCAAATTTAATAGCACATTGGCTGGATTCGAATTCAATGTCCATTTTTCCATTTTTTAAAAATTTAATACTTTTAACTTTGCTCATGGTTTCAATATTACAACGCTCGTAGTTAGCCTGATCTCTTTCATTATCGTATCCACAATACAAATTCCGTATTTCCTGCTTTATGTTGCAGTCACCGTCTTCAAAATGGGACAGCGCCTTGAATACAGCTTCACACCTATCGCTATTTAGTCGATAATCCTTCCATATGGAATCATGGCGTGCAAACCATGCATTTAAATTTACTTTGCTGCCTTTGACAACAACTTTGTCAATATCATGTCTGAACAGTTCCTTCAGATTTTCTTTGATTTCTTTTTCTGCTTTTTCAGCAAAATTGAATCCACCTAGCTGTAAGAATATTTCTTCAACAATATCGCTATAAGTGACACTTTCTTTAAATTTCTTTACTATTATTTCATTATTAATTGTTATGTTATGTTCACACTCAAAATACCTGCACACTTGATTAATAAAACCTTCCCTTATTTTGTATATTTTACTATTATAGTCATATATCTTTAAGGTGTAATAAAAAGCAGTTTCCTGCTTATGAAAATAAGCACCTGATTGTTTACCATATTTTTGCCCATGCTCTTCATTTAATTTTGATATATTTGAAAGTTGTTTAAAAAACTCTTGATATGTATGTAAAGTTTGTTTATAAATCTCTTCTTGCTCTTTACAAAATTGCAAGTCCTTTTCCGAAAGTCTTGTTTCGTTTTCAATTTTTACATTTTCAAATTTACTAAGTACATCAAACATGTTATTTCCTCATTCCTATATTTTTTTAAAAAAATCCCGTTCGAAAATTTAGCTGCTGTTATAGTCAGAAATGAAAACCCTTATGTTTATTGTGTTTTTTATTCCTTTATACTACGATGAAACTGTTATTTTATACTATAGTAAGCACTCCAGTAAAAAAAGAAAACTGAAGTGCTTATTGATAATAAAACTTATCCTAAATACCTTTTAGGCTCTTTAAGATAATCTCTCGCATGTATGCCAAAATGCTCTGAAAGAATATCCCATGCTTTTGCACCATCTTCCTTACCTATTAAAAACTCTTGTTGCTCTGTCTCACTGTATTCTGGAAGGGGTATATGTCCCCTATAGCTATTGTAACCTATTTTCAACCCTGTCAAATATGATTCGCTTAGACCACCGAATTCAGTTGCCTTAGGGTCTAATGAAGCCATCGTAATATAATAACAATCATACAGTTCATTTAATTTTATCCATTTATTATGTAGTGCCAAAGCAATTAACAGATTAACATGGTCTGTTTTATAGTCAAAATCTATATCTCTTATAGGCTTGACACATGCTCCTTCAAACCAACTAATTACGTTATCAAGCTCTATTCTCTTTGTCATTCTTCTTCCCCCTTAAATTCAATGTTAAACTACTTACTAAATCCTAGATAACAGGTTTGTTATGAATTTACTTCCTCCGATTAACCTTTGACGTTCATAGTTGTCTTCTGGGGACTCTGAAAAAGCAAGCTTTTGAATCCTCTCATAGTTAATACTCAGATTTAACTCTAAAACCTCCTTTAATTTTTGAATGTCTGTAATTTTTGCAAAATGCAATAAATCCTGCTCTTGCATAGCTGCCTGTGCTGAACGCATTTTATAGCCCTCCCTATGATATGTACTTAATACTAATTTATCAAAGTTATACTTTTTTAACAATAACAATTGGAGATATTTTTAAATATTTTCCAAATAATACGGTACGGCACTTATCTAGTCTAATACTGTAATACCTGAGTCGGCGAAAAATTTTATTAGCTTTTTAGGATTACGCGCCCAAGACACAAGCGCAGAAGAACTAACAGCGAATTCCAAATATTGACTTAATTCTCGTCTATCTTCCCTACCGTTGCCGTATATACTTTTGCTTTTCAAGCAAGGATCGAACTTTCCTCCATCAAGATCAGCATAAATGATCAATTCATACTTAAATTGTGAATGTTCCTCGCCTTCGAAATGAATTTCCTTCACTTCAACTGTAAGATTTTGTATAAATTCTTCCACCTGTTCAGTGGTAATTGTGATTCCTCTTTCCAAAATTTCTTTCTTTCTGATAATTATTTTTTCCAAACCTTTTTTTCTCTCAATTTCATAGAGTCTTTCAGCTTCCTCCTTTTTTTTCTTATCTTCTATTGCTTGCCTCTCTGAAGCTGAAACCTCTCCTTCAATTGTTAACCCCTTTTCCAAGAGGTCAATAATTGTATGACTGACAATTTGTTGGTACACACCCCAGTTTTGTCCACTATAATCATGATCAACACAAACATCACCAATATGAAGAGTATCGTTATCCGTTACATCACAGAGTAATATTTGAAATGCCTTAATTATATATGGTGTGTCCCCTACGCAGCCAATATATGTATTGATAACAACATCTGAAGTAGTGTTATTGATAATTTTATATGGCATTTTATAACTCCCTTTTGTTATATTTTATTTTAACCCATTATAAAAACCTTACCGATAATATTTTGATACTTGAATCAATTTTCATTTTCGTACTCCTTGGGATATTCGAGCAAACAACACAATGTTTGCTCGAATAAATATCAACTATACTCTGTACGCTGTACGCTGTACGCTATCCTGAAATTGCAGTTACTCTATATGCCCCTTTAATCTGCATTTGCAAGCCCTGCTCCAGCAACTCGTTAACTGACATGTCGCTGTGTTTGGCAGCGTCAAACCCTGGTACAGTTACAGTGGTATAAGCATCGCAGTGAGCAAGCATAAACGGTGGAAGTTGGCCATATACATGCTTGCCTGCTACATCCTCAACACTTGCATTACCTGTAATAATGGGTGTGCCAGACAACTCTGGCATATTAGTAAGCAACAGATCTATAGCTGCCTGATGCTGTGTGACAATAATCACTGGAGCAGCCGACTCTACTTTGTGGACTTGGTACAAGTCCACATCAAGATCAGCAGCTAGCACATCTTCCGCTGAAGCGTACTTTGCTCCCCGCGGAATACGCGGTGCATAATACTCAGTATATCCCTGCTCTGCAACTACTGGAGCAGGCAAAACTGACAATACAGCAAGAACGGCATCTTGATTTGACAATGGAGCGAGTTGCTGAAACGCTGGAAAACCAAGAACAGTAAGTTTGCGGGAAGATAAAAGATCATTAAGTTTTGTAATTTTCATTTTAAATTTTCTCCTTTTGTACCGACTCCTTGTTGAGCCTAGTACGCTTACCTGATACTCATAATTATACAAGTTTATATGTGTAAAGTCAATATAATATTATATATTTTATTTTTATTTTTTGTAGATTGGAGTTGCATCAATCGAGTTAAAAAGGTCAATCATATATCGCTTATCAAAGCATCTATACTTTGATTGTTTGATAATAAAATGCTTGCTTTCTGTTATATTTTTTGTTGAATCGATGTCTACATTGATCCAGCCATCATAAACCAATATTGATTCATCAGGCAAAATGATGTTTTCATAATTACTCCTTTTTCTTTTTGGTCTATGCAAAATACGCAATGACTCGCTGTATTGTGCATAAGGCTTAACAACAACTTTTTTAATCACAGTCTGGAAAGCAACAGGGAAGCCGAATTCTGATAGCTTTACAATTGTTACTTTACGTTCCTCCTGTAAAGGAGAAATGTCAGCAAATACACTGATAAGCTCTTTAAGCCAAGTAATAATTATTGAATTTGGAAATTCTATTTCTGCCTTTTTGATTAAGGCAGCATCAACATTCAAATCCTTTATTGAATCAAAGAAAACCATTTTTGCGTTTTGTTTGTCGGAATCTGTTAGTGAGAAGATATTGTTACCATATTTACTAATTGCTTCTGCCGCATAGTCAGAAACTAGGTCAATCGTATTGAATTCATATGTATTAGTCATTTATAAAAACCTCCATTTGTTTGCATCTCTTAATAATAAATATACAGGTTTATAACTATAAAGTCAACTAATTTTTTTATATTTTATTAAATAGAACGAAACAGCTATTTCATGCTAACTATTCAGATTAATAAACATCCATTTCAACAGAGTAAAAATTGTGTTCTTTGTACCATAGAATATTTCGAACTACTGCTTTAATAGTCCAATCTTTTCTATGATCATCGGGATTCCTATATCTCCCTTTGCTTTTCACTATGTCCATTACCTTTCTAAACTGTCCGTTGTTTGTGTAATCATTACCATATCGAATTACAATTGTAAGTTGTTGACCAGGCTCCAATGCTTTAAATTCAGCTTTGATTATTTTGTATATGCTTTCTAAATCTATGATAACTTTACTCATTCGAATAACCCTCCTGTTAACGTCTTAATGACATTGTATCACAGAGGGTTATTAATTGTATATATTTTTCTTTTATAATCTAAGCAGTTGTTAACTCTCTATTCAGGTCACGAATGAAAGCCATGATATTACCTACCTCATAACGATTAAAGCGCTCAGGATGCTTTTTATAGGTGTCTGGAGCTTCCATTGGGTCAATGTCTCTAAAACCGTCTACAAAGGCCACTGAAGGCCGTCCAGCTTTGTCATACTTGCGTACTAGTTCACGGTACTTAGCTTTATAGACGATCCGCCCACAATCCCAAACCTGTGCATAGATAGGCGTATGGTGCGTTGTGGTTTGCGCGGTTTTTTGGTAAGTGAAAATCATTGGGGATTACCCTCCTATCGAATTAGGCCACTATTGAAAGCGTCGATGACTTCTAGTGCCATATATTTTTTCTGTCCTTCGTCTTTTTCATTTCCATTGTTAAAATAGTGAACGCAAAGACGTTTTAAATTATTTAGAAATTCATTTAATCTCTTCTGCTGGATGTAGTCTGTTAGCTCGACTTTGTAGCTTTCTAATTGATCAACAAGGACGGCAGAACTTATGCTTTCGCCTTCATTCTCATATTTAAGGATTGCAAAAATTTCTGCTTCTTCCGTCGATCTGGCCGCGAAAAGATCGGTTTTAGTGAAATCGCCTACGCTGAAATATGTGTCTACTTTGTATAGGTTCATTTTATTAGGCCTCCTGTGTACTATATTGGATTGATTCACCTTTAGGAGAAGCAAGGATAGTCAGTTTCACGTTTTTTCCTTTTGAATTTTTCTATACTGATTTGCATTTGTTCAGTATTTGCATAAAATGGCTTGCCAACTTTTGAAGCATAATTAAAATGAGGAAACACCATTGCTTTATTTTCATTGAAGCGAATATATGCAATCAATTCTTTGTTAATTCTTAATTCGTTGAGTTCAAACATATTCATTGGAGTAACTTCAACATCTGGAATTGCATTTAAATGATTTTTCATTTTATTAATTCTCCTTGTCTATGTATTAGTATGAAAGTCGCATTTCATGTCCTATTTATTTATGTATATTTTGGAGATACAAACCTTTGTTCCTTCTTTTCTTCTATCATGTTTTTAAGCCATCCCTGATTTGCTTTAATCAATTGTTCTGCTCGTTCAATTGCATCTTTCTCATATCTATAATTTTGAGTTACTGCCATTCCCGTAATGGCTTCCGTTACATTCCAATGTTTATCATGTGCTAAGGATTCGTGAACAAAACATTCAAAACCACTTATTAAAACTTTTGTGCCTTCTACTTCTATGAATTTATTACCCTTTACTTGAATGTAATAAATATCTTTCATTTTTAACCACTCCATTTATGTATTAGTAGGAAAGCCGTATTTCATGCTAATGCTTCAATTTTTTTAAACTGATATTCGTTCACCGCTTTTGGGGATTTACGAATGTAATCAAAAACTTTCAAAACATCTTGAATAGTAATTCTTTCCATTTCAATGTTTGTCATAATTTGATTATAATCATGATTCAAAACATCCCACACGATCAAAAATTGATCGAAATTAAAGGGGTTGTTCTCCTGTAGACTGTTCAATAAATCGTCTCTTTGTTCTCTTGCTTCGCGTTCGTCTTTTTCTCTCTTTGCTTTTTCGATACTTTCCACTTTTAAAGCATGATCAAATTTTTCATCAGATAATTTTAGGTTGTTGGCATTGATACGCTTGTTATATGCGCTCCAATCCTTGGCGGTGCTATTAAATTTCGGTTTTGTTAAAATCATTTATATTCACGCTCCTATGTATCTATTTTATATTACTTTAAGCAGTCAACCGCTGCACTGATGGAATCGTCTATTTCATTGTCGAACCAGTAGAATAATGATACCCAAAGTATGCATTCATCCTAACCATTGCAACAAGCTTTAGCCATATCAGACAAATAATTTTTGTCCCAGGCTAGAATCTCATATGCGCTTATATCAAGTGTAACTGATACAGTATAAACCTCCTCAAAATGCTGATTTCTGAAGCGTGGATCAAACTTAGCAGAATCCTTAGCAGCAAGGTAATCGCAATAATTCTCCCAAACACGATAACTATTCACTTCACCTTGAGACATAGTGGCCAAATCTTTCTCTTTCAACATTCTAATCACTCCCTGATATGTATTTATTACCTTAATTATAATTGAAAAGTTTATGTTTGTAAAGTTATTTTTGTATATTTATTATTTGATAATTACGGTGAACATAATTTGATAAATACTTAAATTAATATCACTGGCAATGCAATAGCTATATTTGAGTTTTACCCATTTTTGAAAAGTCACTTATTAGCGCATCCACGCCTTCTATCTCAATCACTATGTCAATTGCTTCTTCAACGCTTTCGACTTTTGTTCCATTCACAGAGATCTTATCTTTGTATAAATCAATCGTACAGTTCTCGGTCAATATGGCTGCCGTTGGTGCATATGCAAATGTGTATTTGTCTCCAAATACTTCATATTTGTATCCATATATCTCAAGTTTGCGGCTAATGGCTTTGATGTTCTTTTCTAGTTTGGTCATGACATTTCCCTCCTATTTAACTTTGATTCATATTTATAGTTTTATAACTACCATCCTCGACCATTTTTCACTGCTTCTAAATTTTCTTTTGCGTAGATAATGTAATCTTCTTTTCTGTGATCGTTTTTGTAAGCGTCAATGACTTTCTCCAATTGCTTTTCATAATACTCAATTAACTGCTCTTTCAATTTCATTATTTATTACCTCCTATAGAATCACTCTTTTATATTCTACTATGCAAGATATGTATTTTTATCATCTTTATAGATTGTTTTTAATTCTAAAGGCATATAAAAATAATTCTTCTCTCCATGGATTACGATGAAGTAACCCTCATTATCATGCTGCACTTTTCTGTGTGCAGTGGTATTGATTTTTGCTCTATTGACAATCTTAACGACAGCATACAGTTTTTCTGACTTACTAATAAACAAATCTACATAAATCCAGTTTTTCATCATTCATGCCTCCCATTGCTATGCCATTTTAAATTATTTATGGGCAATTCAAATCTTTCATTGTTCCTTAATTCCAGTAGTGCCGTTTCATATCCCCAAGCTTGTTGTATCTTTTCTTCATCAGCAGCATTCCAGTATTGACCGTACATTCCCACCAGAAAAACTGAACCGTGTTTATCTTTTGTGAAAACTACATTTAATGAGCGCAATCCTTTTCTATTCCCCAAAATCTCACCTCATGTCACTTTTTCTAAAAGTAAGTGTTTCATTTCTTTCAATGCCTTATTGACTGCTATAATTGAATTTTTAGATTTAATAATGCAAATAAATAATGCCTCATTTATATCCGGTTTTTAACTTCATTGTGATCCATTTTTATTCCTTCTGATATTTTTATAGCCACCTCAACGCCTTCACAAGACGTTGAACGCTCTAAGCTTAAGGCTGCTTCTGACTATAATAGTCACCGCTTAGACGGTTTGTTTAAGTAATTGATAATTGTAATGAATTAATTCATTTAAATCGATACCAGATGATTCAATAGCACTTTTGATGCTTTCTTTGAAATTATTTAAAGATTCAATCTTACAAATCTTTTCAATTTCAGTTAAAGAATCATCATCTCTTATTATTTCAATTGCATAACTCAAATCAGTCATTGATCTAAATAATTCAATTGCATTCCCCTTTAGGGTAGCATTCAATTCATTTTCAAATACATTTTTCATGGTAATACCTCCTAGTTATGTGTATGGTTTTATAATATCACAATGTACATGAAATGAGTATTTAATCGGATAGATAGTGAAGTATATCCCTTTTTTAATATTTGCCATTCGGATTAATAAAGTCACATTGAACATCATTTTCTTTCATGTAGCGGTAGTAATTAACAAGCATTACCATGTCACCTTCAGGAATGGCCGTTGTTTCGTCAGTGATTACATTAACTTTTTGGGTTGTTTCATCATGAACGAATTCCATTGTTCTATTATTGTTGATTTCAATTTTCATTTTACACACTCCTATGTATGATTGGAGAAGGGGAATTTCTTCCCCTTTATTACAAGGCTTCTACATGAACAACCGTTTATAATATTCAATTTTATCTTTTGTTGCCTCCAGTGCGTCTGTCGCATTGCAGAAAGGCCTAACACTTTCAAGCTTTGCAAGCTTCGGCATGATATATTCCCAGCTTTTCTTTTTTGCTTCCAATTCTTTAATTTTGCCGCGGATCTGCATATTGTGCAATTCAACATTCATCTAAAAACCTTCTTCCATTATGTATTTGTTACTTTTATTATAATCGTTTACTTTATATTTGTAAAGTTTTATGTATATTTTATTTATTTTTAATTACAATGAAAACCGAATTCTATCGTAAGAGAAAGGGGAATTACTCCCCTATAAACTTAACAGTTCTTTTACTTCTTCATGAGCTGCCAACACAACATTATGAAATTGTTGGTCATCCATTTCAATTAAATCTTTGTTGCTGTATCCTTCAATTAAAGTTCTAATATCTTCACAATCGTACACATTCACCGCACTGATTTTAGAAATGCTTTTAATCCTTTTCATAACAGTGTGATTAATTTTATAACTTTCATCCATAATTCTATTTTCTTTCTCAATCAACCATTTCGGTGGTTCGTATTCGCGGTAAGGCTTGCTTAATTTGTGATGATCGTTCACCCACTGCTGTCCATTGCATTCATAACACTTGCCGCCGTCTATCATTATGTAGTTTTGGATAATTCCCTTACCTAGACATTTAGGACACTTTTTCATGGTTTGGATTCCTCTTTTCATTTTTGTTGGAAGAAGTAAAAGGGGATTTCTGCCCTTTAAGCTGGAATACTTTTCATTAGTGAATTGAAGTCATATGGCATTGCCATTCTTTTGTTCAGATCCTTTATATAGCTATCATAAAATTCAGGAAAATCAGGAAAATCAGTTTCTAACTTTTTAAGCAATTCACATCTTTTCTCAATAAGTCCTTGCCTGTTTTTAATGTTGAGGTTGCTCCGACTACGTATTACACATTCTGTTTCAGCGAGGTCTTGACAAAGTCTTTTGTAGTTCATTTTTATCAACCACCTAATATGTATTTGTTACTTTGTTACTTTTATTATAAATCAAAAGTTTATAAACGTAAAGTATTTTTGTATATTTTTTTACGATGAATCCTTATTCTAATGAAGGGGAATTTCTCCCCTTATGCAGTACAATCTGCCAATAAATCTAATTCTACAGACTTATGAATCACGATTTCATATTCTTCTGCATCTGCAATCATTTCATTCATTCTAGATTCATTTACTACATCCCATACCTTCCGGCCTTCATAACTAGTCCAGCATATTAAAAACCTGTCAATCCTAGACAATGCGCTTTCTTTTCTTCTTGTGTTGTTCTTTATATATTTGATTAAATGTTTGTTTCCGATTTTCAAAAAATCGATTAACCTTTCATCATTGTGAAAGTTTTCATATAATTTTTCTTTGTTAAATGCACCGCCCCCATAAAGACTTCTAATTCTTTCAATTGACTTTTCAGAGCCATTTCCGATAACCATATATGTTAATTCATATTCCCACGTTTCAACTTCGTTAAATTTCTTGTGGATCGCCGCAAACTGATTGCCAGTTAACTTGTGACAATCATCCCATTGTGCGACAATGGAATCTTGAAACCTCTTATTCCAGTCATCTTTAAAAGTTTTAGTTTTAAATACCTCTATTAAAGCGATACATTTATGACTCCAATCCGCATTAGCAATGTTTTGCAGATGAACATATTTAAGTGCTAAGGCTTGGCGATAACAGTTATACCCATAAGATTTGCCGTCTAAATGATGAACGTTTTGAATCGATTTTCCGCAAGTGTAACAGTTCGTCATTGAATTAAACCTCCATAATCATCTTAAATAAGAAGCTTAAAAGCAGCATTTACAGCGTTTCGTTTTTCTCCATAGCTTGCCGATGGGCATTTAGCCAATCTCAAGAGTTTCATTACTGTTTCTGAAACTACTGGAATTGAAATTATATATTGTATCTTTTTTTCAATTAATATTGATTCCCAAGCAAGCGAAGCATTTTCAAGCCAGTATTCATCATATGCTGGCGAAACTGTAGTAAAGTTAATACCAGCTTTCTTTAGATAAATTATTTGAGAAGTGGAAATATTGTGCCGATCTAATAGAACAATTGAAGAAGAAGGAATAATAACATTTTTAATTGCATCGATTTTAAATACAACTGCACCCGATAGCTGGTTTATGTTTTCAGAAATTATAATAATTTTCTTCTTCATATTTGGGTGACCTCCATATAAATAAAATATAAATCTGATATGTTTATATTATAACAATCCGGTTTATACTTGTAAAGTAAATATGTATATTTTATTTTTATTTGCTTCAGTATTCAACAGTCCATCACTGCAACCAGGAAACGCCGCTAGGAGACGCTATAGGCCTCCTACTACTTCTGTCGGCTAATGCCTTATGACTTACTTTGTTACATACAAAGTGTTATCCAAGCGCCTTAGACTAGAGAGAGAGCACCTATATAAGGATGATAGTTCCCACATTACTAAATTTCCTAAGAATGTATCCCTCCTAGTTCTCTATACTGTTGTTTAAAAGGGGAATTACTCCCCATAAATTCTAATATGTTCATGATATTCGTCAATAATCTGTTCTTTTTCTTCGATGGCTTTAGAATGATATTCTTCCTCATGCATTCTATAATCTTCCTCAAGCCACTTGATAAAGTGCGCAAGATTTACGTTAAGTTTCATTTATTTTACCTCCATTTAGTATAGGATGAAAGACAGATTTTATCCATATTTTTTAATAAAAGATAAGCAATTTTTACACAAAGAATTCAGTTCTATATCAGACAAATGCTCAAAATGTTCGGGTTCTTCTGAAATAATGTCTAACTCGTGTTGTACTAGGAACACCAAGTCTTTAACTGATTGGTGAATATGTGGATCATATGTTATACCGTCTGGAAGATTCTTCAAAGCTCTACTAAACATAATCATTTCACTGCCTTTGCAATAATTTTTGTTTTAATTCTCTCGTCAAATTTAAATTGAAACTCAGTATCAAATTCGATTTCAGCCTCACCGATTGCCATTACATAAGCATCTTCTGGAAACACACTATTATAGGAATCATAAACTATTGAAGCCGCTCTTTCAATAATCATCTCATGAATAGTATTCATCATTTTTATTACCTCCGATTATTTTTTATTTAGTGAAAATATGATCTGACAATTACTACTGAATCGGGATCTTGCTGCTCACCAGAATAAGCAATTGTTACAAAAGTATCCTTGTACAACTTTGTTAATTCTTCGTCACCCAGGTTCTTTTCATTTTCCAACTCTACAACCCAATGACCAAATTCATCACCCAAGTATGAGACCGCATAAGTTGCGAACTCGTCACTATATACTGACTCAATAGCCACTTTTACTTGATTGATTTCCTGATTCGTGTTTCCTCCAATATTCGTAAACATCATCAAAGCAATTAGCAATTTAATCATCATTATATCCCCATTCTTTTTTTATTTTTTATTTTAAAATCAATTGCCCGTAGACTTTCTTTTCCTTCAATTCCTGTTGCCGCTGCCATCTGCTTGAAATGACAGCAAGTTTTGTTTGGCTCATTAGAATCACATCCTTTGTGTATTTAAGCTTTATACATATCCTCTGTAACTAATTATTAGTATACAGGTTTATATGTATAAAGTAAAGATAAATATTTATATTTTATTTATACCTCTCTTTGTGGTATTTATCTATTGCTGTTGCAGGCTCAGCAACTATTTTAAACAATTCATCAACCGTTTTATGTTGTAATAATTCATCGGCCTGTTCTTTGCTTAAAATATTAGTGATAGTGAACAGCTTTAAATTCTGTTCAGGGGTCAATTTAGATTTATTGGCTCTACGATCAATAAAATTATTAAATGATATAACGTTATTATCATTGTTAGACATAGATTCTTCCATTGTTTCAGACTCAGAGTCGCTTTCTAAAGAGTCTTCTTGATTGGCATCAATAATGATACTGTTAAAGCTATCAACAAGCCTAGAAGCCAATTCTAATCGTTCAGGGGTGTTTTTAGCCCACCACACCGCATGGCGTGAAGACCATTTAAAACCTAGCGATTTAATCGCTGAAATGATATTGTCTGAAGGCTTGGTAGCAAATTTAACTTCCAGTCCATTTTTCTTTGTGTTGATTTTAAGTGTTGCTTTGTTAGTTGTTTCCTCGCTCACTTGTTCAGCTTCAACTGTTTCTGGCTCCTCTTCTTTTGAGGTTTCAATTTGAGGAGAATCGGAAACCTTTTGTGTCCGCTTTGTTTTCTTAAAAACTGTCTTTTCTGTGAACTCTGTTACCTCTTGTAAAGTATACACTTTGACTTTGCCCTCTTGCATTTCTTTTTGAAGACGCTCCATCGGTTGATAATATCTCTTAGTATTGTTTTTGCGTTGATATCCTCTTTTCTCACTTCCCAGTAGTTCATAAGTTACCCTTACTTGCTCACCAACAGTATAAACTTTATTGACGATCCAATAATGACCATGATACGAAAAGGAAAGAATATCACCTTCGTAAATTCTATTGTTTTCTTTTTCATCTTTTTCAACTGGTCTAGTTACTTTTTTAGCTACTTTAATAACTTCTGCTTGCAATGCATCCGAATCGGACAGAACTTTTTCAATTTTAACAATAAACTTTTCAAGTTTTTCGGATTTTTGTTCAGCCGCTGTTTTTTCTTCGTTTTGCCAGTCATAGGAATTTACAGCGAATGCTCCACTTCCTTTTGCAATAATCTGACCATCCTTCTCGATATGCCAATTGTTATGTTTAGGATTTCCGTGTGCAAAAGTTGGATATGTTTCAACTATTGTGTAAGTTGGTTTAATTCCTTGCTTCTCTTTTTCTTTATCGATCAGAACCACACAAGATGCCTTTTCGTTCTCTGTGGATGCAGGATCGTCCATCATTGCTTGTAACTTCTCAATTCGTGCAGTTGCTTTGTATGAATTTTTATCGTAGTTATATTTTTTCACTTCATAGCCGCTATATCGCGTATTGTCATTATCGACAACGAGTACGAAGCCATTCTTCTCTGCGATACCGTCCCAGTTGGCTGGGGAAAAATAATCGGTCATAGAGTCACTATCATCTGATTTATACCCAAATACATTCCAACCTTTTTCAGTAAGTGCGTGCATAATTTTTACTCTTGCTTCTCTTTTATCATAGTAATGCATATGTATAACCCCCAATTAAATTATGTATTTCTTATTTATAACTATAAAGCAAAATATGTATATTGTCAATATGTATATTTCATTTTAAAATATTACAGCGATAACTTTTGCATCTTTTATTAATATTTCCCCATGGTCTGGATCATCGTTGCGACCTACGTTGTCGTTTGCAATAATGTAGCAATGATTAGTTAAGAATAATTTGCTGCAATCAATATCTGTACTATCCCAAGGGCGAATTTTATATGTTGAATCTAACTGCATATTCCAGGCAGAAGTACCGTCTAATACTTCCATTTCTTCATATTCCGGTGTCGCATAAATTGGAAATTCACGTTCATCGTCTCGACATGGATTGTGACGTGAATATTCACAAATATCACCAATTCTCCGTTCCTTGTCTTCAAAGCGCAAACCAACATAATAATAATCTTGTTGTGCTTGTGACAGGAATAGCTTGCAAAACTCGTACATTTGAATAATATTCATTTTTAAGACCTCGTTTCGTTGTTATCTACAAAATAAATTACCAATAGTCCAAGCAATTTCTTTTGCTCCCTTGCGCGTTTCTCCATTGCACGGATTCATTTTTAAACAAATTGCTTTCTTTCCTTCAATACGGACAACCTTCCATAGAACGCCTTTTGCTTCAACATAAGATCCAACTTGCACTTTTTTACCATTGGACGAAAGATTTTCATTTGAATTGATAGGAATAACATGATCTGTGCTCAGTTGATATTCAAAACCAATCGACAATAATGCTGTAATATTTTTTCCATTAACGAAGGTAATAGTTGCTTCCAAACCTTCGTACATCCCCCATGTAATTTGCACCTTGTTACCGATATCAAACAATTTAATCAACTCCAATTTATGTATTTCATTTATTAATATCATTATAAGCTTTTATTTAATAAAAGTAAAGTATTTTCTTTACTTAATATAATATTCATTATTAATTTTAACAATATTTTTAAATCCGAATACACTTGTAACAGGTTCGTCAATGGCATTAGCCAATTTAAGCATCGTTCGGACATCCAGGTTATCGCTCTGTAGTATTTGTCCAACGCGCTGCTTTGTAACTCCCAGTGTCTCACCAATTTTTTCATTGGATAGTTTCTTACTTTTCTTAATTAAATTCACTTTGTTGATAAAACCGTTGTTATTGAAAATAGAAATCTGCTCATCAATATATTGCGATGCTACAGTATCAATAATAATTTCACCGCAATCAGAGCATTGCAGTACTGGAATACTTTCAATAACAAGCGTTTTATTTGAGACGTTAAATTTATCCGTGTGAAGAATTCTATTTAGATTTTCAGAAAAGCATTCTGTGCAAAAACTAACTCCAGATGTTTTTGACATTTAGACAACACTCCTTAGTTTAGTTTCTAGTAGCAATGAACAATTATTCCTTGTCCATTTTATCGTTCTCTTCTCTTTTTGAATCTGATGATTCCTACTACAGATACTACTATAGCCAATCCTAAAGCAATTGTAGGGATCATAGCTAAAGGCTGCAAAGTAATTAGCATAGTTATGCTGGATAGGATTATAAGCGTGTATAGGCCATTGTAAGCCATTATAATCACCTCATTATAGAGTTGCATTCATAGTAAACTTATGTTAAATTGTAAGGGAAGAGGGAAGCCAGAAATGCACTTCCCAACATAGCTGTTTTACCGTTGGTGTTTATCCTTTCGTGGAGGATAAGCGCCTTTTTCATGTTGTGCTGATTCTAGTTGTTTCCGGTAAGTTCCCCTTATCTCCTGTTTTCTTTTTCTTTGATAGCGTGTTTCATCTAAGATGAAACGGATTAGTGCAAGAATAACAGGAATGTAAGGTATAATGGACTTTAGGAGTTGGAACATGGGGTAACCTCCCTTGCTATGTATTGTCCTCCCTTACAACTACAATTATACAGTTTTATATATGTAAAGTCAATTGTTTTTTGTATTTTATTTTTTATTTTTGTTGGAATTGTTAAGTGCCCTGGTCTCATAAAAAAATTGAATTGCAACTCTATAGATGTTATTGAAGACTTATTGCAGTGTGATCAAAAACAATGTAAACAGTATGCGTCTCCTCTACGCTTATTGGTAGATCAATCTTGGAATCTTCAAATACAATAGCATCGTAACCAGCTTTCATTATCATGCTTTTCCATTCGGACATATAGTTTGCGTTGAGTAACAAGCTAGTCATTTGCTTTTCAGAAGGTGTTTCAGTTCCAATGTACTTGAATGCCAATGGCTTGCATAGAAAAAAATCATCAAAGTTGTCAGTATGAGCGTAAAGCGGATTATGTAAGGTTACTTTTACAGTGTAAACATTTGGGCCATACAGTGATCGTGCTTTATCTGGAGAAGAAGTAAACCAAGTGCCCAACTTGTTATAGTTAGTTACCTCCTGAGCTTCAAATGTTAAGCTTCCATTATGTGATGCATGGAAGACAGTGTGAACATTGCCGTTCGAGTTTTCAACTTCTGCTATAGTAACTTCTTCTGTTACCGTTGAAGTGGACATGACTTCTTCTGTCTTCTTCACAGCTTTACGGTACTTGCCAATACTTAGCTTCTCTTCAATCTGGTCACGTAACCAAGACACTTCTTCTTTGACCTCTTTAATGGTCATGCTGAGTGCTTTGTTAACCGAAACTACAGTATCGCTATATGTTTTTTCATCTTCGGATGGACATCCACTCCATATTACTCCGTTGATATCTTTGATCATTGCATATGCTGCATCCCATTCAGCTTCAGTCTTGCATACCAAACGTAGTTGTGCACCTTTGTATTCATCTTTACCAGTCATTGGGTTCCAGTTACGTTCTTCTTCGTATACAAGTTTCATTGTGAATCCTCCGATTAATTTATATTATGTATTTGTTATCTTTATTATAAGCGATTACTTTATATATGTAAAGTGTTTTATGTATATTTTATTTATTTATTTTTTTGGAATTTATTTTTGGAAATTTTCAATTTTGGAATTTGGGTGATTGATCGTGAGGTATAGTGATGATGGTAGCAAGGTGAGAGATGAGGCTTATAAGGCTGCGTAGGGATGAATAGAGGATAAGGATAGGATGGGATGGAGGAGAGATTAGGGATGAGTTGTGGAGTTGTGAGGGTGGATTGAGTTATGGATTGGGGAATATTGGTAATTTTATATTTTGAATAATAGTTATCATTTGATAAGTATTTGAAGAAACGCTGCCTGTTACAATAACGATGTTGGCGAATGTCTTATCTCTCCCGCTCCTGTATATTAAATTAATTGGAATAATCATACAAAAACTTTTTTGCTGCCTTCAACAGCATGTGCTAATCATGTATCTGATTTGCCTGGACTGTCATTCATATTCTCCTGTATCATTACCATATATTGCTAAAGTGTCATCTAATCACTATTAGACTACAGTTTTAAAGGGTTATTGACCTCTATCCAGACCATAAGCAGGGGGCTACTTAACAACTTTTATATCCATTTATTACCAAATATCAGCATGAGCACATCAACTCCCACACTCAGCTTAATTTATCAATCGATACAGCATATTTCTCCACTCTCCCACTATTCTCATCCTCATCTTCCCACTAGTCGTTATCGTAATTGTTATCGTAAACTATGCATATTCATTACCTTTTCTCACCTAATATTTATCATCATTTCACCTTTTTCTCCACTTTACCTCTCATTCCCCCAATACTATCAACACATTTACGATATCAACTATCGATATCACATTTCCCTTCCTCAATTACACTCATCAATTTCCCAATATTCTCAACAGTTAAATACTCATTTCCATACTCATTTTCATCTTTATATTTACTCACTATCTCACTCACGATAACATTTACCACCTACCCGATCTCATCTATAATCCTACAATTTTTAACTTTATCACCTACTCTTTATCGTAAAGTTATTGAAATTCAACAGTTATTCACCTATACTATCCTCAATTGTCTAATTTACTATTTATTACTACGAATTGGAGTCTTAATAAATGAATTGTCCTCTTTGCAATAGCCCACTTAAAAGGAATAAGGTTGCTTGTTCAATGAAATGTTACGGCTTGTTAAAAAGTAATATTAAACAATGTGTGATATGTGATAAACCATTCTTTGAACCCCCAAGTAGTTCAACAATTACATGTGGAGAAGACTGTTCTGCTGAAAATAGACGGAGATTATTCAAAAAAGGAGTTAACGATGAAGCTTTAAAAGCAGCTCATGAAAAGTTGTTAACTAATCCACTAACCGGACGCTTCTCAACACACATGCATGCAAAGGAGTGGGTTATTCAATCTCCAACAGGAGAAGTCTACAAATGTCGCAATTTAAAAAATTGGCTGAGAGAAAATGAACAGTTATTAGACGGTACATACAAGCAGGCTTGGGACGGAATATCTAAGATAAAATATTCTGCTCAGGGCAAGAGAAAAAATAATGTTTATCAGTGGAAAGGTTGGAGGTTGTTGGCCTGGAGTGACAATTAAATTAATAACATTACAAATTAAAAAAACTCTCTAAATTAATTGAGAGTTTTTTTTATATTAATTTGGCTGTTGTTTTTCCTTGTTTGATTCATTAAGCAGTTTAACTATCTCCGACAATCCAATGAGCAACATCCCAGATGTGATTGATCCAAACCACCACAATAGCATGTTGGAAAAAATAAAGCCATCATCAGATTGCCCTGAAATTAATCCATAAATTAATCCAACTACTAAGATGCATCCACCCAAATACTTTAGAGATAAAAAAATAGTATGGTCGTACTTCATTAATGTACACCTCCTACCATTTATTGTTAATGAATTATTATTAAAACTCTTCTATCTATCTTACTCTTCTCACTTTACTAGGCTGGTGAAACTAGGCTGGAGACTCATAAAAGTGTTATGTAATCCCTCTAATACAAAAGTAACAGCACTCGCAAATAAGTCACCGCCTTTATTTGCAAACTGATCTGGATTGCTTATAAATACCAATAAAACCACTAGGGTCGATAAAGCAGCTATCAACTTTAATTTATTGTTCAATAACTCACATCCTTTTGACCTATTTTTATAGTTATATATTACCATGTCAGTATCAAAAATTCAATTAAGTGTAGAACATTACAAATTAAGAAATTCATAACTTACTAAAACAACCATTCAGGATCTGATGTTGGTACCATGCATGTAATCAATTCTAAGCATTGAATTACTGTTTAGTTATCATAAATTCACTTGTAACGGTAATCTGATGATCAATTACACCCTGAGGATTAAAATGTCTTAGATTGGCATTTAAACAGGTTATACGATGTATTGTCCTTAAGGGGTTAATAGTCTGTGAGGAAACAAGTGGTTTTCTTGTTTTTGAACAGGGTCAAACGGGAAAATGCTTTTTTTCCCGTGCGGCAGGCACTTTATATTATCTCTCCAATACTCAAGGGGGATTCTGTCACTCAGCGCAAAAGCAGCGCTTCATTCCCTTAGGAATCCAATCCCCCTTCTTGTCTACGGCTACGCCTACGCCAATTCATCCCCCTTGCCTTTATATAATGATGCTAACGCTTATATGTAAATGTAGAAATAAAAGGGACAATATCGTTCTGGTATATAGGTTAAAAAAGTTGTCCAATCTGTTACATTATATATATTATATATTTATATAATGAAAAGGAATGGACAACTTTTTTGTGTATTAATTTCCCTTATATTTTTTGATTTTTTCAATAGTTACTTTACTGTCATCATTAAAATCGAATGTAGTAGAAACAATTTTTCTAGTGTCTGTAATATAAGTTTCTTTAGTGCGATTATTTATATTAAACATTGATGCACCACTCTCTTTTTTACATAGAGCACTCTTGTGTCTTTTTTCAGCCAGCTGAACAATATAATCTTGACTTTCAATATTAAGCAAGCTCATTTTCATATGCTTTTCTTTTGGCTCAAGTAAGAATTCACAATTTATTTCCTCAATTGCACGTTCAATGCTATTTATTTTATCGGGCGACAGTCTGTTAATCGCTTTTTCAATGTGTTTAGAATTATATCCAAATCTATACGATTGATAATAATACACAATATTCATTTTTTCCCTTAATAGTGTATTTACTTTATTATTAAATTCTATCCTTTTGTCTTCTGGAACAAATGCTATGTCCATATTTAATCCCATATTTTCCTTTACTGTGTGTTTTACTGCTACAATATAATCCGCTTCTTGTTTTGTTGCTAATCTATAAGTACAGGAAACTAAATTCTCACTCGTGACTGAATATTGTGAATCTCCCCATTCGTCAACATTCTCCTCAATAGTTGCGATTACTTCATTATTATCATTGGTCTTGACTGAAGTTTCAGCATGACACAAAATAACCTCTTTACTCCAATTTATTATGTACTTATTTTTTAAATTGTTAAAGGCTTTCTCAACCTGATATTTTAATGTTCTATCAGTTGACGCAAAAAAGTCATTCATACTCAGGACATTAACATTTAAGTACTGACTGGACTTATTCTGATTTTTCTTGATGAAATTATATATGTCATTTATTATTTTCATTCTCTTCAACAATTTTGTTTTAGATATTAATAATTCTTGTTGATCATGAGTAGCAAGCATGTCTAAAAGCAATATTTCAATTATCTGTACATGTGATATAGTTTCAGTCTTAGGGAGCGGTTCTTGATACACTTCTTTAATAATAAAAGAAAATTTTTCTCTTTCATATGTGAAGTATCTCTCCCATTCGTTTAATTGTGCTATTTTCGCATTCCCAGTTTTCACTTTCTCATTTAGTAATTCACACATTTCTTTGTAGCTTTTGACTTTCTGATCTTTAGATAATCTACTTGTATCCATTCGATATCACTACTCTCTGTATTCTATTTTCTGATTGGCTAATTCCGCGTATAGTTTAAATATTAATTGTATTGTTTATTTAGTTGTTCATTTTATTTATTTTGCAATTCGGATCGTGACAATTACCCGACACGATCCGAATTATTTAGATTCATTAAGCAACCAAGTATTTATTAAGCATTGTTCGTCTTCTCAGATTCGCTTTTTTGGAAAGTGATCTGTTTAATTCATCTGCTTCACACACAATCACAGCATCATATCTTGCTCTAGTCAAAGCCGTGTAAATCAAATTTGCGTTACAGAAATGTGTATCATTGGGGTCTGTTATAATAATGACTACTGGAGCAGATGAGCCTTGTGATTTGTGCATTGTTAAGCACCAGGAATGTAATAGTTGAATTTTGTCTACTAAAGGCAATCTAATTTGATCATGATCGAATTGAATAATTATGCCATTTTTATTCCCGTCCAATACACCCTTACCAGTGTCAGTTATTATATCAATTACGAATCCTGTATCTCCATTTACAATATCAGTTTCATCACCATTTACATCCTCAATCCTGTATGTATTTCTTGTATTTATAATATAATCGTTTTTTCTTAATACATTATCTTCACCGAATTCAATTTCTATTTCACTGAATGGATTTACAATTTTCTGTATTTCTTTATTGATTTTTATTGTGCCAAGGTCGCCTTTTTTCTTCATAGTGAGTAGCATTATATCTTCAGGCTTGTAGCCCTCATCAAGGTATTTCTGATAATAAAATTTATATCCATCAATCATATATTTTTCTGAAACACTATGTATTCTTAGATTTGATCCATATTCTTTAACTCCAATAAAGTCATCATCAATAAATTGTTGTCCATTTCGAATTTTTGTTGCTATATCTAAAATGCCACCTTCTGACTGTCTGAAAACAATATCAAGTACTGTAATAGGCACTTGATTACTCTCCTGCATATCATGAAGTAAATTCCCACACCCAACAGAAGGAATCTGGAATCCATCACCTACAAACAACAGCCTTGTGTTCGGATTCTTAATTTTCTTAAATAAAGATGCGCACAGATGCACATCAACCATACTCCACTCATCAATTACAATAAAATCTTCATGTATAGCTATCAACTCGTTATCATCTTTCTTTTGTCCATATCCAATTGCCCTATGGATTGTCATTCCCTTTTGGTCAACAAGATATTCGGTCAGGATCTTTGCAGCCTTCCCTGTAGGTGTTAACCATTTCACTGTCAAACCAAGTTGGGTAAGAAGCTCTTTCAATAGTTTCTGCATAGCTGATTTACCTGAACCAGCAAAACCAACTAACATTCCAATATCAAAATTCTTCACCATTTCAAAAAGAGATTTTTGTTGCTCAGATAGCCCATCTGGAAAATCATCTTTGTACTTTCTTTCCATTCTCTCCACAAAGTCATCTACATCAAAATTCAATTTAGTGCAATGTTCAAGTTTAAACTTAATATAGTTAGCAATTCCTTTTTCAGCTTCATGCGTGTATAAAAGCATAACCTTATCACCATCGACATGTAGCTGCGGATACATCTCAAATGGATCTTGTTTGATTACATCTTCAATACAGAATTCTTCAATTTGTAGCAACTCAACCGATAACTGAACTAACTTATTGAATTTTGTATAAGTATGTCCTTCATTTTGTTGTTCTCCCAATGCATGTTTTACACCTGTAATGATTCTGAATGATGTTCGCATAGCATCTTCATATAGTAATTCAGCTTTTTCCCTGGTGATTCTGCCACTTTTGAGATCAACAGTAATATCGTAACGAGCCATATTCAAAGCTATCGCATCTGCTGTCTTAAACCCAATGCCACCGACCCTAATTAACACATAAGGATTTTCTTTAATTTTTTGAATTGCTAGTTGTGCACTACCAAATTCACTCATGATCTTTTGAATAGTATTATAGTTGATACCGTACTTACCTAAATGAGTTATCATTTCCTTATACTCAAGATTCTCTAAAACTTTTGTACGGACACGTTCATATACCACTTCCCCAAAACCATGAACTTTTTTCCAATCAAAATTATTATTTTTTATAAGGTCAATAATATCTTCATTTGGATAAACCTTAAAAATCTCCTCGACCTGTTTGTTTGTTAATAATGCTTTAAAGTAATCTCTTTGTTTTTCAGGGGTTTCAGGAATATCTTGATAAATATTTTTAATCCAATAACTTGCTCCAAAAGTTGGATCAATCTTATCAAGTTGTAACTCAGCTTTATATTCAGTACCGGTTTGTAGTTTTTGAGTTATCTTTCCTTTGATACTTACTTTTCCTCGCTTATTAACTTCAATTCCCTTGCCATCGATTAAAGTACAATCATAGATATAAAATCCATCTGGACTATTATAAGTTTTAGGATGAACTTGCCAGTCTGGTTTTATTAACACTTCAATTACATCATTTTCGTTCAATCGGTTCACTCCAGTTTCTAAATTATTGGTGTATTTATAATTTTAAATATTGATTAATATTTCCTGGTAAGCACTTGGCGCTTTTTCTTTCAGCAGTTTTATTAGTTCTTCTTTTGATAATTGCTCGATATTTTTTTCACTCACATCTCTCATCATGCGTATGCCAGCTCTACTATTATGATCAACTGTCATGTGAGTATAATGATCTATAAATGTTTGTGCTGATCGATGTCCTGTTTGCTCCATGGCAGCAACTATATTTCCAGAAGTTTTGAGTTCATAGTGTATGGCTGTCTGTCTAAAGGAGTGAGTTGTGTATCTGATATTCTTTGGAAGATTCATCAACTTTGCGAATTTTTGAATGGCTCTTCGAACTTTTGCAGGATTCAAATTTCTGAACACTTTTCCGTTTGATTTCTTAATGCTTAATATTTTATTAAACAGAATACTATCTATTGGTACCTGATATATTTCTTCTCCTTTATCCATCATTTTGATCAAATATTCATCCTCAGATGTATAAATATCATTATAATCAATGTTCAAAACAGATGAAATGCGTCTGCTTGTTTGAGCCAGTACGAGTATGCAAATTTCTAATTCATCTGCATGATGTAGCTCCTCCTTCGCTAAAATTGCCATCTGTTTCATTTGTTCCAGTGTAATAAGACCATAACTATTAGGGTTAGCTTTAATTCTTTCTGTTGTAAATATTTCATAATTCACATTGTATTTGTTAGTTTTCAAATACTTAAAAAAACTTCTAAGAGTGCTAATATTTCTACGAACTGTATTTGGCTTAAATTTTTCAAGCAAATAATTCTTATACATTCTCACATCCTTATCCAGTATCTCAATTTCGCCGTTCTTTAGGGTTGTAATGTCATGCAATCCTATGTAATCTGTAAATTCTTTAATGTCTCGTTGATACTCCTTTCTAGTATTTTCAGGGTAAGTTTTCAAGAAAATTGCAAGATCATTTGTATTGTTGAGTCTCTGGACTGCTGCTTGATTGCTCATTGAGCTACCTCCCAAATAGTAATGTAAATCTATATTTATTATAAGCAACATATATGAAACAGTCAACAAATTTAATGTAAATTATACAAATTGTTTGACAATAATTTAACTCTATTGTAATATTGGTCACAGAAAGGAAAATACAAATACTAGAAGAAAATCAAATCTACTTTGAAAGGGATGTGATTATAATAATTATATTAAAGGAGAATAGAGATTATGGGGAATCATTCACGGTTAACATGGCAAGATTTATATTATGATGGGGATATCGATCCCTGGGATGAATTGTTTGATGAGGATTGTCAAGAGATTATAGAATTAGATGGCGAGTACACAGAAAATTTAATGATAGATTAGGGTGGTGAATTCAATAGGTTTGGATAAGCAATATCATCTTTATAGTGTGGACACAAGCGCCTTTTACAATAATGAAGAAAATAAAATACATACTCGAATAAAGAAAAGATTCCTAATTAGAAAAAACCTTAAAGCTTTATTTTCTAAGAAAAATCATACTGAAGATTATAAAAACAAAGTAGGCAGTTTAATAAAAAGTATAAATAAGAATTTAGAATTCAACAAAAAGAAATTAACCATCGAGTTTGAAAAACACAAGGGAGTAAGAAACCTTATTCCTGAGCATTTAAAAGCGAGGAATATTGTTTCTTCTTTTGATTCTGTATTAAGTAGAACTTTATCGATTAAACAAAATGATGTTACTAAAGATATTTTGATTGTCCAGACTTATTATTTTCAAATTTTAAAAGATATTATAGAGAATGGATTTATGTATAACAACGAGAAATACATATGCTTCACTGCTAGTGCAGGACAAATTAGAACTAAGAAAACGGTTTTTATAAAAGAAAGTGTTTTCGAGGAACATAAGAAATCTCTTATGTGTGGCTTGACTCTTGAAATAATTAACGATTTGGGTGGAGTAAACATTAACAAATTTTTAGCTTATTTGGCTCTCTGTAATAGCGCTACAGATCATTGGACGAGCTTTAATATCGAAAAATCTATCGTTGTAGATGATATGGAGACAAATGTTAATGCATTGTTTGATCATATCGATGATGAGACTTATCAAATAAGTAGAGAAAAAAGAGAAGTGCTAATCAATCATACTGATGGCTGTGGAATGATGTTGCCTTCAGTAAATGACAAATCTTTTATGGTTAGGTTGCCATGGATCAAAGGATTACTCGTTCCATTCCCATTTGATAAATTTATTAACGATGAAAAAAGAAAAAGGGAAAAAAATGACAAAAAGTTTTGGTTAATTAAAGATATATATGGGCAAGAGCACGATGTAATTAAAGAAGGAATAGAGGTTATCTTCACAAAGAGTCAATTCAAAATGTGGAAATACTATTCCAATTGGGAAGATTATATTAATAAATTTCAAGCAAATAATTGTCAAGCTGGGATGTGCAATGAAGAAGAGGCTTCTATACCTGAGACTAAGATTAACTATCAAATGTTGCAAACACTAACCAGTTTTAGTAATCAGCAGTTAAACACCCTTTGTCAGCCAACCAACGATGAAATTACTAAAATCGCTACTGATCGAAAAACAATGCTTAAAGTATTGGGTGTAAACGATTCAAGGACGAATCTAAATTATTATCAATCTGCACTAAAGATATATCCCGAACTTCTTGCCGACAGTTATAGCAAAGAAATATTAAAACAACTCAAAAAGAAGAAAGTTATAGAAGGAAGAGCTGGAAAATTAAATATTAAGGGTAAATATACTTTTATCTGTCCAGATCTATACGCTTTCTGTCAGTTTTTATTCTTAGGAATGGAGAAGCCCACCGGACTACTAAAAGAAGGTGAGGTGTATTGTTCTTTATATAAAGAAAAGAGTAAATTAGACTGTTTGAGAAGTCCTCATCTTTATAAAGAACATGCTGTCAGATACAATGTAACTGATAGCAGAATAAGCAAATGGTTTAAAACTAAAGGTTTATATACAAGCTGCCATGATCCTATTAGTAAGATACTAATGTTTGACGTTGATGGAGATAAGTGCCTAGTTTGTGCAGATGAGAATATTATATCTGTAGCGGAATTAGAAATGAAGGATATCGTACCATTAAACTACAACATGAGAAAAGCAGATCCGAATCAAATTAATAATGGTGCTATCTATAAGGGTTTGAAAGATGCATATACCGGAGGAAACATTGGCATCATTAGTAACAATATTACTAAGGTGTGGAACAGCAAAGACATCAATCTAGATGTAATAAAGATTCTCTGTATGGAGAATAACTTTACAATCGATTATGCTAAAACTCTCTATAAGCCTGTAAGACCGCCAGAAATAGATACAAAAATAAAAAAATACACTGGAAATAAGAATCCTTACTTTTTCAAATATGCAAAAGAAAAAGATGATAAAGATATCGAAGAAATTAACACTAATACTGTAAACAGAATAACCAAGTTAATAAAAAATCCAAGGTTGAATTTCAATGATGAAGGATTGGGCTTGTTTAACTATCGTTTTCTTTTGAGTGACCCAAGTAACAAAGAAATACATATTGATGAAACAATAGTAAATGAATACAAGAGGCTTGATCAAAAAAAGAAATTCATTCAAATGAAGCCAGATGAGTATGACACAACATTGGATGGTGCGTACATCTTTGATGTCATTCGTAATTCTATTCTGGAGATTAACAGAGATATCCATTATGTAGTGGATGTATTAGTAGAGTATCTTTACAACTTTAAAAAAAGTAATTTTAAAACAACGTTATGGTCAGCATTTGGTGATATTCTATTAAATAATTTATCAAGAAATATTGAGCAGCGGTTTGAAGATGGATACATACAATGCGACTCTTGCGGTTTAAGAATAATAAAACAATCTAATCGACAAAAGATGTGTAAATCTTGTTATAGTGTATCGAATCGAATTAATGCTAAAAACAAAAAAAATAAATAATTTAGTTTTTTTTAGAAAATGATCAAAAAAGTCAATAAATATATAGAGTTTTTGCACCTCAAAAACTAAACTTTTCGATTCGCTCATGTTAAAAAACTCAATGTTATCAACGGTTTTTTGATAATTAGTGCAAAAAACGTAATCGCCTTTAAGGGAAGATAATTGTATCTTACCTAAAAATAATAACCTAAAAGGGAGAAATGAAATATGAACAAAGCAGACTTGATTAAAGCAGCAGCAGTAAAGACAGGTGTAACAAAAAAAGATACTGAAAAAACAGTGGATGCAGTACTTGATACAATCGTTGAAGCACTAACATCTGGAGAAAACGTAAAGCTTGTAGGCTTTGGTAATTTTGAAGTACGTGAAACAGCAGCTCGTAAAGGAAGAAACCCGCAAAGCGGTGAAGAAATTGAAATTCCTGAAAGTCGCAAGACTGCATTTAAAGCAGCTAAAGCATTGAAAGATGCAGTAAAAGGTAGCTAAATAATATTTTATAGTTAAAATACATATATGAACAGGTATAGTCCTAACGAGACTATGCCTGTTTCTCTTGAAAATTCGAATACAATTTAACAGTGGGAGAGATTTATTAATGGCTAAGAGGACACATCAAGTAAGTTTTAAAGGTGAATTTGATTTCGAACGAATGGTCATCGCTGAATATGACAAGAAGACAGAAAACACTTCGTTCTATTCGATTAAAGATGCACTGAAGGAATTTGACGGCAAAATTCTAACACTTTCGGCAAAGGAAGAAGACGGTGTTTCATCTGTAGAGGAAGATGATCTCGAAGAGGATTAGAACTATGAATAAGAATGAATTATTTGAGATTGGTATAAAAAAACGTAGCGGCCAACTAAGTAAAACATGGAATGAAATAGCGGATATTTATACAGACGGTCTATTTACTGGAGAAGGTCTTCGATCTTGGATTAAAAGAGAAATTCCAAAACGAAAAGACGGAAATTCTTCATCGACATCTGACATCGATTCTAAGGTTCAAAATGATGATACATCACAATTAAATTATAAAGAGTCAACTGAAATACATAGGGATGGCAGTCAGAGTAGTAACAAGTTAATTCATCTTGCAACTCATCAGGAAAAAGACCCTCTATACCTCCTACAAGCACACGGTTACGATCCTGAGCAATGGGAGTTAATTACGTCTCGCTCATCAATTTGGTCTGGATACAGTAAACAAGACGGACAATTTGAGCAGTATGCTTCTAAGATATCAGTAAAACCTAGAAAAGATGATCAAATTGAAGAGTCTGAAGAATTACGAGTTGCCAAACTGGAACTACAAAAGCAAAAATATCAACTCCAGGAACAACGCAGAGAGTACAACGCTCTAATCAAAACACAGGCTAAGTTTGAGCATTTAAAAGATGAAGTTGCGATTGCAATCAGCGACTTATCTAAAACAAAACCTCTCACATTTAAACCCTGGAACAATATAGCTTCCAATGTAAAGGCAAACGTCCTCTGGTCAGATTGGCATGTTGGACAAGAGTTTGAAAACAGTCTTAACTCCTATAGTATCGATATTTTCAAAAGTCGCTTGAGTAGTTTAGTTTCTCAAACCATTTATTATTGCGAGATTCACAGAGTTGACAATCTGACAATCGGTTGTCTAGGTGATCTGCTTGCAGGCTCCATTCACATTGCAAATCGAGTACAGTCTAGTGAAGATGTGATTAAACAGATCCAGATTGTGTGCGAAGCAATATCTGAAGCAATTGCTAAGCTTTCTTCGAATTTCAGGACGGTCAATTTTATTAACATTATTGGCAATCATGCTCGCTTACAAAGCAATAAAACTGAATCATTATTGAATGAAAATTTAGAAAAGTTGATTCCCTGGTACCTCGAAAGTCGTTTGAGTGATTTTGACAATGTGAAAATCCAATCTGACACAGATGGCTATTTTGTTGATTATGATAATGATGGTGAGCATGTTTATGTACATGGTGATTTAGATCATGTGGCAAGTGCTGCAAAGTCCCTTCCTCAAGTGCTAGGATTTGTTCCTAAATACATATTCTCAGGTCATATTCATCATTATTCACTTAAAGAGCATGGTACAACAACAGTGATTTCCAATGGAAGTCTGATTGGCCCGGATGACTATGCCGTTGGAAAGCGATTCAGTGCAGAGTCAATGCAGCTCATGCATGTTTTTAACGAAGATAAAAAAATTGAGTACAGCATCCCTATTTATTTAAAAGATTAGAGAAGAAAAAATTTTCGCATTTGCAGGTGAAACAATGATTGAAGAAATGTTATATGGGATTATCTATAAAATTACTAATAAAATCAATAATAAATGTTATATCGGACTTACAAGAAAAACCCTAGGTGAACGTATTACGCAACATTTATATACTTGTAGAGCAAAGAAAAGAAAGAAACACAAAATACATTATGCTATCAATAAATATGGTGTTGATAATTTTTTATTTGAAGAGATTGATCAGGCATTTAGTCTAGATGAATTAAATAAAAAAGAAATTTTACATATTAAAACTCATGATTCTATTGCAAATGGATACAATATTCTCGAAGGTGGAGGAATAGATGGACATTTAATCTGGCTAGGCAGAACACACTCTGAAGAAACAAAAAGAAAAATCTCGAAAGCTCATATGGGGAAAACTTTTTCTAAAGAAACAAGGTTAAAGATATCCAAAACGAGAAAAGATAGAAAACTCGGTCAATTACCAGGTAAAGATCATCATAGTAGTGTAGAAATTGTACAGTTAGATAAGGATACATTAGAATTAATTGATATATATGATGCAGCGGCTCAAGCAGAAATTAAATATAGTAAAAACAAAACTCGTTCTGGAGCTATACATAATGTAGTTAGCAAAAATAAAAGCTCTCGTACAGCCTATGGATTTAAATGGTTAAAGAAGATCGACTATGATCAAATAAAGAATCATATTAATGAAAATTTATATCTTGAATTAGTAACCAAAATTCGTTCTTAATTATTTTATCGTATGTAGGTGCAGTTAAGAAAGGACAAAGTTTTATATGGGACAGAGAATATGGCCTTACCGATATTCTCCATTCAACAATTGTAAAATAACGTTTTCCCCGTTAAGGGGCGCATTACAAACAAGGGTGAGACTGACACCTATTCAGTCATTTTTAGTCTTTCGCCATAAGACGCGAACGATACAATTGGTGTTTCGCCACCATAAGACGCGAGCTTTAAAATATATCGCGGAAGGGCAACTCGCGCGTACCCGCTTGGGGGCACCCACACCGATTGGGTGAAAAATAATTCCTTTCCTATCCCACAGGGAGATGATCTCTGTCGCTGCCTTTATCCTTAACTTTAAGTCAAGTAAGACCTTTCAGCTAAACCGTAATCCGTTGTAATAGTTTAGGTGTCCATGTTCCAAGGTTTGGCGATACGATCTCCAAAATCGCATGTGACAGGTTCAATTCCTGTGCCACCTGTTTTTTATAGTTAGCGAGGTGACCAAATGACTGAAAAAGAGAATTGGGATAGCGAATCAGACGACAATGAGTTTGGTGACACCTTTTTATCTGAGGAAGCTTCAGGCAATATAAATATGATTATCATCCCTGATTATAGTCACGATAAAGATGAGTTCATACATACGTGTTTGAGGGTGCTATCTAGATGTAAGACCAATGATGATGCCCTGGAGTTACTTAATAAATTTTATAATCAAATTCACATGATTGCGACTATCCAAGCTGAGTCTGAAGCAATCCAAGACAGAGCTGAAAATCTGCGTTTTCTAGTCGAAGAAATACTATGAAAATCTAATTTTATCTATATTAAAATGCTTGAAACTTTCGGATTGAGGACATTGATCTTCAATCTCTTTGTTTTGTGCATTTGCACAAAATAACAAACAAGTTTAAATCTCTAAATTAATTTTAGTGATTACAGGTGAACCTCTCCCTTCGCCTGTTCTTGCTTTTGTTATTAAATAAATTATTTGGGAGATGAAGTACAAATGAAGAAGAAAGAAGACATAATTAAAAAAAGATGTATTACATGCAATACTGAAAAAGTAGCAAATACTGCATTTTACATGTCCAACAACGATTTTCATAAGATTGATAAGAGATTCCCAGTTTGTAAAGGATGCGTAAAAAAAACAATCGACTTTACAAATCTAAACACTCTATACGATATATTGCAACAGATGAACAGACCGTTTCTGATAGAAGTGTGGGAAGCAGCAATATCAGAAGCAGAAAGAAACGACAGGGAACTGTTCGGATTATACCTCAAGTCAGTTTTGCTCAACCACAAGAGTTTAAATTGGAATGATAGTGTTTTCGATAAAAATATAAGCGATATTCAGAAATCAGATGATTTTAATAAGAACACAGACATTAGCTTTACCGTGACAAGAGAAATGATTATTAGATGGGGCTCAAACTATGAACCAGAAGATTACATGAACCTGGAGGACTTTTACACCAGGATGCAATTATCTAATAAAATTGAAACTCCGCAAGAAGAAGCTTATTTAAAAAAATTGGCAGTAATCTCATTAAAAATGGATAAAGAATTGGTTGCAGGCAAGTATTCACAAGTAAAACAGCTTGGAGATCTCTTTTCAAAATATATGGCTGACAGTAAATTTAGAGCGTCTGATAAAACAGATGCGGACAAATCTGGTGGCATTAGAAATTTTGGCACTATATATGCTGAAGTTGAAAAGGACAGTCATATTCCCCCTTGGGAAGAATTTAGACTTGTTAAAAACATTTCACAAGATTTGATTGATAAAACTATTATGCATATTGAAAACTTCACTCTAAGACTTAATAAAATTGAACGTATGACTACGCCTCCTGATGATACTCCGAAGCTTCAAGAGGAATTAGAACAATGACTTCACATAAAAATTATAGTCAAAAAATAAGAAGTGAACTAGATGCTCCTGCTTTTTCTTCCCCTGAATCTGTTGAGCGATTGAAGATTAACGATCAAATGATTAAAAGTTTTGATCAAGCAAAAGAAAAATGGAGGATGTATTGTAGCTATTTTCGTCATTATCCAGATCACTTTTTAGATTTCATTTCTGATCCTTCTTCTAAAATCAAACCATATTTTTATCAACGAGTTTACTTGCGCATAATGCTCAGATATAGAAAAGTTTATTTAACCGCAACACGCGGCACATCAAAAAGCTATCTTCAAAATCTTGCATACGTACTAAAATGTATTTTTTACCCGAAAACAAGACTGTTTATTTGTGCTCCAGGTAAAGAGCAGGCGACAAAAATCGTGGCAGAGAAACTAGATGAGATTTTTGACCATTATCCTTTATTGAAAAATGAAGTTAAGGATATAAGTCTTCAAAAGGACTATATTCGCATTATTTTTCATAATGGATCAAGATATGATGTTGTACAAATGACTGATGCTGCTCGTGGTGGTCGTCGCTATGGTGGAGCAATCGAAGAAATAGCGGATAAAAAATTTAATGGGGACATTCTAAATTCAGTTGTTATTCCTTTAATGGCGAATAACAGATCATCAATGAATGGCAAAGTCGATCCACATGAGATTCATAAAAGCGAAATTTATATAACAACCGCAGGTACTCAACAACAATTTGCATTTGAAAAGCTACTTGAAGTTTATAAGGAAATGTTAGAAGGCAAGTCGGCATTCTGTATAGGAAATTCATACGAACTTCCTTGTGATTACGATCAACTTGATATTGACTTTGTTGAAGCTCTCCGCGATTCACCAACGTATTCAATTATGGATTTCATGCGCGAGTACGAATCAATTTGGACAGGTTCTAGTTCTGATAGTCTTGTCTCAGATGACAAACTAAATAAAACGAGAGTTGTTGGTATTGCTGAATGGGAGCATTGCGGAGATGAAAATGTAATATATGTCCTCTCTTACGATGTAAGTAGAAACGAAGGAGATGAAAATGCCTTATCTTGCTTAGTGGTTTTTAAACTCACACCAAAGAGCAATGGAAACTATACGAAGGAAGTTGTTAACATCTTTTCTATGGAGGGGCAACATAGCACTTTACAAGCTAAATTTCTAAAAGAAAAAGTAAAAGAGTTCAAATCTAGGATTTTAGTGATTGATGCAAATGGACTTGGTGTCTCAGTAGTTGACCAACTAGTATTAGACCTGAGTGATGGTAACCCCCCTTATGCAGTAGTAAATGATGATCGATATGACAAATACAACACCGCGGAAAGTATCCCGATGGTTTTTGCTTTAAAATCACAAAATAAAGAAACACGAGAAAGTGATATGATAAATCATTTAATGCAAGTGTTTTCTAAAATGGACATAGGGCTACTTAAATCAGCTCATGAGGGAATTAAAGATTATGAGAAAAAACATAAGAAAGTTAAAAATTCAGAAGAACGCTCTACTTTGGAAATTCCTTATGTTCTAACAGATATCTTATGTGAAGAGATAATGAATTTGAGATATAAACAAAATGGAAACGATACGAAGGTTGAACGAATATCTACACGAATAAAAAAAGATAAGTATTCTGCTCTATTGTATGGTCTCTATTGGATATATTTAGAAGAACAGAAGAATAAAGTTATACCTCAAGATAATTCAAACTTCTTAGATTATCTTTATGTTTAAAGGAAAGTAGGTGAAAATTTGTCGAGAAAAAACAAAAGAAAAGACAATCGCACTGCTCAAAATCAAATAGTTAATGATGTGAATAATACAGATGAAGATTTTAACTATTTTCTAAATTATTCAAAGGCCCTTTCAAGAGCCGTAAGAAATAGTCATTTCTTTGATCCATACTTGCAAAACCAAAATCTAAAGAGTATTAATATGAATCCAACAAAATACTCCAGAGAAGAGATTGATAAGCTAGTAGCCAATCCAGAAAGAAATGAAAAAGAATTAAGGGAGCTATCAGAGTATATTCAAAACTCGATTATGCAGTTCAAGCGAATAGTCTATTTCTATGGTACTATCTTGACTTTTGATTTCTACCCTGAGCCAACTAATGCTGATGAAGAGGATATGAGGTCACCTGCTTTCAAAAAAAGCTATAAGAAAATGAACGATTGGCTTGATAAATTTAACCCAAGAAAACAATTTTCAGACATTATGAGAGTGATAATGAGAACAGATGTCTCATTTCATTATCTTCGAGAAAGTAAAAATCACATATCACTTCAGGAGATGCCTTACGATTACTGTAAGATAGTTGCAAAAACTGATCTAGGTTATCAGTACGCATTTAATATGGCATATTTCTTTCAAGACCAAAAAAGCCTAGATGGATTCGATCCAATATTTAAGACATATTTCGAAAGTTACCAACAAACTAGTGAACATAAGAATGGAAACTCATACTGGATAATCCTAGACCCTCTGAAAGCTCCTGTCTTCAAGTTTGATGAGAATGTCGCAGGTATCGTCTCCCCTTTGCTTGGACTATTGGGAGACAGTATAGATATTGAAACTTATAAGGGCATTTACAAAACTAAATCAAAACTAGATATTTTGAAGATAATCTTAAATAAAATACCTATGCACAATGATTCAAAAGGCGTACAGGCAAAAAATAACTTTTCTATTGATGCAGGAACAGCTGCTGAAGCATCTGCAAGAATGCAATTTAAAATAGAAGAAGCAAAAGTCTTGACTTCTCCATTCGAGACAAAAATACATGAGTTTGAACAGAAAAACAATAATGAGGCTCAGAGAAGCGCTGGTAATGATACCTTTTTTGATAGTGCAGGAATAAATCCTACTATCTTCGGAAAAGAAACTTCAACATCGCCAGGGATTAAAGCTTCCATTCGTACTAGTGAAGCTTTTGTCAGACACATGTATTTTGTTTTTGAGAGATATATTAACGCATTACTGCGTCAAGTAACAGGCAGATATCGCTGGAAAATACATTTTGAAGGTACTGAATTTGATCGGGAAGAACGTTTTGAAAGAGCATTGAAAGGTGCTCAGTACGGATTGCCTATTTCATATGCTGTAGTCGCAAGAGGGTCAACGGTCGATGAGTTTGTGAATTTAACTAATTTTGAGAATGCTTTTGAATTAAAATCTAAACTCATTCCACTTGTATCTTCACATACACTTAATGGCAATGAAACTGGTAAGCCTGTTTCTAGTAATGTAAGTGAATCAGGAGAAAAAACAAGAGACTATGAAAGTAATGAGTAACCTGTAAAGGGGGTGAAAACAAGAATTGAAGGTTAATACAAGCATACCTATTACTTTTGAAAAAACTGGTGACAGTGAAGATTCTAGATTTTCTTATGTGAAAGTTTTTATTGCTCACGAAGGATTGAACTTGAACAATAGTCACTTTTCCAAGGCTGTTCTTGATTCAATGTCAGACAGTTTGAGTGGTGTTCCTATTGTGGGTTATTTAGCAGACAACAATGGAAATAAAGATTTTAGCGGACACGAATCAAAGTTAACCATTACTGAGGACGGAATAGAATACACTTATCTTGGTCAGGCGTATGGCTTTATTCCGAACGATCACAACGCAAGATTTGAACTAAAAGCATGTGATGATGGCACTGAAAAGAACTATTTAGTTGCTGATGGAATCCTTTGGAACAAATTTGAAGATTGTAAAAAGATATTTGATAAGGATGGTATGCGATCTCAATCGATGGAGTTGTTACCTGAATCTGTTGAAGGAAGTTTTAGTGCCGATAAGACATTTCATTTTACAAATGCCACTGTTGAAGCACTTTGTATTCTAGGTAAAGATGTTAAACCAGGTATGATGAATGCAACAATCGAAAAATACACATTTTCTTCACTTAAAGAACAGATTACTAATCTTATGAGAGAATTTAATGTGAGCACTATTGTGAAAGTTGATGAAGATAACGACACAACAACTACCACAATTGAAGACAATAAAAAAAATAAGGAGGATGAGGTCTTAGTAATGAAAACAAAAGCCGAGATTGCAACAAAATTTAGCCTGACTGTAAATCAGTTATCTGATGAACTCGAAAGAAAACTTCAAATCAAAAAATACTCAACCACAAATTGGTATGGAGAACAATATGAAGCTCCAAAGTATTACATGAGGGATTTTGATGATCAGTATGTTTATGCAATTGATCGTGAAAATGGATATGTAAACGTTAAAATTCCTTATTCTATGGATGGAGACAATGCTACATACTCTTTTGATGAAACAAAGAAAATCAAATATGTCCCCACTGATTGGGATGAAGGTACCGAAGATGTTTCAGAGAATTTCACATTGAAAGTCGTAGAAGAGGGCAAACTTCAGTTTTCACAAATCAAAGAAGAGAAAGAGCAGCTTGCTTCTAAGCTGCAAGAAAAAGTGGATTCCCTTTTATCACTCAATGAACAATTTTCTCAAATCAAACAAGAATTGACTGATAAAGAAGCATTAATTAGCAGCAAAGATAGTGAGATCACTGCTTTAAAAGAGTTCAAAGAGTCTGTCGAAGTCAAGCAGCGTGATGAGAAAATTGAACAAATTTTTGAGAAGTTCTCCAAACACTTGACATCTGATGAGGTAGATAACTTCAAAGGGAAAATTGACACATATAAATCAATCGAAGAGTTTGAAGTAGACGTCAAAGTGTTTGTGGCTGATAAAGTAACACTATTCATCAACAAAGAAACATCTACAAACTATAGTACTTTTAATATTAATACTAAAACAAACACAGAAAATGAATCTGTTCCAAAAAATATTTGGGATAAGCTTGAAGAGAATACTAAAAATTAATAAAAGGAGAGATTAATAAATGAAATATACAGTTGTTAAAATTGGAAGAATGGCGTCAACAAATGTCGATGCTTATCTTGAAACAGTTCAGTCTGCAACCCCTATTGAAAATGGATCACATATTGTTCTGGGAGACCTAATTCCAGGAGGAGATCTTAACACCTATAAAGCTCTTGCTCCAACGGACGTGAATGTTGATGATGTTTTGATTGTCGAAAGTCCTGTGTTAGTCGAAGTTGAAGGAATGAGAATTGACATTCGTGACCCTCGCAAATTTATCAATGCTAAGGACAGACCACTTCGTGCTCGTCGCCTGAAACAGGGGGATTCTGTAACAATTTCAATTGATGGGTTTACTGATGTGCCCACTGTTGGTCAGTATGTCGTACCAGTTAACGGCTCCTATAAACTTGCTCCATCGACAACCATCGGCACAAGTAAACTAGTATACAAGGTCGAATTAAAAACTTCGATTCCAATTGCAGTTGAATATCTAGAAGCATACAAACTCAAAGTCATTAAATCATAAAAATAATTTATATAATGGAGGAAATAAAATATGTCAAAGTTTGATATTGTACAAACATCTACTCTGCTGAATTTCAGCAAAAAAGAAGTAGATGTAATTAAAGCAGGTGTTGATCTTTACAAGCACTATCTTTTTACCACAAAAGGAAAATTAGAGTATGCTGAATATGCTAAAGATCGCTCATACGAAGAAAAAGAACAGCTTTTTAATAAGAATCTTATCCAAGAAGCTGTAAAACGTTCTGGTCTAACTTTTGAAAGCTATGATATTAATAAGATTATTCAAAAGCCAGTTATCCAAAACGAAATTTTTGCCCTGATTTCTGAAACACTTGCAGTCATTATCCCTAATACTGTAATTGATTCATTTGGACCTCTTGCAGAAGTACGGAATGGGAACTGGGGCGATAATTTTAAATTCTCTATTCCAAACCCAAGTCTATTTAAGGTTAACAGAATGTCAAATGGTCAGCGGCGCGGAGAGCCACAGCGGCTCTATGAAGGTGAAGACTTTCTGACGCCTGCTCCACGTGAAGTTACTATTCAAGAAGACTTGTATCGAATCCTTGCAGGGAAAGTTAATTGGGGGGATTGGATTACTCGTATTGCGTTGTCTGTGCAAACGGAAATCAGTACCGAAGTATATCGTCAACTTTATGATGCGTACAACAATCTCATTCCGAACTTTAAAGAAGGCGCATTTAACAAAGATGCATTTGTCCAACTTTCTCAACGTGTCAGAGCTGCCAATCGTGGAGCTAAAGCTTCTGTCTTCGGAACACAGTTAGCACTGAGTAAAATTGTTCCTGATGGTGATTTTTCGAAATATGGATACGTTGGTCTTGGTGAAGAATATAATCGTAACGGCTATCTGAGAGACTTTATGGGTGTTAGTGCATTCATGGTTGAGCAACGAATCGTACCTAATGATCCAGAATTCAATTTCTCTATTGAAGATGACAGGCTGTTCTTCTTGAGTTTAGCTACTGACAGACCTGTGAAAATTGGGTTTGAAGGGGTTCCACAAGTTTTCCAAAGCAATGCTTCTGATCATGCTGATCTCACGCAAGTCTATACTTATGTACATTACTGGGATACAAAAGTTATTACTTCTAGTAAATTCGGAATTATGCAGATTTAATAAAAATAGGGATGAGATTGAGAAATCTCATCCTGTTAATTAAGGGAGAGTAATATCAATGACAAAAATTGAGAAACAAGCAAAATCAAAAGTTAGTGAAAATAACATAGATGAAGGTTCAGTTCTTCAGGAAAACGAATCTCTTAAAAAAGAAATCGAAACAATGAAGCAGATGCTTAATAATTTTCTTGAAACTCAAAAAAAATCAGAAACTAAAGCTATTGAAACTGTAGTAGAAGAAATAAAAGAAGACGAGTTGCCAATTATTCCTCCTAATAAATTAATTCATGTAACTAGTTTGTTTAAAGGTGGTATGACTTTAAAGGGAGCAAACAACAACCCGAAGAGATTTGACACTTTTGGTGTGACGTTGCCAATATCATTTGAAGATATTTCATACATTGTTGGGAATCATAGAAAATTGGCAGAAGAAGGCTGTTTTTATATTAATGATCGAAGTGTAATTAAAGCCCTTTATCTTGAGGACAGTTACGAGAAAATTTTAAATAAGAACCGAATCGAAGGAATCATGTTACTTACTGAGACTCAGATCAAACAGATTATGGAGATTTTGCCGAATGGGCAAAAAGAAACCATTGAACAATTCATTGTTGATGGTATCGTCAATAATGATATGACTTATATGAATAAAAATAAGATTTCAATAATTAGTGAAGCATGCGGTAAAGATATTTGGCGTATCGCTCAAAATAGAATGAGTGATGATCTCTAGTAAGGGTGATATTTATGACACCGTATCAAAATGTATATGAAAGATTTGCTTTAAAAGTAGAGGATTATTTATTGGATGAACTCTTTTGTTCTTCAGTAACAGATTATGAAAAGTATTTGCTAGGATGGCTAAAGAGTGCCATACCTAAATTCTCAAAATGTAAAAACGATTTGAAAGATCGTGATGATAATGAACAAATTTTTAATCAGAAACTTACAGAAAAAGAAGAAGAAGTATTGGCTTTCTTGATGCAAATTGAATGGTCTGAAAAAGAAGTGAAAAATATTCAGGAAATGAGATTGTATCTTAGTAACAGTGATTTTAAAAGATATGCAGAATCCAATAATCTAAAAGTTAAGATCGATCTACAGAATCAGCTAATAGAGAGAGCAGATCGTTTCATAGTTGAATATACCTATGATGGCTTTACTTTTTGAGAGGGAGGTTGAGGATTGAACTATTATGACTCTTACAGAGCTAAGTTATCTGTCTCAAAAAGAAAACCAAGAGAGCATTCCATTAATCATATGCAGAAAGTAATAAATAGTGGGTATGAAAACTCCATTTCATATGAGGAAGCATACTTTAATAATTCTGACTCATCAACAGGAATTCAAGTTGTAAGCGACACTAAGAATCCTAGTAAAAAAATCGTTCTTATGAGACCAGGTGAAAAAATAAGTGCTGGAGATTTAATCAAAAGAGAGAACGACAGGGTTTGGTTATGTGTAAGTGAAGATGACAAAATAGCCTATAGTAAAGGGTTTATAGAAGAATGCGAAATCAGTTTAAAATGGTTAGACGAAAATGGGGAGTTACAAACACAACCATCCGTTTTCTACTTTAACACTCGTTCAAATTTCGGTGAGAAACTTGATAGAGTAATGGCATTACCAGATGGAAGAAGACAAACAATCTTACAGAAGAATGAACACACCTTGAAATTAAAACGTGGTAAGAGGTTTATTATCGGAGGGGAAGCATTTACTGTTATTGATTTTGACCATGTGAGTGATAAAGGCTTGGTTAACCTCAGTCTCCAGTCTCATCTAATTAACCCAACAGCAGATAACTTGGAATTAGAAGTGGCCGACTTTTATAATCATGTTTCGAATTATAAATTGAGTATTCTAAACGGTAACTTTGCATCAGTTAACGCCGATCAGAAATTGATTATTAATGCACAACTCTCTAATAGAGGTGTAGTAATTGATAAACCGACAATTGAATTCAATGTTAGTAATGAAGATATTGCTACTATTAATGATGATGGGGTTTTAACACCATTAGACCATGGTATTGTCATCGTCACAGCACACTTCCAAAACCTTACAGCTCAAATTCAAGTGAATATTTCACAACTAATTGTTTACAATTATTCGGGTCATATTAATGGTTCTGACAATATCATTGTAGAGACCACAAAAGAGTATTCAGCAGTGTTTAAAAGAAATGGTGAAACAGTTCAAGATGAGAGTGATTTTTATCTTACAGACTTAGAAGGTAATATCACGACTTTAGCTACGATAACCGACCAGGATAGTATACGAAATATATGTAGAATAAAAGCTGGTAAAAAGAAAAATCAATTTTCTACTGAAAAGTTTATTTTGCATGTTAGGAATAAAAGTGGCCTTTCAGCTAGTCAAAAAGTAATAACATTAAAACCATTATATTAAGGAGGGCTTTTGTGCCACAAAAAATAATTCGGTTCGGGGAACTAAAAATTGAAAAGTTTGTTGAAGGTATTAATAACTACTGGCTAATTTATGGTGCTCTTCCCAATAGCAGGCAACACTCAAGTGGCATTGATGGTGATATTTCCATTAGCGCTACTCCAACTAAAGAAATAATTGATGCTGATTTGGATGTAGCTATTGATCCTGGGGTTAAGTACGTTTATTCCGTTGCAACAGACAATAAAATTAAAATAGCATTTGATAAAAATACTCATGCTGATAAAGGTAGCGCTGCTGAAGCGTTGAGGTGTATTAGTATCACTTATGAACTTGGTGAACTAGTAGCAAATGGAAACCTATATATTATGATTATTCGAAATAGTTTGGGCGAGGAAGTACATCGAACAACCCCAGTCACACTTGACCAAATCAAAAATATTGCGACCACATTTGATGACACCCGAGAAACTAGTGTGGGTGGTATACTCACTTATGGCTTTGAACGGTATTATACTGTTAAATAGTCTAGAAATGAGGTGCGATCATTTCTGCTCTTAATAATCTAGGTCAAGATAAGTTTACAATTATTAAAAGACTTCTCCAAGATCAAAATATTGTAAAAGCTGTTTATAGTCAATCAGCCAACTTTTTAGATGAGCCTGATATAGAAGATATAGACGAATTAATTTATCATAATATTTTCCCCTATCGCTTCATCCCAGAGAAAGAAGATACAGCCAAAACATATATTCAATTCTCATTTCAAAACTACTATCAAGTTAAAAACACATTTAAAACAGGTTTAATCTACTTCTATGTTTTTACACAGCGTAATCTTTTTAGAACAGATTATGGGGTTTTACGTACAGATTTTATTATTTCTCAGATTGACAAATTTATGAGTAATAAGAATGGAATTGGCATGTGTAAAACGACATTTCATTCAATGGATGATTTATTCATTAATAATGAGTACAGCGGAACAACAATTTCCTATAAACTTTACGACTGGAAGTGATATGCCATAGACAGACTAAAAGCGTATATACACGGAAAGTGCCAACTTGCTAATGGGGTTGTATTATATTCTCCGACAATAGATAGTATTTCAGAAATTGGTGAAGTGGAATATCATATAAATCTAATCTTGACCACATTCGACAAAGAAAAGATATTAGTTAATCTGTTTGGATTTGATGACCTTAAAATGAAGGCTTTTGACTCCATATCTGACTATGACGTTTTAGTTTCAAGTATCGATATTACTAATTACATTTGTCAGGGATTATCATTCTTTTCAAAGAAGGACGTTATTTTTGATGAGAACGAACTTGTTTTTCTTATTGAGGATATCCAATTTATATCTAAAGACAACTACAAGGAAGTATCAACACTTATACAAAAACTTAATGGGATTGAAGAGACTAGCACTGATAATATTAAATTTCGTAATGCTAAAGCAAAGGAAATTTATGAACAGCTAAATAAGGCTAAACAAAAACAAAATAAATCAAATAAAGACTCCTTAGATATTAAAGACATTCTGTCTATACTCTGCCATGCAGATGGAAATGGCATCAATATCTTTAATGTTGGTAAGTTAACCATTTATCAGATGTATGAGCATTTTGAAAGACTAAACATAAAAGAATCACACAGAAGAATACTTCCTGTTTGGGCAAACGGTCATTTAAAGGAAAATGACAAGCTTCCTGAATGGATTGTCAAAACAAAATTATAATTAACGGAGGAATATAAATGGCATTGGATTTAGGGCGTTATGGCTCAAGAGAAATTCTAAAACTGCAAGTATTTGATGCAGTAACCAGCACACCACTAATGTATTTCGATTACGCTAACACAGCTTCGCAAGAATGGTCGTCATCGAGGGTTTATGCTACTGGTGCAGGTGTTCGACGGGTTGCATGGGATGGCGACAAAGAGGAAACTCTGACTGTTGAAACGCAAATTTTTACTATGCAACACTTGGCAATGATCGCAGGTGAAGAAATTAAAAGCGGCGCAGCCAAAATCTACAAATCTGAGGTGTTGCAAGTTCAGAGTGGTGGAAAGATCGAACTCAGCAAACCAGCAGTTGGTGGTGTATCATCAATCAGTGTATTTGAATTTAAAAACGGAATTATCACTGATCCTCAAGAGGTTGAAACCGTTACTGGTACTGATGTGACATTGGCAGCTTCAGCAACGGTAACAACAGGAGACGAAGTGGAAGTGTACTACCAATTCCAGTCCACAAGCTCCCACTCGCTGCAATTCACTGCCAAAGGCTTCCCGAAATATGTGAAGCTTGTCGGTGACACGCTGTATCAGGATGAGGTTGGTAATGAGGCAGTAGCTGCACAAATCGTGTACTACAAAGCAAAACTACAGCCAAACTTTAGTATTGCGATGAGTTCCACTGGTGACCCAACGTCAATCTCGCTCGTTTTCGACTTGTTTCCTCAAAAAGTGGATGGAGTAGACGTTACAACTGAGATTGTATTGTACGAGGAGTAATAAATAAAAGCGTTTTTGATAAGGTAGACAGGGTGAGTTATTATCGCTCTGTCTCCTTATTTAATAAAAAGGAATAATAAATATGAAAACATTACCTACTGTTACAATTGCAGCACCAATAAGAAATAGAGCATACATTCTAAATCAATATCTTCATCATTTACAACAAATCGACTACCCGAAAGAGAGGATCAATATTCATTTTGTTGTAAATGATTCAGTTGATGAATCATTACAAATACTTTTAAAATTTAAAAAGAACTATGGAAAAGAATATAACAAAGTAGTAATCGAAACATATAACAGGAGAGTACCAGAAGATCGAAGAATATCACACATCAGAAATAATTACATTTTTGAGCATTTGAGTGTTATGAGGAATTACATATTATCAAAAGTAAAAACGGATTACCTTTTCTCGTGTGATTCAGACATTTTGGTTCCTGAAAACATCATACGTAAGCTGCTAGCCCATGATAAAGATATTGTTTCAGGTTTGATTTTTAATGGTTACGTTGACCATGTTGTCCATCCATATGAATCCACAAATCTTATGAAATATGACTTTCATGGTAAATTAAATCATGTTAGCAATTATAAAATCATGACAGCAAAAGATAAAAACATCTCAGAACTCTTAGAAGTTGATGTAACAGGAGCAGTAATATTACTTACTAGTGATGTGTGTAAACAAGCTAAATACGGATGGCACTTTCAAGGTGAAGATATTTATTTCTGCAATCAAGCTAAAGAAAAAGGTTATAAGATCTACTGTGATATTGGAGCGTTTTGTTCTCATATCATGACTAGCAAATAAGGGAGAGAATTAATGAAACAGAAAACCATTGTTTACGCTAATACAATTGATTGGGATCATCCACTACAGCAGCGTCCACATCACATAATGAAACTCTTTTCAGAGAATGGTTACAAAGTGTATTATGTGAATCAAAACAAGCGAACAGATAAGGTCAGAGATCGCATAAATGACAACCTAGAAGTGTATTATGATTTCGACGTGTTTTGTAGACGCGTACCTGAAGTCGATATTTATTTTTCCAGTTGGAGTTTTCGGTATGTGGATTTAGATAAATTAAAAGCAAAAGTAGTGGTTTATGATTCATTAGATAATTTTGAACAGAATGAGCCTGAAGAAATTAACATGATCAAAAGAGCAGACATTTTGTTCACGACAGCAAACACACTTTATGACGTTCGCAAGGAACAGCATGACAATATTGAAATCGTGCGTAACGGCTGTTTTGCTGAGTTTGTAAACAAAGAGTATGCAATACCTGCTGACCTAAAACCGTTCAAAGACAGTGGAAAACCAATCATACTTTTTTCAGGTGCTATGGCTTATTGGTGTGATCTTGAGCTGGTTGAAAAAGTAGCTAAGAAATATCAAGTTATCGTAGTAGGGATGCCATGGGCAATTGAAAAAATGCCTGAAGGTGTGCATTACCTTGGTAAGAAAAATTATAATGAGTTGCAGGCATATTATCATCATTGTGATGTAAATTTATTACCATTCAAGCGTTGCCAAGTAGCCGACTTTTCTAATCCGATCAAAATGTATGAGGCTATGGTACACGGCAAGCCTACAGTTGCAATGGACATTCCAGAGGTGTCTCACTATCCAGATGTTGTTTTATCCAGTGGTACTCATGATGAGTTTTTAAATAATGTAGAATATGCACTTCAATTATCTAAATCACAAACCTTTGGTGAATTAGCTAAGTCAACTGCAAGACAGAATACTTGGTTACATAGATTCCAGCAGATGGACACTGTAATCAACAAGTACATTTTTGAAAATGGAATTCCACTATGAAGCCCTTAAACATCTTGTTTACAAATACATGTCCTCTCATTAAATATGGAATGAAATCAGGCTTTGACAATCTTGGACATCGTACATACATTATGGATGACCATTATCGTTTATGGGATAAAGATAAAGAGATTCAAAATGAGTTGTTTAAACAGGCTATTGAAGAGTACTCCATTGATATCGTATTCACTGAACCATACGCAAATATGAGTGAAGGTATTTTTAAATGTACTCGTGAAAAAGGGATTTTTCATGTGTTTTGGTCAATCGAAGATACACCTCATGATCATTGGATAGGTGATTATTGGTCAGATTTTGCAGATTATATATTCACCACAACAGCAGAATGTTTGCCTAATTATTGGAGTAAAGGAAAAAAAGCAGATCTATTGCTGTTTGCTTGTAACCCAGACTACCATATGAAAACTGCTTCGATAGATAGTTACAGATTTGATTTAATAGTAGTTGGAAACAATTATGAGCGAAGAGAAAGTAAGGTTAAATCTTTTCTACAACCATTAATTAATAACAATATTAATATGAAGGTGTATGGGAATGAATGGTGGATAGATGAAACAAGGAGTTTCAATTTATTGAAAAGGCCGCATATTTATGGAGGATACTTAGCATATGAAGACATGCCTGCTGCCTACTCATCGAGTAAGATTGCATTTGGTTTAAACTTAGATGGTGATTCGTACACCCAGACATCGATGAGGATGTATGAAATTCTAGGGTGTGGTGGGGCACTGATGCTTTCTTATCACACTAAAGCCCAAGAGTTGTTATTTCATGATTTAGTTTACCTGCCAAAAACTCCAGATGAGGCACTACTAATGACAAAAGAAATACTGTCTATGACTGTTAAGCAGAGAGCAGCAAAGGCGAATAAGGCTCAAAAATTTGTTTATAAGTACCATAATTACACTAACAGGGCATCACAAGTAATTGATGCTTACAATGGTCGATAATAATTTGAAACAAACAAGTACAAGGGAGAGATTTGTAAATGGCAAATTTAAAATTAAATCAACTGAAAAATAAAGTAGATAAAAAATACAATGGTAAGAAAAGAATTGATCTTGGTGATAATTTTAAAATTGATATTGATACTGTGTTCAAACCTTCTAAAAAGAACGAAGTTTTACATGAGTATGCCTCACTATTTCAAGAGATGTTAAAGAAAAAAACAGTCTATTCAGACAGCAATCTCCTGACTGTTATCACGGCATTAATAATTAAAAAATTCACCTCATTGGAGACAGATGCTAAATCATATGAAGAGGTAATCGAAATGATGGAAATTCTACTAGACGGTGGCTACCTAAATAAAATAGTAGAAGCGTTAATGGGAGATGAAATGACAGCTTTAATAGAAGAGTTCGGCAAAGTTAATGAGGAAATTACAAATCATATTTATAAAGCAGCAGAAGAATTGGAAGAAGAAGCTAATACACTCAAGATCGATGCAGAATCTGTAGTAAATACTGAGGTTATCGACGATGAGCAAATCGTTTAAGGATTTCGCAACTCTATTCAAACATATAAAAAAAGATTCCTCCAGGACTTTGAAAAAAGAAGTTGCTCCAACGATAACAAATGAAATGTCTCAGACCATTAAAGAAGTTACATATAAACAATACACTCCAACTTTATACGAAAGAACTGGAGAGCTTGCCAATGTAAAAAATATGCAAGTTGAAATTATTGATAACAATACAATCGTTATCACAAATGAACGAAGTGATGGCGGCAGAGATGTAGCTAGGGTTGTAGCAGAAGGCTTAGGATACACATGGGAAAATTCAAAAATATATAAAATGCAACCATTTGAAAGAAACTTTTATGAAGACACAGTAGAAAGATTAAATGGGAATGGAAAGCATGTTGAAGCAATGAGAAAAGGATTGATCAGCATGGGATATACAGTTAAATGAACGATGAAATTTAGAAGGTGAAAATGTGAGTGAAAAATTAGAAAAAATACCAGATGTAACTCAAGAGGAGTTTGATAAATTTGATGATTTTAATAAAGAGATACTTGAGGAGTTTTTACAGCAACAACATTTAAGTGAACAAACGCTGTCACAGTACAATTCTGCATTAAAGATTTTCTTTAGGTTTGTTTATGAAAAGTGCAGAAATCTTCCTTTGTATGATCTTAAACCTCGACATGCCCTACTTTATCAAAACTTTTTAATGGCAAGAGGGCTATCTTCAAGTGCTGTAAAGTTAAAGAGATCAGCAGTTTCTTCTCTCTGTGGTTATATTGAAGTGTATAGATCAGATGAATACCCATTATTCAGAAATATATATAACAAGAAAATTCCAAATCCACCAAAGACACAAACACATGAGAAAAAGCCACTAACTGTTGAAGAACTACAATATTTAATTGATGAATTAGAGAAGCGTCAGGAATGGCAAATGATTGCATATATTCAGTTCAGTTATGATTCAGGTTGCAGGCGAGGTGAAGTTCGTCAATTATTAAAGGAAGTAGTTGATTATGCTTATGTAAAGGATCAGAAAACAGGAGACGAAAAAAACTACTATTTAACTCACAATATTCGATGTAAAGGAAGAGGGCGAATAGGCAAGGTAAGAAAATTAATTTTCTCAGATGTTTCCAAAGATGCTATTCGTAAATGGTTGAAGGTAAGAAGCGAAGATGACAATCCGTTTGTATTTGTAGTTAAAACAAGAGATGGCAAGGTAACTCAGGTCTCATTAGGTATATTTAATGATTGGTGCACTAATACTTTTAGCAAAATAATGGGAAGACGCGTACATCCCCACCAGCTTCGTGCTTCTCGTGCTACGAATTTAGTGGCATATGAAGGAAAAGATATTGAAAAAGTTAAAAATCTATTAGGCCATCAGAGTTCAGAAACCACCAAAATATATGTTGTAAAAGAAGGCGAAGATGATGTTGACGATCTTTTCTAATCAGGAGGAATGTATTTGAAACTATATAATTACGAATTGAATCCTTTTGTTGAATTTCTTTTTAATCTAAAGCTCATTGATAAAAAGAGCAGGATGCGTTCACGCTTCATAAACTTACTTTTAGAAAAAGTTAAACAATTGGAACTAGACTATAAAATTCTCCTTGAGCAATACGGAGAAAAGAATGAAAAAGGTGAATTATTAAAAGTAGATACCGAGGATGGAAAAACTGGATATAAAATTAATGATATTCAATCGTTTCAGTCTGCAAATCAAGAACTGATGAGCGAAGAAATCATTCTTGAAGTCACAGAAGAACGAAAAGATATGTTTCTAACTGTAATTGATTCTATTCTAAATTGTGGTATTGAATTTGAGGGAACTGAAGCAGTTCAATATGACCGCTGGTGTGAAATAATCGAGCAAATCCATAATTAATACTTGCAAACATAACAAGACTTATGCGCCATTTATTCTTGCTAGTAATCCACTAAGACATGAATGGCGTTGCTCTTTATGTGGGGAATCCGGCATAGATGTTGCTTATAATATCCATGGTTTAAATTATTATCAACTACTAAGGTATTTTTCAAAATAACAAAATCATTCTTGAAACAGTCCATGTCTCCAATTAGATATGGGCTTTTTTGCTAATGAATCTCTGAGAGCAGACTCATACTACTGCTCTTTTATTTTTTCAGAAAGGAGTAGAGACATGTCAAACGATTTAAGAATCTTAGTAAATGTTGGTGTAAATGAAGGTAAATCAATTGGTGAAATAAATTCTGCAATTAGCAAAATATCTAAGAGTGACGCATTACGAAGCATAAAGCTAAAGTTGGATATAGATTCTAAAGTTATTCAAACTTTAAATGAATTTAGTAAGAACTTGAGTAAAATATCTCAAATCTCCAATACCCAGAATGCGGCTTTGAATGGTGTAACATCTCAAGTTAAAAATCAATCGGATGCTTTTGATAAAGCAGCAACATCTGCAAGGAACTATATAAAAGAACAAGAAAGATTATCCAGAATTACTGGTAAACAGACTACAGTTTACGGTAATCCAAATAATAGCAATAAAACTACTGTTAGTGGTCGGAGTGGTGGAATCCAGGATATTGTTGACTCCTATAATCCTAAAAAGGATTTGGCTGATCAGACTAAGCTTGCTAATCAGATTGCTGATGGACGGATCAAAGCTCAAGAGAAATTCGAAAAAATGGAAGCAGATTCCCAGAAGAAGCGAATTGAAGCAGCTCATCGATTAGCAAATGTAGAGAACAAGAGAATAGATGATCGGAAAAATTTAGAACGAGAATACGATCAGTTTTGGCAGAAATCTTTACATAGTCGAACTCAAGAAGAATTAAAAGTAGCCAACAAACTTGCTAGTGATCGCAAAGCACTCGAACAAAGTGTTGATGAAAGATGGCAAAAGAATTTAAAAGAACGAGAGCAAAAACAGCAGAATCTTGAACAAGGCAGAATAAAGAATGAGAACCAAGCATGGCATCAGGCTCATTTAGAAAAAGAGAAGCGAGAACAATTCTTACACGGACAACGAGTTCAGGATACATACAGAGCTTACAGTTTGGCTCAAGCTGAAGATAAAAAATACAATCAGAAAAGATTGCAAGATGAAATCAGTTTTCAGCAACAAAAAGCACGTTTAGAAACAAAATTAGCCGATACAAATAGAAGATTTGGTGCAGACAACAAAATAAAAACACAGGTTAATGAATTAAATTCTGCATTGGCCAATACAGCTTACACTAAGAATTATCGAAATGCATTAGCAGATATAGACATTCAACTTAAACGAGTTGTGTCCACCGCTAATACGTCAGGATCGCACATTGATAAATTCTCTCAGCAGATGGGTATTGCTGCTTCAAGGACAATTCAATGGGGTTTGACAATGGGTGTGTTATATGGCTCATTAAACAAGCTAAAACAGGCTGTTGGTGTCATTCTAGAAGTAGATAAGCAAATTACCACATTGAAAAGGGTAATGAACGAAGATACAAACTTCGAGAAGATGATGCAGGGTAGTATAAAGATCGCAAATGAATTGGGTAGATCGATAATCCAAGTTAATGATGCAATGACTGGATTTGCAAGACAAGGTTACTCAGAAGATCAAGTATTGGCATTGAGTAAAACTGCAACGTTAATGACAAACATCTCTGAGTTGTCAGGCGATGAAGCAATGAGTTCGCTCACAGCTGCCATGACAGTATTCAATATTGAAGCAAGTAATAGTATGCGAATTATAAATTCTTTAAATGAAGTAGACAACAACTTCGCCATTGGCACTAAAGACCTTGCTATTGCTATGCAAAAATCAGGATCAGTTGCGAAGACATTCGGCGTAAGTCTTGAAGAATTAGTCGGACACACAGCAGCCATTGGTATTCAAACTAGAGAAAGTGGAAGCATTATCGGTAAACAACTTGCCGCCTAATGTAGTAATGCATTAGTGAACATTTTACTATATCGGGGGAAGCGTTGGGGAACGTAATCCCGAGGGAAGATTATTGTGAGGAAATAGAAAAAGTGGTGATATGGATTTTAATAAAAGATCAAAAAGTTGTTGTTGTATGGAACACTCGAAACAAAGCTGTCTTTCAAGGGTTTGGTTATATCTTTACAAGTTTTGGCGACAGTATTACAGTTGAGCTATTGGAATTGACTAAACATTCACGTACAAAAGTCAATGTTGAATGTGACTATTGTAAAAAAGTTTATAAACTACCCTATGCGCAGGCACAACGTGCTGAGAGACATTTATGCTCAAAGCAGTGCAGACATCTAATCGATAAGATAGAAAGCAGATGTTACATATGCAATATAAAGACACTAAAAAATAGAACACAAATGAATAAAAGGCAATCTGAATTTACATTTTGTAGTTTGAAATGCGTAGGTTCATATAATTCTAAAGTTAGAACAACTCACATATCTAAAGATTGCTTGATATGCAACAAACCTTTTAAAGTAAAACCCAGTACCTCTGAGACTCAAGTAGTGTGTTCTATAAAATGTCAAGCTTCTTGGCAGTCAATGTATCTCAGAGGAGAAAGCGCTAATAACTTCAAAGGTGGAAATGTAGATCTAACTTGTAGTACTTGTACTGAACAGTATTCGGTAGCTCGACATAGAATCAATTCTTCTAAGTTCTGTTCTCAGTCTTGCAAACAAGATTATTGGAAGAATTACATTCTTCATAATGAAGCTTTCAAAAAAGCACACTATGAAGGAAACTTGAGGTGGAGAGCGAATATTAGACAAACACTTCCCGAAAAAATGGTAAGAGAATGGTTAGTGAACAATAATATTGATTTTATGCAGGAACAAGGATTTTTTCATAAGTACTATGCAGACTTTTGGTTAAAAAATACAAATATTATTATTGAAGTTTTCGGAGATTATTGGCATGCAAACCCTCTAAAATATAATTCCGATAATTTAAATGAGCACCAAAAAGCACAGATCATAAAAGATGAGCAGCGGCTTAACGACTTTAAGAAACATGGTTTTAATGTTTTAATACTATGGGAAGATGATATTTATAATCATCTCGATAAGCTAATGAAAGACAAATTACTCACAATATATCCCCTTAACGACTACACGTAGAATACCCTAATGGGGTAATGATATAGTCTGAACTTACGCTATAACCTTGTATTCTTTAAGGCGTAGAGAATCGGTCGAGTGTAAAGACACTCTAGGGAGTACCGATTCCGCTATTTCAAAGGAAGTAGAAATAGTCAGTAGCTTACTTAAAGTAAGTGAAAGTAACAGATTGAATAGCTTAAAAACCATTTACTCTAGACTTACAACAATGGATTCGGCAATAGGTGCACTTGACAGCGTTGGTGTTTCAGTCAAAGAATCAAACGGACAAATGAAGTCAGCAACAACAATCATCGATGAATTGGCTGGAAAATGGGATGGACTTAGTGCTGCAAAGCAGCAAAATATTGCTGTTGACATAGCTGGCCGTTATCAACTTTCACGCTTCCTTGCTCTAATGGGTGGATATGATCTGGCAATTTCAGCTACAGAAGCAGCTTTAAACTCACAAGGCTCTGCAATGCGAGAAAATGCCAAGTACATGGAATCACTCGAAGCACGAATCGAACGAATGAAAACACAATGGCAAGAGCTTGCTCTAACAATGGGCGATGCGGTACTAACCAATACACTGATTAACCTAATTAGTGTTGCAACAGAATTGGGCAATAGCTTAGTCACTGTAATTGATAAGTTCGGGTTATTCCCTCCGCTTTTAGGTACTGTAGCAATGGCTTATGTACTTTTTTCTGCCAAAGCCAGAGCATCAATATTAAGTGTAATTGGTATAATCACCGCTAAGACTAGTGTATTGCACAGTGTAACAGTTGCTACGACAATATGGGGTACTTCCATGGGGATGTCAGGCGTTGCTGTTCGAGCATTAACTGTGGCTACAGTTGGTTTAACGATGGCTGTTAGAGGGCTAATGATTGTAACAGGTGTTGGATTGGCTGTTGCAGCGTTAGGTTTTATAGTTGAAAAACTTGTCAATAAATTCGGAAATGCAAACAAAGTAATTGATGAAACTAGCATGTCTATTGATAAGTTGAACGAGTCGGCCTCAAATTTAAATGGTCTAAAAAAGCTTGCATCTGAATATGAGAAGTTCAAAGATATAACCGATTTAACGCTTGAGGATAAAACTAAACTAGCAACAATTGAAAACGAACTAGCTAGTTCATATGGAATTACGACAACATCATTGCTTGAAAATAAAGATGCCTATGAAGTAAATAATGCTCTTATTGAAGAATCAATCAAATTAAAAGAAAAAGAATTGGCATTAAAATATGAGAATGAGATACTTTCATATAAATCAGATAAAAGCAATATCGATCAGCAAATCATTGATAGTAAGAACAGATTAAAAGCGTTTGAGGATGAGAAGAAAGCACTGCTAGAGTTGGAAAAGCAAGGTGAAAACTTAAAAAGGCAAGATTTAAATCTCACCGGAGATGAGATGCTTAAATACCAGAAGAAAGACCGAAAAATGGGTCTTCTTGTAGATGTCTCTTGGAATCCGTTAGAAATTCTAGCTGCTAAAATTAAAGAAGCCAACAGTAAAATAGATACTGAACTAGTTAAGCTTGATGAAAACCTCAGCAAAAAATCATCTAGTATTTCTGCCAAGCTGAAAACATCAGCTACCATGCTTAAAAACAATGGTGTGGAAATTAAAGATGCATCTTCTATTTTGATAGATGGTTTTTCAGCAATTGCTGCAATTAATGATATTGACTTTGATAACTCAACTGTTCTTGAAAAGATTGTTAAAGAACTAAATTCACTTGATATAACTTCGATAGAAGATGTAGAAGCTGCTTTTAATAAATTTGGTAATGCAGCTGGGAATAACACAGACGCTTTGGAGATCTTGAAGAATGCTTATCTTCGTTATCAGGTAGCGATTAAAAGCGGCTCTTATGATAGTGGCGAAGATCCTGCCGACCAGTTTGAACAAGATGCTAAAGCAGCTAAAGATGCAGCTAAAGAGTACGACAATCTGGTTAGTGACTTAAAAAAATTAAATCAAACGCTTTATGATACAAGAGATGGAAAGTCATTAACAGCCGAAGCCACACAAGAATTAATAGCCAATTTCCCTGAACTGTTAGATGGTATTTATAAAACTACAGCAGGATGGGGAATTGAAGAAATTGCCTTGAATGATTTAAGAGAGGCAATTATCGAGAAGGCGACTCAAGGGTCAATTAGTGAAAAAAATGCAACGGCTGCGGCTCTAAATGAAATTACCAAGAGAACAAAGATGTACGGTGTTGAAATCGAAGCCATTAATGACGTCCAATCGGCTCGTGATGCCCTGGTAAAATTTGATGAGAAGATAAGTTTTTATGAAAGCCAAGAGCCTAATACATATGGGCAAAAATTAATGTGGGAAGCATTAGCGAACCAAGTCAGGACTCAAAAAGAGGCTCTTGAGGGATTGGTCAATGATGGAGCACTAGAAGATACTACTTATAAGGCATTTCAATCACACCTGGATAAACTTAATGACATTTTTAATGACAAAACTTTCGGTGTAACAGAGAGCACAAAAAATAGTACAAAAGCCAAAGAGAAAGATAACAAAGAAACCAAAGAAACAATTCGCCTGTTAACAGAGTGGCAGAAAAAGTTATTAGATGTTGATAATTCGCTTCACAAAGTGTACAGCGATCGCACACGTTTTGCGAAATGGTCTAAGGAGTATCAAGATTCTTTAAAAGAGGAAATTAGACTTCTTAACGAAAAAAAAGATATTTATAAAGAAGCTACTAAAGATCCTACCAAGCTCATGGAGATTGAGCAGACCATTACAAAGACGACATCAACAAAAACTGGTACGCCTTCTACGAACACAAACACGAATACAAACAATACAGCAAGTACACCAGCTTTAACAGCGTTATTTGATAAAGCAAAAGAATTATATGGAAGTTTTAAGTACGAACAAAATGGTGGGAAATTCGTTGGAACTTTTGAAGAGTTTCTGAAAAAGGCTGAATCAGATTGCTCACAACTTGTTCAAGAGTTTTTCAAAGAATTTCTTAATATCGATGTTCCGCGAGTTGCCGCTGACCAGTTCAAGCAAGGAATGAAAGTCGCCAAAGAAGAACTTGCTCCTGGTGATCTCGTTTTCTTTAACACAACTGGAAAAACCGCATCACATGTTGGGATCTATAAAGGTAAAGATAAGTTTGTCCACATGGGTTCAACAAGTAAACTTAGTGAGCAGAGTTTGAAAGATAGTTACTGGGCTTCTAAATATGATGGTGCAAGACGTATTGATGGTGTGAATAGCGCGGCTCCTTATAAAGCGACTTCATCTTCAACAGCTACGACATCGAGTTCTAAAACTGAGACAGCTCAACCCACACAGGATCAGCTTGAAGCAGGTGCACGAGAAGCAGAACAGAATTATAGAGATATGATGGATCTGATTTATCAAAGACAGATCAACCTTATTGATAGCCTTGTTGAAACATCAAATCGTGAACTTAAAAAAATTGATACCAGCATCTCTAAAGATAGCTATAAGAAAACACTTGTTAAAGATACTTCCGAAGAATGGCGAAAACTGAATTTAAACGAATATGACTATTACACTCAAAAGCAAAAAGAACTAAGCAATCAGAATAACACCATTCGAAAACACATTGCCGAATTTGGAATCACATCTGGTGAATTTGATGATTTATTAGAGCAGAATAGTCAAGAGTGGCTGAAATATCAAGAGAAAAAGAATCAAAATTTGATCAGTAGCCTTGAAAGTATACGCAATGAGATATCAAATAAATATTCTTCTCAAAGAGCCACAACAGATCGAAGAATCTCCTTAATAGGCGATGTCAATACAGAAGAAGATGCAAAAGCAATTGCAAAATATGGTGCGGCTACAGTTAAATCGCTTAAGAATGAACACAAGGATATTTATGCTCAAATTGTTAAACAGCGTAAAATCTTAAATGATCCTAAATCTTCAGGTTCAGAAAAAAATGCCGCTCGTTTTATTTTAGATGAATTAGAACTCGATGCCAATAACAAGAACGTTGAAATGATCAACGCTGCAAGGAATTACGGCAAACAACAAGCAGAAGCATTTGTATTTGGATTTAATGATACGATTGAAGAACTAAACTTTCAAATGTCTCTTTTAGGTGATTCTGAGGAAGATAAAAAAAGAGCAAAAGAACTAACCGAAGAGCTTCTTCAAGTGGCTATGGATTCATACAAAGCATTGCAACTCCAATTAATAGAGCTACAGAGGAAACTCGGGACAGAATTATCTAATGATGAACGTGCAGAAAAACAAGCCAAGTATGACGCAATGAAAGAAGATGCTAAAAAGTTTCAACTTCAAATCACCAAAATAAATAATGATGCATTCAATGATCGGGAACGCGAAGCTGACAATATTATTTCGAATTACAAAAGGATGCTTGAGCAAGAAAAGAAACTTCGTCAAGATTTTTTGAAAGAAGCTAAAAAGGACGAAGATGAACGCCACAAAGCGAAAATAAAAAACTTAGATGAAGAGTTAAATAAATTCCAGGAGCAAATAAATGCCCAATTAAAATCATTAGATTCGGATATTTCAAAAGAAGATTATGAAGAAGGGCGAAATAAGCTCTTAAAAGAACGAGAAGAAATTCAGAAAAAAATTGATATTTTATCGCTTGATGATTCTTTCGAGGCAAAGGCAAAGAAAAAAGATTTGCAAACGCAATTGGATCAAAAAGATGAAGATATCATCAAGTATCAACGTGATCGCGAACGAGTTCTTAGAAAAGAAGGGTTGCAAAAGCAGCTAGAAGATCGAACTAAAAGCATTGAGAATGAGAAAAAGCTTGAAAACGATTTTTACGAATCTAATATTAAGAATATTGATAAAGAATTGGAAATGTTAGATAAGTACTATGAACAGCGACTTACTGATGAGAAATTCTTTTATGACATGAAGAAAAATCTAATGTCAGAAGATACGCAAGTTGTTATCAATGAATTGAAAAAAATTGAAATGGAATACGCAAAATTCTTCGCAGAGATCGAGCGAAACTCAAAGATATATGGTGATAAAATTGCAAGCAATCTCACTTATTCATTCGGTAAAGATCTTGACAATGCAAAGAATTTTAAGAACGGTGAGATTGGTAATGGTTCTGGTGGAAATGCGGAAAATTCACCAAAACCAAGCGTTGCTGACACGATTGCTGCCTGGAACAAGTATCTTGAGAATAAAAAACAAGCAGAAGAACTTGCTAAGACAATTAAAAACACAACTTCTAAAGAATTGATCGACTTATCTCGGTCAAAGATCGCTGAGCTTAATACAGCAAATAACGAATACAGAAGTAAACACAAGTTCAAAGATGGAGGCTATAATGAGCTGGTTAATTTACCTTATAATCAAATCTTCAGTGCGGAATCGGGTGGAATGACGCCTGCTTGGGGAAAAGAAGGCAAGCTCTTAATGGCACATGAAAAAGAGTTGATTTTAAATAAAACGGATACGAGTAAATTGCGTGATGCAATCCAAATTACACGAGATATTTTCAATGGCTTGAAAAATTTTGATTTTTCGAATATTTTAGCTCGTCCTAGATCTGGAGATAGCTCTACTGGAACGGTTATTAATAAACTTGAAATAAACGTGTCTGGTAATTTTGCTCAACGCAATGGTAATGATGTAGGTGTAAACATTATTGATGAAATGAAAAGAATGGGAGTAAAGTTCAGTTAACAACTGTTCTTTACTCTCTTTTTGAGGTGAGAGAATGGCGATTCATGAATCATTATACTTTGAGTATGATGGCATCAAAAGTATTGATTTTGGCATCATAAATGTCACAGTTACTGATTCGAGTATGAAAGAAGAGAAATTAAGTAATCGAGAAATTAAGGAGGTATCTGTCAGAGGAAGAAACCGACCTTACTTTCAAGATATCATTAGAAACCCTATATCTATTCAAGTTTCATTTGCTTTTGAGGAAACATGGGACAATGAAAAAATTCGAAAAGTGTGCAGGTGGCTAACTGAACAAGATTACTATAAGCCACTTATCTTTTCCAGTGACAATGAACGAATATTCTATGCTCTGGTTGTCAATGAACCTGTATTAATTCACAACTGTTTAAAGCAAGGGTATTTAAATTTAGAGTTTCGCTGCTCAGATTCCTATACTTATTCTCCTGTTTACACTCGTACAACAAGTTGGGATGAGAGTAGTTCTATGGTAAAAGTCGATACCTTTTCATCTGGACAGTATCATCAGACTGAGATCGATTCTGAAGGAAATTTAACTGTTACTGCAATTCCAAAAATATGGCGTGATTTCCCACCTAATGTGAGATGGGCAGATTTAATGTAAATGAGGTGAAATAATGAGTTCGCAAACAGAAAATCTAAAACTAATAAAACCAGAAGTAAATGATGAGATGGCTCAGACGATATCAGATCTTGCAACTAATTTTGAATTGATCGATCAATATTCTGATGTTAGTTTAGATGATTACCCGAAAACGGGAACTTGGGATAAGAATAAAAAAGTATGGAATAAAAATATCAAAATTGGTGAATACGTTGGGTGGGTCAATTTAAGGGAAGGTGTCGCTGCTCAGGAGTGGGAAGTTTTGCACCACTACACAATTGGTGAATTAATTCATGCCCCAGGGAATAATGGACATTATTATAAATGTATCCAAACAGGATACAGTGGGGTAAAGACACCTCTTTTCCCTGTGGCATCGACAGCAACAGTAAATGACACAAGGGGAGCCAGTACATGGTTACCTACAAAGTTTTATGATTTATTTGACATCGTGCTACCCTCTATCGACAATGGGAGATTTTATGTTTGTTCAGTTGCTGGTGTTTCAGATACATCTGAACCGAACTGGGCAACACCTAGTCTGTCCACAACGAGAGACAGTTCCATTACTTGGACTGCATATCGAATTACTCGCTGGGAAGAACAAGGGGTATCTACACTATTTCGTCCTTTTGGAAAAATAGAATGAGGGGATAAACTATGCCAACATGGAAATTGTTATCGGGTATATCAGGGTATTATGTTTCAGAGCCTGTGGAGGTTTCTCTTGATAGTGACGGCGCCCTCACTCGAATATCGTGGGATTGCGAAGAGCCTCTGGAAACATCTATACAAGTACAAACGAGCCTTTCGAGGAATGGGGGTTACGATTGGACTGACTGGAAGACTTGTGTCAATAACAATTCGCTTCCAGACACTTATGAAGAACAATCCATTAACTTCTTATTAAGATTTAGAGTGTTTATTAACCGAAATGATTATCTTACGCGACCCGTATTAAAGAGTATTGAGGTCTTATTTGATCCAATTTTAATCATCGACAATCGTGGTGATACAAAACTTCAACCTGAGATATGGATTACAAAGGAAGGTCATGGGGATTTTAAAATGATCAATACGTCATTTGGCAACGAAGAGTTCTCTTTTGTTGGTCTGTCTAACAATGAAACAGTCTACGTGAACAACGAACGTGAATTCATTGAGACCGATCTTGCATTAACATATCGGTATAACAGCTTTAATGACAAATATCTCAATCTCCCTCCAGGGAAAAATATATTTCGAATAAACGGGAATGCCAAAATAAGACTTCGTTATCAATACAAAACCGTTCAATAATCTTTTCAAAGGAGGTGTTAATCTGTTAGGTGAAATTGATCCATTTAAAAAAATGAGTAAGCCACAAGTATTTTTATCGCGTCCGAATCGAACGATTGTTAGCAAAATAAAAGAAAAATACACGCCTAGAAAAAATGTTAAATTGGACGCAGTAAATGAGTTAACTTTTAAAATCCCAATTGAAATTGACATCAATCACATTTTAGAAAAAAACCATAATTTAGAGTTAGTAAGAGAGAAATACCTGATTCTGTTGAAAGAAGGATTACATTCTGAGTGGTATGTCATCATCCAAATCAATGATATTGTTACTGATTCTGAAAGCTACAAAGAAATAAAAGCAATGTCTCTCGCCTATGAGTTGAAATCAAAAACAATTAAAGGCTACTTGGCTGAATCTAAAGGGGCAAACTATGTTCTCAATGAAATTCTAGCAGGGACTACGTGGAGTGTGGGTTCTCTCGATGCCGACTTTGAGTTATCCAAACGGACTTTTGAGTTTAACGATGGCACTCTCTTAAATGCCTTATATCAAGTGGCTCAAACTTATAATGCCATTGTTACGTGGGATACGGTTAACAAAGAAGTCAATCTAATTAAGCCAGAACTCCATGGGACAGATCGGGGATTAAGAATATCTCCAGCACAATATTTAAAAACGCTTGAAAAAGAATCTGATTCAGATGAACTAATAACTCGACTCAATCCTTATGGTAAAGATGGTTTAACCATTCACGAAGTCACTGAGACAGGACAGGGGTATTTAGAGGATTTTAGTTATTACTTGTATCCATTTAATAGAGATGAAAATAAGAATGTAATTGAACAAAGCAACTATATGACAGATAGTCTATGTCACGCTATTTTAGACTATAAAGATAAAATTGCTGCTGTGGGTGTTCAGTTTAAAGAATTAAGAGATCGCAGACTCTCAATCAATACGCTTATTAGGAAAAAAGAGTCTGATTTAATTGATTTGTTACGTGATGAAAAAGTTATAAATGACATTATGAGAAGTCAGCAGTTTCATGAACCACCACTGATGCAATTTGAGAAATATAATTTCTCAGGCTCGGCACGAAGTCATGAATTCAAACTGCTTAATTTTTTTCCATATGCTGCTTTTATAAAAACTTCGTCAGCCAATTTAATGGTCAAATTAAATGGAGTAATATGTCCTATCCCAACAAGTAATAAATGGATTATGCTTGGGAAAGTGAAAAATACAATCCAAATGACCATTGAAGTGACCAGTGCAAGTCCAGGGACAGAAATCTATATTCAGACGGCTTGTATTAGCGAAGACGAATACACATCACCGAATAATGGTGAATCGCTAGTTGACATTTACAATTTAGATCATAAAAAAATGCAGATCAGCGCACTACAAAGTGAATTAAGCATTGAAAACAACAACAGAAATACGATTCTTAATGAAATTAAAGCAATTCAATTATCACTTTCTGACTCAAGTAATTTTTCAGAAGAACAGTTAAATGAACTCGCACCTTTTATTAACAATGGGGATTATAAGGATGAGAAGTTTATTGAAGCTGAAGACTTATTAAAAGCATCCTATGAGAAATTTGATGAGTATAAGACACCACAGATATCATTAAAAATCGACATCGTAAATTTCTTGGACATCTTAGAAGAACAGGAGAATTGGAACAAGTTATATCTTGGCGATTATATTCAAGTGAAATATGATAAATTAGATATTTTCCTGTCTGCTAAAATTATTGAAATTGAGTATGACTATGACGAATCAAATATTACACTAACGATAGCGAACGTGAAAGAACTCAACGACAATTCAAAAAAGCTGAAAGATTACTTACAAAAGGGTAGCAATGCAGCCACAATTGTAGATTCAAATAAGAAAAAATGGACTGAAGCTGTTGTTGATAGCTCAGAAATGAGCAGGCTCTTTGATCATTTTTGGGATAAGTACACCAATAAGATCAACATGGCCATTAATCAAACCGTTATTATTGATGATAAAGGGATAACGGTTATTGATCCAGCTGATCCCAATCGTTTCTTACGTATGACAAATGGTGTTATCGGTTTAACTCGTAGTGGTGGATTGAAGTATGAGACTGCCATATCCGCAGATGGAATTATTGCGGAAATGGTATTGGGGAAACTTATCCTTGGACAACGAGTTACAATTGGTGATGAAAATGGCATATGGATGACTGAGGGGCCACAAACAACCATCACTGACCGCTGTGGAAGAGAAGCAATGAAACTTGGACTACTTGAAACCGATCCTGATTTATACGGGTTGAGGATTAACCGTTATGATTCGAGTGATGCTTGTTCAGATACCATAGTAAATAAAATTCGTCTCACTTCAGAAGATGGGTTTGTTATCGAAAAGAAAAAAGAAATTGGATATGAAAATGTTGCATGGCTAGATAATAATGGTTTGTTAAATGTGAAAAAAATGCAGATTGATTATATGGACGGTCTGTTATCAAACGGAATAGAAATCGATAGCATTAACGGAATCGTTATTACTCGTTCAGATAAAATTGTTCGTGCGAAATTTAATGCGATTGATGGTCTAGTTTTTGAGCGTTTTGAAAACAATCAATGGCGTAAGAAATTCTATTTTGAACCCAATGGTCGCTTCTACGCAGAAGATTTATACACAAAGAGATTGACTGTTGTAAACGATATGGATGATGTGCTTATTGATGCAAGAACGGATTACTTAAACATTGGTCGTTTCGAAACAATCATTGCTGATGGTAAGTTGACAGCTATTGAGAAGCTGACGCTCAAGCAGGAGTGGGAAACTATCCAAACAGAGTATCAAAAACTGATTCAGCAAGCGAATTTATACAAAACTTCAGTGCGAGACAATCATCAAACGACATTGGTTAATATTCCACCATTGACCAATGCTTACAATCAATTATATTCCTATGTCGTGCCACTATTGGCAGATATGAGCGCAACAACTGCGATTGACAGAGATGAATTCAAAACTAAATTTCAGTCTTATTATGACCAAGTACAGCGCGTGATTAATGAAATCACAGATGCATTAAAGTGGAGTAGCTTGCAACTTGGTCAAGATTATAATAAGGTAGTCATCGATGCGAAAGAAGGTATTGTCGTAACAAGAGGAGACAATGTTGTTAAAACAGTACTAAATGCGACAAAAGGCATCTCAATAGAAAGAAACAGTGTTCCAAAGTTTTATGTGGATACCAATGGTATTTTACATGCTGAAGATTTAATAGCGAAACGATTACGTATCACCACTGATCCGTTTGGTGGTGGAACAGATGATGATATCTTAATTGATGCAGAGCAGAGATTGATTGATTTTAGTAAATTCAACTTGATCGTTGGAAAGCTAGGTGCGGATAATATTTCATCCGACATTATCACAGCATCACAAGGATTTATCAGCTCACTTACAGCAAATAAATTAATGACTATAGGTAAGTCCGCTGAAAACACCTGGTCAAACTATATTCATATTGAAGACAATAGAGCCATGTGGACAACAGGTAAGGCTATCACTGGTTCTGGAGTGCATGAGACAAATTCAATGGGTGAACCATATTATTGGAAGGACGCTAATAGAAGTGGATTAACGACTGAAGTTACTGCTTTTCCAGTAATGAAATATGAGTATGATGCTAAGGTGAAATTACTAATGGATTTTAAAGGAATTGGCGATGCAGCTTACCCGCGGCAAATATTTGGATTAGGTGATGGTATCATTAAAGATCCATCCATTGACGATGGTTTGGGGAACTTTAAAAGTGGTAGAGGATTTATTGAGAAACCAGCAGGGAGCTTTGACTTTGTTTATTATAATCAAAGTTTTGGACGTGAACGAAGCATGAGGTTTTTGGATGATGGAATTGATGTTTTTTGTGAAAATGCTAGAATTTCTATCGATTCAAAAGATTTTTATTCAAATGTCAGTGGAGAGTTACGATTAGCTCATGATAGCGGTTCTAACATTGAAATTTCATCAACAGGAACAATTACTATCGAACATAAGAATGGAGCCAAGATTTCATTTCCTGCGAGTGGAAATATCAATATTGAAACCACTGGAGAAATTAATTTCAAAGGAAGTAAATATAATTTCCAATAAGGTTACTTTTTAGTTGTTCCTATCCGATATAGTAATTGTATAGATTATTATAAGGAGGATAAAAAATGAAACGAAAATTACCAATGTTTGTCGCAGGTACATTATTCGGACTGGCTATTTCAGTAGGATCTATTGCTGTTGCTGCTAATGCTGAGCTGGTAGCTAAAGTGTTTAACAGGAAAATTGTTGTAGATGGGAAAGAATTAAAATTAGAGGATAAACCTTTGATTATTAACAACAAGACCTATTTACCAGTTCGAAATATTGCAGAGGGATTAGGATACAATGTAACTCTCAATGAAAAGCAAATTGAATTAAAAACCAAAACAGTTGTTAACAACACAACCACGAATAACGATCAGAGTAAAGTATCGAATGACAAAGGAGAGTATGTAAAAGATTTGAATAATATTATCAAACACGAAGATAAGCTCGATGTCAATCGAATCAAATCAGCTATTGCGGCTAATGAATTCAGCATTAACGTTCAGGACAAAGAAACAGGTTACTCTCTTATGCACTATGTTGTTCTGGAAAATGATTTCACTTTATATTCATACTTAAAAGCCAACAAAGCTAATTTTGAGCTTCAGGATAACGAGGGGAGAACACCTCTGCATATCTCCGTTATCGAAAAGAACAACTTGTACTTTGGCGAATTAACTAATGAATTTAGAGTGAAAACAAAAACAAAAGACAATTACGGTAAAACTGCATCAGATTATGCAGAACAGAATTCAACATTCTTTAGAGCATTGAAAAACTATAAAGAATAATTAAACCTAAACACTCAAAGACCTTATCTAATTTAGATGAGGTTTTTCTATGTTCAAGAGGAATAATACTACAGGGAAGGTGGAAAAAATGGCGAGTGCAGTTAAACCTATACAACATATGAGAGTTGAGTTTGAAGACGATCAGAAGGAAAAAGAGTTTCTCCAGTATGCTTTCGGTGAACAAAGAGCTGATAAAAGAACGCAAGAAATTACCAATATGATTAAATATTATAAGAGAGCAAAAGAAAAACAAAATATCCCTGTTAAATTTTCTTCGATGAGCAAACAAGATAAAGAAGAAAGCATAGATGCAATGAAGAATGAATGAATTTAAAGGAAATAAGTTTTCTGAATATGAATTATTCGATTAGATGCCATTTAAGAAGTGGCATCTTTTTTTAATGGAAGGAGGTGTTCTTTTTGCCTGGAGTTGCAATTAATAATTCAAAAATAAAAGAAGTCATCAAACCCAATCATGTAACTTACACCATAAAGACTTGGCAGAATACTGGGCAGTGTCTTCAGTATGACCCGTTTACTGGACAATGCATAAATTGGCGTTATGACTTTCTGTTTTACTCTTATGGCCAAACTGGTGCGAAAATAACAGGCTACGTTTCAACGCCTTCATCGAAAGCAACTGTTCAGGGGGTAAATGTAGCAAAAGTAGATGATACCACAATCGAAACTTGGGTAGCTCATCCACCTGTTCCAACATCCAACTCTCAGACTCAATATACAGATATCACTCCTGGTAGATCAGGGAGTGGACAAGGAAGAATAACGTCTGGAAGCTCAAAAAGTACGCTGAACGGAAAGAAAGTCGCATTGATTGGATCTGAGGTGACTACTCATCTTGGAGTAAAGACTACCATCGAAGATGGGAATACAAAGATAAATATGAACTGATTTTAAGAATGAAATATAGATTTTATAGCACATATATTGAGAGAAGGTGAGTAACAATTCCAAGTCTACAAACTTATTTAGATTATAATGATCCCGTAATTTCGATATGGCGAACGAATAAACCAGGGGACGAATACAAGCAAAGAACTGACGATCTACCTGTAATCAATAACCTAATAACATTGCTTGAAATCCCTTCTGAATTTCACAAAGTACAAATTATAGGCTTCACAGAAATCGATCTGAACCAATTGAACAAAAAGAAATTCTTAGCGATTAATGAATTTATCGTTAATTATTCAAATGGAGCTATTACTTTTCATGAACTACAGGATGGTAAATCTCTGGTTTGTTCCTATTATGGAAAAGGAATGATTATGTATCCTGCTTCTCGCATATATGCAATGGCTAGTCGCAATCCAGATGTAGTTGTGACGTTACAGGACTTAATCAATGAAACACAAGAAAAGATTGCTCAACTTAGTTTAAAAATAGCAGAAGTCAATAATGTAATTCAAGAGGCAATAGAAGCTACAAGTCGTACTAACATAGCGGCAGACAATGCTCGAATTGCAACAGAAAATGCAGACAATGCAACGAAGATAGCTTTAGACGCTGCTTCCAGTACCATTATGATTTATAAGAATCCAGTTGATACCTATGAAGAAATCATGACTACCTATCCCGATCCTGAAAATGGCTGGAGAGTCATGGTAGCTACTACTGGTGATATATTCAGATTCAATTCAAATAATCATCAATGGGAGTTAGTCGATAATTGGACAAGAGGCTTGATACCTATGGCATCTCTTATTGCAGATGGACTTTTTTCAAAAGAAGATTATACAAAACTTCTTAATATGGATGAACAAGTTTATGATCGTAGGGTTATTCAAATCATAGTCAAATCCTCACCAATCACAGGTAAACACAATGTAATCGCAAGGTTTCCCTTCAATGGAAAGATAGCTGGCATCAAAGGTGTCTGTGCAATACCTGGTGATGAAGTTACGGAGATAGCAGTAGAAAAGACTAATGATATGACCAACTGGTTTAAAGTTACTGAAGACAATTTAGTTTTTGAGCCTCATTCGTACTTTGATAATGACACCATATCATTCGTGGATAATGAAGTCAGTGAAGGTGATTTATTTAGGCTAGAAGTTATTCGTACAGCACCTGAGATTCAGGATATCACAGTTGAAATAATAATTGATACAACTAAAAAATAAATAAACGGAGGTTTGATATATGTCAACACCATTGGTTTCTTGGTTAAACAGTACTCACTCAGCAGAAGTAATAACTCCTTTTAATTTTGGGGTAATTGATGCTGGAGATAGAGGTAATCCTTATACATTCAACATTTGGAATAATAAAGGTGGAGCAACAGATGTATCAAGAATGGAAGATTGCTCCATCACAACAAAGGACATGGATGGTGGTTTAGGCAATACCGCTGGTAAAGAAGTTCCAGTAGTTAGCGGCAATTGGTTTCATGCCCAAATTGATTCATTAGGGGAGACAGACTTAACAGAACCATCATCTAAGATCGGCGCTGATTTTACAAAGCCTGTTGGCACAAATGGTACAACCAAGCATCGAAAAAGCCTAACCGCTGAAACTTGGGCTGTTTCCACTCCCTATACGATAGGAAAGGTAATTAAACCAATTACCCCAAATGGCTGGATTTATGAATGCGTTCAAGCAGGAACATCAGGTTCAACAGCACCCGTTTGGAAGACTGACATTCAGGAAACGGTGTCGGATGGAGCTGTATTGTGGCAACCAATTAAAATAGATCACAAACCTGGTGCGAAAGAAATTATGGGTGTTCAAAATGACGGAACACCAGGTAATAGCGCAGGTAATTTCATCACACTTACGTTGCAATGTGAGGTTCCTCTTAATGCTAATGCAGGTAGACAAAACTTTAAAGTTCGGCTATCTTATCGTCACACTTAAAATAAAATAAATTATACATTAATGACACTGTTTAGGGCGAGAGAACTTATCTCTTGCCCTATTTTCTTTGAGGAGGAATGAAATGATTCTAGGTAATAAAGAGTTTACGTCTTCTCCCGTTAAGCAAAATTTTATATGGGTTGCTGAATTCGCAGATGGTACCTATAAGACTGAATACAATCTAATTACACATCAGCCAAACAAATTTCAAGATATTGATAAAAATATGTTAGTAGCTTTCGGACTAATTGGTTCAGGCAGTCAAATTTACTTTGATGTTGGAAATGGAATTTTCACAGTAAATAAACATCGGCTAATGTTGTCTTATCAAGTTGGTGATATAGAATATGCAATTACAGGACGAACAGTTGTATATAATGATGTAATCACTTATAAGGAATCTGTAACAGATTTTGAAGTTCTCACAAAAGGAGCAGACTCATTACAAAGTCGCATTATGCAATTTAATGTTGGTTACAAAAAACAAATGGAATTTGACGATGTGAATATAGGTTTTCAGTGTGTTGCTGGTATTCCACTGAATTCATCCATGATACTTCAATTTAAAATATCAGCTGATAAAGATATGCAAGGAAAACTGATTATTAGACGCAATGGACAAATTGTCGATAAAATTGATGCTCCACTACTTGGAGGTCATGCTTTACATGGTAATTGGACAGTGAAGTAACCAGAAATGAGGTGAAGTGTTATGGCTACAAATGTGCAAGAAATAGGAATTGAAATTGATTTATCGAGTGGTACTTTTATCAATACTGTATATAAAGACAATATGCTGCAACTTGTTAGTGATGGACAAGACGCCGATGGTAATTCGATCTATGCTGAAACAGGTGAATGGGAATCTGAAATCATACTCATCAAAGATAAAATTAAAGCATTTAAAAACGTTGTTAAGACAGCGCACAAATCCGGTAACGCTTATACTGTTATATACACACAATCATCCGAGGACTCCTTCGAGTGGACAAATTACGTTGAAGTTGGTGAGGGTTACGAGATATTTAGTCCTGCTCAAAAATATGCCAGGATTAAAGTTGTATTCTATGCTGAGAAAGTAAATGCAAACTTCTTTGTTGATGATTTTAAAAACTCGAATAAATTTAACAATGAGTTTACGAACTATGATGATGGTAAATTGGAATTGAAGAAGGATTACACTTATAAGATGCTTAAAACAGTTGAATACGATGAAGGCTGTGTTTATGTGAAACGAGTCCAAGTCAATGACTTTAAGAAAATAGATAAAATACGAGTACAAGGAGTGATTTAATGACCGAAATCAAACCAATGAGCTATCAGACCATTGATCGTAGCATCTTCGATACACTATCGCCTTGGAAAGATATGCGAAGATGTTTGTTGCGTGATGATGGTAAGGTTAATTATTACTTGGATGCAAATGATTCAACAAAAAAAGAAGATGGTACTGCTGCTGTCTTAACAGGTGCAGATGGTCAAGTAATGGTTGAGATACCAAAGTTCTGGTGGAAATGGGAAGTTGGTACAGTGAATGGTAAGCGCACATTTAGATGGTTCATTTCTGATGTTGCAGAAGATGGATTTGAAGTTCATCCAGCCTTTTATCGGGATAGAGATGGTGATGGCGTAGCAGAAGAAGTAGATAAGCGATATTTTTCGGCTTATTTGGGGAATTATAATATCAATTCGACTATATCATACATGAGTAGTGTTAGAAATACACGTCCGATTGCATCTAGAGCAATAACCGAATTTAGAACAAAGGCACAGGCACGTGGCAATGGGTGGGGATTGATTGATTATCATTTACTGCATGCTGTGCAACTATTATTTTTGCTTGAGTTTGGAGATTTTAATGCACGGGCCAAGATTGGAAGAGGATATGTAGACGGAAATACAATATCAGCGATTACTGGATCTACAAGTCAGTATGGTAATCAATCTTTTGGGGAAACGACAGGAAAGCAGCAAATGAGCTACCGAGGCATAGAGGATTTTTATGGAAATTGTTCATATTTTATTGATGGAATCTGTGTGAAAAGCAATGTAATCGCTGTTGGTAATGTATCATTTAATAATAATGCTGAAGGATACTCTATCCTAAATGACTCATTAAACAACGGGGGTGGATTTATTGATGATTTTAATAATAACTTAGATTTTGGCTTCATTCCGAGTAAATTTGTCAATGTCACTTCAATTGGAAAAATAAACGATCGATATATTAGAAATTCTTCATCAGTATTTATGGGGATGGCTTTAGGCCGAGATTGGTTTGGAAACACTTGGGAATCCGGAGATTACATTGGTATGTTTTCATTATGCGCGTACCAGTTTTCTGTAACATCTCCTAATCTAACTAGTAGAATTACATATTAAATTCAACAAAGACGAGGTGAATTAATAATGCCAATAGTCGGATTCGAATGGAATCAGGAAGAAAATATTACAAATCATTTAAAAGTACCGCTTAATAAATCGTTTATTTTATTTGATGGTGAATATAAGAAGTGGAACATGAGAAAGGAAAGAGTAATATCAGCTGTTGGGCTTATTCCTACGCTTACATCAAATACATCAGCATCTCCAAATATAATTGTTAGTGCATCAACTGAGAATAATTCATCCAAAGGCGCATGGTGTTCATTCGACGGAGCAGCAAATGGTTGGAATAGTGCACAAGTAGTTCCGGTTTCAGGTTGGCTTAATGTGAAATTTAATGTATCAAAAAAAATTGGCAGATATTCCATTATTTCAGATTCCAACATAAGATACCATCCAAGAAGTTGGACGTTTGAGGGGAGTAATAATGGAACAGATTGGATAATTCTAGACACTCAAACAAATATCACTTGGAACAACTTTGAAAAAAAAATATTTGAGATAAATAATTCTGACTTTTATATAAATTACAGAATTAACATTAAAGAAATTAATGGTGCTGCAATTATTATTATTGGTAATATGCAACTTTTTGAAGTTTTGTCAGAGGAATCTCCATACCCATCACATTGGCAAACAGTTTCCACAACCATGCCCTCTGAAGACACATTTATGAGTGAAGGAATGAAAAATTTGTCATCATTAGATAGAAAGCAAACTATGTTATATGTTGATATGGCTGACGATGAAGTATTGGGTGAGGGAAAAGTGTTTAGAGGTAAGGTGAATTTGAGGAAATATAAAGAAATTAATTCTATTAGGGTGAAAGACTGAAAGACGGAGGTATAAGATAATATATGGAAATATTAAATGTTACGCTCAATCCAAATGATATGGGGGCACGATGGGATTTAAGCAACCAAAACTTAACTTCTAATTATACCACTAACTCATCTTATGACACAGCAATCAGAGCTACTCATGGAAGGAGTACAGGTAAATGGTATTGGGAAGTAGCTCTAGATATGGTGGGCAACATTTCAAACAACTGCATTGGAGTATCCAACAAATCCTTCTCAGTAAATACTTTTTCTCAATCTAGCAGCAACTGGAGAGGTTTTTATTGTAATAACGGCAGGAAATTTCCTGATAATATTGTTTATGGTACATCTGCAAGAAATAAAGACATTATTGGTGTAGGTCTTGATCTTGATAACTTTACCCTTGAATTTTTTAAAAGTGGTGTTAGCATGGGCTTTTCTCACACTGATCTTCAAAATATGGGAATGTTGTATCCGACTTTATCAGCAAAATTTGTTTTGAATCCGAGCAGCAACAATAGCTGCACAATAAATTTCGGAGCTAGTCCATTTGCATATCCAATACCACATGGTTTCTATTCCTATGATGGAAGTCAAAACACTTGGTCTAATAAATTCTTACTTTCATCCACAACAGGAGAGAGAACAATTGGAATTGAGAAGGGAGTACTAAATTCAACAACCGCCATTCCGAATATGACTTCTAACATATTGCCCAGCGGTATTGCCTTTTCAAATAGTGAGAATAGCGGGAATGTGGCATGGAGAGCATTCGATGACATCGATACAAGCGCTTCATATTGGCAGTCTGTTAATAATAATTATCCTATTTATATTGGATATGAATTTGAAAAACAAATCCGTATAGGAGAATATGCATTAATTGTTCACAACACTACCTATTCACCAAGGGTTTGGTTTTTTGAGGGGTCTAATGATGGGGCAGTGTGGAACGTATTAGACACTCAATCAACTGCTTTGGCTGCTAATACATTAACGACTTTTAAAATTAATAATATTGGAAATTACAAAAAGTATAGATTAAACATTGCCTCGACAAATGGTGCTTCGACTACAATGTTATCAGGCTTTAAGATGTATGAAGTTTCTGCTGACATTGTAATCAGGTTAGCTGCAAATACCGAGAAGAATTTTAATAAATACGGAGTAGATTCCCCTGTGAGATTTGATAGATATACAAAAATTAAAAACGTTGTTTCCGATAATGTGTCTGCCAATGATGGAAAAATATTTGAACACACTATTGATCTCAACAAACGAAAAGTGAATAAAATTGTATTGGGGTAATGTTTAATTGAGTAAATGAAGGTTTTTAAAATGAGAGGAGAGAGGATAAGAATATATGTCAATTATCGATGTCAGATTAAATCCAAATGATATGGGTTCTGGGAATGTATTGAGTAATGGGAATTTGACAGTTACTAATACAAGTTCTACAGCAATCAGAGCTACACCTGGCAGAGTGTCTGGTAAATGGTATTGGGAGGCTAAATTAATAAGTTTAAGTGGGCAGGTGCTAATAGGCATAGCAAACAAGCAGATGCCACTTTCGTCTGCAAATTTGGGTGATGTAAATCAGAGAACATATTATGGTTCTGATGGAACTCGCCGTCCAGAAAACACGCCTTATGGAACCAGGTGGACTACAGGTGATGTTCTGGGTATTGCTCTCAATTTAGACAATGACACATTAGAATTTTACAAGAATGGGGTTAGCATGGGCGTGAGCCATACTAACATCAAAGAACTTGGAGAAGTTTATCCTGTACTAAGAGGCGTTAATTCAGCAACAAATACGGTAACATTTAATTTTGGTGCTTCTCCATTTGAGTATACTATCCCTAATAAATATTATTCTTATGATGGCAGGCAAGATGGTTGGTATTATAAATTCTTGATTTCATCCGAAGATAAGAATATACATTCTATAAAACCCGAAATCAAATTCGAAGAAACCGCAATCCCAAACATGACATCAGACACATCTCCTTCGGGAAGAGTTTTAGCTAGTTCAATTAATTCTGTTTCTACTGATGCTTGGCAAGCTTTTTCAGCAACTGGTCAGTGGATGTCTTCAGTTGCTGGTTACCCGCATTATTTAGGTTATGAGTTTACAGAAAAAAAACGCATATATGGTTACTCTATGAAATTTAACTCTACCTCCCGACCAGTTGATTGGACATTTGAAGGTTCAACTGATGGTACAAACTATACTGTTTTAGATACAAGAAAAAACCAAACTACTAATAATAGCACTGATTTTTTTTATATAAATGATGATGTAGAAAATTTCAGAATCTATAGAATAAATATAACATCTGGTACACATTCTAGTCAGGTATCAATTCAATTATTGAAGATGTTTGAATATATTCCTAGTGAACTCGTAAAACTGGAATCCGCATCAGAAAACAATTTTATTAGCTATGGATTAAATAAAGACCAAACCATAAACATGTCTCAGAAAATGTTTAACAGAAACTATATAGTTGAAAATGGTGATAGTTTAAGTTCAGGTAAAGTATTCAAGCAAGCTATAGACACAGTAAAAACACCAATCAGGAATGTCACAATAGAAACCAATAGATAGGAGTTGATGAATATTGAACAGAGTTGAACTTGTAAAAATGCCTGATTTATCTAATATACCAACAGCGGCAGGTCAGAAAATTGTGGTTTCACCAGATGGTGAATATGTAATTTTAGTTCACACTAATGCTCCTTATCTGACGATTTATAGATTTAATAATGGAACTCTTACTCGATTATCTAATCCAGCGACAATGCCCAGGGGGCAGACACGGAATGTTTCGTTTTCTAAAGACAATAATTTTATGGTTGTTGCCCATAATGAATCTCCATTTATATCGATCTACACAGTTTCAGATGGAACTTTTACAAAATTGCCCAATCCTACTAATTTACCCGAAAACGGAGGAAGAACCGTAGTATTTTCACCTGATGAACTTCACATGATAGTTGGATGCTACTCTACAGGAACTCCATCCCTTTATTTATATAATATTTCTGGTAATACTTTCACTAGGCAAACTGATCAGTTCGGTTTTTTTGGAAGTGTTGATGCTATGGATTTATCGCATGACGGTATGTATTTAGCGGTTTATGCATGGTTAAACAATGCTGGGAGTATTCATTATTTTAAGAGGGTTGGAGATAGCTATATAAAACAATCACAAATTTCAGTTTCAAATATTATCAGTATAAAATTTTCAGTTGATAGCTCATTTCTTCTGACTACACACGCGTCTCAGACGCCTTTCATAAATATTTATGATGTTTCAGGGGACACTCTTATTAAAAGAAGCGACACCGAGGAATTAATGTCTGATCCATGTTATTCAATATCCTTTTCTGTAAGTGGGCAGCACATTGCGATTACACATCGTGATTCTCCGAATGTTTCATTGTTTTCATATAGTAAAGGTAAATTAATAAAGTCAGGAAGTCCAGATTCCCCACCTATTTTTGCAAGAGGGGTGGATTTTTCTTTAGATGAAAAATACGTTCTTACTACTACTTCTGATAGTCCTTTTATTGCAATTTATGAAATCATAGTCTTTAGAAATAGATTACTTGTAAAATGTGAGGGCAACTATTTATCCTACAAAGATGAGCAATGGCAAATAGTCTCACAAAGCGAACCTAACGAGGCACTGTATCTGTCAGGTGGAATGGATGATATCTCTCATATTCCCGACTCGGCATGGGCAGAATTAACGGGTGAAGTAGAATTTTGCTACTATGTGGGTGAGGATGATGTATCAGAAGTCTCATTCAATATCGAAACTGAACCGTTCACGCTTGAGCAAGAATGGGAAGGAAAAGAAATCAAAGTACTCGAATATACAGATGATCCAACGTATAATGAATCCACAGTAACACTGGAAACTGAACCTTTCTCACTTTATGATGAATTAGGCGATGAAGTCGATGTACTTTATTACACCGATGATCCAAATGTAACTTCTCCAGAGTTAGAAATTGACGCGAATTACACTCCATTGGATGAAATCGATGGAGACTTTGATGTTGTTACTTATCGTGTTGACGATGACAAACCGGACGAAATTGATCTTAATATGGATGCTTTACCGATTGGGCAGCTTGTTGTTAGTCTTGAAGATTTCAGATTGCGTGGTGAGCTGAAAAGTATCATTTCCGAAGCTAAAGCAGGAGGAATTATTCGATTCTTTTTCTCTTTCGATGAAGGATCGACATGGGAGATTTTCAGACATAATAAATGGAAAGTGTTATCACCATCTGATAAAAATATGTTGAAGCGTTATGGAATGAGGTTAAATGAATTTAACAGTTTGCCAATTGATAAGCTGCAAGATAAGATTTCTACATTTTCGCAAGACAATAATAAATTTAGGGTTGCGTATTATATTGAAGAGAGAAGCCAACATGAGGAAACGAGCGTTGATTTTGTTAAAGCAATAGCTGAAGCACCTTTAAATGATGTGAAATACGAAGACATGGCTTTTTACTTGCTGAATACAGTCGCAACAATTAATGTTTCTTTTAGTGGTAATAAACTATCAGGTAGTGTTGAGGATGAAGACAAAGGAAAAGTTAGATATCGTGTTTTATTAAACAATCAACCATATGTGCCTGCCGATGGAAGCTTCACCCAATATACACCTTCCCCAATTGACATCAACATTGTTATTGACGACAGAAGATTACTCTTTGGACGAGAAAACACATTAACTGTTGAGTTTGAAGATACTTGGGGTGCAACTGATAGTTGGCAAACAACCTTCATTGGTACCTATAGTGGATTGATGTTTATGGATGAAAGCAATCAATATTATTCCGATACTTTTGGTGGAATTCTAAAACACTTGGATTTTGGACAAATTATTGCAGGACAAACAACACTGGATCAAATGGTCTATGTGAAAAATTTGCTTGGTTACGATGTTGAGAATTTTACGCTGGAAGCCATTCAACCGAAAGTAAAAGATGACGAATCAGGGGAGTTTAAAGATGCTGATGGAATTAAAGTGGAATTATCGAAAACTCAATCACCATTCTTAGCTTCTTCTATTCTGCATTATGATCAAATTTTTATTGCAGATGATCGAGTAGAGTTTTATGTTCGTATAACTACTCTGAAAACAGCTAAACCAATCCCCAACGGGAAGTTTGAGGTGAGAATTAAAGCAGATAAAGTAAGCTAGTTATCTCAATGCAATGAGATAGGAGAGTGAGAAATGAATGAGCCAACCGAACTGGTTAGCCTAATTGACATTAGAAGCCCTTCTAATAAAATGGAGGGCTTATTTGTTTTATATCAAGCAGTAGAAAGTTCAATTGACGCAAGTGTAACCGTCAGTAAAGTCGAAAAAAAAGAATTAGAAAGCTTTATTGACGTCCGATCTGGTGCTTCAAACAATATTAATGCATCAATTAAAGTCATGTATAGAGTAGATGACGAACTGAATGGTGTAATCGATGTAGTACCTTCATCTTACTTGCATAGTTTTGTAGAAGTAAGACCGAACAATCGGATGGAAGGAATATTTGAGCTATTTGAAGCAACAAGAAACATTGTACCTTTAAATCCAGTACAAGATTCTGTTGTAAGAAGCAGGCCAGATTTATCGACCATCAACTATGGCGACATGTCAATGATGATGATCGGTAAAAGTACAGATGAATCGTTTGAGTCATTTATTAGCTTTGATCATTTAAAAAACGTAATGAACGATGTCGATACGTTTGAACGAGCACGTTTAAAACTGTATTACAATGGGCTTATTCAGGAAAATACAAATATAGAACTGTATCTCTCAAATGAAAAATGGCATGAATATGGAATTACTTATGCTAATAGACCATCACATGGCGAGAAGATAAGTGCGAATTATGAGATAAACACAAAAGAGAAATACATTGAATTTGATTTGTTAGATGTTGTGAAAAACTGGTATTCTGACAAAATTGAAAACTACGGACTGATTATCAGCTCAAATAATGATTTTACAACCACATTTTTTACAAGAGAGAGTCAACCATCAAGACGGCCAGTTCTAGAAATTGTTTATATTCCCAATACAATTCAGAGTCCAGGAAGATCGGATTTAAATGGCTCTTTGTTTGTCTGGTCACTTGGTGTGAAGGAATTAAGTTCTTATTTTACCGTTCACAGTGACTATGGGGAATCAACCCTTCATGCTACATTGTATGTACATCGATATGAAGTTCCAATAGAGGATGAATGGACTGGACAATTAGTTACGTCTAAGCCTGATTTACACAGTGAAATCCGTATCGTTCGAAGTGACAAGTCAGACTGTAGTGGTTATATATCCATTGCAAACAAAATACCAAGTTCACTTGATTCGTCACTTATTGTTAGCAAACCTGAGATTAATGGATTTGTTACAATCAATCAACATACGTCTATTGAAGGATTTTTAAATGTAAGACAAATGGACAGTAAGCTTATAGAAAGTTCTATCACAATCTCAAGACCTGAAATCCATGGATTTATTGAAGTGCCATCCTATGAATATTTAAGTTCATTTTTGACGGTTTTTGGAGATAAGGATTCCATTATTCCATCTCAGATATCGGTGTCCAAACCGTTTCTAAGCTCACAAATAGCAGTTAGGGCTTTAGCAAAAAAAGAAATGAATGGCAGTCTAGTTGTTGTCCAAAACGGACGTAAGGAATTGATCAGTGATCTGTCGGTCTCAAGACCTGAAATTCATGGGTTTCTAGAAGTGAGAGCATTAGGAGACGATTCTCTAGATGGATTCATTGAAATCCCAGTTTATAATGACATGCACTCCACTTTTGGAGTAAGCAGACCAGAAGCACACGGTTACATCGATGTACGCGTTGTTGGTTGGCTTGATGGATTTCTCTATGTCAAACAAATTGATCAGAGTGATGGATTTATTACAGTTAATCAAATCAGCGAATTAACAGGAACGCTTATGGTCATGAAATTTAATGATCTAGAATCAAAATTGGCCGTTTCAAAACCTGAATTGGTAGGCTTCTTATATCCAAGAGTTCAAGCAGACAAGGACTTAAATTCAATTTTTAATGTTCGACAAAGAGATGTGAGTGATTTATCAGGATACCTGCATGTTGCTGGCGGTGAGTATTCATATTATTTTATTTTATAAAGAGGAGTTCAAACATGGAAAGATTGGATTTAATCATCAAATCAGTTGTCGGTGTTATAGCTGGTTTCTTTTCTATACTCACTGGTATATTTGGTATCCCATTCGTTGCTTTGTTAATTCTAATGGCAATTGATTTTATAACAGCACTAATGGCAGCTAAGTATACTGGTGAAGGATTAAATAGTAAAAAAGGTTATAAAGGGCTATTTAAAAAAACATATACAATTTTACTTATTGGTGCAGTAGCAATGACTGAGATATCTCTCCTACAAAGCAATGGGATTGTGGCTGATGGTATTGCAGGCGCATTTGTTGTAATTGAATTAGTTAGTGTTGTCGAAAATGGTGGGAAAATGGGAATTAAATTCCCCGATAAGTTTAAGGATTTTATTACACAACTGAAGAACGGAAAAACTGAAAATAACAATGAGAAAAAGTAAGTAGTTACTACCAAAAGTCACCTCACAAGGGTGGCTTTACTTTTTATATTTAACAATACAAGAAAGGGGAAATGAATATAAATGAAAACTACATTGAATTTTATCCTGTTTGACTCCCATTCAGAATTTGCTGCATGGTTAGCTTCTCAGAAAGTATCTAGAAAAATAACAATGATTCAAAATCATCACACCTGGCTTCCGAACTACACTCAATTTAATGGCAGCAATCATTTTGAAAGACTCGAAGCCATGCGTAATTTTCACATGAAATCAAATGGATTTGCAGAAGTTGCTCAACAGCTTACCACCTTTCCTGATGGTAAAATAGCTTACTCTCAAGGTAGAGGTTTTAATATTGCACCAGCAGGTATAAAAGGTGCTAATGCCAATGGAATTTGCATTGAACATTTTGGCAATTTTGATATTGGCGGTGACAATTTAACGGAAGAACATAGAGATACAATTTTGTTTTTAAACAAAGCATTATGTAACAAATTTAATTTAGAGATTAGCACAGAACATGTTGTTTATCATGCTTGGTGGAATAGTGCAGGTCATTGTATTTATGACTTAAAGACTGGAGCAAAGAAAAGCGGTATGAGTGTAAAGTCTTGCCCTGGCACAAATTTCTTTGGCGGCAATACTGTTGTGGATGCACAGAAAGGATTCATTCCACTGATAAAATCTTATAGCACCAGCAATAACAATAAAAATAATAATAATGAGGAGAGTGATGAAATGAAACTGAGTGATAATGAGTGGAAGATGGCTAAAACTGCTTTACAAAATTTGTACGATAAAAAAGTAATCAGTGATCTAAACTGGATCAAAAAAGCTGAAAAAAAAGAACTTACAATAAGTGAACTCAGCTGGTTGAACTTGATATTGTTAAGTCGGAAATAAAGCAAGAAAACAACACACCCTTCAGGCGCTTTAGAATCTATTCTAAGCGTCTATTATCTTTATGGTGTATTTGGTTATTCTTCATGCAATATCGCCTTAAAATTGAAATTAGACGTATTGGAACGTGACTCAAGAGAAGAGTTTGATGACGTGTGAATGTTGGAGGTGAAAGTAATCATGAATGAAGAAATAAAAGAAACAAAAGTTGATCTTCTACACGTAGACACAGAATTTACTGATGAGATTAATGCTGTTGTATATAAAGGAAGAACATACATAGAATTAAGAGCATCTGCTGATGCCTATGGTGCCGAAGTGACTTATGACAGCGAAAATAAAAGGGCAAAATTAATACTTAATAAAAATTAGGAGTGATACAATTGGATTTCATTTATGCTGTGTGTGTTGGTGTTTTATTTATTGTTGCAATGTACTTCATAGACAAATACTTAAATGCTAAAGATATAAACAAAGAAAAATTTAAAAAAGTTATTGAAATCGCACGATTGCTTGTAGGAGTATTTAAATTAAAACAAGATACTCGTGACCGATCACTGCTTATTTTGGATATTGCAGATTCAGCGGTAAATAAGGTTTTTCTGACTGTTGAAACCGATAATATTCAGGATAAAATCAGCATTTCATTGGAAGCCATTAATGAGACACTTTCACAATTGGGAATTGAGCCGACTGAGAATGAATTGAGATTGATTGAAATTATCGTCACAGAAAGCTTGAATTTCCTCGAAAAACGTCAAAAATAG